AATTTCCCTTTGCCTCCTTCGTGATCAAAAGAATCACGGACTACACCGTCAACACCCAGGCCGGTCGGGACAACGTGCCGCACCTCTGCGTCAAAGCCCAGCACAACAACGGCTTTGCTTGGTTCGGGGTGAGCCTGATCACCTTCCAGTCCCGTCCGTGGACCCCGGATGAAACCAAACAGGTGCGTGACCGCCTGATCGAAGCCATGCACCGCATGTGCGACATCCTGGAATTCACCACCGACCTGTCGCGCCTGATGGATTCGATCCGCGACATCGTCGTGGGCCGTAAGCGCCCTACCATCTTCGGCGGCGGCGTGAACGAGTTCATGCAGATGTACCTGCCGAACAACATCCAGTTCGACGTGTTCCGCACCGAGATCAACCCGAACACCCTGACCTACGGCGGCTTCAAAGTCCAGGTCAATGTGCGCGACACCGAGCTGTTCGGTTTCCTGTACCACCGTGGGGTGATCCTGACCAACTACATCTCCGACGCCGACGCGATCGAAATCACCGAAGCAGCGTTGCGGGATGCGTTCCCGGAAATGTTTGCGGACGTGGCCCCAACCGAAGCCGATGCAACCATCCACGTGTCGGTGCTGGAAGTGGTGGAACGCAATCGTAACAAGAACCGTAGCGACGAAGTGAACAAGTGCCTGCCCGCCGGCGACGCACCATGTCTTCTCAACTGATCGTTGTTGACCTGACGTTCCTCGGTGGTTGGCAGTTCTACGGCTTAACCCGTGAGTCCCCTGAGTTGATCATGGCTCACGTGACGGAAACCCACCGCTTGTTTGCCATCGACCAGTTCAACTACCACCGGGAACACTCGGACTGGCCGGACTTGTTGATGGTGATCCTGTGGGATAAGGTCCACAAGGCCCCCTTAAAGGAAGGCGAGCTCTCGCCGTACCATGAACGGGACCAGGCCATCACGTTGCTGATGAAACAGTACGAGGACGCCGTGGAGGGTTATTGCAACCAGATCAACCACTACGACGACAACACCGTGTGCAAGTTCAAGTCCCGAAGCGATAACCTCATCGTGCCGTTGACCTTGGATTGGATGCGGGTGCCGTTAGCCCCACGTGCCATCATTGTCTAAAAGCCTGTCCCGTTAAAAGGATAGGCTTTATACCGTCTTTTACCAATAGGAACACTTACAATGGAACTCCGTGCCGCCCAACTGAATTACACCAAAACCGAACTGCTGTTGTTCCTGAACCTCGCCCAGCGGATGCCAGAACCCAACGTGGTGTGTGCTGAAGGGAAACCCAGCATGTGGTCCGATCCCCGGGAATGCGACGAGGCGACCATCGGCTGTGATCTGAGTATCGTGCACGTCATCGACGGCTACGACCGTTGGTTGAACATCCATTGCAATGGCCGTCATGTGAACATCAAGGTCCTGCCCCGACCGGACGAGCACCTGGGCATCAAAGCACTGGACCGTTACGAAGGGGATCTGGCCGCGTTGGTGTACGATGACGTCCAAGGGGTGATCAAACGCGTGTTGTTGCACCATTACCGGGTTATCGTTGAACGTTTGGACAAACGCACCATCCACAAAGACTGGCGTAAGGGGATTACCCAATGATCATCGATCCAACTCAACTCGGGGTGTCCGTGGAGGAACGCGAACTGTTCCTCAGTTTGGTGGCCCGAGCGGAACTCACCAATAACAACCGCCAAGGGGTGTTCTCTGGCGTCCGAACATGGTCCATTGACACCGTGCAATCGTGGCCCCAAGTGGAAGTGCGGTGCAGCCTCACCAACGTAGTCGCGTACATTCCCCTGCCCGTAGACCTGGACGTGCGCGGCGAAGCCCCGGACATGGTCAAGATCCACCGGGCAATTGACGTGGTCATTCTGGAAGGTTTATTGGACCACATCGTCCAGCGCAAGTTGGCCCTGAAACGCCCAGTGCCCCCGCGCCCCTTGGACCATGGTCCGCTCAAAGCCAAACCGGTGATCATCCCGTACACTCGCCTAGTCCTAAGTGGGTTTGTTCTGTTTAAGGGGGTCCATCAACTGGCCAAAGAAGCCTTCATCCAGGCAGGCATACCCAACAACTGGTTTGACCCCGAGGACCACACCACCTTTGCGGTCAGGGTGGACGCACTGCGCTACCACATGCAACTGGAAACAGACCCGCACCACCCAATTGAATTCATCCGCTTTGTGTCCACGTACACCGCGGACAATTTCCGTGTGGCGATCCCAACCGATGTTTCCTGGACCACGTCACCACAGGACCAGCTCACGCTGCGGTTGGAGCAACTGGACTACCTCATCAAAACCGCTTACCACCGGGCCGAAGGCAACACGGGGACGTCTGCCATCGTAGGGGGCATGCGCTTACGGGAAGAGAATACCTAGAGTGTAATACTATAGGAGTTTTACGATCGTGGAGTTGAAAGGGACTATCTCCCAGCTGCTTACCCGTCGGCGATAGCTGGTGCCCTTTTGACTCCCCCTAAATGACTGTTAACCGCGAAGACTCGGGATTATTCGTTGCCGTTAATAGTGGAAGCTAACCTCCGTGGAGCAGTTGTCCCTGTTCCGAATCTCATGCCTGACTTGCGCGTGGACAAACGCGGACCGAAGGAAGTCATAGCCCTCGACTCCGAAATCCGGGGACGTCGGTTCGGCGCACTGGAATCTAGAGTGAATAGCCTGACCAGTGTTTAACAGCAATGTGCCTAGCCCCTGCCGTTACTTCCGGCAGGGGCGCTATGGCGCGTTTCCCTTTACAGGTACTTATACATGACCAGCGTGTTGTTCCACTTCAAACGTCTTATGGTGTTGATACTGTGGACGCTGTTAACGTTTTGTTTAGGAGTGGCCGCCTTTGTGCTGTTACTCTTGTGTGGAGCAGCTCTCATGTTCCATTATCCTTGGTTCATTCCCCTCACGTTGTTCGTGTTGGGGGTGGGCTGTTTATTGCTCAGTATTGAAATAGGAAAACTCTAATGCGCTTGTCTTTGGCTAATTCGCAACTCTCCGCAACACAAAGGACCGCAACATTTCGGTTCCTAGCGTCGCGGCATAAACAATCGTTACTGCCTTCCGAACGAAAGCCCTTTTCCGGACGGTTGGTGATCAGTGCCACGGGCGTGATGAACACCGATGGTTGTGTTCAGTACACCGGCACGAAAGGGGTGGTGATCCACGTGATCTGTGCCCACACCGATGCAATGGCAACCTTTACCCAACCTGATGAAGATTTAGACCGGGCGTGCCGTTGGACCGAGGGTAACTTCTATTCCTTGGTGGATCACCTCATCATGCAGATGTACGTACACCTGAAACGCCACGAACTGGAGCAATTGAAGACCCAAAGTTATCAATTGTTACGCGGGGCCTCGGCCATACAAATGAAACCAGCCTAAGGGACACGTATGGACAATCCTTTACTGGATCGGATGCAACGCCGTACACGCGCACGTAGGGTCGATCAATTACAACGCTGGTCAATGGTGAGCTTTATTGCGATCGTCGTTCTAGTCACCTCAACGAAGCTCCTAATCGCCCTGTGGAGGGGTTAAACCAATGATCTTCGCGTTAAGCTTTTGCATTACTTTCAGTGTGGTGTTCCTCAAGTCGTTACAACAGAAGAACATTAACGCCAGTTACTACTTGGCCATGGCGGTAATTGGTTTCGCCATCGGCGGGGTGGAAGTGGCGTCCGCGCAGATTGCGGTGGCTGGCGGCAAGTGGATCATCCTCTCGGCGGGCTGTGGCAGTGCGTTGGGCATTGTGCTGGCCTGTTGGATCCATGACTACACCACCAAGCGTTTACGCAAGCAACGAGAACCCAGTCTCCCGCTGTCCCCTCGTCGGTTCCGCCGGGCATAACGACATAATGAGCGTTCCCCTAGGGGAACGCTCTATGCCTTATTTTTTTGTCTTGGCCGTTAAGCGACTTTGCGACCATCCGCTGCTGCCACTTGTTCCACCCACTCTTTCACGTCGGGGTTCTCTTGGGCCAACAAGGCCTGGATACCGGCGTTGAACAGTTCCAGCTGGTTCGCGTGTTCACTGACGATCTGGTTACCACCCCGATGGACCTGAACGAAGAGATTCGGCTTCACACACGTCAAGCCAGTCATCGCGTACCACAGGGGAATGCGGTCAGCCGAACACAGGTCTAACCACAGGACCATTACCAAGTCGTTTCGAGCATGGATGAACACGTCTTCGAAAGTGTATTCACGTGGCCCCGGAGTTGCTTCTTGGGCCTTCTGTTGGAGGTACCGTTCACGGAAGAATTCGTAGAGTTCCTCTTTGATCTTCCCCAGCTGTGTTGGGTCAATGTCATTACCAAACAGGGGGAGGAGGCATTGGGTATCCAACGTGCGCCGGAGGAGTTGCAAGTAGTTGCATTCTGCCTCGGTGGGCTCCTGTGGATCGATTACAGCCACGTTCTCCTCCAACTGGGCCACACGGTAACCTTTCCACCACAGGTCTGCTCTGACGAACCAGCTGGTGATCCGGGCGACGTTCACGTAAGACAACACCCACGCTTTAAGGCCCATTAGAAACAGATTGAACATATTGATTACCCTATTAAAATGATGTTAACGTCGGTGCCGCGCCGGCTGGCGATGGCCCGGAAGAAGTTGTTCCGCTTTATGCCCATGGAATGCAACATGTCAAAGAAGAACGTGGCGTCGTCCACGATGATGTAGCGGCGGTTCAACGGGTCGTCAGATACGCTTTCCGGAACCGCCGTTACATCGGCCATGTGCGATTTAATCACAGTGGCCACGGCCACGGGACCGCTGACGTGAGGCGTGGGACCATCAGCGCCTTTTAAGATGTTCGCCCTTGCCACACTTTGGAGCTTGGCGTCCCGTACCAACACCGAAGTATCATTCGGGTACTTCCGGTAGAAGTCGGCGATGAACTCTCCCTTGCCCGTTTGACGGCCGGTGAGGAATCCTACCGTGCGACAATCGCGCAAAGTAACGGCGTGGTCGCCCCAGTTCATCACTTCTTTGTTACGTTCATAACTTTCATTGGTGCCTTGTAACAGGGCTTCAATGATCCCCATGTAATCAACACGGGTTTGTGTAAAGATAGCCATTATGGGTGTCTCGAGGTAATGTGCTAAAGTGCACGTAATATAAGGGTTATCAGTACAAGACGGCATAAGAGAGATCCGAAGACCTCTCGTGAGTTAAACCTTAGTTTCCCGGGTAGTCGCGTTGTTCCTTGAGCACTGCTAAATCAGCCAAGGCATCCTCTAAGTTAGCATAACCGAGATCCTTCGCTTGCTTCTCCGTTTGTTCCAGTTCTCGAACGACCGCCAGATGGTCCGATAACTTCACGTATTGGGTAATGTGCCCTGCCACCCATTTTTCTACCGCGGCGTAGCTGTACAGGTAACCGGAGTCACCGTAGGCGGAACACAACACGTTCCAACAAGGCCAGCGTGAACTGTTGTTGGTCTGGACGATTTTGTAAACGGGAAATTCATGGATGGCTGCGGTCATGGTAAAGTCCTGTTGCGTTATAAAGGAGATCCGAAGATCTCCCTGGGTGGTGTTAATGTAACGCTCTCCGCCGGCTACGGGTCTTTTCCCTCATCCTGAGGCCTAGGGTCTTCTCACGCTTACGAGGCGCTGGCACTATCGTAATCCGGATGCGTTGCATTATCCGCTGCAGCAGATTCGTTTTATCCGTGTAAAGTACCCCAGTTACACACTTTGTTCAATTGTGCTTGGGTGGGGATCGAGTCTCGAATGCGTTGTTCGCACTCGATGTTGAATAGGCGCAACCGTTCATTGGCCGCCTTATGTCGGGCAGCCCTTTCATCGGGGGTTTGATTCTTTAAGCGTTCAGTGAGTTGGATCAAGGCAGCGAGACTCATGGCTCAACAAACCATGATCGGCACAGGAATGCCTTTCTCTTTGCAGATCGCTTCCAGCTTAGCCTGCGCTTCCTGATACCTACGAACCATGTCTAAACTGTGCTCTCGGCCGTTGGCGTTAGGTAAGGGTTTTATATCACTCAACGTGAATGGTCGGATCATATTGAACCTCGAAATTTGGGCGGGTTTTTTGAACTGAGCTAACCGCGATCCTCAGCCCCGGCGACAGAGCTTGGGAGGCTCTATCTCACGCTCGGTGCAAGAACCCGTATACCATACCGGTCCTTTGAAACATAAAGCTAGGGTGAAGATGTCGCAGGATGCTGGGGTTTCCCCGATTAGCCAGACGTATTGCCCGACCTTTGCACCATCCCATCATCAGGGACTTTTCGGCGACATCTTCACCTATACTAGTTTACACCCGGGTAGTTTTATGCACCGTGCGTGGTGACCAGCGAACTGATCACGCACACCGACCCATCTTCTGCCGAGGTTTCTTCGGTGTAATCCACTTGATTGTAGATACCACCGTGGAACTGGAACAACTGATCCTTCCACGACGCGTCCAGACGCAGCACAGGACTCGTTACCTTGTTCCCCTCACACGACACCGTCACCGACACAGAACCACCCAGGGTGGCGTGTATGGCGATTTTGAAGGGGGTGTTCAAAGGCACGTTGTACAGGAGCGTCGAGCTGGCGATGGCCGGGTCAACAAAACTGGCCCGGAACCCGATGCGAAGCTTACCTTTATCCCAGAACACTTTCAGGGGTGGGGTGGTGGCGCCTTTCACGTGGATCTGGGCCACCACCACTTTTTCCGCTGAGTTGACTTTAAGCAAGGTCAGCTCTTGGCGGCTCCAGTGGTGTGCGGCACTGTCCAAGGCCCAGTACGCAGCGTCCTTCCATTCACAGCGGGTACGGTGCGTGCTTTTGCTGGACGCGCCCAAGGTAGGGGCGGACAACTGCACCGACCCATCCTCCAGTTGCTGAATCACCGTGGGGCAATCGATCAACGCTTGTGCCCCCATGAGTTCCAGCGCCACTGGGTTGGTGTCCGACACGGGCAACGGGGTGGCGATGAGGTAGGTGCTGATATCGACGGTCATGGGTTACTTCGCTTTCAGCACTTCGGACACGGTGAGTTCACGGCCATCAAACACCACACGGTTGGTCGTGTCGCCGTCTTGCATGGCAAACGTTTCCACCACGGTGCCGTTGGTGTGGTCCAGGATGCGAACCGAGACTTCTTTGTCGGGGGTGCAATGAGCTGCAATGGTGATGGTGGTGGTCATGACGTATTCTCCGAAATAAAACATAAAGGTAGGATGAAGATGCCGCTGGGTGGTTGGGTTTCCCCAACTGACCGATACACATACGACCGGTACTAGCACCTTCCCCAGCATGGGGAGCGCTCAGCGACATCTTCACCTATATAACAGGACTGTTGAGTATTATTTCACGTAGACTTCTTTCGACACGGTCTTGCCCAACGACTTCTCAATCCACGCCACCAGCAGCGTCGCGGTGTGATGATGGTTGTGCCAGTACACGTCCATGCCGTTGAAGAACCCTTTGAACACGTTGTCGCACGCATGCTCACAGGTTTCAAACAACTCGTCGACCTCCGCCTTTACCGCAGGGTCTTTGATAGTGGCCAAACGTTCTTTGCTGAACGCACTGTTTTGATCCCACTTGCTGATATCCCCTTTACCCAAGAAGTTATCGTCGCGCCATGGGCCTTCCACGGACTTTCGGAAAAACCCTACGTCGGAGTCGTTCAGCGCCAGGATCACTTCAGCCACCGCTTTAACCTGAGCGGCATTAAGGGCAGGGAGTTTCACCGAACGGGGACCTTTCATCAGATCCGGCATGTCCACGAAATCAATGTCGGCGTCGGTGTCCACGCTGTCGATCATGTCGCGGACGCCGGCAACGGTCCAACTGTTCATGTCACCGCTGGTGGCGTATTTGTTAATGCGTTCCCACGTCGCGTACCACGTCTGCAAGGCGGCCTTGTTTTTGGCAATCGCCCCTTTGGCGCTGTTCTCCATGATGCGCACGACGGAACTGTAGTCGCCGGTCACCAAGAAAGCCGGTACCACCAAGGTCACGTCATCGGTGATGAAACCCTGTTGGGCCAACCACTTATCCGACAACAGGGTTTCTTTCAGTTTGCGCCGCACTTCCGTGAGGTTACGGAAATCCACTTCCACCGGTTTCTTGGTGAATAGCCCTTTGATGAAATCCCCAAAGCCTTCTTTGGACACCGTGGATGGAGTGCCACCGGTGGCCTTGATCGATTTGTCAATGGCGATGGTCAACACCCGAATCACTTCTTCGAGTTCGTCCAAGATACGAAAGCCTGCAAAGGAACTTTCCGCCAACGTCTGATCCGGGTATTCGGTCAGGATGTCCGCCATTTGCCATTCGGCTTCCGCCACGCCGAGGTTCCCCAACTGTTGCCGGGTGGTCTCGTACAGAGCGATCAACTTCAGCAACCCCGTCGCCAACTGTTGCACGCCTTTGGCATCCAGCGCTTTGGTGGTGGTCGAGGTGACCTTGTCGTCACCCAAGGTAAAGGCAGCCGTGGCATTGCGAATCAGGGTGTTGGCTTCATCCACCAGATCCGCTATTTGGTCCATTTCCCACTCAGCCGAACTGCTGTCGTACACATCATCCAGCCGTTCATCGACCTCACCCAAAATCGGCTTGAGTGCTTTGACCAAATCCCGACTGGCGTCCCCGAACTCTTTCAGCGCCAAGGTCACGGCGGTTTGAATGTCCGCGGGTACCTTGCCTTTAATGGCCAGTGCTTTGCCCGCTTTGCCCAAGTCAATCTCCCCTTCCGCAAAGCTTTGTTGGTTCAGCCAGGTCAGGTTCTTGTACTGGCTCTCCAGCACCTTCACCGCGTTGGCGTCGTGGGCTTTGGGGGAAGGCTGGAACAGTTTCTTAAAGAAGTCGAACACCCCTTCGTTGCCTGGCTTGACTGGATGCAGGCTCAATTCAAACCCAGGCGGGACCACTTTGGCGGGGAGGGTGACGGCTTTCTGCTGCAGGGCTTTAATAACACGCGGCAGCCCATCCGGGGCGGTCCAACTGCCCATCTCGTGTTCGGTCACGACCACCGGCAAGCTGAGGTCAGCAGCATCCACCAGGGCTTGATCAAACGGCAAACCCGCCATCCACTGAAGCTTCTCCAAAGGGAACTGCGTAACGGGAATGCAGTCCACCAACTTCTGCAAGTCCGACGATCGGTAAATGTGCTCCTGGAACGTGAACGTGGCGGCTTCTGTTTCAGCGGGGGTCACGTGGGGACCGAACAGGAACGTTTCCAGGCTCGGGGTGCCCACCAGTTCTTTAAACTGAGTACGGTCGAGGAAGCGTTCCATGGCGTAGATGTTGCCGGCCCCAGGGGTGTTGCCTTCCGGGCACAGGTCGTAATCCGGTTCCGCCAAGGGTTCGGTCGGAATGACGTGGTGTTGACGCGAGCCTTCATCTTCCGTGGGTTCCGGACGGTTAGCAGGGTCTTCACGTGAGTTGTCTTCGTGCAATGGTGGTTGATCCCCGCCATCCGTGGGTGTTTGTTGTTCGGAAGTATTCATGAGGGCTACTCAGTTTCAGAAAGTTTAAATGACGTTACATAAAATTGACGACATAAGAGCCCGCCCGAAGGCGGACCCCTATGGGTTAACGCCACCGCGCAGTAAAAACCCTTCCAAGAAAAGTAAAGGGTTCTTTGCCACGGGATGGGTACAGCAATACATAGCATTACATCTCGAACACTTCTTGTTCGCCATGCGAGTCCATCAGGTTAACTTGGTACAATGGATTCGAACACGTTATGTGACTATATTATTTCGGTGAACGTAGTTCAACGGAGATCATCTTTACTTAAAGGAGTATTTATGTTAAATACTTTAATTCCTCATCCAGACCACATTACTAACACATCATGGACTACCGGAGTGTATTGTCTCTACCAAGAGAAGACCCGGAAAGTCTACGTGGGTAGTTCCACACGGATCGGTTTACGTGCTGCCAACCATCTAACGTTACTAAAGGGTAACTATCACATTAATCATCAATTCCAGGCTGCTTACAATGAAAACCCTAATTTTAATAAAGTGTTCTATGTAACCAAGACTCGCGAAGATGCCTATGACGTAGAACAAGCCCTTATCAACCATTATGCTCCAACAGGGTTATTGTTAAACCTCGCGATGGATGCTAGGATTTCTAATAAAGGTAGGGTGTATGATGCTGCTCATAGACAACGCCTGTCGGAACGCATGAAGGGGGCGGTCGTTAGTGAAGAGGTAAGGAAGAAAATAAGTGCAGCCCTAACTGGAAGAATTACTTCCGATCTAACCAAACAGATACTATCCACCCAAAAGAAAGGAAAGCCGCAACCTGAATCCATTGCGGAGATGTGTCGGGCTAGAAATCGTGCGCGCAGTAAGAAGGTTTCAATAAATGGAATCGTCTATGCAAGCTCACGTGAAGCGGCTAGGCAGAATAACACTAGGGCCGACACAACTCGTCTTCGATTAAAATCAAACTCGCCGCAGTGGAAAGACTGGTTCTACGTTTAATGACATATCGCCCTCTCCTTCGGGAGAGGGCTTATGCCGTTTCTTTTTTGTTACATATCGAAAACTTCTTGCTCCCCTGCAGCGTCCATCAAATTCACCATATAAGCAGTTTGCGATTGCTCTTGTGGCGATGCCTGACTACCGGCGATGTCGAGGTAATCCTGCAGGAACGGGATCGGGTTGACCTTTGGCATTGCCAGCGGCAGGTTGAATTCCTTTTCATAGTCTTCTTGGCACAACGACACGACGTCGTCTTGAATGCCCAGGAAGGTGAACGCTGCCAGGCCGTTGAACTGCACCCAGTTGACCAGCTTCGGAATGTTCACGCCAACCAGTTCACGGTTGTTGCGGAAGATGTACTTGGCCCAGGTGGTTTCGGTCCACAGGATTTCTTTGGCCAGGCCGAGGATGCGCTGTTTGCACTGGATGTACGCCAGCTTGCCCCGTTCCGATTGCAACAGGATGCGGATGATCTCTTGGCCGTACTGCGAATGGATCTCGAATTCGTCCTGTGCAATCTTCTTCACCACGTCGGAGATCGGTTGGAAGTTCCCGGCTTTACCGATGGCGAAGGTGATGGCAAACGACGCCATGAACTGAATGCGCTCCAAGAAGTAGAGGGCGATGAAATACATGAAGATGTCGTTGTACATGGACTGGTCGTTCTGACGGATGCCCAGCGCGTACTCGTGGGACGCGGTGTACGCCGTCGCCATGATATTCGCCACGGCCGACATGCGTGACTGAGCTTCTTCCACGGCGAGGACGGCCGCACGGATTTCGTCAGGGTTATCGAACGACACGCGAACGATCTCGGAGTACGTCAGTGCGTGCACGCCTTCGTTTTCGTTAATTCGCAGGTACGCTTGCCAGATGCGGGAATCGGTGATCACCGGCGCCAGGATGCCCACGATGGAACGGGCGGCGATCGAGTCCGCTTCCCATTGCCAGGCCAGCGTTTCAATCATGATGTCGCGGATGTCCGGATCGCAGGATTTGAACTCGGCGTTGCACGGGCCAAAATCGACTTCGTGTTCGTCCCAGTCCAACTTGCGCAGGCGTTTGTAAATCTTCCACGGCGCCGGGAAGTGGTTGTTGATCGAATCGAACAACCCGGGTTGCTGCCCCAGGATGATTTCCGGGACGTCGTAATCGTTTTTTTGCAGGTTGAAAATGTTCGTGGGGAGCTGGTCTACTTTAAACGGTGCGTTCATGCTGAGTTCCAATTGACAAATCAGGGATAAAATGGGTGGCTGTTACACCACCCAAGTTGTAGGCTTTAAACGGAACACACACCGCTAGGGCACATTTGTTCGGTTACGTTTTCAAACGCTGAGCTCAACGCTTCCAACGACAGGTTGTCGGTGGTTTCAGTATTCTGGTAGTAGCGTCCCTTCAGACCCATCTTCCTCATACGGAAATGCTGTTTCAACATTTCATTGGTGGTGATCTTCTCTTCACCGACAATGCGACGGAACATGTCCGCCGAGATCCCTTGGTCCGTGAACTTCTGGAAGACTGCGTAGCAATCAATCATGTCATCGGATGGGATGTCCCAGGCCAAGTGGTACTTGTACGCCGGGTCGTCGCCGAATGGTGCAGCCCACTGTACGACCGTGTTGCCGTCGGTTTTGTTGATGACCAGACGACGGGCACCGTACAACGAGTTCGTGCCACCCAGGGCCTTGGAGGAGGCCTCACCTGGCATGTGCGCGCAAGTGACCGTGTGACCGATGCCGCCGTTGGCGATAATCTCGGCACGCAGCGGTTCCCATTTGTAGGTCAGCTCAAAGCCGCCTTCCAGGATGGTGTCGACGTTACGGTTGTAGGTGTCGATTGGCAACCAGCCCGATGGCCATTTTGTCTTGTGCATCCACGGAGCATTGCCGCGTTCTTTACCGATGCGCAGCGACGCGCTGATCATGTGGAACGCATGGCGCTCTGCCACGAAGTGCAGTTCGCGCTTGCCTTCCGGGGAAGAGTACGAGAACTGGTTACGGGCCATGTGGGTGGCCAGGCCCATGATGCCCACGGCCGCCGACATCCGTTGCTTGGCGGTGAACGCCAGGTGCGGGAAAGCGTATTCAGCGTGGTTGATGCAGTAGTCGATCATTTTCAACGCGTAGTACGACGCCAGGGCGTACTCTTTATCGTTCTCGATGTTGTCCACCGGGATGGCCGCCAACGAACAGGTCGCGATTTCGCCACGGCCATGGTCTTCGGTGGAGTACAGGTCCATCATGTTCAAATACGGGATGGTCGCTTCGTGGATTTCCACGCACAGGTTGGAGCTGTGGATGGCGTCCAGGAACGGCGTGTGGCGGTTGGACTCGTCCACGTTGTACCAGTAGGTGGTACCGGTTTCGTAGGCTTCGTTCAACGCGACCAGCAACAGCTTACGGGCCGAGATGTAATTCTTCTTGAACGTTGGGTCGGCTTCGCGCTTGGCGTACAGTTCCGCGAACAGTTCGTTGTCTTTGCTATAGAACGCCGCGTGCAGTTCCGGAGCGGTGTAAATGTTCCAGGTGAACACGTCTTCGTTCTTGGCCGCTTTCTGGTCGAAGAACTGGTTGGTGATCAGCGTGTAGTGCAGGTCACGGTTACGACGGTCTTCAGGACTGCGTGGGTTGCGCAGCTGGGAGATGATGTTGGCTTCCGGGTCGAAGGCATTATAGAAGACGTTGCACGCACCGCCCCGGCCGTTCTGCAGGTTGGCACCGACGGACTTGCCCATCACCGCGTAGTACGGGAGTTTGCCTTGGTGAATGATCAGGCCTTTACGGACTTCGTCACCGATCGAACGGCACATCACGTTCACACCGATACCGGCCGCGGACTGGGTCATGATGTTGGCAATGTAGTCGCCCATGGCCAACGACACGCCTTCGTCACCCGTCGCGAACAGGCAGCACGACGCGAAGCCTTTGAGCACGGTGCCCAGGTTGACATAGTTCGGGGTCGGGGCCGACAGTTTCTTGTTGGAGAACAGCCAGTAGAAGTTCTTCAGGTGTTCCATGCGAACGTCACGGGGCTCGTGTTCAGCCAACGCCATGGCCATGCGCATGTAAGTGAATTGCTGGGTTTCGAATTCTTCTTTGGTGACGCGGTTCTGCAGCGCGTACTTGCGACGCGTGTGGTGTAGCGAGAAATGCGGGCAATTCAGGTCGAGGTCGTGGTTGATCAACTTCTCGATTTGTTTGTATTCTTGTGTCGAGTAGTCCATCTTCACGATCACACCGGCCTTACGCATTTTGGTGTGCAACGCTTTCACGGTCGGGATACCCGCGGTACCGTAGTGCTTCTTACGCAGCAACACCGCGTAGAGACGACCGGCCATCAGGTAATACGACCAGGTTTTGCGGTCGAGGCACTGATCAATCAGCGCTTGTTGCAGTTCTTGAGATGTGCACTTCGATGGCAACGACGCCACCGCATCCATTACCACCGCGGACCAGTCAACACGATCACCCAGTTCTTTGGCTGCCCATTCGCCCCAGCCATTGATCTTGTGAGGGGAGAACGCTTCTTCCGTTCCGTCGAGTTTGATAATAACTTTGATCATTGGTCTGTGCCCATTAAGGTGTGTTGGAGGTGAATAAACATACTTAGATTCAGTTCAGTAATTTGTCTCTCGCATACGATACACATCCTTTTAGTGCTTACTTTTTCGAGCTAATTTGAGGCGTTTTAAGCGACTATTTTTGACTCCATACATCACGTTAGGGGGTACGTAGCGAAACCGCTCAAAACGCATTGTAGAGCCCTTCGCGGTAAAAGTACTCGTAAGCCTAAGAGTATACTTAACCTATCTTTCCCCGGAGTCAGGCAATGCCTCTTTATACACGCATCCCAGATACCTTAGAGGCTCACGTGTGGTTTAAGAACGGGGATCACCCCATGGACCAAGTGAGCAATCCCAGTCAAGAAGGTCAGGTGGTGCGCTATGGTAGTTGGAAAGTTCCAACACTCTGTGTCAAATGCAATCAGGCTGGTCATGACCATGGTCGGCTGGTGCCTTTGCCTAATGATCAGCTGTGCGGCACTGAGCGCGTGTGCCCTGGTGACTACATTGTCACAGTGCGTGACCAACAAGGCAAAATCGTGGCGTACCGCCGCCATGAAAAGAAAAGCTTCGAAAAACAATTTCAACTCGTAAAGGCTACCCAATGAGCATCCAAGAAACCCAGAACATCTTCGACGACATCGTGCTCTCGATGATCAACAACGAACCCGATGGCAGTGTTGCCGTGCGTAACTACGTGCGGGTTGAAGGGCAAGCCGGTATTCAGCACACGCTCACGGTGCAGCAGTTGATGAACTTCGGGGCGATCATGGGCGGTACCCACCCGACGCAGCTGAACATCTCGCCGCTGCAGTTCGTGGCGTACCAGTACCAGCTCCAAGACCTGATCGCATTGCAAGACCAAGGTCGCGGGGTGGCGGTGTACAAGATCCATTACTCGGCCATGGGCCAGTTCATCAAACTCACGGGGTTGAGTGCGCCTTTAGCGGATCTCCGTGAGAACAGCACCACCGGGAAAGAAGTGGTGTTCGAGTACCACGTCCCGAACGTAGGTGCGTTTGCCGGGGTGGCCCTGCTGGGTGTGATTGTCAACCAAAGCGACCAGCTGCTCGGCGCTCGCCACAACTACAACACCGACTTCGAATTTGTGTTCGATCGGGGTGCCATTAAATTCCGCTCACAGGACTAACCCATGAAACTCTGCCTGATCGTAGCAGTTAGCAACAACGGTGTTATCGGTAAAGCCGGCGACATCCCGTGGAAGCTCTCAGAAGACCTGAGGTACTTCCGTGCATTGACCACAGGCCACGCGGTGGTGGAAGGACGGAAGACGCTGGAATCGATCGGCAAAGCCCTTCCCAACCGCACTAACTTCGTGGTGTGTGGCAAAGACCCGAAAGTCGCGGGGGTGATCCACGCCACGAGTTTGGAGCAGGCCAAAAACCTGGCCGAAGACCTGCAGCACGAGAAGCTCTTCGTCATCGGTGGCGAACGGCTGTATAAAGAAGCCCGTGAGTTGGTGAGTGACATGTACATCACCCGGGTTAATTTTGACGTGGACGACGGCGATGCTTTCTTTGACGAAGTCGTCGACCCGGCGGTTTGGGCCTTAGCCTCGCAATCCCCCACCCAAGGCCAGTTCCCGATCACGTTTAATTTCGAACACTACACAAGGCGAACCTGAGCATGGGTACCATTTTTACAGTCCAAGTCCTGGACGTGCTGCGCCGCTACAACCCGAGGGACTTCGCTAAGTTCGAGATGGACGAATGCGAGTACAAGGGCATTACCGTTAAGTTTCTGCGCCAGGATTCCTTTGTGGTAAAGCTCCTTACGGTGTACCACACCGAGTTTGAGGTAACCGTCCCCTTAACGGAAAGGGCGATCGACGACCTTAGTGTCGACATGGAGACCCACATGTTGGCCACCTTGGGTGACTTGTTCGAGCAGGTGCTGCCGAAGAACTTCCGTGAGCTCACGTTCGAAGCCGGACGGGGACTTACCCGTATTGAAATCATCCTGCCGTAACAAGGGGTAGTTATATGTTTCGTTCTTTGCCCGAAGGTCACCTGGACCTTGATGCGTTTCACGAAAAACTGATTCAAATCTTGGACCAGGACAACAGCTTCCTGGACGAGGACGAGCGTTATCCCGGCCGGATTGAATCGATCGCCGTCCACATGGACTACCGTGCTTACATGGTGCGGGTGTCGGTGAACCTGGTGGACACCAAGGAACAGGTCACCCGCACCGATTCCTTAGGGGGTGTCATGTTGACCAAGTTGTTGGACTTGTTGGAACAGGACAGCGGGTGTTGCATGCCCACGGGGAGTTACCATTACCAACGACGGACCGCGACTTGGCGAACCATTGACTACATCGCTGAGCCGCTGCAGACAGGCTTAAAGAACGTGGCCTACTTGGCCCAGCATGAGCTCCCGGTCGAAGCCCAAGCCGACCTTATGCAGTACATGGCTCACGTGCAGACCTGTGACCTCACGCGCATCCCCCTGAAGGCCCGGGATCGGCAACTCTATAACGGAGTCACTGCCCCGACACACCCCAACCTGGCCCGTTACAGCCTGAACTGGATTGCGTCCCGTTGCTTTGGTGGAACCGAATAAATAGGGCCTCACCTTCGGGTGGGGCTTTATGCCTTTATTTTTTGTAACACTTTGTTACGGGGAATGGAGTAACACCATGAGCACGTTTACACGCTTTACCGGTTCGCTGGACACCACGTACGACCGAGAAGCTTCGCTCGCACTGCACAAAGACTACTGGCGGGTGAAAGCCTTCCGGTACTACATCGGGTCGTTTGACTCGGACAAATGGGTGGACATCCCTAAAGGGTTCCTCACCGACGGGGCTTCCGTACCCTTCTTGTTCACCTGGCTGATCCCTGCCTGGGGTGAGTACGGCCAAGCGACGACGTTGCACGATTGGCTGTGCGAGAACATGTACATCATCCACCGCATTAACGGCGTGGAAACCCGGGTGGACATCGACCGCGCCGAAGTGGACCGGATCCTGTACGAGGCCATGCGCGTGTTGGAAGTGAAGCCGTGGCGTCGGGTGACCATCCAGGCCGGTGTGGACGCGTACCGCATCGTGCGTCGCCCAGGCCGTTCTGCCGTCAGTCCATTGAAGGTGCAGTTCGAAGCCGAGGCCGCGTGACGGCATAAAGCCTTCTCCCGCAAAGGAGAAGGCTGATTTTGCTATTATGCCGCGAAACGCTGCGGTTGGCCGCTGTTGCTGCCGAACCGTGCAGTCCGCACCCGACGTGTCCGTTCGTCCCGGGCTTGTTTCAACATGGCGTCAATGCCCACCCCTACGGTCTCTTCAACGTTCACACGACGAGAGAGTGCACGCAGGCGCAGTTCCAGCTTCATGGCCACCAGTTGGTTACCTTCTTTCTTCAGCTGCTCCATCAGTTCTTCAAACTCCGCTTTCTCCCGGTCCATCTTCTCGGTTTTGTAGCGTTCGATGTTAGTCGGCTCATGGTCCTGCGTTTTCGCCTTGGAGAACACCGACACGTTAATGCCGTAGTACCCGAGGTTCTCACCGCGGATCAGCACCCAGTGCGCCAGCAGCATCGACACCACCATGTCATCGTGGTTGCCGCGTTTGTGGTCGATCCGGCCATTGCGGATGGTCAAGCCCAACAGCTCGTTCACCAACGTGGTGTCGTGCATGCGACGGGCACCGTAGATCATCGAAGACGGCAACGCTTCCAGGTACAGCGCGTTCCGGCTGTAACGACCACTGCCCGAGGTGTTGAACCCGAAGTGACGTTTGAACCGGTCGTAGAAGTCCGGTGGACGGTGGGCCATCGGCGTGTGGATTTCCGCGAACTCGGTCTTGAGGATACCGGATTCATCCACGATGCGGTTAAAGATGCGTTTGAATGGATCGATGCCCACTTTCGCCAGCATGATCACAATCATGTCGATGATCGAACTCCCCGTCGACTTGCGTTCTGGGACAAACAGGATGTTCGGGTACTTGATCAGCATGCTGCCCATGAAGTTAGCCAGCATGGGGATCAGCGTTTCGTTGTACCGCCCAGAAGCCACGATTTCGTGCGTCTCGACGTCGATCATCACCATGCCGGTGGCGTCGTTGTCTTGACCCAACAGTTCCGAAGGGTCGATGCCCATGACAAACCGACCCGACTGCATCCGGGCTTCCACCTGGTGCCGTGGGATGTACCAGCGCACCGTGTACCCGTCGGGGGTGATCTCGGTGAACGCCGGTTCGCGCAGGGACCCACGCAGCAGTTTCTTGTCCTCGAAGTTCAACGGAGAACCTTCACCACCCAAGGTCCAGATGTTGAAGAAGTCACGGTCGGCCAGTTCGCCCCGCTGGTTGGAGTCCGCCAGTTCTTTGTAGAGCCATGCGTCGGTCTTGCCCAGTTGCCGGTGGTTGAACGCCCCGTAGATCAGGCGCTTCTTCCCGACCTTCTCTTTGTCCACGACTTTAACCAGCTGGGCATTATCCCGCAGGTCAAACCACGACTCGGTCCACACCGCACCGGAGGTCATGAACTCGTGAGCGTAACCGCCGTCACGGGTGGTGATGTCGCCCGCTGTTGTGGTGTACACGTTGCCGTACGGTTGACCTTGCTCTGCCGCTTGACCGCGTGCTGCCGAACCGGATGCCAGGGCCACACCGAGGGATGCTTCAATGTTCTCGATGTACGCCAATTCGTCGAAGTGCATGATGGGTACGGTCAAACCACGACCGAGTTTATCCGCGGCACGTTTGTCCGAACGACCCACAGCGGTCTTGTACTTGTTGCCGTGGATCACTGCGGTCAACAGGTCTTTGGTGTCGGCGTCGTTGCGGGTGGTTTCGAAGATGTACGGGGGCAACAGATCCCGCATGTCTTTCAGGCGTTCAATGTTGGCTTCGCGCAGTTTGGAGTCTTTGGTGATCAGGTTGATCGTGGTCTTCTCGCCCCAGATGAACATGATGCCAGTGTTCAAACAGTCCGTCGACACCGACTTACCGGTCTGACGCGGCTGGAGCAAGGCAAAGTCCACGTGGTTAAAGAAACTCCAGAACAATGCGATGTTGCCACGGTTGGCCTTGAAACGAATCGGTACCGAACCGGAAGTAGCCGGAATCCGGATGACTTCCCGAAACACGTACCACGGGTTGAACTTGCACTCCATCGCAATCATCCATTTCTGGTGCTTGGTCAGGTCTTCGGCGTAAGGGTCCACGCCCTGCAGTTCCGGCTGGAGCAACGTCAGAATGAACCGGGAGTTCTTGATCCCCATTTCATTCTCGTACAAATCCACCAGTTTCAGAAACGATTTGTTGGTGGTTTTCCAATCCCAAATGGCCGTCGGGTACAGGTCATAATCGGATTGGAACAGGACAGGCAACATGCCCTTCTTGCTGTAAGGAGGTAATTGCATATAGGTATTCCGCTCTATGCGTTCGAATAAGGTCTATAGCATTGCTCCCCTGAGACGGCATAAAGCCCCCACCCGAAGGCAGGGGCGTCGTGCGTTACACGCGTTGCAGCGACGGAACCGCAGTCATTGCCAACTGCAAGTCGTTCAATGCCGTGCGCTGGATCCACTGGAGGTACACCAGTTCCCCATCGGCCACGGCCTCGTTCACTTTCAACACTTCGTTCCACTGATTGACCGAGAACTCGTAGGTGTTATGCAGCAGCACCACACGGAAGTGCGTCGGGATCGGCGCCGTGACTTCGAGCTCTGGGTTGACCAAAGGCTCGGCCCCGTAGTACATCTTCCGCAGCCAGTCTTCTTTGGTTTGTGCCCCGTTGGCCAAGCGCAGGTTCCACAGGTTGGCGTTCAGGTACTCCATGTCGCCTTTCAAATCCCGACCGTACGCCGAAGCTTGGTCTGGACGCGAGAAGACTTCCCAGTTCGCTGTGCGGTTGGAACCCGGTTGCAGCAACGCAATCTGGAACTTGCTGACGAATTGGAACGGCAGGAAGCGCCCGTCCACGGCGTTGAGGTTCACGCTGTAGGTCAGGGTCTGCAAGGTGCCGTAGGACACAGGGTCGAACGGCCGGGACGTTTGGCCCAAGACCATTTTCGACGTCACGTTGTAGAACGTCGAACGGTCCATGTTGTACAGCCAGAATTCCAACCGGTAACCGATCAGGTCCGACACCCACACCGGGTACACGAACAAACGACATTCGTACGCCCCGTCCACTGGGCCCGTGCGGGCAATGTACGACTCGACAATCCGACGGTTCGCCGTAGGGGTGAGCCCGTAAGCGATTTCGTCTTCGGCGAGTTGGTAGGCGGCTTCGAGGGCAAACTCTTGACCGACTTCCGTGGCGATGTAGTTGTTCAACCCGTGCAAGAACGCCACGGTGTTGTCCATGTTCATCCGGTTCGTCTTGCCGTCACGGTAGGTCACCACCAAGGTCATTGGCAGCGATTCCACGGTCACGTTCAACGGGAACTCAATCACGCGCGGTTCGGCCGAGTTGATGTACGGGGAATCGATCTTGATCGACTTCACGTATTTCTTCGACGTGTCCGAGCGACGGATGGCCGCGGAGTTCATGATCAGCAGCTGGGCCTTGGACGTGGGGCCGCTTTGTGCATTGTAGTGCACGATGGTCACAAGCTCGTTGTCAGCCAGGCGTTCCGACGTAAAGGCCGGCAGGTGCGCTTTGATCACCGTTTGCACCGGGCCTTCGACCGGCACGGATTCAAACGGCACTTCCGGTCCGAGGTAGGTCAGGGACCCGTCGTAGTACGCCGAGATCACCTTGCCCGTGGCGTCCGAAATGTCCGAACCCAAGAACACCAAGTAATAGTCCGCCAGCGAACTGTACGCGTGCAGGCGGTCATCCGGGGTCAAGGTGAACGGCGTGGTGGACGTGTCCAAGAACATCCGGAACGATTCCGACGGGTAGCCTGGGCCAACGGCCACCAGCATGTCGTTGGCGTCACCGGTCGGTTCCGTCGGTGGGTACCACGGAATGAGGTCCGACATCCCCGTGGTGGGGTCCACCTCGACCACGATCTCAAACCCGTTCAACGGGTCGAACACCAGGTCGTCTTTGTTGGGCCAATATTTGTCGACTTGGCCGGGGACCGAAACGATTTCGCCGCGCCCCCAGATCCGGAAACCCCGGTTGGGGTCCCGGAAGTTGCTGTTGGTAAAAGTTTGACCGACTGGGAACATTAGTCATTACCCCGTTTGATAGATGAAGGGAGCCAGATCCATGGGTTCACGCAAGTACAGCCCGAGTATCCGTTTGAAGAACGCTATTTGGTAGCGGTTCAGTCCTACAGGATTGACGTGCCAATGCGGGTAGACCTTCACGTGGTTGTGGTTATAGCCCCGGTTGACGATGTCATACGGCACGAGCCACTCGTAGCGCTTCAACCACACACGAATCTGTTCGTCGGAGTAAAAGCCAATGATTTCCGGTGGGTTCAACCGCCCAGCGACCAGGTCGGCCAGGATCTTGTTGGAGAACACCGAGAACACCAAATAATGCTCACGGAACACGTCGGGGTTCGATCGGGTCCGCTGTGGGAAATACTCGGTCATAAAGTCCGAGACTTCTTTGTCGATCGCGTCGTCTTTGAGGCGGGCTTGGTTGTCCGTGTCGTAGACGTCGCGGAAGCGCGACTGCGGGGTTTGGATCTGGTACGGTGTGGAGTCAATCAACTCATCCAACGTGGTGGTCTGGCGGTCTTCCTCGAACGGCACGGTGGCCGGGTCACGGTAGCGGCCGTCAATCACCAAGCGCTGCATCTTGTGCCGGTGCACGTTGTAGGTCCCGTTGTTCGAGATCACCCCGTACTCCACAAACCCCAACTCCGTCGGTTCGTACATCTGGAAGTCCGGTGTGCAGAACCCATGACCACGGTACATGATTTTGTTGACGTCGTCCGTGAGCCACTTGAGGTTAGACACCACGACCTGCATGTCTTCGATGACGAAGTCCAACCCATACACCAACGACTTGCCGTTGCAGAACACGTCCAGTTGCCCGAACGGAATCTCCAGCAGTTTGTAGTTGTACTGCGTGTTGTAGGTTTCCATCGACCCTAGGGTGAAGCGGATGACCCCGTCGGTCTTGTTGAAGTTGTAGCTGTTGATCAAGAACTGTTCGTCCCGGCGGACCATCCCAAACCAACTCACTGCACTGGCGGTCCACACCCAACGGTGCACGTCGGTGGTGTCGTCCAGGAACCCCCACTCATGTCGGTTCGGCAAATCGGTAATGTCGATCCATTCGTCCGATGGCACTCCAGCCCACACCGGAGCCACGTAGACCCGGAAGTTAAAGCCGGTACCGATCAGCACGGGGTCTAAGCCGTAGCTTTCCCCAAGGGTTTCCCCACCTTTCCCCGAGATCGCTTCCACCAGTCCACAGGACGGGTTGATGATCTGGTGCCGAGTGCCGGCCACGTGGTAGTAATAGTTGATCAACGTGCCATCTGCGGTGTACTCGAAGATGGTGGCGTTTTCCCAGTAGTTGTACGCCAACTCGGCATAGCGAACGTTCTGGTCCATGATGATGGGGCACGGGTTCTGACTGAGGATGTGCGCAGCCTCGTGGTACCCAAACACGTCCCCGGCAAAGTTCTGTGCTTCGGTCTTTTCCGGAACGGAAGTGTCCGGGCGTTGGAACGCAATGGGGAAGATGTCATCCGGGCTGGCCGACATGAACTGCACGTACGGGGCGTTCTCCAACTTTGCGGCGTGCCAGATCGCAGTGGAGTCAGCCCCCACCATGGCGCGCACAATGTCCGCGTCCGGTAACCGGTAGAGTTCTTGGATCCGGGAGCTGTCTGCGATCAACGGCCGTTCGTACCCCGAGTGCCGCAGGTACAGGCGCACCGTGAGAGGCTCTACAGAGGGCCATAGGTCACTGGGCCACCTAACAGGGTCAGTTCCGTGCCGCGGGTCTTCTGGGTGCTCTGTAGCGATCCGTACGACCCGGTCCACCGGCAACGAGTAATCTTGGTGCGTTAGCATCCGCAACCAATTCCCTTCGTTATGGTGGTAGCTCACCCCGGAGAACCGGCCTGGGACCGCACCCGGTTTGTACAGGTACGCGTCCACGTCGTCATAAAACTCGATGGTGGTTGCCCGCACGGTGGGGTGCAGCAAGTACTTGCGCTGGCTGTCCAAGGTCGAGAGAAAGGTCGGGAGGTTCGCAATTGGAAACTCCAGCATGCCTTTAATGGAACCGTCCCAGACAAAGTCCGCCGTGTCGCCGATCGTCGCCGTCACCGGAGAGATCTCGTTGACAAACCGACCGTTCACGAAGTACTGACCGTAACCGCCCTTGGTCGCCATGAAATCCATCAGCTCCACTTGGAACTGGCGCACTTCTTCCGCCACCGCAAAGGTCTTGGACTTCACCACAACTTCGTACAACGGACCTTGGTCCGAACGCTTGGAGTTGTAGAACGAGTTGGAGTACACGTGCAGGTACGGTTTGTGGGTATCCAGGTCGGGGAACTTGGGGTTCACACGAACCGCCACGATCAGGTTCTGGGACGAGGTAATCAAGATGTACGTTTGGTGCCGGGGGAATTGAATGCCCGAGGACACGTAGACTTCCGCCAAGACTTTCAGTTGGTTCGCCAGCAGGTCCAAGGACATCCACTGATTGTACAGTTTGGGCAGGCCCATTAACGAGGGAATCACAGAACCGATCTGGTACACGTGCCACCAGTCTTGTGCAGACGGGAGGGTGTACGTTTCGTAGTCCACGCCCCACGCGCCCCTGACCCCGTACTTCGGCGTCAGTTGGCGGAGCTGGTAGACGAACTGTTTATCCATCGTTGGGTTGCACCAAACGTTATCGATTGCGTAACGCAACAGATAGTCGTTCATGGTGAAGCTCCTCGATTATTCCACGTAGTAGTCGGACACTGCCCGCGACACCAGGTCCACAAACACCGCCATCTCGTTGCCCCGGGCGGCGTTCTCTACCCGGCTGGTCAAACCCGAATTACGGTATGAGCGATCGTCCACGGCCATGTACAGCAACGCCAGGAAGGTCGGTAAATGTTCCAGCGCCACGGCCACGTTCTCACGGGCGTTCACCCCGAACCAACTGGAGTGCACCAGCACGAACAGCGCCGACGACGTCAGCTTGCCGATCCGGATTGTGTTGGCGTTGGTGGAGAATTCATGGCACAGGTCGTCGACGTTGCGCAACGGACCCATGGTGGTCAGTTGGTTGAGCACGGCGTCGATCGGCACACCGGTCACCCGGGACACGTTGATTGCTGCCCGTTCCCGGTCATCGCCCGGTTGACGCATCTCGGGGGTGAACATGGCGTAATAGTAGTAGGCCCCGATGACGTACATGGCCATCTGGGATTCAATCCCTAGGTTGTACTGCTTGGTCAGCGTCGCCGCCAACCAGCGCGAAAAGACTTTCACCGGCAGGTCCGTGAAGCGGGAAAAGAACGCTTCGTCACCGTTTAACAGGTGCATGTTGAGGGCCATTCGGACGCATTGTAATTTCCAATCACCAGAAGCTACCAAACGGTATGTACCAGTCCGTTTCTCGATGGACATGTACTGCCCACCATGGATCACCAGTTTGGGGTCCTTAGGGGTGCCGATGTCCAGATACTGAGTGAACTGTGGCACCAGTTCATGCTCATCACTCGGTGTCACAAAAACCGCATGCTGGAGTTTATACCCGAGAGGCGTAGCGACTTCTGGCAATTTCATATCAAGCTCTACTCGCTTGATCTTATTGACGATATCACCAGTTACCTTAGGGTAGAGCTTCTGGCAAATTGCAGTCTCATATGGAAGTAAGTACATTCCGGTGACTCCTTTTGATTGGTAAAACCTAACTAGCGTAGTCAGTTACGATTAATATCTATGATTGATTGTTAGTTAACACTCATAAGATCGAGTTCAAAGCTCCATATTTGGGAGAAGCAAAAACATGGCGACTTATAGCAATGCCGTTCCACAGGTAGTGTTTAATGGTATCCGTGACCGTTCGCGTCGGCCTTTCATCCGTCCGGAAATCACGTATGCCCAACACTGTCCTTTGCTCCGTCTCTTCACCGAGACCGGTCCAACTGAAACCACGTATGTCGGCGACTCCGATGATGGCTTCGCATCGATCTTTGGTGCTGACTCCCTCGCCCCGCGCAGCAAGTACTTCAACCTGCAGTCTCTGCTGGCTCTGAACCTGCTGGGTCAAGGCAACGGTTTCTACGTCAAGCGTCTGAAGCCGGAAGATGCCGGTGCCCCTGCGCGTCTGATCATGGCCCTGGAAATGGTTCGCGACATGATCCCGGTGACCGTGCAGCAGCTTTCCGGGTTCAACTACCCAGACCTGGTGACGGACCTGACGGATTCCCCGGTGTCGACCGACGCGACTGTGGAAGGCTACCGCGCCCGCATCGTGCTGATTCGTGACAACACCACCGAGATCGGCGGTCAGCGTGTCCTGCCGGGTGAAATGATTTCCAGCATCGACAACAGTCAATCCTCGGTTTACCCGTTGATGGAACTGCCAGCCAGCTTCTTCGGCAAACTGGGCAATAACCAAGGCATGCGCATCTGGGCACCGACCCGTCTGGACCTGGAAGGGTACGACGAAGAAACTGCCGCTCAATTCCTGACCCGCATGTACCGCGTGCAGTTCGTGGAAATGCCGGCCGTGGGCACCACCCCAACCATTATCAAGACGGCCAACCAAGAAGACTTCGTCAACGTCAGCTTTGACGAAGGCGTGTTCTCGAACACCAACGACCTCGATTACACCATCGACGAAGTGCTGGTGGACCGTTACGCCGACGACGGTGTGCAAGCGGGCCTGTCCCCACTGTACTCCCCGTTCAGCCAGGTATACGTATATCGCTCGAACGTACAAGTTGTGCAAGAGCTGATCTTTGACGCGGAGATGCGGGTTAACCCAGCCATTTCCAGCCAGGCCACTGAGCCGACTCAGATCGACTTCTTGACCATGCTGCAAGAAGACGGCGACCCGTACCAATCCGTTAAACTGGAAGGGGCTCTGGGTGGCGGCATTCTGCTCGGCAAGCAAACCGTAGTGTTCGCGGCCGGTGGCAAAGACGGCACCATGAACCTGGACACCTACGCCAACCTGGTTGACATCGAGAACCTGAACTTCGGTAAACTCGGCGACCAGTACGACAACATCGCGATCTACCAGTTCGGTCAGCTGTACGACACCGGCCTGCCGATGGAGTCCAAGTTCCGGGCGATGAACGCCATGGCAGCGCGTCGGGACATCCAATACTTCTTCACCACCATGATCGAAGGCGAGAAGCGCGGTCTGACGGTGACGGAAGAAGCCTCCCGGACCCAAGCGTTGATCACGCGCCTGAAAGCTTTCCCGGAATCCGTCCTGTACGGCACCGGTGTTTGCCGAGCGATGATCGTGCTGCAGTCGGGTAAACTGATGGCGGGCGGCTACAACAAGCGCGTGCCCCAACTGCTCGACGTGGCGATGAAGTGGGCCAAGTACGCTGGTGCAGGTACCGGTCAACTGAACGAAGCGTTCAAGATGGACAAGTCGCCGAACAACCGTGTGTCGTTCGTGAAAGGCCTGAACATCGAGTTCATCGATGCCCGCACCCGTTCCCAGGTGTGGACCAACGGCGCGACCTGGTCGCAGTCGTACGACACCCGTTCGCAGTACTACCCGTGCCTGCGTTCCGTGACCGCGGACGATACTTCCGTGTTGCTGTCGCCAGTGACCGTGAACATCTGCTGCGTGCTGATCCGTCTCATCTACAAAGTTCACGCTGACTTCTCGGGCGATGCGTCCATCGACAAGAACCAGCTGATCGAGCGTACCGACGAACGTATTCTGGAACTGACGAAAGATCTCTTCGGTGATCGTGTCGACATCATCCCGCGTACGTACATCTCGCCGATCGACGAAAACAATGGCACCAGCTGGAGCTGCCGTGTGACTGTTGCGGCTAACAACCCGCACACCACCTTCAACTTCGACCTGGAAACGGTCCGTCGCGAAAATCGCGATCCGGCTGTCCCTGCTGTCGCCGGTCGTTAATAAGAGGAACACGAAATGGCTATCACCCGTTTTAACTCGCCGTTCGCTCCTCAACAGAGCTTCGGTACGTCGAACGTTGCCAACATGATGAACTTGGCGCAGGCTGGCTCGTTCCAGCTTGCTCCGGCTCTCGGCAACATCGCATCGAACACCCCGTACGTGGGCCGTAACCTGATCCCGTTCCTGCTGGAAGCACCTCGGTTCTTCCGGTACACCAGCAACGCAGCCTACCTCGTGCGTTGTCTGAAGGCTCTGGTGGAAACCCATGCCCGCACCATCGAAGGTCTGACTCAACAGATCCAGGTGGACTACGCTGAATCGCCTTGGGGCGGTTCTGGTGAGCGTATCCAAACGGCCACCAACGTGACCCGTTCGCCGAGCAACCCGAACTTCGGTTTGTGGGAACTGCAAGGCCGTGCCGTACAGAAATTCATCAAGTGGTGGATCACCTACGGCATCGCGGACGAAAACACCAAGTACCCACGTATCGTTTCGGACGGTGTGGTTCAAGCGCAGCATTACGACCAGACCTTCGCGGGCATGTCGATGATGTTCATCGAACCGGACCCAACCATGACGGACGTGGTGCAAGCGTACCTGTGCACCAACATGCAGCCGACCGGCACCGGTCCGTGGGACGCCCGCAAGGACGTCAGCCAGATCGGTCAGAACCTCGACCTCAACATCGAGTTCACGGCGATCACCGACATCTCTGATGGCGTGATTCTGTACGCGCGTGAACTGCTGGCCGGGTTGAACCGTGGCGGCATGAACCCGAACGAAACCCGTACCTGGATTGAGAAGGCAACGGCAGACGTTCGTGCGGCTGACACCGGTCTGGCTAAACAGCTGGAACAAGGCGCGGCTAACCGTATCGTTGTTTAAAGGAACCTGCACATGGCTGGTGAACCGATCTCCACGCCGGCGGGGCAACCCAAACGGCCGGACTACAACAACCTGCTGTCCACTGACGTGGCTTCAGCAACTGACGTGGGCTTTGCTGCGCAGTTAGAGCAAGGCGCTGCGGCCCGTAAGGACCTGCAGGCGGCTTCCAGCCAGCGGTTCCCGTTGTCGTCCAAGTAACGCCATACGGCCTTCCCTGCGGGGGAGGCTTTATGCCGCGTTGCATTGAAACGATTTAAATGACTATATTACAACAGGGATAAACCAACTTAATCGGCGAAAGATTACTGGGGTCACTAACATATAGTGCCTCGGTGGCTTTTATGTTGCTATCCCTTAAAAGGAACTTCCCATGGACATCGCATCGGCCATTCTGAGCGTGGTGCTGTACCAAAATGACCTCCCCACTCGACCCGTTCACCGCAGCACGTCAGAGTACACCAGCCAAACCAAATGCATGAAGGCCATCTCCATCGAAGCCGCCATGTTGCCGGAAAGCTTGATCGCTCGGACCAGCAACGGGGCCATCGTCCACTGGCGTGGTGGCACCGCCATCTTTACCTGTACTGAAAAATAAACCAAGAGGTGTGTATGCAAGGCAGTGATCAGTTTGTCAAGTTTGAACTCCGTGACCTCACCACGTTCGGTGCGGCGGCTCCTTTCAAAGAGTGGTTCGTCATGAACCCACGGACAGGCACCAGCCGCACAGTGGACTATGACATGATCCGGAAGTACTTCGGCGTTGAGTGTCGTCCGGGCATGGAATACACCGTGGTGTTGCCACGCACCCACAGCATCTTGGGGATGCGCGATCAGTTGATCTACACCCAACTCACCTTCCGAGACGAAGAGATCCTGTTCGCCCGTATATCACTCGACAACGCCCATCCGGGCATCTGCATCTCCGAGTTCATCCTCGACTGGGATCTGGACACAGATACCCCCAGGTAAACCCAACCATAATAACCAATAGGACTGTTTACAATGAGCAAAGCCATGTTCCTGAACCGCGCCACTCAATTGATCCTGATGGCACGGACCCACACGGGCTACTCCATGGAATTGCCAGAGGATAACATCTTGGTGACCTGGGACGTGCGTGAACGGCGGGTGAACTTCATGCGGTTGGATAACCCCGACGTGGTGTTGGGGAATATCCTCGAACGTGCCTCAGGGTTTTACCTGCGGTGCACCCAAGCGTGGAATGACTTAGACGTGAAGGACGAGTCGTACCAGTACGTACAAAGTCTGCTGGGGAAAGTGATCCGAACGATACAAGCTTCTACAGCGGAACCCTCGGATTACCTGACCACCTTTAAAAACCCATAACGGCCATATTACGGAAGTGAGACTGTTCTCACACTAACCCAAGGAGCTTTACCGATGCGCACCCTTCAACAGCTGCTGCAAGACGAAGTCCCCGTACGCACTTCTTTCCTCTCCAGCATCCGTTATGCGGTTGCGGTGGAAGTCAATGAACGTTGCTTCGGCATCGAAGACTTCAGTCCGACCCAACAGCACTTGTCGTTGGATAATGCCATTGACGAAGTATTAACGGTCTTCGCGTCATTGAACGACGAGGAACGGACGGCGTTGACGGTGGACGCCCGGACGGTCCTGAAGAAAATCTTTAACCTAACTGCGGTGGCTTAACACATGGAGATAAAAACAAACGGTATGGGCGTGGCGTTTATCGTCGTGCTCTGGTGCATGGGTGTGGTGATCGCCAAGGGGGCTTGGCAAACGCTGTTCTCGTGGTTTCCCCCGTACGGTATTTACTTGGCCGTGGAGAAACTGATGACGATGGCGGGCATCGTTCCATAATGCCCCAAGGGGACCCAGCTGCGGGTGGGTTCTCTTTTTCTTTTTTATACCCTTGGGCCTAGCGCCCCTTTGTTAATCCCCTACCAATAGGAAAACTACCATGACGATGATCAGTGTGTACTCAATTTTTGAAGGCGACTACGAGCGCATTCTCAAAGCTGTTGACGACAATCAATGGCTGGTGGCTAAGACTGTAGGCGACGGTTGGGTGTTACTGGAAGTTCCCGGCGACGCTGGAGCGGCTGTGACCTTGTTGTTTGAAACGTACGGTATTCAATCGTCCCAGTACGTTTCCCGCTCCGTTATCGAGGCACGGGCGTACAGTTGGGCCCAGCTCAAAGACCTTGAGCACATCGTTCGCACGCTCAACGATCCCGTGGTGCCGGACAAAGAAGAAATCGAAGCGATTGAATCGGACGACCGGCATTGGGCTTTCACGTTCTTAATGCGCACCGATAACCAAGAACAGGACCTGTTGAACCGGCTGCATCAGTTCGACATACCTTACCACATTTACTTGGATGACTTGGCATGAAATTACTTCTCGCCTTGACCTGCGTTTTGTTATTGAACGTAGCCCACGCAGCGGATCACCCTGCCTTGGACCACCCGGAGGTCGACGCAGACCTCTTGCACCAAATGATCCTCGACTCGACCCTGATCCACTGTGTCGATTCAGTCTGCGTGGATTACGACAAGAAACAACCGGTGGCCATTTCGGGGTTGGTGGAAGACGGCTACAGCGTCATCTTCCCTAACGGCAAGTATTCACTGGCCACCCAACAGAAGTACGCCGACGCCATTGCGGACTTCTATTCGACCTACGTCACGATGTACTGAGAGGACATTACCATGGACTTGCTCTATGCAATCGAAGCGATGGACTTGGACGACGGCTCTATCCGTTTCATGGGCATTGACATCATCAAAGGCGGCGTGCCGTTCTGGAGCGATCACATGGTCCCGTCGGGGTTCATGGATTGTGCCACTGCGGTGAAGGAATTCAACCTGCTCACCACCACGGCCAATCTGTGCAACCTGCCGTACGTGAAAGACATGTGCAAACAGCGCTTGGCGGGACGCAAGCAGGTGCGGCTGGTGGAGATTGACTTCAGCAGCCTGGCGGGCATCCACAGCAAGGTCATTGAAGAAGCCCGTGTGGACCTCACGGGGTCCTACGTGACCGTAGACATCCGGCGTGACGCACCAAAAGCCTGACCACTCCCGTTTAATAGGAAAATTATAATGTCCACCCTTCTTGAAATGGCGGAAAACGTCCGTGGTCTAAACGGACAGGTCATCATTTTCGAGGACAGCGATGTCTTCTGGACCAAACCGAAACACGTGGACCGGGCGCAACAAGCTTTGTTAAAACGTTTCGTCAACGTGGCGTTTAAACGCAAGCTCCCTAACAGCGGGAATTACGAAGTGTGGGACATCCACGGCAACGCACACTACGAGGTGGTTGTTTCGATGTCACCTTCGATCAACGGGAACAACCGCACCTACAACCACATCGTGTTCCCGGGGCACGATGATGCGGAAGTCGATGTCTCGTCCGGTGGTCTCCTCGACCCGAAGATGCGCCTCTACTTCAACTCCGAGATCATCACCACCGAGTGCTGTCACCCGAACATTTCAAAACCTTAACGGAGGCAACACATGAGTAACGTCACTGGCCCTCGCAAATTCATGCAAACCAACTATGCGGCACTGGCCATTCAACGCATTGAAGATTTCATGGATCGTGAGAACGGCATTCACGGCTGCGGTGAAGACGCGCACATCGAGATGGTTATCTACGACCTCGACGACATGCTCGACGTCCATGAAGAAAACACCGTCCGGGAAAAGTACCTGGCTGCCGGTTGGGCCAAGGTCATCGTTGAACGCAAGGCGTATAACTGCGACAGCGGCGAACGCCAAACCATAGCCTTTTATTTCCCACCCATCGAGAACACCCACGAACTTTAATCAATAGGAACATTATAATGCTCAACCACCAACCATTGCCCATGGGCAAACTCCTCTCGGCGTACCTGGAAGACGGGGTCCTGTTGGGCCCTACGTGGGAACGGCGGATCCTTAAAGACATGGCCATGATGCGGTTGCGCAAACGTTTCAAAAACGTCAGCTTCCGTCAACCCTACAACAACAGCTATCGCCGCTGGGACATTTACGGCGCACGCTGGTGGGAAGTCGAGTGTGCGTTGGTCAAAGACCCGCGCGATGACCCGATGCACTTTCTCGCCCCTCGGGCGTGACGGCATATCGCCCTCTCCTTCGGGAGAGGGCGTATGGTTTTCTTTTTTGTCAACTGTCGTAATGTTGACGGGTCATGGCCCGCAGCATCAGGTACAGCATCAACCCCGTCCGGGTGGCCGCTAAGGAGGCGGGGGTTTTCACGCCCGTGGCTTCCTTGACAATCTGTTCCCCGGCTTCCCGAATGGTCAACACCCGAATGTCTTCCGAGCGGGAGGCCATGAGTTTGGCCCGCACTTGGGTGACCATGCCCACCAGGTCCGTGTTGCGCCCTGCTTGAGTCCGGATCGACTGCAGGTAATCAAAGGTGTAGAGCAGGCACTCTTCCGTAAACGTCTCCAAGTGCTTCATGCGCGCTTGGGTGTAGTTCTTGGACATGTACGCCAACGTTTTGTCGAGCAGCTGCGGCGGCATCTGTTCCACCGCTTGTTCCACCACTGTTTGCAACTCCGGGCGAATGAAGTCCCGTTCCCGTTGGATCACCGTGTTGAGGTAACTGACGTAGGTCGAATACCCCGTGGTTCGGTCTTTCAGCACCATGTCACCGTCGGTGGACATCATCATGTCCGAGGTCGTTACAATCCGACCCCCGTTTTCTTTGACCAGGCAATACACACCGAAATACTTGTTGATCAGTTTCCGGATGAGCGTTTGTTTGTCGGACACCAAACGGATCGCCATGTGTTCGTCGTTGTACTGCTGGAACACTTTGGCATAGATCGAATCCCGCACCAGGATGTCTTCGGAACGGGCCTTCAGCAAATCCCGCCAGCTGCCGTAGTTCTTGATGTCGTATTTGTACGACAACGCGGCAAAGGCCGCTTCGGCGATGGCTTTCTTGGCCGGGTACTTAAAGCGGGGCACCAGTAACGAGGTCAAGAACCGAATGTGCATGATCATGAACAACGCCACTTCCGCTTCGTGCCGGACGTTCTGCGGGATGTTCCGTTCTTGGTTCAGCCGGTAAGTGATGTACCCCGGCAGGTGGTTGAACGCCGTGGAGATCACTTTGTGGTCTTTGTCGATGGACGACACCCGGGCGAAGTTGTGCTTCAGCATCTCTTCGTCAATGCCCAACACGTCCTCGTACCAGAGTTCCATGTCCGACTCGTGAAACCGAATTTCATTCACCCCAATCAACACCCCACCGAAGAACGCGGAGTGGTTGGCGTTGACGTTCATCAACCGCACGTTGTATTTGATGATCCGCTTGCAGAGTTCAGTGTCGAACTTCACGTCTTTGAACTCTTCGTCCAAGACTTCCTTAATGGTCACTCTGGTCATGGGTACACCTGTTTAGGTCAGTTATTAATCTACACCATTGGCTTCAGAAATGTAGTTATACTGCGCTGTCTCATTTTGTGATAGCCCCGCTAACCATCACGAGTACGTGCCGATGTCCCTCGTTAATGAGCAACAAACCGATGCCGAAATTGCTCCGTCGGAAGAACCGCAAGTCGCTGTAACCGCCGGTGCTCCTGTGAACGCCTCGGCGTCGGCCACGGGTGCCGATCCTTTTCTGCCGTGGCAGGCTGCATGCCAACCCGAACGCACCAAGATCAAAGAAGAAGACCAGGTCCTCCTGTCCGATGTGTTGAACGGCCACGTGCCGGCCGAATACCATCTGATTGAAGGCGCCATCGATGACACCCGCGATGGCGGGATATACCCGTTGGTGGGGTTCCGTCCCAAAGGCGGCACCGTGGTGGTGAAAGCCACCGGTTTCAGCATCCTGGAACTGAAACCTCGGAACAGTTGGTACGTCGACCGGTCTGCCGAGGCACTGGTCACCGCGGACGTCCGCAAGCGCACGATCATTACGGCCGTGACCCTGTGCCGTGACGGCGGGGACAGTTCCATTGCCCGCGTCAGCATGTTCGCCCAGCTGGACAAAGCCCTGACCGAGAAGGGTTTTGACTGCGACAACATGCGGTTAACCAAATCCAGTTACGATTACACCCTCACGGCCAATTACCTGAAAGCCGGCCTGAGTTACTCAGTGGTGTTGAACCTCGGCGTCGCGCCTGTTTCGCTCATCCCGAAACTCGACCCGCAGTACGGGCAGCTAGTGCGTACGACACACCGGTATGGCCATGACGAATTGACGTCGCAATACACCGGAAGCTATTACCTGTTTAAAGACGACGCCACCATCCACGCGATGGACGTCAATTCACACGAACACAAAAAAGACAGCCATGCGGTGGCGTGCATGTCCATCGAACGGGCTTCCCAAGGTCTCGAGAAACTCGCCGGACTGCTGAAGTTGCCCCTCGGTTGGATCAACGAGTATTTGGTCATGGTCTTGAAGTCCTTGAACGACCCTGTGGTGACCTCCTTCGAACTGTCCAACTACGGCCAGTCGCGTTTGTCGATCAACCTGATGGAAACCGGGGTGGAGAAACCCAAGTCCATCCACATCAACCTGTAAAGCAATTCCCTCTCCTTGGCCGGCAACCAGGAGGGGTTTATGGCGCAATAATCTGTAGAAGAATTCCACAGAGGAGAACGCCATGAGTTGGTGTACGATTAAACCGGTTGTTGACACCAGCATTGACCTCAGTCAGTACGACGTGTGTCAACTGGGGCAGCAACTGAAAGACCGGGAACGGCTGAAAGACCTGTGCAAACGGTGCAACGCATTGTGCCAACCGGACGCCTGGTCGGTGCAATGGCAATTGATTGATGCCACGCACTACATGTTCGTGTTGACGGAGAAAGCAACGGGACAAACATTGAGTTGGAGTGTGATGAAGGCCTTTCCTAATGAAAGCGCTCAGGCGACGTTTGAGCGTGATTATATCGAAAGTACCCTACGGTACAACGTCTCCATCATGCGTGCCTTAGAAGACCACCTAGAGGCCTTGCAGGATACTAATCCGACTGCCCACTACCGAATGGAATGCACGGCGACTGGCTACCGCATTTTCCGTCCGATTATCGTCACGTTAGGGTTGGTGCCGTTCCAACTGGATATTTTAACCGAACTAGGCCCCGTGCCTCTCGACCGCGTAACGCACCCTGGATTGTGGGAAGCGCTGGCGGTGGTTCCAGGAGAAGCAGGTCGGGCTTTGGCTCGCTTGGTGACACGGTACATGAAGTTAGGTGTGGTGTTTGACACGGTGGAAGAATTGACGGTGCAGGATTACGCCAAGACGACCATCAGCGGCAGGATCAAGCGCGATAACACCACTCATTATGTGGTGCGCTTAACCCGCCAAGACATTCAACTGACCGACCCCACGTTGGCTCAGTACCACGAATACTACACCCTCTAAGGTACCCCTATGAAAATTGAAGTAACGTTGGCTGAAGTGTCCACCGCAACTCGGTTGCCGGTGGAGTTTTGCAAGGAAGTGATCCGTCGTCTGTTTAACCTCAGCTACCTCACGGACGTCACCGATACCCTGGAATTCGAACCCGTGCACCACGAAGCAGCCATTTACAACGTGGCGGGTAAGTTGTCCATCCAGTTTTCCGTGGACCGCAGTTCCAACGTGACCAACAAGGCCACGCTGTTGGCTTACATCGAGAAGGGCAGCTTCGCCGTGATCGACCGTCAAGCGTTCCCGTAACAACCCCCACAAGAGGAGCCTTCGGGCTCTTCTTATGCCCGTTCGGTAGATTTTAAAATAAGTCAGAACTATATTACGTTAGTGATCTTTACCCTAACCACCACAAGGCATTTTTCTAATGGCTCATTTTTTCTTTCCTGGCTGGTACAACCAACTGGGCGTTTCCGACGAACTGTTCCAACGCGGCACCAAGCACATCTTCCATATGGAACAATGCGCCACTTGCTTGGACATCAAAATTCAAGCGAATGACGACAACGCGGTAGTGGAGGTGTCACACGACCAAAAAGTCCTGGGGCATATCACGGTGCGCTTCGCCGAGCTGCCGGAACAGAAATTCAATCACGAGGCTGTGGCCGAAAAAGCCTTGAACGTGTTGCTGGCGGACGTCCGTTCCATGGACTTCATCACCAGTCGCCGTCGCGCAGCTGCAGAACTGTTCATTCAAGACACCTTCATCTGCCAGGGCTACAATCACTCCAGCCGTAAAACCTGCACCATCGTCAAACGAGAACCGTTCACGCAGAACAGTTTCCGCATTTTCACCTTCACCGAGAAACCGTCCCAGTTGGACGATCAAAAAATCCTCTCCAGTAAGAAGAGCTTTTTGGCCTTGGTCAAATCCAACCGGCCGGCGTGGTTGGGCGAAGCGCTGCACTTGTACGCTGCCCAAATCGCGTACTTGCTCGAAGAGACTGGCCAACCCGGTGCCGCCATGATCTACACCTACGGCAAACGCACGGATGCCGAAGGCAAGGTGGTGGCGGAACACTTCCAAATGTCCATTCCGGCGGTGAATGGGAACCCGGAAACCTACCGTTTCAACCTCTACCACGCGGCAGTGGATTTGGCCACTGGTAAGTTCCACGAATCAGTTGCGTTGGCTATGGAAGACCGTGAATGAATCCATTCGATGGCTTGTCGTTCGTCTGCGTCGGGTTAGATAGCCCCTTGCCGGTAACCCCACCCAAGCGCCGTATTCTGGGGATCGATCCCGGTCTCCACAACTTTGGCCTAGTCCTCATGGAGGAAGATATGTTTTCCCATCGCCTCTCTTTGGCTCTGAGCATGGCAAACCTGGCTTCCCAGGTGTCGCGGGATTCCGCCAAGCACCTCGAGATTCCAATGTACTCAGACGCGGACGATTGCAGCTGGTACGCCAAACTGGAACAACCCGTGCAAGGTGAGGGCCGTGATCGTAAAGCCACCCACAACATTCCTCAGGATATGTCGTCTATGTTTAATCGACTGTTGCAACGTGCCAAACCATCCCGTTTGGTAAAGAACATCGTCCCCAATTCCACGTTTGGCAAGACCACTGCAGATGTGGTCCGGGAAGGCTTTGCGGCCTTGGAACCACAAGCACGCCAAATGGAACGGGAACTGGCCATTCGGGATGCGTTGCAGGATGCCAGCAGCAAACTGTTCAAAAGCGACGTCGAGGTCTTGGCGGAACTGGAAGCCAAAGTAGGCGGACCGTTCACCATTGTGGTGGGTGACTTGAAAGTGCTGGGTTCCATCGGACTGGCGGCGTACAGCATCCTCGACACCCCAAGCGGCAAAGGCTTGATGGTGGACACGGCAACCTGGCATGACGTTCTCCGTTTCGGACCAGTACCTGAAGAAGGTGCAATGGTAGAGACCCACCGTCGTCTGTACCAGATCATTTTTGGCGAACGGCCATTCGCCCCTTGGGTTGATCCGAACACCGTGATGGCAAACCTGTCCGAGCGTTTACGTACATACGCCGAACATGAAGAGGGTACGTCCCTAGGTAACGTCCATGACCTGATTCAGATCATGGCTGAGACTACGCAAACTGGCCGTAACGAAACGATGGCTTTCTACGTCCACCCAACAGAAAGCACAAATGTCGCACCACTCGATCCGAACGCGGTGATGGCAAACCTGTCCGAGCGCTTACGCCATTGCTCAGAATCGGATGGTGTGGCGGGGTCGTTCACCAACGCCCACCTCCGGAAGACCCTGAACGATCAACCCCTTTTCGACTTTTCCACCGGTCAATTCCAAGAGGGGGTTTATTGGTCCCATGCCTCGAACCTAGGTAAGTCGGGGCCGTCGGATTTCCTAGTCAACGCCATGCCCGTACCGAAAGGTCGAGACGAAAACGAATGGCGGGCCGAAGTCCGTTACCGGATCGCTACTGGTCAGACCGACATGACCAAACCCATGGTGATGTACGACTATGAAAGTACGTTAAACCCCGAAAGTTTGTTGGCTATCTTCGAAACTTATGTCTCTGGAATCGACCCTAAAAAGGATGCTGCTGAATGACTGCAATTGAAACTGTACTGCTCGAAGAGCTCGCGCCGATCCGTTCTGGTGTGGGGGTGGTGGAAACCGAACGTAAACTGGCCCGCATCGTCGTCATCGACGAAGTGATCAAACACCCCAACGCCGATCGGTTGTCCTTGGCGTTGGTTGGGGGCTGGCAGTGTGTGGTCAAACTCGACGAATACAAAGCCGGGGATCGCGCGATCTACTGTGAGATCGACAGTTTGTTGCCGGTTGAACACCCACTGTTCTCGTTCCTGGAAGCCCGTCGGTCTGACCTGCGCACCGTCAACGGGACCAACTACCACCGCCTGAAGACCACCAAGTTCCGCAAGGAGCTGGCCCAAGGGTTGGTGGTGCCGATCCCCGCAGAACTCAGCGGCAAGAAGGTCGACGACAACGTGACCTTGGAACTGGGGATTCTAAAGTACGAATCCTCCGGTAAGAAGAACGCCGAGTCCCTGAAAGCCCCGGATTGGTACGAGCGCCTGGTAGCCCGTGTAATGGGCGATCTGCAGAATGAGAAGCCATGGCCTAAGTTTCTTACCAAGTCCACTGAGGATCGCGTACAGAACCTCACAATGGCGTACCGGAAGGCTGTGGAGAACAATGAGCTCTTCGAAGCGTCGATCAAACTGAATGGCGCGTCGATGACCGTCTACAACGTGGTGCAGGACGCTGTGACGTTGTCAGGGGTGTGTTCCCGAAACGCCGAGTACGACCTGGAACCCGTGCCATGGACCCGCTTTGAACAACTGCGTTATTGGGTGGCCAGTTTCTTGGGTCGCAACCGCCGGTGCATCGCTCGTCGCCGTTTGATCTGGCCGGCCTGGAAAGTCAGCAAGAACGACAGCAACGACTTCACCAATTACGTGAAAGCCAATGGCCTGGTCGAAAAGTTGCAACGCTACCAGCAAAACTCGGGGGTGGCGTTGACCCTACAAGGGGAACTCTGTGGCCCGGGCATTCAGTCGAACTTCGAAGGGTTGGAAGCCCGCGAGTTCTTCGTGTACAAGATTTACAGCAACGGCAACATGGAACTACCGCCTCACGGTGCCCGTTCCATCTGTGAAGTCCTGGGGTTGAGGTACGTTCCAGTGGATGACCCTTGCACCTTGCTGCCCCCTACCGTAAAGGACTGCCTGGCCGCCGCTGAGGGCCCTGCGGTCTTTAACGGACGCAAAGGTAGCTACCGGGAAGGGCTGGTGTACAAGTCGCTCACACGGGATTTCAGCTTCAAAGTCATTTCGAATAATTTTCTGCTTAAAACAGATTCGAAAGAAGAAGACGCGGTGGAAGCCTCTGTGGTAGAAACCGGCATCACCGAAACCATTGAGTAATGCCTGAGCCCGCTGCCTCCCTCCGGGGAGGTGGTATGCCGTTCGTCAGGTTTAACAAAATCGCGCTATAAAGCTTTTGGAACGACGGGGAATTCAGTAAGCTGTTTTCTTTTAAAAGCTTTTGTTCTCTAACAAAGATTTACCTATAAAGAATATAATTATGTGGGGGGGACCCTCTGGGGAGGACCCGCGTAATTATTCCTTATTTAGTAAGCCGATTCATCTCAAGTGACCAGGAAAACCACCGCATGCCGAACACGAACAACGCACTGCAACAAGCCCTCGACCAAGGGCGCAAGATCGAGTGGGTCATCTACCGGAACGGTAAAGGAAGCATCGTCCGCATTGTGTAACAATACTGCGGAGGTAGATGATGTACAGGAAATAGGAGCGTCAGAATGCCACAAGCTAAACCTACCCAGGAAGCCATCCAACAAACCTTTAAGCGACATGGGGTGATGCTCTCGGAGTACACCGCTGCATTGGTGACCCAGGCCATTGCCAATAACATCGACGCCCAAGGGGGTTACACCCTCAACAAATACGCCAAAGACGCCGGTGTGCTACTGGTGCTGTTTGATGCCGAGAACAACATCGTGGATACCTCTCGGTTCATGGCCAATGACACCAACAACCCCAAGCGACGGGTGCCTTCGCTGGAATGGTTGACGGAACTGTTTGCCCCGTTGTGGTTGAAACCCGAGGTTTACAAGCTTACTTATATACGTGAACAAATCCTCACGCACGTGACCAACGGGGGCACCTGGGAAACGAAACTGTGCAACGGTTACGTAGAAGTTCTGTTCTACAACTGTTTCGAAAAGATCGTCATGGCCATTACTGCCCGTAGTGACCACTAATCTCAAAACTCCTAGCAATAAGGTAACAATCATGAGCAGTCCTGTATTGAAACACCGTGTGTACTTCTGTGGCGGCACTGGCTTCAACATCGGTCGCCTGATGGGCCCGAATGATCCCCGCTTCGCCTTCGTCGACACCGGTGATGCGAACATCACTCCCGACATGCAAGACTCCAACATCTACCTGCTCGAAGGGCTGCACGGTGCGGGTTCTGACCGTTCCTACAGTTACCCGAAAGCTGCGCCACAAATCCCAAGCGTGCTTGCCGAGTTCCCGGGCGTTGAATTCAACATCGTGGTGTTCTGTGCCGGTGGTGGTTCGGGTTCGGTGATCGGTCCGCTGTTGGCGCGCTCTCTGCTGAAGGATGGGCTGTCCACGGTGCTGGTGGTGGTCGGTGACGACACCGCCAAGAAACAATGGAGCAACACCCGTGACACGTTGAAAGGCCTGGAAGTGAACGCCGTGGAACTGAAGCTCCCGGTGGTCATGCACTACCTGGAAAACAAGACCGGGGTTTCGTTTGCGGAAACCAACGACCGGGCGGCATGGGGCATTGACCTGCTGCTGACCCTGAGTTCGCAGAACAACCATCGCCTCGACACCAAAGACGTGCAGAACTGGTTGCAGTACTCACGCCTGCACCCGATCGAGCCACAACTCTCCACCCTGTTCATCACCGACTCGCGGGCTGAAGCGGCGGGTGTGTTGGAACCGATCGCAATTGCTTCGTTGTTCGCGGACGAGGCCAAGGAAACCACCTTCGGTGAAGCGTACAGCAAAACCGCGGGTTTCCCGATCGACCCCGAAGCGATGGACTGTGACCAAGCCCACTTCGTGATCAACGTCATCGGTGTGGATGAAATTCACAACACCCTGAGCGAACGCGGTCAGGCCATGGCCCGTACCTTCGGCGCCTACCGCACCCGCAAACCCATGACCGACGTGGACGACAACCTCACCAGCGATGGCTTGGTTATCTCCTGATCGACTGTGCGTAAGAGAGGGCCTTCGGGCCTTCTTTTATGTCCCCCATCAAAAGGAACCTTTCAATGGACGTATTGTTTGCTCAAGACCAACGCATCACCCTCGAAATGTTCGACCCCCGCATTGCTTTCCAGCGTCACTACCTGAAGACCTTGTTGTACAAGGCAGTGATGCTGGACGAACACCCGACCATGGACGAACTGGCTGCGGCCATGCACCTGCGCAACGCCGACATCTACGACCTTTTGTCCCGCAACATTGCGTTGGAGCAGGATGGGTTGTGGCGCCTGTTGGTCAGCACCATGCATTCGGTTGTGTATGAAGGGGACACCGGCCGCTCTACCCCGGTCGATCGCCCTCCAACCTGGTTCCTTGCTCAAGCCACCGGCACACCCGATCACCAGTTCGGAAAAGAGCCGTTCAAATCGGTGATCGAGGCGACGCTATGGGACTTCTCGAACCAGCGGGCTCGTTTTCGTGCAGAACAACTCAAACTCCTCACTGACAAGGTAACCCCCTGATGTCTTACCACCTGAACTTAATGGGTCGGGCCATGGCCGCGCTGATGAGTGCGATTGTTGCCAAAGAAACCATCACCATCACTGATCTGGCCGCCAAGCTTCAACTCGACGAAGCCATGCTCAAAGCGTTCTTGGCCAAACTCATCGATGATCCCCGTGAGAACTCCCGGTGGGCGCTGGTGCTGCAGTACGTCTCGCACCGGATCAACGACGGAGAGTCCGCGGAACACCTGGTGCCGTACCCGGACAACTGGTTCTGGCAAGCGCTGTACCGTGCCCCGCAGTACGATTACAAACGCGACCTGTCCAAACACGCCAAGCTGGCGGAAACAGCGAAACAAGAATTCGACGCCTGGGCAGAAGCACACCAGTCGGACAGTCCTGAGGGGGTGCGTGCATGATCGACAACGGTTACGTCACCCTGTCCCGTTCCGGCAACTGGTTTCAGTTCCCCAACGGCGAGTTAGTGCGGATCATGTCACCGCTGGAATACGCAGGCTTCGCTGACTTGACCGAAGTCTTCCAAGGGCGCAGGGTTCTGGTGGAGCGCCTCGATTGCGAACGCTCACGCGAATACGTGGTGTTGAACGAAGCCCTGAAAGAAGTACGGACGCGAGAGCGGGATTTCCATTCCAATGGCGAGCCAGCGATGGATTGCGTTCTGACCTTGGACACGGTAACCATTGCCGTGGACAGTGATTTAGGTAAATTGTTGTATTGGTCCCCAGCACAAACGACCGATGCCAATGGGAACACGTCCAAACAACAGCGCATCCCACTTTACACCCCACCCGAGGTGCCGTAATGACGGAGTCCAAGAAAACGTTAAAGCGCCGCCTGCGTGAAGCGGACATCAAACGCCACAACGAAGCTTACGCGACCAAGACAACCATCGACGCAATCAAGGAAGGGGCCCTGTCTGCCCTGAATGAAGTGTTGGGGAAACCCAAACCCGCGAACGTGGTGCTGGATGTCAAACGACTGGAACGCGTAGCGCGGTCCCACCCTGACGTCGCCGCCGGTAAAGTCAATGTGGATGACAAGTTTCGGGAACTGCTGCAACAGAACCTGACGTAGAAACTCTACTCGCCTGTCCCATGCTGTGTAAACCGTACCTGCAATGAAGGAATATTACCGTGCATCCAATCTAGACTAAAGCGGGAGGCTATATGACCAAGTCAATAGCTAAGCAACTGGACCAAGCCGTAGCAAACGAGCTGGGTTTAGTGCTCTCTCCCTTTACCATGATTCTCAGACACGTTGTCGGGTTGCGCCAGCTGGTGGACGGGTTCGTCTTCGCCCTAGTGCAGGGCGATTACATCCACGTGGATACAGTTGACACTTGGAATGATGCTAATGGGATGCGAGCAAAGATCAAAAAGTTCATCTCTAATCCCCTCGTGGAGGAACGGTTAGCGAAACGGCAGTATCGGCGGTGGTATGTGAGGGGCGGCGGGGAACTATTCCCGGTGCAAACAGCCAAGACCGAAGACCTCAAAGAAAACTTCTATTTTTTAATTGATGATAACCCCAGTCATCGGACGTTAACCGTGTTTAATGAGGAATGCCCGAAGCTGCGGAAGTACTCCCTTTATACTCAGCAAGCACTGCCCTTTAACTGGGGCGTTATTCTCCGGAAACCTTTGGCGGTACCCGCTTAACAGAGCGCTGCCGCTCGCTCGGATTTTAAAGTTATGCCCCGCAAGGGGCGTAAGAGCCCAGACCGGTGACGGGACTGGTATGTAGTAGCAAATAGGTAACACGAAAATGAACACACCCAACGAACAAATCCTGCTCGATTTCGCGAAACGTTATCTTACTCCGGACGTGGTTCATTTGACGCGTCTGGGTGATTACAAGATCGATCTCATGTCGGACCATGTGCGTATTTCTAAAAACGGACACGATGTAGTCAGCATTTTTCCGAACGATGGGAGCGTTATGTACCATCGTGCCATGGAAACGTCGGGAGACCTGCGAACATTGATCGCCAAGGAATTGATGGCGCTGTCGTTGCCCAAGGTGTTGACTACAGAGGAAGTGCTCGGTGCCGGACGTAAGTTCCTAACCGACGTGCCCGTGGTTAAAGATGTGGGGATGTTTAAAGTGGACGTTCGATCCACCACCATCACGATCAAAAAGGCGGGGGCGGATTACGCCACCTTGTTCTTTATCCCAAAAACGATCAGCATCTACGATACCTTCGGGACACTGGAGCAGATCTATGCGATCTTGATGGAGCTGTGACTGGCATAAAAGCCTCTCCCTTCGGGGAGGGCTTTATGCCTTATTTTTTTGCATTGGAAGGCTTTCTGTGACTATATTACAACGGGGATAAACCATGTAGTTAAGAGGAGCATTACATGACCCGAGATTACAAGAAAGACTTGTTGTTGTTATGGGCTTCGGCCTTGTTGCACGAAAGCCCCCTGCCCAAACGCACCCACTACAACGGGTACGAGTGCCGGGTGGAAATGACCGTGGTGCACGTGCTGTCGGATACCGTGGTGCTGTTCACCATCTACCCGAAGGAAAACCGGGTGGAACAGCACGTGGCCAATTGCCTGGCCGTGGACCAATTCATCGTACTGATCGGAACCGCTCCATGAAGGCTGAAAAACACACCGCTAAACTGATCAGATGGGGCACCACCATTCTGGCCATGGATCCACCACCCCAAGAGATTCGCTACCCGGGGGGATACCGGTGCACGGTGCAAAACCAAGAAGTGAGCATCTTCAGCCCCCACACCTACATCCTGTCAATCTTCCCGAAGGAAAACCGCATTGCGTTCCACGAACGGAACTGGATTGTGGTGGACCTGTTTGCCAGCATGATTCGCAACTGACCCCAACATAGCCCCTTCCAGTGTGGAGGGGGTTTATGTCGCCTTTCCCACTAAAACCCCGGTACGGAGTAAGTGTAACTCAAAGTCACAGGAGCAACTATAATGGAAACCTATGAAACCGACATCGTGAGCAACGCTAAGCGTTTAATGACCCGAGCCAAACGTTTGTACTCGGCCTTTGACCACCAGATCATCGTCAAGAAACATTGCGTGATCATTTGGGACATCCTAGCGAACAATCAAATCGCGACGATTCACCCCCGCCCCCGTGGAGTGCACCTGCACCATGATGGATCTTTACAAATCGTCAGCAGTGTGCTGGCCACTGTGCAATAACCGCTCAACACGGCATAAAGTCCTCTCCGGTTCGGAGAGGACTTATGTCATTTATTTTTTTGGTTTCAAACCAGTTCTTTAACGCGCATGGCGAGAACTCCTTTCTTTTTAATGCATTACGGGGCCGCCATGATCGTGCGGATGTGGTGACGGTTGCCTTCGGGGTCGTTGAAGCAACGGGAGATCTTCCGCCAGCGCTTCAGCGCCTCTTCGTAGAGTTCTTCCGCATCGGCGTACTCCATGACTTTGTCACGGAACTCACCCAGCGCTTGACCGCCTTGCAACACCGACTCACCCATGCTCACGTACATGTTGTTGTAGATGTAGGACTTGACCGCCATCTCCACGAGTTTGGAGAATGCGGGAATGGCTTGGGCCCGGATTGTGTTCAGTTCTTGGTCATTGCCCAAGCGACAGCTCAGGTAAGCGGCATGCGTCGGCAGGTAAATGTAGCGGACCATGATGGTGTTGTGGTTGATGATGTTGATGTACGAGGTCTGGGCCACCGGCAAGCGTTTGGCCGCATCCAGCACTTTGCGGGTTTCCGCCCCCATCACCGATTCCGAGTAGTTCATGGCGTACCCAGTGTTCTGGTAGCCCAAGATCCCGAAGTGGATCGAGAACACCTGTACGATGTCGCGCTGCTGGGTGTACTCGTCCGGGATGTAGTAGACCACGCAGAACGGATCGATGTACTCCGACTTAACGGGGAAGTCCAACGGGATGTACGTTTTCGCGCCGCCGATCAGGTTCATGTCGACCATCACGCGTTCTTCGATCACGGCTTCTCGGATCAACGTTTCCAGCGAAATGTTCAAACCGCATAGCTGTTGTTCCGCTGTGATGAAAGCGGTCTTTAAAATCTCGGGTGGGATCTTAAACTTCAAATCCGACAACGCTTTCGTGATAGGATTCATCTTAAAGGCTCCTGTGAGGCCACTGGTTGAACGATCGCTCGTAAGATAATACTTGGGTAGCGTATTGTATACAGCAGGGCTCAGGGATCGTCATATAAAATCTCAGCACCCATTACATAAAATCTCAAGACTATATTACGGTCTGGAGAAATAAATAATGGTTGGAGTCTCACCAATGACCAAACCCCCTTCGACCATCATCGGCTACGAGATCGGGATCGTCCTGGACGCGCTCACCGAGCACCCCTTGTACATCCCCGGAACCTTGACCGAACGCCACCTAAAGCGTCAACTATTAATTGACAATTTCTTGTCCTACACCATTAATAGCTTTCAGATGGTCTACGTTGCAGGTTACAACGTTCAACAGAACACGTTGCCCGAGTTGAGATGGTTTGAACTAAACACACAAGCACGCAGTTGGCTATACCAGATCCTGGCCTTACCCAACGAAAGCGCAGGCTCTTTCGTACACCTATTTCGGCAAGACCGAAGGATGTGGTTGACGTACAGCCGTAAATAGTTACCTAGAGGACAAAGAAATGCATAAGCGGTTTATTGTACTGGAAGCGCGCCAACACGTGTCCGTGGCGCTGGATTACTTTATCTTCCTAAAAGAAAACAACCCAAATGCATCCTTTGCGTTCCCAACGAAAGCCATGGGGATGCGGTACGTAAAAGTGTTGGCCGAAGAGTTATTGGCGGCCCGATCGTTGATCCCCACCAACGGGTATGACTGGACCTTGGCCAAAGCCGCGATCCTGTTTAACTGCGAACAGGAACAAGTCCAACCGCACCAAATCGACATCGCCGAGATTGTGGACCGTGAACCGTCGATTGACGGCATCGTGCATGAACTGTCAGGGCAGATCTACCGGCACATCGAAGAAAAGACCTGGACCGAGTGGAAGATCATTTCCATGGCGGGGATCTTGGCCATGGCGGAAGGCAAGGACTACCGCGTGTCCGAGTGGGAGCAAGCGAACGAGTACGTGGACGAGAACGAACGTCCGTATATCTCGTTGAATTGTTCCAACCCGATCGAGTACATCCATGAGAAATTCGAAACCCACTACGGCATGGAATTCACCGCCGGGTTTATCACCGCACTGGTGGCGGAAGTGTTCGTGGAACTGTATCCTCAGCTGCGCTTCAGCAAGCACACCCCTATGGTGGACAGCAAACTGTTGGCGAGAATGGGGATCTTCCATTACGACACCTTCAAGTCTAACGTCGTTTCCAAGGTACTGCACGCGTTCGGGTTGACGTACTTCTCGACGTACATCAAACGGAACAAAAGTTACGAAGCCGACTTGATCAATGGCTTGCTGACCATCCGGGAAGTGAACCGCAGTGCCAGTGAGCGCGAAATCCTGGAACTGGTGGAGTCGTACGAGCGCGGTGATCGGTTGTTGCCGGGTGAAGTGGACATCGCGGAGCGTTGGATTATGGAGAACCGTCAATGATTGATTTTCGTCAAGGTATTAAGATATATCAGGGGACAGGGTTCCACGTGGTTGAGTTCACCGTCAATGACCCACTCAAAGCCATCGCCCTGTCGGCCCTGGAAACAAAAGGTTACGTGGTCAATGCCTACAGCCACCGCGGAACCACTGAACAATACGTGTTGGTGACCAAAGCCAAGCAAGCCCTGCTGCAAGAACAAATGCACCATTCTTGCCGCAACTCGCTCAGCGGGTTAACGCTCCCCGTGGTCAACACGTAACTTTCGCCCCGGCTTCGGCTGGGGCGATATGCTGTCAAGAGGTGTATCTAATGGAACGCAAAGAGTTGGTGTACACGCTGGACATCCCCACCTACTTCCCCCACTACGAAGAACTGGAGAAACTGCATTCCAAGATCATCACCGGCCATGCCTACGTCGGTGTGGGACCGTGCGGGGTGTTTAACGACATCATCGACTGGGTGATGCGCGGGATTGCTACCGTGGAACGGGAAGACATGACCTACGACTGGGAGTTTGTGATTCCCGGGAACTGGTTGCGGATGCCCGACGGTTTTGAAAGGCGCAAAGGGAAACGGGCTGCTCGCTATGAGAAGCTCTTTATTGACACGGCCTTGGTGTTGTGGAAAGCCTTACCCAAAGGAGTCAACGCCGTGTTCCCCGTGCAGTTCAAACGAAACAAGGCAATTTTTATCGTGGTTTACACCGCGGACAAGTGGGAACAATATGAAATTGTTAATCGTCTTAGAGCAGAGGCTTTCTACACACGAGATCAAAGAACTGGGGCATTGGCGGGTCGAGCATTGCGTGCAACAAGTCCTGAATAGCATCTACGAATACTGGTACTGCACCGGGTGCCTGACGTACGAACAGATTCTGGAGAACAACACCCAGGCCGGGTACAGTGAACTGGTGAACATTTACGTGGATAGCGGAGTCTATGTGACCAACAAAGACCTCTATCCCGAGTACCGGTCGCTGATCAAGCGCATTGACCACGAGTACCGCAAGTTAATCTTGGGTATGTTGAAAACCCAAGACCCCATGGGCGTGGCGGTTGATTTGCGGTGCCTAGGGGTGGACCATAAGCGGGTTATCATTCTAGTGACTGCTTAAGGAGCACCTCATGCTCGATACATCCGACCCAATCCTTGATTCTTTTTGGACGACCACTATGTACGAAGCCCCTTTGCCGACCAACGTGGCCATCACGGCAAACACCCAAGAAATCCAAAAACTGATTTACAAGATCGCCCTCTCCATTCAGAACTGGTCTTACCGCAACCCGGAATCTGACCACCATCTGGACGATGACGTCTCGGTGATCATGCTGGTCCACGGTTGTGTGAACCACTGGTTGCAATCTAACCCCACGGTGGTGCCTCAACCGGGGATGGTCCTGGACTTCGAAATGTACTTAGGGGAAACCTTCCCCACGGCGATGAAAATGTACAACGGTGATGACCTGCAAGACCGTGAGGCGCTGCTGCAACTGAGTAAGTGGTTCACGGAAGTGGTGGTGCACCTAGCGAAGATCTTGGCGCCGTCGTTCCACCAAGTCCTGGTGCAAGGCAACGAGATCACCCGGTTTCAATCGGTGGACATCAAACCCAACCAAACCCAGATGTTCATCATCACCGGGGACAGCTGCGTGCCGGAAGCCATGGTACTGCACCAAGGCCAGTACGTGCCGGAATCGGACGAGTACATCCGAACGTACAAGTGGTACGAACGCATTGACTTCGTGAGCATTGATGCCCCGCATGCCCTCCAGGAATGGGTGGGGGATCTGGCACAACGCATTCACCTAACGCCGCAGCCGGGCACCCAGCTGTACGGCAAGTACTGGATTCACCCGAGTAACGTTGATGTGATCCACGATTGGTTGGACCGGCACAACGTGCGCAGTGACGACGAGGTCTCTTCTAGCGGAACGGACTACCTATGATGCTCCCCATTGCCCAACGCAAACCGTGGACACGAACCTTGGTAATGTCCAGCGTGGGTATGTTTGGCCATATATGCATACCCGGACATGAGCTATTTCGTATACGCCTTTCACATGCCTTAATTGGATACGCAGTGCACGAACACCGGTACCACCGTCGGGAACAATGGCAGTGGCCGGACCGTGATTACTCAGCCTTCGGTTTCCTGTGGGACCTGATTTATGCGGTGCCTGGCGTGGAGTTGTTATCGGCCCTTGAGGTTGACAGCGCCATGGCGCAAGCGATCCCGTACCTGGACAGCGTCTTCGAGTTCCTTAGACACCCTTCACTCAACAACAAACCGGAACGAGTGTACATTGACCTCCCTTATACGCAGCTGGGGGTCGCATTCGTTCACTAGGGAAAATGACATGGCGTACACACTTCACGTAGAACAATCCCAACCCGGTACGCTCTTCGCCGCCCGCTGGCTGAGCGAGATCATTGCCTCCCGTTTTAACGAAGCCGACCGAGTCGAAGAAGAAACCTTCAAGATGCGTCGGAAATTGCTGCATGCCTTTCAAACCACGGTGATGGACGAGTTCGTCAACACCATCATTGAATCCCCTCGGATCGACGACGGGTTTTTGGAAGACGATGACCAAGACGTGGTCGACACCTACAAGGTTTACGCGGATTACGTCAAGCGTTATCCAGGCATCGAGGTCATCTCAATCATCCCCATCGACCTGACGGGAACGTTTGGTTTTATTATTGAGCCTAAAGATATGACTCAAGCTAAAATCATCCGGAGCAGAAAGCATGACCACAATCTCTGACCTACAGGTTAACCAAAAGATTTCCTTCGAGGTTTACCCCAGTGCTCAGCTGGGGAACGTCTTCAAGAACGTGACCTACTGCGGTGAGTTCGACGCGCAGTTGGCCCAGACCTTGGGGGAAGCGATTTACCCAGCGCATGCCAACGTGTACCCATCGTTGCCGGCCGGGGTGCCCAATGACCCCACGCAGTACAGCTGGATTCGCATTAAGTTCGATTCAGGCGAATACGCGGTGATTGGTAGCCCTTGGATCCGAGCGGGCACCATTGTCATCTCGGAAGGTTCCACGGCCACCCTGATTTTCCAGAACATCGACCAGCGTCGGTTGGACCGGATCCTGTTGGCCATCAAAGCCAACAATGAAACCCCCGACTCCGTCACATTCGAGTAAACCCCATACGGCTCTCCTGTTAAGGAGGGCTCTATGCCATCCCGAGGTTAACATGCGCCGTCAATACACCAAACGACTTGCTCCGCCCTGCGTTCTGAAATTTAAAGAACTGCTAGCCAAACACTTAACCAAACGCATCCGTGACGAATGGCCCACCCAAACGGAAGCGGCGTTTGCCTTAGGGGTGACCAACTCCGAGATCAGTCTGATCCTGAACGGAAAGCTTGAGTCAATCACCATTGAACGCTTGTTGGGTGTGGCCTATAAGCTGCAAATGGAGATCACGCTCACCACGGATGAAACCGGTGTTGGGCTGAAAGTCGAATAAGTACTGGTGTGGGCAACCATGTGAGTTGTAAATCGCTTTGCCCCTTGGGAACCTGGATGCTTAATGGCATCCGTCTATTTCCTGTTTTGGTGTAAGGGGACGGTTTACGGAACACCTTCGAATAGGACCACGCCATGTTCAACCCCTTTCTGAAAGACGCCGAATACTACGAGCGAGATCTGGAGATCATCGACGCGTACCTGGGTGATAACGCAAAGTATCTGTCCTTGATGACAGGGGATCCATTTGACGTGTGTTTGGAATTCGTGAAGACCCAAGTCCGTCCGGACGGCGTCAACGCGTTCCAAAACCCCAAGACGATCATCCTCGACAAGAACGAGTACGGCGACCGGACGCTCAAACACGTCACGTTCCTCGGGTTCCTCAACCGGGTGAAGAAACAGAAACTGCTGTTGGCCCCGTCGATGACCGCGTACCTGCCGGAAGACGTGCGCAAATCCACCCACTCGGAATACATTCAAGAAGGCGTGGAAGGTCGGGCCAAGGTTAAGGACCTGCAGAAGTTCGCGTTGCGGGACAAACTGTTTGAGAAAGCCCTGGTCTTTAAAGGTGAACAAGAAAACCTCAAGCAAAACAATAACTCGTATTCCGGTGCAACGGTGTCCTCGGCGACTATCCTGTACTGCAAGTCGACGCACTCCAGTTTGACCTCCACCTGCCGTACGGCGACGTCGTATGCGAACGCCAACAACGAGAAGTTCATTGCGGGCAATCGCCACTACTACAGCCCTGAAATCACCAAAGCCAACTTCATCTCGATCATTCGCAACACGGACCTGAAGAAGCTGGATGCGGTGGTGCGGGACTATGGGTTTGTGTACCCCACTGCAGATGACGTCATTGGGATGATGCTGTACTCGACGGCGCATTACTGGCAGAACCAACACTTCACGACCCAACTGCACCTGTTGGTGTCGGCGATGGAGCCGATTGAACGCGCCGCGATCATGTACGTCGGTGACTTGTACCACCTGTACCAGCTCAACAAGGTGGCGGTGCGCAAGTTCCTGGAAGACCTGACCCGCTTGGGGACCCCAGACCAGAACATCACCAAAGCGCAGTTCGAAGCGTATGACGGTGACACCAAGATGCTGGCGAACTTCCTGTGCTTCGACCAAGTGCGGGGCCGGAACCCAGAAACCTTGACCCGTGACTCCCCGGAGATCTTTGACCTGATCTACGCCACCGCGCACAATTCGATCCAGGTATTGAACCAGTACAAGCCGATGCTGGAAGTGCTCTTCATGTCGAAGAACGTGCCGAGCAGTATCCATGCATTCCCCACGTCCTATCGTCGCGCTGCGGTCATCTCAGACACCGACTCGACGATGTTTACGATGCAGTACTGGGTGGAAGAGTTCTTCGGTCGGGTGACCTTCATTCCGGACGCCAAACGTTTGGTGTTTGGGTTGGTGTTTTTGGTCTCGCAAGCAGTAGCGCACATCTTGGCCATCCAATCGGCGAACATGGGGGTCTCAAAAGAGAAGCTGCGTCTGTTGGCGATGAAGAACGAGTACTACTTCGCCGTGCTGTCGATGACCACTGCGTCGAAACACTACTATGCGTCGCGGGATGCACAGGAAGGGGTGTACTTCGAAACCCCGCAGATGGAAGTGAAGGGCGTCGGCTTGCGGGACAGTAAGTGCCCACCGAAGATCATCGATGCGGGCAAGAACATGATGGTGCGCATCATTGAAACCATCAAGAAAGAAGAACTGATCGACCTGCCGGCATTGTTGAAAGAAGTGGGGGATTTGGAACGCGGTATTATCAACTCGATCCGTTCGGGTTCGGCTGAATACTTGACCACCGGTCAGGTGAAACCGATTGCGGCGTACAAGTCCGAAGAAAACGACACGTACAAGAAGCACGAGTTCTGGAAGGAAGTGTTCCAACCGAACTTTGGCGACCTGCCGCCACCGCCGTACCAGTTCGTGAAGATTTCATTGGTGGCCAGTAACCGCACCGAGATGGAAGCGTGGATTGAGTCGATTGAAGACCCGGTCATGAAGATGCGTTTCAAAGCGTGGCAGATGCGTACCGGCAAGACCGCTGTGAACGCCATGCACGTGCCCGCCAGCGTCGTGGAGAACTACGGGGTGCCAGAGGTACTGACCCGTGTCGCAGACGTCCGTACCGTGATCTCCAACACCATGCGGGTGTTCTACTTGTTGCTCGAGTCCTTGGGGGTATTCCTGTCGGACAAGAACAACTCCCGATTGATCTCTGACTATTATTAAAGGAACGAACATGTACATTTGGCTGAGGCAACGGGTGGGGTTGACGGATTTCGATGAGTACATCTCGTTGGTGGTGGTTGCGTCTACCGAAGAGTTGGCCAAAGCGTACCGCCCCAGACACGTTCAAGACCAAAGTGAAGCAGACCAAAGCCTCCGTGGTTTCGGTCGGAAGAAATGGCACACCAAACGCATAGGCGTGGCCGACCCAGGAGTGGAACCGGGTATCATTAGCTCCACCTTTCGTGCAGGATAGACCCCATGTCGCGTGTACTGAAGTTCCCCATCACCCCAGCCAAGTTACGTCAGTACGTGACGCGGTACTACCGCAGTGACAACACCTGGCGCAAAGGCATCGTTAAACTACCCCCGGAGTATTTCGCCGAATGAGCGTGAAAACCCCCGAAAACTTCACCCGCCTGTTGATGGGCGGTGGGCCCCTGTTCTTTTACCGGTCCGCGCTCATCGACGGTAACTGGACCAAACCCTTGATTCCGTCATGCCTCCGCAACCCCATTGTGGTGGCTCTACCGACGTCGGGGATTCCTTGCCCCGAAGGATACCGCAAGACCATGGCTGGTAAGAAACCCGGTTTCACCAAATACCCGGAGTCTGAACTCACCCTCGAGTCGAAGACACCCAAAAGGCTGCTCGCTTATTCAGACGGCGTCAGTCGCCTGACCAAAGCTATTCGCAAAGCTATCCAAAATGTTATTACCACTAAATTCATGAGCTAAGGAACTACCCATGTTGCCACTCCCTACCGAAATGTTGCAGTCCGATGTTCTGACCAAATTGGTCGACGATGGGTCCCGTGTTACCAGCAAGGTCTTGGCGACGAAGTCCACCGACGGCTCTATCCCGTCCGGCCTTATGCACGTGGATGAACTGGGTTACCTGAACCCGGATCGACTCCCAGTCGCCGATGGTATCGAACCTCCGAGTTTGGGCAAGTACAGTCAGCTGCAGTCCACCCCAGTGTCCACGCAGGTGGACCGTACCGCGGTCCAACCCGCCAAGAAACCAAAGCTGTCCAAGAAACAACTGGCGGCAGTAAAGCGCCGGTTGAACACGGCGACCATCATGGGCAACTTGGCCAAGTTCGTGATCCGCAGCCCGTACGAACAAGCCCAAGAGCACCTGATCAAAGAAACCCGCACGCTGCTGGTGGACTTCCTCGGCCAAGCGGATCACGACATCATCATGGCGGCCGATGCCAATGCCCCGGTGATCGACCTGGTAACAACACCAGTGGGCGACGAGAACCGTGCCGTACTCTATAAAGAAGACGGTGTCACTGCTCTGTCGGTGGTGGAACTCCATGAGGTCTTCTACAAACGCGCCGTGGCCCTCAACCCGAAGGCCGCAGCACTCGTTCCTACTGCTGAACTCTGAGGTACTTCCATGCCGTCGTATTTCTCCGGTGGTGTTGCGCGCAAGCCTACCACCAAACAGTTGCAAGCGTCGACTATCATGGCGGCCTTTGCCCGGTTCCAACCCAAAGCGGTTAAACGCAAGTGACCCGGAAGCTAGGGTTACACGCGCTGGATCGCCCACGCTTTAAAAAAGACGTCTGCGCCCGGAATAACGGTGAAAGCATGCGTCCCCACAACGCCCGGAAAATCATGGAACTGTTAAAGCAGTACCAGCGGAAATGAACCTAAACCTCTCCTTGCATCAAGCCGGGGGAGGTTTATGCCGCCAATAAGGACGCGTAATGAACATTAAGTATTGCCGTAATGGAACCACCCGCGTGGTGTTGCTGGTTGGTAAGTACGCTTTGAAGGTACCAAACTTCTATTGTTGGCGCATGTTCCTTGAAGGGTTGATGGGCAACATGCAGGAACGTGACTTTGCCACGATGAACATGCCTGAGGTCGCGCCCCTGTTGTTCAGTTTGCCGGGGGGCTGGTTGAACGTGATGCCGCGGGTTGAAGTGAAAGCCTTGGATGCGCCGGATCGGTTCTTGTACTTGGACCGGTTTAAAGAACAGTTGGCCACCTCGAACCATGCGGAGCTTCTAGCGAACATCGTCGAAATGAAAGTGGATTCCGTCGGCTTATGGAACGGGAAGGTAGTCGCCGTGGACTACGGCAGTTCTGGGTTGGCCAAGGTCGTGATCGGGGAAGAGCGGCATAAAGCCCCAGCCGAAGCTGAGGCCTGATGGTCTAACGCATTTGCTTCACCAACGCTTCCACTTGAGTGGTGAATTGTTTCATGAAGTCATTGTTGGTTTGCTGCCGGAACGCTTGGTCGTACATGGACTCGGTCAGGTCGATGATGATCTCGTTCATCTCCGCCCGATCGAACCTGCCGCCCTGTAGCAGCATCTGAGCCAGGTACTGGATGAACGGGAACCTAGCCAAGGCTATCGCCCATTCGTTCTGTAACGTCAACGCATCGCGTGGGAGCCGGATGATGTCGAACAAGGTCTTCTGGGTAATTCCCGGTACCACTGCCGCCAAGGCCTCCACCCCAATCGCTTTCTGGTCGGAGTAGCTGTTGGTTTCAGTGGCCAGTTGCTCCAACCGAGCAGACATGTCCGTAATGTAAAACGGATGGGCCACCGGGTAAGTCGGGTTCGGGATCCCTTTGGCATTCCGGGCCAGGCGGTTGAACCAACTGATCTCGAGGTACGATTCAATCGCATTGGGCAGCACGTAGCCCCCGACAAACCGCATCGGGCTTTCGACCTCGTTACCGTTGACCTGGATCTGGTGACGCAACCAGTACCGGTACTGCACCAGCAGCATGGGGATGTTCACGGAAATCACACCGTAACCTTTCCCCGGGGTGGTGTTGTTCATGATCGGCAGGTTAACATCGGTGCGGGTGTGATACAAATACCGCAACGGTTTCATCTCGCGCCAGGTCCGGCCTAGCCCTTCGGTCGGAAAGCGCTCAAAGGAGGCCATCACAACTTCACTGGTTTGTGGACCCAAGGTCACCCCGGGAAAGATCTTTCCTTTATTCACGGGAGAGTTCAGTCCTAACGTTCCCACCAGCTTGGAGAGTTGGTCTTCCACTTTCTTGGCATAGGTGAGGTCGTCGGAACGAAACTCTACCACGAACTGTTTGATTATGTTGGCGATCAGGTTTTGCGATTCCACAAACTTCGGGCGCTTACGGTAATACGTCTGAACGTCTCGGATCAACCCAGCGTAGATTCTGCGGATGTAGGGCAGTTGTACGGACTGAGTGATGCCAAGTTTGTGTAAGGGCATTTCCTTGAATAGATGATACATTAGTTATACCCTTTTCATTTTAAAATAAGTCAAGACTATATTACTGACTGGCTAAGTAATACACCGAAGGAATCATAGAATGAAACTTAAGAGGTCTGATCCCATGCAGAAAGCGTTACGTGAAGAATTCCGAGCTGCCGTTGATGTCTTCCGTAAGAACTACGGGATCAGGAAAGGGCCCTTGGTCCCTGTTGGTCCAGGGCGGAATAACACTGACCTGGTACCAAGTGGCATGGTGCATGACGTCATCGTCGGTTACTTGACGGAAACGGGGATCACCGCAATCTGCCTTAACGAAACCGAACGGCTGGTCACCGTCGTGAAGAACGCGATCAACAACCCCCGCCAGTTCGACCTGGCCTCAAAAAACCATACTCAAATTGCCTTGCTGCGCGGGGCCTTCAGTGTACTGGTGGCTTGTAACATCCTCGATCTGTCGGATGCCGTCCAACATTACCAGAGCGGCATCCAGCGGAATGCCTTGCGTTGGATAGACGAAAGTTTTGGCAGGCAGCTGCACCAAATTGTGCCGGAGGCGTACGTACGACTGGGACAAATCATCTTCCATAACCAGACAACGGGCGAGCTTATCACCCCTGAGTGGCGCGACTGCGTTCAACAAGCCCTGGGATGTTTGGAGCACAACGTGCAACTCACCCCAGAGTTCGCGCAAACCCTTCAATACGCACTCTCCATGACGCCGGCGCTGCCGCCACATGAATTGCCAGAGTTCGCCGGGCCTGGACCGTTGGACCTGATCAACAACCACATCCCGAAAGCAGTACGGGAGATGACCAGCTTTAACCTGCACTTTGGGGAACTGACTGCGTTGCAGATCAGGAAGGTGGAACTCGGTCACGAACGCATGTTGGTCGACCAAATCCCCAGCGACACCACTCAGTTGAAACCAATGGAGCCAATCCCAGAAGGTTATCTGATCCACCCGGTGGAACTGGACATCTGGAAAATGGCCTTGCGTCAAGATCTGAAAGCAGGCTTTATATCCCTGCAGCAAGCACGTGCTGTACTCGCCAGCGTGACCGAACAGCTGTCGCACAACCTGGAAGAACGTCGCCTGCAACGCCACAGCGTGACGCACGAACACCAACGGGGTCGACTGTTGGTCCACATCGGCACAATCGCTGCGCGCGTCAAAACGATAGGCATTCAGCTGTTGGACGCAAAGGAACCTGCCGACGCCCTTGACGTAGCTCGTAACGCCTTGAAAGACCTGGGGAAAACACTCACGGGCGAAGCTGACGACATAGAACGAAAAGTCAAAGGGGAATAAAATACTGGCGAACATCATTTAATACAGGAGAATGCCGTGAGGTTGATCCTGAGTACAAAAGCTTATGTCCCAACCTCTGGTCTTTACAGACAAAATTAAGGCACCTCAACATGTAGTATGTTATGTAAAGACTAACACAGGTCCTTACCTCCTCGCGCTTATGCCGAGTCACAAGGCCTATATTGCATTCTAAAAAAACTCAGGACTATATTACTACTGCAGATACACCGCAGAGTAGTAAAGATTTCTCTTGATCAAGAAACCTCAATACACAAAGGAAACACCATCATGGCAGTTCAACACGGCGACAAATCCCAAGGTCAACCAGCCGGCGCTCAAGGCCAGGCTTCGCAACCGGGTGCTGCGCAATCCCAAGCACAACAAAGCTACACTCCTCCACAAGCCCAACCTGCTCGCCCTGGTCTGCCAATCAACGAACGCTTCCAACGCTCCGGTAACGTCACCGGTTCCGATGCCCGTTCCGCTGAAGCGCTGAGCACCTTCGTCGAAGCCGGCAAACAGGCTGTGGCCCAACAGATCCTGACCAGCGACTACAACGTGTACCGCTTCGACCGTCACACTCACGAAGTGGGCATGTCGGCCATCCTGATCTGCAAAACCGCCAAGGACGCCAAAGGCAACGCGGTCATCGTGATCCGTCCGCTGATCCTGGAAAACGACAACGACCGTATCAAGCCGCGTCAAGTGCCGATCCAAGGCGCCAACGGCATGATCACCGAAACCCTGGACGTCAAGCCGACTCCACGCGACATCTTCACTGCCCAGTACTGGAGCCGTATCGCGGCCTACGTGCGTTCGCAGCAGTCGATGGAAAACGCTGTTGTTCACTGCGCCGGTGCTCTGGGCGTGTACGGCGAGTTCGACGTCAAGTCGGTCGAAGCCTGCACCCGTCTGCTGCTGACCTCGGTCAACCGTTGCGACGACATCCTGATGCGTCTGGACGGCGAAGCTCCGTTCTCGGTCGCTACCGACCTGAAAGCGGACAACGAAGTCCTGGTCGTCAAAATGGACTTCACCGGTCGTCCAGTGGAAGACTCCCTGGGTAACCCAATCCGTTCCGACATCATCGTCTCGCTGAACCGTTCGGACAAAGCGTCCAAGGCTCAGGCCAACGAGTACTACGATTCGGACACCCAACTGAACCAGGTGTCGCTGGCAGTGTCGCTGGAATACGCGCCAGTGCAAGCACAACAGGTCTACGGTCAGCCGCCAGTTCAGGCAGCGCCGTTCACCCCAACCATCACCATCACCGACGTGCGTCCTGCTCCATGGGTCAAAGCTTTCACCATGGAAATGCACATCTTCGCAACCGGTAACGCTTACCGTGCTACCTACGGCCAAGCCTGGGCTCGTGCTCTGCTCCCACAAGTGGGCGTGAAGAACGATCCGAAAGACATCGGCGCTCTGGGTTACATGATCGAGCCTAGCAAGGCAATGATCGACACCAAGTCCGACACTTTCACCGACGCGCACTTCGCTGAACTGATGCACCTGATGGTCAAGCCGAACCCGATCTTCCTGATCGACCTGAACCGTGTCGGCGACAACGCTGCCATCGATTCGATCTACCTGGATGCGATGTCGGCTGGTCCAAACAAAATGCGCGCCAAGCAAGCTCTGGTGCGTGCGTGCATCAACCTGTACGGCCAGTGCTTCACCAAGTACTTCAACGTGGACACCGACGAGATCCTGTTCCCGTACGGTTCCGAAGTGGGCACCGGCTACTACATCGATGGCAAAGGCGAGAAGGCCGACCGTCGCGACCTGGACGTTCTGGCTGGGCTGAACCTGTCGAAAGGCAATCAGGCTGAGTTCATGAGCTTCTACGCCACCATGGCTGACCTGCGCATCCACCCGGAAGTGCGTTTCAAGCAGCGTGAGAACTTCGAGTCCCTGTTCCTGGGCAACACCGTGGTTCGCACCGGTCGCGTTGACCGTGCTGTGTACAACCCGAAGTGGATCGAAGCCATGGACAAATCCGCTGCTGAAGCGGGTCTGAACGTAGCGATCGAGAACATGCACAACGTGTTCGGCGGCCAGCGCTTCACCGGCAACACTTCCATCATGCAGTACGCTGTTACTGGCGTTGCCAACATGGGCGGCATGCAACAGGCCGGCGGTTTCGCCAGCCCGATCATGGGCTCGACTGGTATCATCTACCAGTAAGCAATAAGCACGGGGCTGTTCCTTCGGGAGCAGCCCTATGCCCGACCGACTAATTAGGAAGACGTGATGAAAAAGGTTCTTGTGAAAGTAGCACTGGGTTCCCTCGTGGGTTTCTCGGCTATCTCTAAACTGGTGGCTGAGACTGTTGAGCATCGCCAAAGCATTAGCAATTCCATGGCGTTCCGTGGTGCCGTGAACAAGAGCGTCAAAGCGCTACTTCCGAATGCGGATCGCGTGGTGATCGAATTGGCTCAAGCCGCTGCCATTTACTTGGCCGAGTCCACAGGTAATATCGTGACTCCGCGTCAACAGGGCTGCTAACATTACACCAAAGCCATAATGGACTCCCTTCGGGGAGTCTGTTATAGCTCTTTTTTTGTTTGGTGTTGCGAGGGGCTTAGGTATGGGTTTACATGCACAGATCGTCGATCATGACGAGATGTTGGCAGAACAGACAGGACAAGTGGTCTTCGCCAACGATTTCAATACCAGCAACCTGGAGGAGAAAGAAGAATTCGGGCGCTACCTGTACTCGCATTACCAGGACGCAGAAGCCATCGAGAACTCGGCGGCGTGCGATTGTGGGGCGATTCAAGAAGCGTTCAAGAAAGGTGTGATCTGCAACACGTGCGGTACGCCGGTGGTCTCCACCAGCAACCGTCCGATCGTGCCGTCGATGTGGATCCGTGCCCCTGAGGGCGTGGATCGCTTGGTGTCTCCTCAACTGTGGATCATGTTGTCGGGGCATTTGTGTACGAAGGAAGTGGACTTCCTGGAATGGTTGACCAACACCACGTACAACGTTGACGTCGAAGGGATCAGTTCCCGTGAAACCCGTCGGAAGATGGACAAACTGATCCAACGTGGGTTGCCTCGGGGTTTAAACAACTTCGTCCGTAACTTCGATGAGATCTTTCAGTTCCTGCTGGACTCGAGCATCATTGCGTCGGGCAAAGCCGAGCTGTACGCGTTCGTCCAAGAAAACAAACACGCACTGTTTCCCAAAAACATCCCCATCCCGTCGAAGCTGTGTTTCGTAGTCGAGTCCACCACATCCGGTGTGTACATCGACAAACCGATTGCAGCGGCCATGGATGCGGTGTTGACGGTGAGCTCGATCAAATCGAGTCCCATCCCCCTCAAACCGATTAAAGTCCAGAACCGGATTGCCCGCGCGCTGAAGCTGCTGGCGATCTTCCACGAAAACTATGACAAGCAGCGGATTGCACAGAAGCCTGGGTTGATCCGTCGCCACGTGTTGGGCGGTCGACTGAACTTCACGGCGCGTGCGGTGATCACCTCGATCTCTGACCCGCACGAATACGACGAACTCCACATCCCGTGGGGCATCGCGTGTCAGCTGTTGAAATACCCGTTGGTGAACAAGCTCAAGCGTAAGCATGGGATGACCACCCGCGAAGCAATCAGCTTTGTGTACGACAATGTGTTGTGCTACAACGCGATCTTGGATGAACTCTTCAAAGAACTGATCCGAGAATCGAAACGCAACGGCTTGATGTGCTCGTTCCACCGTAACCCAACCTTGCAACGCGGCAGTACGCAGCTGTTGCGGGTGACCATCGTCAAAACCGACGTGGCGGATAACGCCATCAGTCTGTCGGTGTTGGTGCTCAAGGCACCCAATGCTGACTTCGACGGTGACCAGTTGAACCTCACGTTGATGCCGGACGATTACCTGGGGGATTCTCTCCAGCGCATTGCCCCACACAACTGGGTGTTGTCGATTTCCGAACCACACGAACTGTCAGGGAACCTGGAACTCCAAGGGCCGATCGTGGAAACGATTGTCAACTGGGTTCACGCAGATTACCTGCCGCCGAAACCAGCAATGCCCGTAGCGGCATAATAGGTGTTTTACAATGAAGCTGACCTTTGCACGAATAAACGATCTAACTGATCCCAAATACGGGGATTGGGTGGTGTCCAAAGGTGACCCCACCTGCGATCTGGAAGAACACCCAGTCACTCCCGAACTGGTGCAATGCTGGTTTGGACAAGAACGGGCACCCACGTACACGTACTTGGAGTTGCCGCGAACGGCCGAACTGGGTCAGCTTCAATACAAACTTCGCCTGACGTTCCGGGACGCGCAGCTGCATGCCGCCGCCCTGACGTTTGACCCTACCTGGGAAATCAGTGGGGGTATTAAAATCAATCGTTTTGTTCTGGAAGGGGACTACACATGGCCGACGAAGTAAACCAACAAGGTCCAGTTGCGGAACCTACTCCACCCAAAGCACCCACCGTGGTCCCAAAAGGCCACACACGGCTGTTCCGGGATCTGGACGGGAACTGGGCCGTCGGCGAATACCGGGTGGAACTGCTAGTCGAAGAAAACGGCTGGTGGATTTCCGGGCTCTTCGGGGAGAAACGTGAACTCAACATCCTGAACGGCGAGCGGGATGTTTACATCCTGACGTTCCTGACCGGCGACATCGGAAAGGTACAGCTCGGGATCTACGACCAATCCGACGTCATCCCCAAACGTATTGAGTTGCGGGACGTCGATGAAGTCATCCTGCCGTCGCAGCACCCGGTGTGGAAGTTCTTCCAGGCCACCGAACGCAAAGCAACGCTTTAAAGAGGAAAGACAATGAATCACTCTGCCTTAGGTGTTGATTTGATAGACGTCTATGCAGGCGGTCATTTGGATACCAACACAGCTAACTGGTTGGGGGAACGCGCAAGCACCATGCGCAGCACCCTGAGTACCGCAGCGAATCAGTTCTTTGATCAAGCGAAAGCTTTGTATCAGATGATCGATACCAGCTCGGCGATTCAAGCGCTTCGTAACCTGACGGCAAAAACGGACCATGCGTGGCAATCGAACACCATCCACTACCTCGGCACCGTACCGGAACTGCAAACCGCAGGCCCGATCATGCAGCGGTGGTTGATGGCTGAACCGACCATTCGCAAGATGTACTTGGACGGGGAAGTGGAAGGCTACGCGGGCAGTTACGTCAATCACCATGGCTTGAACATTGGCGGGTTACACTACGACTTCCGCCGGGTCATGGATGGTGTGGTGACCCACGACGAAAACTCGTATCAGCACACCCAGTACTACGACGACCTCCCAGAGGGCGAACGGGAACTGACGCTGCACGAGAAAGCGGACATCTGCCGCAGTTGGAACACGATTGTAGCGGCCGTGGAAACCTACGAAGAAGATCCAACCAGTCCAGGTGGTAACCTGCTGGGCTAACCGACATATAAGCTCCTCCTTCGGGAGGGGCCTTATGTTCTCTTTTTTAGCGGAGGTATTATGTCCTTTGCCATGGTCACCGCAACGGTTTGTCCCAAGACAGAAGAGGACTTCTGGGACATGCTCAGCTATAACCCCAACTACAACACCGGCCATCATCGTGGGGTGATCCTGCACCACCCGGTGGTCACGCAAGGCGACCTGCACATCTCCAAGTGGCTCTGCTACAACCAGGACCCCTTGGACCATGAAGTGCCCTTGGTGATTCTGGTCGATGAGTTCACCCACATCAGTTCCAGTCCCTCCACGAAATTGGCTTTGCACCAAGATCAGTTAATGGTGTTGGTGGGGGCTTTGAAAACGGAGCTGAACACCGATGCGGTGAATGTCTTCACTATGGTCGACGGCAATTTCTTGATCTTGTTCCGTAACTGTGACATGGATGACTACGTAAAACACTTTACCCTTCCTTCTGAATAGACCCAGGCCCAAGGAGGCGTTATGTCATTCGCCATGATTACCGCTACCATCACACCCAAGAAGGAAGAAGACTTCTGGGACGTGTTGAGCTACAACGTTAACCACAACCACGGTAAGATACACGGGGTGTTATTTCACCAGCCCGTGGTTATGCAAGGCGATCTCTTCGTGTCGAAGTGGTATTTTGATACCGGTGGTCCCATCGATGATGAGGTCCCCTTGGCCATTGTGTTGGACGAGGTCACTCGAATCTCCCCGGGACATAAAGTCGAATTAAACAAACATGCCGACCAGCTGGTACGGTTAGTCATTGAAATGAAACGCTTGTTCGGTACGGAAGAACTGCAAGACTACACCATGACCGATGGTAACTTTTTGATCATCTTTCGAAAGTGCCAAATGGATCCATTCATACAGCAAATGTGCTATCCCCCTAATGAGGTAACCGACAATGATTGAACAAATTAAGATTGTGTATGACGTCACCACCGAGCATTACGTCAGCAGCAACGGCGCTCCCATTAACCTGCTGTTGCCGGAACCCCACCAAGCCGTGGAAGAAGAGCTGATCAACAGCTACGATTTCATCGACCTGAACTGGTTCCATTATTACGCCACCTTTGATGGCAACGAAGAGTTCCGTTTTGAAGTCCATGGCAGTTTCCTAATCGGGATCACCAACGTCGAGGACCCCGAGATCCGGATCGATGAATTCTACATTCCGTTCGACCATCCACTGGCCCCACGCTTCATGGTGATGCGATCGATCCACGTCCAGCCTGAGGGTGCCCCTGTGGTCAACCGTAGGCGCTTACCAGAGCTGCAATGCAACCTCCAAAGCCATGCCACCACTTTCCGGGAAGCGATCTTGGCCGCGCAGGTGGAGCCTCCTGTGGACCCCAACGATGCAATCGTGTTTGACGTGTAATTCGGTGGGATAAATCGACTACACCACCCAATGATGTAGACCAGGCGCGAGACTTCGGTCTCGTTGCCACCCTTTATTTTTTACCTCTCGGTGGGTTTTTACCATGGTGCAGAAACATATACCGACACTCGGCGTGAACGGATGGGTGAACACGGTCGAAGAGAAAGCGGACTACATCATCGGTGCGTTTATCACGGCCAACACCTCGGACTCCGAACTCCATCGGAACCAGTCCGTTTCCCTGCAGTACCTGCTCAAGCAGTTTGCCAACGACCTGCCTTCCCTGGAAGACGTCCTCCGAACCACCTTGCAGAATAAGCTGGTGGCCACGTTTGATGAATCCGCCACGGCCACGGTGAACATCGAACAATCCCCGGACAAACCCGACCAGTACTCCATCAAATTCATGGGGGTGGTGCTGGACGAAGGCAAACGTTACACCGTGGGGCAGCTGGTGCAATTCGCCGGGTCACGCGTTCTCAACATTGCACGTATCAACAACGGTTAAGGAAAGTTACTATGATCACTGAAGCACAATACGCTACCCTGATGGAACGCGTAGAAACCCTGGAAAACAGCCTCAACACCCAGACCGAGAAGAACTTCAACCTCGAAAAATCCATGGCGACCGTGACCCGTCTGCTGATGGCGTCCGAGAAAACCTTCAAGGACCGGGCAACCACCTGCGTTCGTGACGTGCTGCAGTCGGTGCTGGGTATTTTGGACCATGCGCATGAACACGCCCATGAAGACAAGGCGTTGAAACAACAGGGTTGGTCCGTGGCGGTGGTGGACGGTCACACCGTGAAAGAGAACGCCGGGTCTTTCGTGGCGACCTTAACCGAACAAGGCGTCAAACTGTCGTTGCCAGTCACCCCCGAAGAGTTCGTCGAGAACGTCGGGGCCCACATCGTCGATTGGTTCACCCAACGCCCCGAGCTGTTCACCAATCGCAAAGCGGTGCTGTTCAATTACACCGAGTTGGCCGCTGACCCTGCGCTGCCGGAACCCGAAGCGCATAACGTGGATGGTGGTGACGTGCCGCCCGAAGGCGGTGCTGCATGACCACACCCAACAACGATGATATTCGTCGGGAACGGGTAACCTCCGGGATCAACAAGTCCATGGACGCGATCGTCAACACGGTGAATGAAAATTACCCGACGATCAGTGAATCCAAGTTCCGTCAGTTCCTGATCCCCCTGCTGCAGAAGCCCTACGGCGAAGAGTTCATGCGCCAGTGGAAAGTGGTGGTGAAGGAGCTGACCTTCCCACTGCACGTTGTTACTGACGGCCCTAACCCTGTGATAGTCCACACGGTGCCGGGTTTGGTATTGCGCCCTTCCACCACGATCCCCAATGTCGAAAACGGCCTGACGTTGTACCATTTCATGGACCACCTTAAACGGGACCACGAACTGGGGGACATCACAGGCGCCGATGGGAAAACCCAGGAGTACCTCCACGCCATCACGGCGATTCCAGATTACGCTGAAACGGTGTTGAAGCCGTTGCGAGTGATCCTACAAGCGTACGGGGCTGACTTCATTGTGGAAGACAGTGCCGGTAACGAGGTGGTGAAAGTCGCGCAGGACCATCTGGCAGGGGGCATTCCGGCAAACGGAAGTGATTCATTCACAGACGAATATGAAGACTGATAAAACGAAAAAGCCTGGAGTCTTTCGTTATATCGAATTTGGCGATGTCCACCTCGGGCATCGCCTTACGTCGGCAGCAAGCATCATCCGCAACCTTGACCTGTTGATCACTGACGAGGTCCTCAAGGTTGTGGACATGGTGATCATTGCTGGGGACCTGTTCGATAGACAGCTCAACAACGGCGACGAAGTGGTACACCAAATCAACCGCTGGATCACGCAGTTCATGTTTCGCTGTGCGGCCTATGATGTCATGCTGCGCATCGTGGAGGGCACCCCCAGCCATGACCGAGAACAGTCACGGTTCTTTGTAGAGCAAAAGCTGAACGCTAACATCCCAGTGGACCTGTACTACAGCAAGCATCTGACGATCGAATACAACGAACGCTTGGATGCCCACTTCCTTTATGTCCCTGACAAGCATAATCCCTCGACCGACGTGACGTTGGAAGAAGTGCGGGCACTGTTGAAGGAACGTGGGTTGGAGCAGGTGGACTTTGCCATCATGCACGGGGCATTCCGGTACCAACTGCCGAGCATTGTGGAAGAGCCGACGCACGACGAAGCCGCCTACCAAGCGTTGGTCAAGTACCAGATTTTGATTGGCCATGTGCACATCATGACCATCCGCGGCAAGATCCACGCGGCGGGGTCGTTTGACCGAATCTGCCACGGTGACGAAATCCCGAAAGGGATGTTTGACTTCTCCGTGCGGGAGTGTGGCAAGACCGACGTGATCTTTGTGGAGAACCGACGGGCCAAGCGTTACGACACGCTGAACGTGCACGGGCTCGACACCAAGGAACTCAACGTGGCCATCCGGGAGAAGCTCAAAGACCTCCCACGGGGCTCTGCGGTGCGTCTGCGCTGCGATCCACTGGACGTGGCCAACGGAGACATCGACACTTACCGAATGGAGTACCCCAAGTACGAATGGTCGATCATCGTGGAGAAGACGGAGAAGAAGAAATCCACCATGAATGAAACCTTGGCTAAATTCGACATGTCCAAGTTCGTGGACATCACCAAAGATTCCATCGAACAGTTGTTGGTGAAGGAGTTGGAACAATTAACTGCTGACCCAACCACTATAGGTCGTTGCCTGCAACGCCTGAATGAATTCCTCTAAAGGCCAACCACCATGGACATTATCGAACGTACGGTCGGGGACATCCCGGTTAGTATCGGGACCGCTTTAGCCTTTGCCGGACTGTTGGGTACTCTCCCTGAGCCCATCCGACAGCCTGTTGATTTGAAGTCGGTTCGGGAGGTGTGGGTGAATCTCCGCACCTTGGCCCGAAATCTGTACGCCGCCATGCCTTCCGAGGCCACCCAGCAGATTGACCTGGTGGGTGCTGTGGACGTGCTGGAGGAAGAGGTGAAAACCCTCAGTACCGTATTGGCCCAGCATGGCTCCAAATGCCGTGTGCGCTTCTACATGGCGTCTAAGGACGCAATCAAGTGGGCGTTCCCTCACGCCAACTTCAAACAGGCCAAAACACCGAAGCAACTCGGTTACGATATGTACGAACGCTTCTGCAGCATCGAACTGTTCCAGCGTATTAAAGCGTCTGGGGTTGATGTGCTGGAGATTGACCGTCTGCCACCGAAGACCGATGGGACCGTGGCGCTGATTACCCACTTCCCCACTGAACTGCTGTGGCGCTCCCAGTTTGCTCGACTGCTGTTGTTAGAGTCGCACACCGGAAAGCTCAAGACCTTCAACCAGTGGTACACCAAACTGAACGGTATTAAGGAAGATACCTTGATGCCTTTCAACAGCTTTACGCTCCAGGTGTTTGGGGATTCGGTCGTGTTGGATTCGCAATCGATCAAGGTCAAGAAACAACTCAAGGAACTTGCCGTAGCCAAGCGCTGGACGGGGATGACCACACAAGACAAGATTCATCACGACATCATGTCATCCAAAAGCGAAGAGCTCATTGCGGCCTATAAGCAACTGAGAAGATAATACTGATCAGGCTTATGATACGTGTTGAAACCTGTTAGTCACTTTGCGCAAAGTGCATTAATTTAATTCCGGAGTCTCACCCATGTCCCAACAGCAACAGCAATTGCCACCAGCCGTCGTCAACATGTTCTCGGTCATGAACGGTTGGTTGTTTGCCGATCCCGTCGAAGGTGGCAAGAAACGCCCTACCCTTCGCGTCGGTGTCTTCGGTAACCAGCCGCGCATCACTGTGCGTACCAACGTGGATGGCGACCAACAGCACGGCAAGATCGAATTCAAAACTGACCTCGCGACTTTCGCGGCGGCCACCAACTACATTGAGCGCCTGTCGCGCAATGAGCCAGGTCTGGATCCGGTCATGAAGTTCGTTTACCAAGACGACTTCGTTGCGGGCAAGAAACTCGACTCGGTGATGCCACTGACCACGTTGCAAGTGGGTCGTGACGAAGCCACTGGCCGTATTTACATCGCGTGCATCTCCGGCCAATCGAGCCGTCCGCGCATTCGCTTCTTCTTCGGTCCGTCCAAGTACCACGACATTCGTCTGGGTGATGGTTCGCAAGCGTCGCAGAAACTGATGTCCGAATGCTACGCAGCAGGCTGGGCCAAACCGGCGTACGATCTGGTCATCCACTATCTGGTGAACAGCTTCGATCCGAATGCCAAAGGCGTGGCCAACCCGAACAACATGAACAACGGTGCGGGTGCTGGTGGTAACTCCGGTGGCGGCTGGAAACCTCAAGGCGGCGGTAACGGTGGTGGCAATGGCGGTTGGAAACCACAGGGTGGCGGTCAAGGCGGCGGTGGTTACAGCTCCGCTCCGAAAGCGAACTTCGATGCTGACGTTCCCGACTTCTAATAACCAATAATAACCTAACAGTATCTTTCTCGAAATAGAGGAGATACTGTTATGCCCTTTTGCCCTCTGGTGCATCTTAAAAAAACTCAGGACTATATTACTACTGGGATAGCAATTGAGAATTCACACACGAGGAGAACACCATGAAACCAATGCAAATGGGCTCGGATGAATTGTTGGCCCTGTACACGGAATGCCGGACAGAAGTGTTCACCCGGTTCCCAGAACGGCGCTGGAGCGAAGAAGCGGACGCGTTCAACGACGACTGCAACAAACACGTGTACAGCTTTGTTCGTGCGCGGGCACAGCAGATCGAAGACGCCATTGTCGATGTGGTTAAACACACGCACTTGTTTGGCACACCCTCCATCGAAAAGGTTCGGGACAAAACCAACACCTGGTGTGTGGTGGCTACCGGTACTGAATTCGTAATGCACCAGTACGGCTTGGAATCCCTGGGCAAGGTTTGGTATTCTTTCCAAGTCCATGAGATCACGTACTTCGGCTCACTGGGGTTCAAGCCAACCGTTGATGAGATCATGACGGTCTATGGGATCATGGGTCACACGATCGATGACACCCTGATTCAAACCAAATCCGGCTGGTTGCTGGACCAAGAACGTCACCTGCGCAGCGATTCCACGTTCGCGGAGATCGTTACCAAACTCGGGAAGTAGAAATGAAGCTATCTGTTTCAGGCCTTCAGGGCACCGGTTTCATTGAAGTCACTGCAGAACACCGGACACAGACCCGCGTCTGGACCACGGGCAAAGCCTTTAGTAAAGTGCGCCTGAACGATCCGAATCGCATCTTCGAAGAGATCAACGCGTACTGGGAATACATGGGTCCCGAAGTACAGCAAAACGTGTGGGAATGTTACGTGAAGATCCGTGATGTCATGGACATGTCCATGGATTCCATGCGGGTGGCACTCACGCTGCGGCACTACATCAAAGAGATGTTCACCTACATGCCGATGGACACGTTCCGTCGGTGGTTGATGACCGTGGGGAACATCCACATTCCGCTGGACATCGAATCGGTGATCACGTCGGAATCCCGGTACAACAAACCGGAGCAAACGTATTTGCGCCATGACTACATCAACTTGGCGGCGGTGTCTTTGGCCGAACGTCCGTTGGTGCCGATCTGGGGGGAGTACATTGACCAAGGCAGCGACCAAGAACTCTACAAAGAGAACGAAGTCGTGGGGTTGATTGACGACTGTGAAATGGCCAACTGGCCGGTGGGGGAAGTCGGTCCCGACGGGAAGGAAGTGGAAACGGTCTTCGAGAAACTGGCGGCGTACGTGCGCTTCTGTGTGGAAGATGAACCGACCACCCTCGGCAGTTTGTGGCGTGGGATGTCCTCGGTAGAGATCCCAGTGCACCTGCAGTCGAAAGTGCTGGTTCGTCGTCTGACCATCATTCCCCTGAACGACCCCACGCACCACAGCATGGTCTCCAACATCTATCGGTACATTGATAGTAACCTGAGTCCTACGGAACGGTCGACGTCTGACCGGGTGAATGAGAAACGGCCAGAAGGCGGCGGTGGGGACGATGAGGACAAAACCTCGTTCATCGAAGCCCACAAGACCAAGCAACGAATCTCCCCCGGGGACATCGTGGCGTTTACCCTGGACGCCAACGACGCGGAGAAACTGACGCGCAAAGTGGACCCCACTTTGGACTTTGCACTGCTGCACGAGTGCATGGGCGAAGTCAACAACATGGCCCAGTCCGCTGACGTGTTCCCTCACCAAGTGTTGTTAGCGCAGTGGGTGATGGCCAAAGCGTACCCAGCCCGGGCGTTCCCCCACATCCCGAAACTGTCGGTGCACAAACTGTTGGCCCAAGCCCAAGCATTGCTGTGGCATTGGAAGTTCTTGGATTTGGCGGTATTCTTGCAGGTGGGGTTGTTCCAGCAAGGCGACCACATGTCGGTCAATCAACTCAACCAACCGCGCATGGCCACGCGCATCCCGGCCAAGTACAAAGATGAAATGCAAGCCTTGTACCCGCACGAGCGTCAACAGCGGATGCAGCAGAATGGGGTCCAAGCGGAACCCATGAACATGGCGGGCATAGCTATCAACGATCTCAACGCCTCCATCCGCGCGTCCCACTGGGTGTACGGCGGTCCAGACCGGCTGTTCAAAGAGTCGGGCCAAGTGACTGCTAACAAGGTGCTGATTCCGCCGAACAACATCAAGGCGACGATCACCGAGCTGGTGTTGCACCTCGGTAAGCTGAATAGCTGAATCCAAATATTTCACAAAGAGGTTGTGTCATGCAAAGCTTTAACCTGAATATGAATCGGACCAACAACATGCTGGGCGTGGAGATGTTCATCCTCACGCAAACCGGCACGTACCAAGAACAGTACCTGCGTCCATTCGAGGTGCACGTCAACCAAGATACGATCAGCCGCTTGCAGTACGCGACACAAGAAGGCGCCAACCTGGGTGTGGCGTCGGTACAGAACGTGGCGTCGGACATCGTCTGCCCACGGGCCCAAGTGGAAGGTAAAGTCGGGATCTCCGGTGAAGGCTGGAAATCGCGTCGGTTCCGTTTCATCATGAAGGTGCGTGAACAAAACCCGTTCATGGGTGGCGTGACCACACAACGGATCTTCTTCGGCAGTTCCGACAACTGTGACATCTCGTACGGTGGTCTCCTCGACCCGAAGATGCGTATCTACTTCAACTCTGAAACCATCATCAACGAGTCCATCCAGCAGACCATCAACGGCCCTGTGCGGAACATGGTCATCGCCGGCTCCAACCAGATCGTGTCGCCTGTGGACATCGGTTCGAGCATGAACCAAATGTTCGCCCCCCCTACAGCACACTTGATCCGTCCGGAAGACATCTTCTCGATCGGTCAAACGCTGGAAGTGGCCAAGCGCGTTACCGAAGCCGGGTTGATTGACGGTGTGATTGATCGGCACATCACCCAGAGCGCCATGTTGGGCGAAGGTGGTGCGTACAAGTATTCCCACCGCCGTGACACGGCACCGACCCGGTTCGTTTCTGACACGCTGGGGGCTTACTCCCACGCCGTGAAAGAAGCCAACATGGCCAACGAAGGGGATTACCTGTCGGCCGGCAGCGCACTGAACCCAGAGATGTTGTTGGGTGAAGCGCACGCTCGGGTGGCCAACCAAGAGATTCAGAAGAACAGTTTCTTGGCGATGCTGAAGGACCATGCCAACTACATGGAACGTGGTTACGTTGAGCTGCAGGATTTGGTACGCCTGTTCCCAGAAGTGGGCACGGACCAAGTCACCAAGTTCTCCATGGACAACGGTCAGTCGAAGCGAATCGTGAACTTCGCTGAACACTCCAACCACATGCATGGTTCTGACCCAGCGTCCATTGCTGCCTCGTTGTTGGGCCAGGTGATTCCGTCGTTGATGATGGACACCTTCCTGCGCCACGTGAAGTTCGCCGTGATGAACGGCACCGGTCCTAACAACTACACCTTCCAGTTCTTCGGGGATGGCACCAAGTCGTTGATCGATTCCGGTTTCGACATGCGCCCACACCTGATGGAATTTGAACGGCGCATGGCGACCGACTGTTTGAACTCCATTTCCCGGGGCAACCAAATGCCGTTCCAGATCTCGATGTCCTGTGACCTGGCCGGTGATTCGGTTATCGACATCCAACTGGCCGGCGACAACTCGCCGATCCGGTACGTAGTCCCAACGTTCACCGACAGCCTGTTCTCGCCGGTGATCACCCGTAACGCGCAATTGCCACAGTTGATCTCGAACGACCTGCTGTACCTCGTGGGGGAAGTGATCCCTACCAACAAGCAGCAGAACGTGTTCAACAGTTTCGACGCACCGTACGTGCACCCTGTGGCCGCACCAATTCAAATTAATGGAGCACAAGATGCAATCCAGTTTGCTGACTACCTATAAGAAAATTCACCCAGCCCTGCGCTACGAAGCGGACGAGTTGGGGAATTTGAGTATCCTGCAACCGACCGGTACCTTGTTGCCCGCCAAAGTGGAAGGGCAGCGCCTGGCACTTCCGACCAACAAAGCCCTCCGCGACGGCGAAGAGGGCATCACCTTCTGGCACCCGCTGTCAGAGAGTCTGGCTCGCCGGGGGACGTCCCCGGTGCTGCAACACATGCAACGGTTCGCCCGGGCAAACATCGCGTACGCGGTGGAGTACATCACCACGGAACTGCTGAAGATCGCAGTGGACCAAAGCACCCACAAAGATCTGCCTCCTGACGCCAGTGATTTCCTGCGCAAGCTGACGGGCGTGGGCAAAAACACCGTGGCGTTGTACGACAAGATCATTGCCGCGGCGATCAAAAACCATCGCTTGGTGGTGGTGTACCTGAAAGCCGACGGCAAGTACGAAGGGAAGAAAGTTACTCGGATGACGGTGATCCGTTTCCCGATCCTGGAAGACCTGCTGGACGAGTCGGGCAAAGTCTACGGCATTCCGGTGCCGAAGAAAGAACGCCAAGTGCTGCGGGCGCTGTTCCAGCTGGTGGTACCCGGCGGCGATGACCCAGAGGAATACAGTGCCGGTACGACCACCCGTGTGGCACCGTACTTCACCTCGTTCCTCAAGGCCTACGCCAAGGTCACCAAGCAACTGAACAAGTCCATCGCGCTGTACGGCGAAGCTTTGCACTTCACGCTGAAGCCCTTCCCCACTTACCCCGACAACATCTACGACACGTTCGAAGATGTCTACAACGAGATCCCAGCGTTGAGCGGTAACGAAGGTGGGCGTCAAACGGAAGAAGAAGCCGCGGCCGAAGCAGAAGCGGTGCCGACAATGCTCGCTGCCCCGAAAGGCACGGCCATGAAGTCCACGGCGATGTTCCAGCAGGAGACGGAACCGAAACGTACCGTCGCGCACCCAACGCGCAATGCCGTGGTGCAACCTGCCGCGACTGCCCCGGGCACTGTCAGCATCGAAGACGCCCTTGCTGGTCTGCGTCAAGCACAGAACCCAGGGTACAACCCGAACATGGGCATGCAACCTACCCTGTTCGCGCAGCCACAACAACCGCAGTTCTTTCAACCAATGCAGCCGGCAGTGCCACAACAGCCCCAGTTCGTACAACCGAGCTGGTTCCAACAACCACAACAGATGCCACAGCAGCCGATGAATCCGTACGCGGGTGTGACGTCTGGTGGTGTGAGCATGCCACAAAGCACGTTTCCATTCGTGACCACTCCAACCAGCTACCTGTAAGACGGCATAAGCGGGGCTCCTCACGGGGCCCCTGCTTGGCTTATTTTTTTCGATTGAGGTAATACGCCCGTAACTCCCCAATGACGTTTTCATTCGGTTCGATTAACCGTGGGGCCAGTAGTTGGTTCAACGGGTTGCGCAGTTCAGCCCCAAACTGATTGGGGTGTTCCATGTTGTTGACCCGAAGGTAAATCCAATGGAGTTCCGGACGGATCCCTTTGTCCACCAGGTAACCGTAGAAGTTGCCTTCGTATTGGTAAAGCATATCCACGGGAATGTCAGTGATGGTGACCGCCAGTTGTTTCAGCTGATTGAGGCAAGTCTCCACGATCAACCGGAACCCCGGCTCGTAGTAGAGTTGCTCTCCAGGCTTCGCCATGCCTGTCATGATCGTAAAGGCCATAGTGGTTTACCAATGCATTAAATTTCGAGACTATATTACAGGTTTGCTGAACCATGTAGTCGAAGGAATCATAGAATGAATCTAAAGAGGTAGCTGCAATGTCTGACCCGCTTAATCGTGAACTGGACCCCACGTTGTTAGGGGTGAGCGCACTGGACCCTTATGTCGGTACGACGTCTTCAGCTCGGGGGGCCATGTTTGTTAACCACGCAGGACAAGCCCCCATTCTGGAAGGGAACGAATCCCGGTTGGTAATCACGGGTTCGGAAATTCGTTACGCGGAACACACGTTTGATATTCGTCTCCCTGAAGACGTGCAGATTCTTCACATCTTACGGAAATACCCAACAGGCGTAGGTCATGACAGTATCCGGATGAACCCGGTGACCACCATCATCTACGAACATTATAATGACCCGTACAAAACCATCGGCGTGTTGCAGGTGCCGGAGTTTATTTCCATGCACCAAGACTTCGGGTATCGCCTCCAGCGGAACCGGGCGGCTTGGGAACAAATGCACGTGGGTGCACTGATCGCCAAAGACACTGTGTTGGCCAACTCCACGGCGGTAAAAGCCAACGGGTTGTACGGCATGGGCGTGAACTTGAACGCGGTATTCATGGCAGTGCCAGGAACCATCGAAGACGGGTTCATCATCAACGAAGACTGCCTCGACAAAATCTCGATGCGTACCTACACGCAAGTGGTGGGCAACGCCGGTCGGAAGTCGTTCTTCTTGAACATGTATGGCGATGACAAGACCTTCAAGCCGTTTCCCGACGTGGGTGAACGTATCCGGGCCGACGGGGTGATCTTTGCCCTGCGTGACCATGACGACGATCTCACCCCTGCAGAGATGACTCCCCGGGCACTGCGTACCCTCGACCGGACGTTCGATCGAGCGGCCATCGGTGAACCGGGTGCTTTTATTATTGACGTGGACGTGTTCCGTGATAACCGAGTGAACCCTTCGTACACCCCCACGGGGATGGACGGACAGCTCATGAAGTATTACGGTGCCATGCACATGTACTACAAGGAGATCATTCGCATCGCCGAGCAACTCAAACGCTCGCGCAAAGAACACTTCCGGTTCACCCCGGAGTTCAACATGCTGTTGATTGAAGCCCAGATCCACATGCCGGTCAACGAAGGGCGGAAACTCACCCGGATGTACCGACTGGATCCGCTGGACGAATGGCGGGTGAACATCACCTACGAGTCCATCAAGCGGCCGTCCAACGCGTACAAGCTCACGGACTTCTTCGGTGGCAAGGGCGTGATCTGTAAGGTCATGAAGAACGAGGACATGCCGATCGACAAATGGGGCAACCGGGCGGACGTGATCATCTACGGTGGTTCCACGATTCGTCGGGCCAACTATGGTCGTCTCTACGAGCATGGGTTTGGCGCAGCCGCGCGCGACTTGATGCAACGGTTGAAGATCGAGGCCGGGTTTGATCGCCACCACTTCTTCAGCAACCCGGAACTCGACGTACTGATGCGCAACACGCAGTTCGTGGATTACGCGTTTAAGGAGCTGATGGATTTCTACGCCATCGTCACCCCAACGCAACGGGAAATGTTGGTGGACGATCCGGACCGCGCCCGTTATGTCCGCTCGATCTTCCAAGAAAGCAAGCACTACCTGTACAGTCCGGTGGACGACAAAGTCGACCTGATGGCCGCCGTGAACGGCATGTTGAATTCACGCTTCCGCCCGAACTACGGCCCGGTGACCTATCGGGACCAAGGCGGCACCGTGGTGGAAACCGTCAACAACGTGTTGGTCGGTCCGTTGTACATCATGGGCTTGGAGAAGATCGGTGAAGACTGGTCGGCTGTGAGCTCCGTGGAAGTGCAGCAGTTTGGGTTGCCTTCCAAGCTGAACAAGAACGACCGTGCCACGACCCCGGGTCGGGAATCGGCCATCCGCAGTTACGGCGAGTCGGAGACTCGTTCTTACATTGCGACCTGTGGCCCAGAACCCACCGTGGAGCTGCTGGATCAAACCAACAGCCCCGACTCTCACCAAGCGGTGGTAGAAGCGTACTTGACGGCCCCGTACCCGTCTCGGATTGCTCGAGCGGTGGATCGCAAGAAAGTACCGTTCGGGGGTTCTCGTCCAGTGGGGTTGTTGGACCACCTGCTGGAATGCCGTGGTTTGAAGTTTGTTTACGCGTTCTCGAACTAACAATAGGTATTAGATGAACAGATATACTGCGCGGCAGCTGGCGAACATGCCAGTGGACGAACTGATGCGACTGCCCTCAGAATGGCAGGTGGTCGAAATGGCCGATGGGGATGTGTTGACATATGACCGCATAACCAAATTATCTGTGATCTTGTGGTACCCGTTCAAGTTCTTCCCGGACGTTCCGATTCTGAAGGAACACCACATGAACGAAGAGCGGGTGTCGTCCAAGTCCTTGGTGCGCTGTTTGAACCGGGTGATCTGGCACATCCACAGCTATTTGAACGAGCAGGTCGACACCGAGTTGCTGGCCCGGTACGCCATCGAAGCAACCAACATCCTGTACAACATGACCACGATCAAGCTGTCACCTTACGTGACCACGCTGTCGATCTTTGAAGTCGCTGAGATCTATAACGATCCGCTCATCCGGGAGGCCAACACCAACGTCGAACCCACGACGTACGGCATCGAACACATTGCGTACGGCAAAGCGAAAGAAGCCCTGCTCGACCCAACCAAATTCCGGGGCAACTCGGTGGTGGAAGGGTTGCGTTCCGGTACCCAGAAAATGGAGCAGATGCTGCAAGCGTTTGCCCCACGCGGCTTCCCGACGGACATCAACTCGACGATCTTCGCCGAGCCAATCCTGGTGGGGTATGTGGACGGGATCTGGGACCTGTACGGCAACATGATCGAATCCCGCTCTGGGACCAAAGCCTTGCTCTATAACAAGGAGCTGCTGCGGGTCACCGAGTATTTCAACCGGAAGTCTCAGCTGATCGCACAGTACCTGATGAACCTGCACCACACCGATTGCGGTGCGGACTATGTGGATTATCCGGTGCTGAAGGCCACGCTGAAATCCATGGCGGGCAAGTACTACCTGAAAGAAGACGGCACCCGCGGTTGGTTGCGTGGAAACGAAACGCACCTGATCGGCAAGTCCATCAAGATGCGTTCGGTGTTGGCGTGTGTGCACCCGGACCCACAGGGCATCTGTGCCATTTGTTACGGGCGACTGTCGTACAACATTCCGAAAGGCACCAACATCGGTTGGGTGTCCGCGGTTGTGATGGGGGATGCAATCACCTCGTCCGTGTTGTCGACCAAACACACCGACGCCACTTCAGCGGTGGAGCAGTACATCCTGGCCGGTACGGAAGCGAAGTACATGAAGAAAGGGAAGGTGGAGGAAACCCTCTACTTACAACCCGAGGTCGCCAAGTTGGGTTACCGCTTGCTGATACAGAAGTCGGAAGCCCAATCCCTGGCGGACATCTTGATGATCAAAGACCTGTCGGCTTACCCAGCGGAAGCGGCCTCCAACCTGACCAAAATCGGGTTGATCCGCACCGTGGATGGACAGGACCAAGGGGACATTCTGACCGTGTCGCTGTACAACCGGAAAGCGTCGTTGTCGACCGACCTGTTGCGTCACGTGAAGAAGGTCGGGTGGTCTCCGGACAACCGCGACAACATCGTCATCAACCTGGAAGGCTTCGAACCTTCGTTGCCGTTCTTAACGCTGCCGTTTAAACACGTTAACACCTACGAGTTCATGAAACGGGTTCAGTCGTTCCTGCACTCTGGGTCGGACACGGAAGGCAGCCGGTTGTCGAGTGACAAGATTGGGTTCACTGGGAAAACCTTCCTGAAGAACTACCGTGACCCGATCGATGCAGTGGTGGCGTTTAACGCACTGGTGAACGAAAAGATCCAGCTCAACTTGGCGCATAGCGAATGCCTGGTCTATGCTATGATGATTAGATCAGCGCAGTTGCGTGATTATCGCTTGCCTATACCGGGTATCTCGGGAACATTCGAGAAATACAACCGACTGATGCAGAATCGGTCCTTGGCCGGTGCCATGGCGTTCGAGAAGCAGCACGAGCCGCTAAACAACCCTGCAAGCTTCCTGAACAAACAACGCAACGATCATCCGTATGATCTTGCTGTGATGGGGGGTAAGCTTCACTGAGTGGGAGGGCGAACTGTTGGGGGCCGTAAAGCCCCCAGCAACTCGTTAAATTTTTATGGAACCGTTACTCATAGCAGAACGTTATTCCCACGGTGTTCGCCTCACGGGGTTTTCACGGGATACCTTCTACAAAATGCAGGGCTTCTTAGAAGGCCTGTCGTTGAAGGAACCGAAGAAGATCCCGGGTCGCGGCATGATCATGGAACTGAAGAAAAAGTACTATGGTCTGACCGAGGATCACCGGGAAATCACCATCCACCGTAACTGCTATGACGATTTGGTTCGATACCTGGGCAACCAGTTCATTACACCGGATCGTATCAAGGTGGTGGATGTACTGCCTCCGAGCAGCGCGACAGCTTACTACGACATGTATGAAAAGTACGTGTTGCGGGATTACCAGGAGATTATTAAAGAGGACGCTTTACGCGAGGGGATGATCTCTGTTCGGATCGACTTGCAAACAGGCAAAGGCAAAACGTTAACTTCGTTGGCTATCCTCAAAGCACTGGGGGTCAAGTGCATTGTCATGGTTCCACCCAAGTACTTCGGTATCTGGGACGAAGCCTTGATGAACACGTATAAAGACATTGGTTTGCGCTTCTGTCGCATCTCCGGGTCGGCTGAGATCATGCGGGTGATTGACCGTGGGATTGAAAACGATCTGGACGAGATCGACGTGTACCTGGTGTCGACCACGTCGTACCGGAACTACATCGAGAAGTACGAGAAACACGGCGAGAAAGGGTTGTCGGACATGGGCTACAACTGTCCCCCACAACGTTTCCACGAAGTGCTGCAGGTCGGTTGTGTGATCCACGATGAGATCCAGGAAGATCCGGGACTGTTGTTTCGGATTGACATGTACTCCAACGTGGCGAAACAGATCTACCTCTCGGCTACGCCGTTCACCGGGAATGCTTACGTCACCAAGATGATCGACGTCATGCTGCCAGAGCACACCAAAGTGCGGCTGCCTAACTACGACGTGTACATCAACGTGATGGGGGTGCTGTACAACGACATCAAAGTGAAGCCCAAGGACTACCTCGCTCCGTTTAAGAACACGTACAACCATGCGCGTTATGAAACGGAGATGATGAAGAACCCGAAGCGCTTGGCGGATTACTTGGCCATTGTCACTCGGATTGTCGAAGGCGTGTTCATCAAAGACCGGTTGCCAGGTCAGAAGTGTTTGTTGTTGTTTGCCACCGTGGCTTTTATTGAACTGGTGATGAAACACCTGAAAGAGCAGTTCCCTGACGTCGTGTCTGGGGCCCATTACGCGGGCAGCGACTACAACAAACTCCTCACCAACGAACTGACGGGGTCTACCATCAAGTCGTCGGGCACGGGCGTGGACATTCCTAACCTGCGGGAAGGGGTCTTGTTCCACAACACTGGGTCCAAGAAGGACAGTATTCAGATCGCCGGTCGATTGCGGAAACTTCGGGACTTCCCGGACGTGACCCCACGTTTGACCTGTGCTCTGTGCCAACAAGTGGCCCACCACCTCCGTTATTGGGCGCAAAAAGAAGAGGATTTTAAGGGGAAGATTAAGACCATGTATTTGCGTCGAATCACCTGAACTTCGTCCGCTCCTTCGGGGGCGGACATTATGTTGTTATTAAGGATGTACTATGTTAGATACTTTAGTGGAGCACAAAGAACATGTAGGGACGTACGATGATTTCTGTGCCGCGTATGTTTTGACTCATCGCTCCACCGGACACAAGTACATTGGGAGTTCGGGGAAAGTAGGTTATCGACTATGTCAACACCGTTCTGCCTTGAAACATAACAAACATCCATGCGTAAAATTACAAGAGGCTTACAACCTTGACGCTGGTTACGATGCGGTGATCTACGGTGTTGCCACGAGGGAACTGGCCTTTCAGTTGGAACAAGCTTTGTTAGATCGCTATAAAGAAACAGGACTCCTCTTTAACAGAAGTAGCTCTGCCCTCGCCCCGTCGACAGGTTATGAAGTTACTGACGAGTTCCGTGAAAAGTGCCGACACAACCGCTTAGGGCATACTAACAGCGAAATACATCGCGAACGAATTAGCAAAGCCTTAACTGGGCAGAAAATGGTTATGACCGCAAGGCGTAAAGCCATGTACGCCGCGCGTAAAGGAGTGCCTGTATCGGAGGAACGACATGCACAATTAAAGGTGGCACAAGATCACCGTAAGACCTGTGTAAGTATGGACGGGATTGAATACCTTGGCATTCGAGAAGCCAGCCGTCAAACGGGGATTGATGATAGCATGATTCGATTCCGGTGTAAGAGTAACAACCCTAAATTTAAAGACTGGTTCTTTGTAACCTGATGAGGAAAGATAATGATTGATTGGCAATTGATCCAAGCGGTGGCTTTGGTGATCCTGATGTTGGTGTTAGCACCCCCTGCCTTCTACCTGACCGCATGTTATGGTCACAACCACGACAAGCCAGAACGCCGCGGTAAACGCTGGGTAAGTCAAACAGCCATGGCCATCGTGGCGGTGATGCTGTGCCTCACGGTCTTGGTCTGCGCCTATTTGATTCCGAACCCGAGACTCTGGGACAATTGGTACGTGTCGGTGTTTGCGATTTACTTGGCTGCCGACATGACCATGGATGCGGTCCTGGCCCACCGCGTGGCTCACAACGAATCCATCTACAGTTCTGCTTGTTATGCGGTCGTGGCCCTCAGTATGTGTTCGGCCGTCGTACTGATCGGTACCGTGTTGTGCCAGGTCGGTGATGCGGCTCTTTCTTATTTCGCTTGGACCAGTCCCTTCTAAGGAGCAGCACCATGTTGACTCGCATCAAAAAGCAATGGAACAGTGGCCGTACCGTGGGACAGATCGTCCTGTCAGAACTGGGGCGGTTCCTAGGTGGGTTGTTGCCCAAAGACCACCTCGCTGCGCGTGAAGATCGCCTCAGTCCATTAGGATCGATAGTGGGCGATCGAGCTGCCGTGATCTCAGAGATCGGTTTAGTTGGCGATGGCAGTGGTTACCGGGTCATTGTCGATGCATTGACGCCGTCCGCGCTTACCAGCATCGACCAGTTACCTTCCTCACTACCTACTACGGATGCTCCGGTGTACGTGCGATCAACGAGGACCCCCGATCCACTAGCCCTACAGCCTATGTTCACAGCCGACCTACCGGTCCGGTCGGATGTGCGGATTTTCTTAGACCCGCGCCGACGACGGGCAGTTCAGTCCCTGAACGAACTCGGTCGCCGGATCCACTTGCAATTAAGTTACGAACACGTGGACGACTACCTTACTCGTTGCGTGCTGGAACAAGACCCCGCGGACTCCAGCCGCTTGGATCTGTTCGTGGCGGGGTCTTTCCCTGACGAAACGCATTCCAAGGGCATTGACGACTATATTACAAACATGAATAAAACCTAAGTTGGGTGAGGTGAATGTCATGTTTGCATTATCTGTGGTATGGCCGGCGGTATCTATCCTGGTAGGAGCCTCTATGGCCCTGCTGGGGCTCAGTGGCCTTATCATGGGCCCGAGTGTACGCAATCGGTGCAAGGCTGTCTTAATCGCCCTTGTGGGCGGTCTTATCGTTTACGTTGGTATTGAGGGCGCTGCGTGGTTAAGTGCCAACTTGCCTTATTAAAGAGGAGGCTGTAATGCTCACCATACCTGAATGGGTGGTAATCCTGATGGCGATCTGGTTCGGGGCTATCACCGGACCAACCTCGGGGATCTTGATGTTCTGCACCGGTACCCGTGTGGGTGGCTGGGTATTCCGGAACGTGGGGACCCTGATGTTCTTGGCTTGTTTGCCTTGGACGGTGCTGGGGTTCTACGCATTGAAGATTCCCTAAACGACGCTCGCTAGTTACAACGGCATAAACCCCCTCCTCTCTCCTGGCTTGCGCTGGGGGAGGGGAGGGGGTAGACGCTTTATTTTTTTGTCGGCGCGTTGGGATTGAGTCGGTTAAACTCGTTCTGTATCCGCGTTGTTTCAGAATCGGTTTTCAGGTTCGTGGACTCACAAACCTGCAGGTAGTACATCGCATCCGGGTAGTCGCTCGCCAAGAAGTCTTTGATGGACAGGTGCCACGTGTCCCAGATTCGGTAGTGAACGTACTTCCGCAAGATCGACCGGTAAGGCCCGCCTTCCACCGCGTTTTCTTTGGGGTGCAGTAACACACTCGCAAAGGGGTGACGGAAGGGCGACTTGTGGTCGCAAATCCCGTACTCGGTTTGGTAGGCTTCCCGGGTCATTCGTTCGGCAGTGCTTGGTCTTACGGCCGGGGCATTTTCGAGGAGGTCGTCAATGCTGCCCGGCTTACCCACGCGGTCTAAACCAAAGGTCAGTTTCGTCACGTGCCCGTTGTCGTCGGCGGGTTCGACCACCAAACGACTGAACCGGGCATCGGTGTACGGAATCCCATTTATCTGAGGTTCTTGACTTTCTGGGCTGCCAACGTAAAAAACGTCGTGACCATGTCGAGGGGGATCAGGTGCTCCAACCGCTCGTGGAACGCTTTCGCTTGAGGGGTGTTGCACGCTGGGCAGTTGAACGACTCGATCGCAATCATGCCGACAATCGAATCGTCGATGTAACGTGTGACCGCGTCAAAGAACCGTTCCGAGTAGGCGTCATCCGACATGATGTTGTCCAGGTACTCGTCGATGGTCTGGCGATCGTCCGTGACCATGACCGGTTCAGCCTGCTCATCATCGCGGTGCCAAACCGAGGTGACCCAGTGACCGTACTGGCGCGCGGTGGAAGCTTTGGCCAGCTTGTCGATGTACGCTGCCCGGTTGGCTTCGTGGGGTTGCTCGTTGAACGCCCCGGTGGTCATCTCCACGATGCCCTGGATCCACGCGTTGCCGGCATGGCGCCGTTCGGTGATGGACGGCACTTCCAAGCGAATGCCGACCTTTTCAAACCACACCACGCGACCTTGTCCACGAACGAACTGGGTCTTGTACTTGGTGATGTCTTCACGGGACACGTCTTGGAACCGACGGGCCAAGTGATAGGTTTGTTGCTGGTTGAACTCGGTGCGGTCGTACCACACCAGCGCGAACATGTCGAGGTTGCCGCTGGTGACTTCGGTGCAGCTGTGCACGTCGGCAATGCACGGGTGACTGTAGTTGAACCCGTCGATGTACATCGCGGTGCCCAAGGCGTGGTGCAGGAACGGTTCGTCCAGTGCCGAGAGCTGTTCTTCGATGTCAGTCGCGGTGGTGTATTTGATGTTGCTGGAGATGACGCAGTTCAAGGCCAGGTCCGTGATCGCGTCCAGCATCATCGCCGCCACGTTCGAGAACGCCATGCCCTTGGATTCCTTGCCCAGCAACACGCGACGTTGGGCCAGCTTCTGTTGCATGCTCACGACTTCTTGCAAGGTCGGGGTACGTAGGCGCAGCCAGATCCCGGAGTGCGGCATCATCGCTTCGTGGGTGGCACCCAGGCCGGATTCCTTGGTCAGGTAACTGAGGATTTCCGTCCGGGAACTGCGGGCGTTGGTGGGCTTCTGTTTCGGCTTGCCCGGGCGCAACTGCATCTCGCCATGCATCAGCGATTGGTGCCAGTTCGAACCTTCCCGTTCCGTCGCCCGGCGCGGGGTGTCTTCCATGTTGACGTGGTTCATGCCGTTGTACAGCGACATTTGCCAGAGCTGGTCGGCTTCGGTTTCCGGGATGTCCCCGTTGTTCAACCGCTCGAACAAGTCTTCGTTCAGGTCCAGGAGTTTCTGGAAGGTCTTGGTGGATTCCCGCAGGAACGACAGCACCGTGGGCAGCTTCGGGTTCACCGGGCCGTCCGCTGGGCGCTGGGCGGTGAAGTTCACCGGGGCTTGCGCTGGGCGGAACAAACCGTCCGCATCGACTTCTGGGTCTTCCGACGGCACTTGGGTCGCTGGTGGTTCGGGGGTCAGGAACGCGTCGTCGTTGGTGAACGAATCCCCCAACACTTCCGGGCCTGTCGGTTCTTCGAACTGGCCTTGGTTGCCGTTCAGGTCATTGAGGTCTTTCATTGCGCCACGTCCTGTGCAGGGAGGGTCAGGGCCAGTTCAGAGATGCCTGCGTCGCCCATGGTTTTGATCATGCCGTAGATCAGTGGGTTCACGGCGGTTTCCAGTTGGTGCTGGACTTTGCTGTAGCCCAGGGAGGTCGCTTCGATCAAGGCGAAATCGGCGTCGGTCGGCACCCCGGTCTTGCCCACGTGGGCAGCGGCCAGCAGTTGCAGTGCATTGGTCATGGCACCCACGTCGTGCAGCAGGTTCTGGTAGTTCTTTTGGAACGCCACCGGGTCAGCCAGTTTCGGCAGGACTTCGGTCTGCAGGTTCAGCATCAGCGGTTCCACGAAGTTGCGCGTGTTCAGCATCAACTGGGTGCAGGTGGTGGCCAGGGTCTCGAGGATCTCCCAGGCCATTTCGGACTTGAGCAACCCTTCGGCCAAGGCCTTGGATTCTTCTTGGACAGCCGCCATGCCTTTCACCAGTTGTTCTTGGTTAGCGATGCTTGCGTAATGCAAGTTGTGTGCTTCGATTGCATCGGCCTTTTGTTGACGGCGGTTGCGGTAACCTTTGCCCGAGCCTGGTTGTGCAGGGGCCCACACCACTTTGGCCAGGCTTTCTACAGCGGCCACTGGGTCGAGGGGGTCGGCTTCAACGCTGAGGGTCAGGTCGCCGGTATCGACGCGCGCACCGTTGTTTTGGACCATTCGAACAGTACCGACCGGATCCGGATCGTTGGCATCGATGTGCATGGTCAGGTCGTCGTCGGACTCGGGGTGCGGAGTGCGGGCGGTGGTCACATCGAACTCCACCAAACGGCGGGTGTCCACGTCACCTTGGGCGATCTGATCCAGATCGGTTTCACTGAACGTGTAGCCACGTGGGGTCAGCAGCCATTCGTCTGAAGTGTCCACTTTGAACGAGATAGGGGACAGGCGTTGCACTTCACGCACGGAGCCATCGATACCCAGCGACTCTTTTAGGGCGAGGTGTTGCTCCGAACCGACGGCGAGTTCTTTGAGGAGTTCACCTTGTTCGTTGATCACACGGACGGTTTCCGGAACAGCAGATACAGGAGTTTGCATGGGTATAGCCCTTATCGGTTGTTAGGTAAGCTTGAGGGAAAATAAGCTTTGAACATAGTGTGGGGTAATGTAGTACATTTCTTCCCCTTTGCCTTGAGGTAATGTACTGGGCCCGCAACCCTATGTTAAACAGATCGTTACGCTCATAGGGGCTTTTTATAATGAAAGACTATTTAGACAGTATCCTAACACCGCTCATTACGGATGAGCGGAAAGAGGTACTCATTGATTGTGTGGTGACCTTAGAGCACATCAACTACGAAACGGCCATCGACGAGATCCAGCAGGTGTGTGAGATCCAATCCGGGATCTCCGACAACGCGATGCTGCTCAGTCGTCTGGACGACGTGATTCATTACGCCCACAACCAGATTTTCATTCAACACAACCTCGTGGTGTCGACCGAAGCGACCCAAGAACAGCGCCAGGCCATGGTCAAAGCCTTGACCGAATTCGACCACTACATCATCCCCGACCAGATCGTGCTGCTGATGGGTGGGCAACACACGAACGAAGAGATCATTGCGCACATGGTCCCGATGTTCACCCGCTTAAAGTTCGATCAAATCATCGATTACATCCAAACCGTGGACGACGTGTTGATTCAAGCCATTGCACGTACGCTAGAAGCGCGTATGGCTGCACGTGGGGCGATTGAAGCGCCGCTGGCACCCGTTAGTCGCATTCGGTTGATCAACCGCGTGGTGGCCCGTGTAGGGCGTGAACGTTTCAGCATGGTGTTTGACCTGTCGGACGCCGGGTTGCGCGTGGGGGCAGCGATTGACAACCTCTACCAACTGGCCGTGGATGGGTTGGATCGGCTAGACCCCGCTGCGGCGGCTTACGAGATCTTCGGGCTGGTGCTGTTCTCGGACGTGCCCTTGGCCGACATCGCGAACCACACCAACACTTTAATCACTGACTACCAGGAAGACACCGCCGCGTTGCGCACCATGCAGCTGACGTTGAAACCGGTGTTTGCGCTTTTAGGAGAATACGCGAATGAAACTGCGTGACTATTTCCTGCTGGGGTTGCAACATGGCCTGGGCAAGAAACGCCATTGGATGACCCGGTTGTTCAACGTGTGCTACACCTGGAATGACAACCCCCATTACCCCCGGCATTTGGTCAAGGAAGCCGAGGACAAAGTGTTCTTCGTCGACCCCGACACCAAAGAACGCCATTACCTCGAAGACTGGATTCCCGACCGGGCGCCGTTGCACTTCCGGGATGCGTTCGAACTGACCCCTGGGTTGATTGCCAACTACCGCGGCAAGGAAACCAAGATCACCACGTACGGCAACGTGTTCTTCAACCAACTGTGTTTGATTGAACCGTTCGGTACGCTGTTTGAATTCCCGTTTGGCTACTGCTCCCCGAAGATCGTGGAAGCCGAAGTCGAAGAACGTTTGATCAGCAACCGCCCCGATGGCGACCGCACTACGAAAGCCCCCGAGGGGAAGTTCCACGTGTGGCAGTACCTGATGTTCATTGACCACTGCCTGGCCATGCCGGCTTATGCGGATGGACTGGTAACCTCAGTGACCCGCAAGTCCATGACCAGTTCCCCGGAACGCAACGCCATTCGCGCCGAACAAACGGAAAAGTACAAGGACCACCTGACCGACCCCGTGTACATTGCCAAGATCGGCCAGACATACAAAGCGGCCGATGACCAGTATTTGGAAGGGGACGAGTCCCAGGAGTTCTACACGGCCTCGGCCAAAACGGCCCGGACCCGGATGAAGGTGTTCTACCACTTCGGTGGCGAATCGCCGTTCTCGGACGGTACGTCGGTGGAGTACATTGCGAAGTCGCTGGAAGAAGGCATTGACACCCAGAAAATGGTGGCGATGAACAACTCCCTGCGTTTCGGTTCGTACAACCGGGGGGCGCAAACGGCACTCGGTGGTGAATCGACCAAGACCATTTACCGGATGGTGGGTACGGCACGAATCATCGAACCGGACTGTGGCACCACGATGGGCATCCCGACGCAGGTGCGAAGCTTCGTGAAAGCCGGTTTGCTCGGGTACACGTACATCCAGCAAGGCGTCTCGATTCTGATCACCAAAGACAACATCGATTCGTTGGTCGGTAAGAAAATCGACATCCGTGGCCCAATGGCGTGCAAAGCGGGTCAAGGCAAAGGGAAGAACATCTGTGCGGTCTGCGCCGGGCGTGCGGTGGCAGAGAACCCGAACGGCATTCCCGCTGCCGCTGCTGGTGTGGGGGGTCGCTTCCTCTCCTTATTCCTTTCCAAAATGCACGCTACGGTGCTACGTACCGTACGGATGGACTTGGCTGCTCGAATCACGTAACCAAACTTTACACGCTGGGCTAATAATACAGACGGCTTCCCTGGGGTAACAGCCGGGGAAGCTTTATGTTCACTAGGAGGGTTTAAGATGATCAATTGGTTAAGACGTAAGTGGCTGCGTTACAACATGCCCACTCGGGAACTGCGGGCAATCAATGAAATGCTGATCAAAGCCGGGCGTCGGTGCGCCTATGATTTGGCGCATGCGGCCAGTTACATCAGCACGCAGGGCGACCCCACGGACACGTCCTTCTATGAAATCTTTCAGGAACGCTCCGATCACTGGAAGGGGGTGTTTAACCCAACCAACGTGGGGAAGGACTATTACAATGCGGCTCAGGTGGAGCATGCTCGCCTCGAACGTGAGATTGTTCGGTTAAAACAAGTGTGCCAAGCCGCCGGGATCGATTACCGCGACCCAGAGCGTTACCCTTTCTGAATTACTTAACAGTACAATAATCTGTACTCTATTTGTTAACCAAAGGAAATACCCATGTCGAACGTAGAAACGTTGTTGTCGCAACTGGTGGGCAGCGATGCCGCCACTATTCTGCTGGCTGCTGACGGCAATGCGATTGCCAAAACACTGGTGGACCCTGCGCTGTCCAAAGCGGATTACAACCTGTTCCACACCAAAGGTGGCAAAGGCCGTACTGTGTCGGACCTGAAGGTTCGCGTCGGTCAACTGATCAAAGAAGGTTTCACTGCCAAGGCCACTGACGAGAGCACCGTGCCGCAAGTGGACAGTGCGGTGGAAGCCATCACGTTCGAAGACCAAACCCCGGCCGAGAACCAAGCCGAGAAACTGATCGGCACCGCCGATATCTACGACACCGCCCCTGCTGCCCCTGCGGTGGTGGAAGTGGACGTGGTTGCGACCCGTGCGACCTTGGGCCTGCCTGAAGACTGGACCGACGACGAAGTCAAAGCGTACCTGGCCGCTGATGGCGTCCTGCATGGCGTGACCCGTCATGGCAACCGCGTGGTCGACCCGAGCCGTGCACGCCGTGAGCTCACCAAAGACGAGCTGATCGACGCCCTCAACGGTGACTTCGCCGAATACGACGAAACCCACCACACTGACCTGGTGACCCAACTCCGTCAAGTCGAAATCGTGCCGGCCGCCTGGAACACCCGCAGCGTCGTGGAATACGTGCGTATGGGGATCGTGCCCCCTCAAGCCGCTCCGGACGTGTGGGTTGAAGACCTCACCCGACTGACCCGCCCTGCCGAAGACTGGACCGATGCGGAACTGACCGCATGGTTGGCGAATTCGATCGTGTCGCCAGAAGGCGCTGTGGCCACCGTACAGAAGCTGGCCGTGGAAGTGGTACGTCGTTTCGACTACAAGTGCGACGCATCCCCTGAAGCCGTTAAAGCGCACTACGTCAAGCTGACCAACGCCCCTCAGCCGTCTACCCTGCCAACCGAGCCGCGTGCCAAAGCGACCGCCCCGGCGGCCAAGGCCGTTGTGGCCCCGGTTGAGTCCATTGGCATCACCGCCCAAACTTACGAAGGCTTGTCCAACATGAACCTCACCTACATTCAAACCCTGCTGGACTTCTACGCCAGCACGTGCGGTGTTAACCACCCAGTGTCCTTTGATACCGGCGTGAAAGCCCAGCGCAAACTGGACGACGTCCTGCGTTACGTGATCAACATCGAAGACCCGAAAGGTTTCGTCAGCGGCATGTCGATCCTGCTGGACTTCGTTGCCAAGCACCGCGGTGGCATGTTCTCCCACACCTACATCTACCGTTTCACCGGTGGTCTGCGTGTGGAAGGTCAGGTCCAAGAGTCGCACATTCAACTCCTGGAACTGTTCCACATCTTCACTGACCCGAACAAGCTGGTCCGTACCCAGTGTGACATCGCGGCCTACGTGAGCAAACTGCCACACGCCCGCCAAGCGTTCGTGATCGAGTACTTCACCACCCTCGCGTAACTCTAACCCATCCTTCTAGCCAGGGATGGGTTTTATGCCGCTTTATCATGTGTTAGTAACTTATATCGACCAGGTGGAATATGTTTGAGATCATGTTGAGTTCCCTGTCAGGGGCACCGTGGGAACCACCACCCGTATTAGACAACACCGTGTTCAAAGGCTATGTGTCCAACGAGGACTTCATCACAGCGACGGACTTGGCCGCTGAACTGAACCTGACTGCCGGCAGCGTACACAACTCGGACGTGGGGTGGTTGCACTACATCACCCTCGAGGGACTGGAGTTTTACTTAGCCCGTAAGACCCTCCGCTATAATCTCTCGTGGGAACAAATCAACACCGCCCAAGCAGGGAAGACTATTTCCATCAACGGCGAGGACCACGTGGTGCATTTCATGACCGGCGCGGCTAACCCATCCACGGGAGCAACCGACAGCAACGCCGGTGGGGATTGGAACAACTTCCTGTACCCGATCTACGGAGGCATCTACCGGGGTTCCTTGCCGGGGGACACGCCCCATTGGAGCGATTACACCGATGAGATGCTGGGCATCAGTGCAGATGCAGCCACGACCGCGAACGGGTCCACCACGGTGTGCTTGGAAGCCGAAAGCCGTGGTCACTACGTCCGGGGCTACAGTGCCAACTCCAATCCGAACATCATGGGAGTGTGGTACAACATCCCCTCTCAAGTGGACTTCCACAACGGCTGGCGACCGATGGTCATTGTGAAATCCACGCTGCCCGTGACTCCGTTCCAAGGGGAGGTGGCGGCAGCCTCGTTCATCACCCCTGAAGCGTTGGCCACCGCCGTGAACCTGACGGCAGGGGCTTCGATTAACACGGCTTCGCCATGGATGCACTTCATCGACGCCGGTAAAGAAATCTACTTCCCTAAACTGCCAATTCGCATTGGCATCAGCTGGGAGCAGTTGAATACCGCAAACCTGGTGACCGGCAACACCACGGTGGTCATCGGTGGGCGGACGTTCAAAGTGCGTTTGATGTTGGGTTCCACCGCGTCCCCCGGCAGTGCGATCGGGCGAGAGTGGCTCAACTACATGGTCGGCCTGACCAACGCAGTCCACGGCACCTACACTCCAGCACAACTGGGTGTTGATGGCGGGTCTACCAATGGCCAGCTGACCACTTGCCAAGAAGCGAGTACCTCTGGCGGTCACTGTGCCCCTGGTTACCCGACGATTGACGGCATGTGGTATCAGCCAGTCAACTCCACAGCAACCGGCTACGGTTGGCGTCCTGTGTTGGAACTGGTACCTTAAGACGACATATTGGCTTCCCCTAGGGGAAGCCAATTATGCCTTTAACTGACGGGGTGTTGTTTGGCGTAGCCTTCCAGTTGACGTAGTTGCTCTTCGCTTAAGGTCAGTAAACCAATGCGGTGCGACTGCAAGGCGTAGTGGCTCAGCTTGTAAGCCCGGGGCCAAAACACCGCATCAGGAAGATCACTGAATAACTTGGCAAAATGACTCTGGTTATTCAACAGGGTTCCAAACCCAATGACGGCCCTGAGGTCGTTGTACTCCTTGGTGATCAACTCTGCGTTGGTGGTCCCTTGAAAATCGGAATCCAACCCAAACTGACTGCCCTTTAGAGCTTCCTTGCCCATCTCATTGGCTTCTTCCGCCAGCTTGACCAACAACCATTGAGTCAGGTTCATCTTAAGTCCCCTTCAAACGACAGCGCGTTCATTCAAGATCTCCGCCAGGGCTCTGGCTTGGGATATGTCAGTGGAGGCGAACATGTCCGACAAGGTGCAGTCGTGGTATTCCTTCGCCGTGGTGGCCAGCTCTTGCAGCAGCTCGGGGTTGGCATCGGCCCACGTGTTCCAGAGTTGCTTGTACTCGGCCCACAGGTCGACGGAGGTGTCTTTGGGAGGCTTTCCTTTGCCATAGCGCCAGTCATTGCTCTCTGAGCGCCACCCCTTGCAATCCAATTGGTACGCTTCCTCGATCGTCCGTCCGTCAGGCAGCACCGCAAAGAGGGCACTGTAACGCGTGTCCCCTTTACTCGAACACTCATAGCCGTCGTAGCGCTTCCACCGGTAAACTACTTTCCCAGACTAGACGGTTGTGCCTCCATCGGTGCCCCTGCTTTCATAGCCAGGTAGTTCTTCAGCAACTGGTCCATGGAAGGGCCTTTCAGAATCTTCTGACAGATCTCCACGGCGTTGGTCCGACCCCCGGTTAAGTTCACCCCGACTTCTCGGCGCCAGACTTCCGGAATCCCTTTCATCTGCCCGAACTCCATCACCACGGTTTCCCGGGCGATGTTCAAGTTCTGCGACACGGTCGGGTACGTCGACACAATGTCCAAGTCGGCCACGTGCGACCAGATCAGTGACCCGTACCCGGGGAAGCCTTTAATGCATGCCATGCCGTTGGGCCCTGCCATGTACGATGGCAAGGTCGTGATCCAATCCTCGTGCCCGATCACGTAACGGTCGAGGTCGTGCACCATTTTGTCCGACGAGGAACCGATCACGCGGGGTTCTGGACGGGCCAGGTACCAGAAATGCATGTCGTCGCACAGCCGCTTCGGGTTAGAGTTGAAGTTCTTGAAGTCCGAGTACTTGGAAAACATCGTGATCGACGACGACAGGTCGTTGACGTGTTCGTCCAGTTGTTCCAGACGGATGCTGTCGACGATGTTGTACAAACCGTAGAACACTTTCTGTTCGGTCTGCATGTATTTGTGCCAGTCGATGCCGGTGAGGTGTTCAGCCCCCGGAAACTTCAGCTTGCTGATCTTCAGTTCTTTCTTGAGGATACGGTCCAGGGCATAAGAAGGTTCCTTGCCTTTCGCAATCCGCAATGCCCGGTAAATCGACATGGCGTCGATGCACTGGAAGTGTGCCGGTGTGGTCACCCAGTTCCACAGTTCCTCCATCGACTTGGACTTGGTCACGCCCGATGCGGTGGTGGTCTTGGCTTGCGCTTGGTTGTAGTCGAAGTAGCGGAAGTTCTTCGGTACGGACTGGTCCGAGAACACATCTTTCGGGTCCACGCCGTATTGGTTCAGGTTCTTCAGGATGCGACTAATGTCGAAGTCCATGTTCCAGAACGAGAAGAAGTCCGGTTTCCATTCGTGCAGCTTCGCAATGCAGTCGATCGCCACTTGGGCAGGGGTGTCACACACCACCACTTCCAGCACCAACCCCCGCTTCTCAATCAGTTCTTTGAGCTCCGGCACTTCCGTGGCCAGTTTGTGCGTTTGCTCGACGACGTCCGGGATGTCCTTGATCCAGCCTTTGTAGTACGCCAGGAACACTTTGGTCTTGTACGTCACGGACATGCAGATGATCTGCCCGTCTTTGTCGGCCTCGTAAACGTTGGTTTCGATGTCGCCACCGGCCACGGTGTTCTTCGAGATCAAGTCCGGGCACCGCTTACGGTAAGCGTTCTTTAAACAAGCACCGCCCGACACGTCTGAACCGTAAAGGAAAGGACTGCGAGCCAACTGTCGTAAACGTGGGTTGGGGCCCATGCTGTAATCGCCCAGTACCCGTGCAATGGAACGGCTGAGGTTGATTTGAGTAGACATGTATTTGCGAGTGTTAGCGACGTACTCATAATCTTTCTTCTCGGTGTGGTTCTGCCGCCCTTTCTCGGTGACCCAAAATGGCCGCTCGTAGTTGGTGATCACTTTGAGGTTGGGGATTTTCCGACCGTCTTTCAAGTGAATGATTTCTTTCACGACATGGGCGTCGTCGTATTTGCCATACTGGTCGGTGACGTAGGTGATGTGCTTTGCTTCGATCCCCAGTACGTCTGCCTTGGTGTAGCTTAGGTCGGTCATGTTAGCCCCAAATAATCAAATCCATCATGTACCATTAGACCCCCTAGTAGAACTGCGCCACCCTATTCTTATGATTCCATTAACCCACTAAAGGACGGTTACAATGAAAGCCCCTTTTACCCTTTCTAAGGAAGCCGTGAACGTCAACGTGGACCGTCAGTTTGGGGCTGACGTACTGGCTGCCGTGACCGCCCTGCGGACGCACTACCGCACCACCCAGACCTTGGACGCCAAGGCCAACAAAACACTGGTGGACCTGTTCAATTCCCGGGGGATCACCATCGAGGTGGTGTGGCACACAACCCGGCAGAACATCATGGCCATTCAACTGGCCCCAATCAGTGGGCACTCCGGTTCCCGTCAAGCCGGTGCGCTGGGACAGACCAACGTCACGTCGTCGATGGGCCTGTACGAAGAGCTCACGGTGGACCTGGATCGCATGGTGGTGGGGGGCAAGTTTGCCCGCGAGTTTCCGTTCGTGCTGCACGTCTCCTACGCCTACCTCGCGGGTCCGTTCGAGGACACCACCGACCGCGAAGTCACGGCGATGCTGCTGCACGAGTACGCCCATGCGTTTGACTTCTTTGCCACCATGGGCGATTACGTGCTGTTGAACTACATGCTCACCGAAGGCACGGAAGTGTTGATGGGTCAGCGGCCGAACGTGTACAAACTCGAGATCCTCGACCACACGCAGATTGCCAAACAAATCCAAGACCCGACCTTGCGCAACGAGTTCATCCACAACCGCACCGTGGAGAACACCCGACGGGCCGTGCTGTCGTCGTGGCGCACGTTGGCCCGTCCACATTTGTTTGGCACCACCCAGAACGATTTGCGCCGGGACGAGCAATTGGCCGACGTGATCCCCAGTCGGTTGGGTTTTGGCAAAGACCTGGTGCTGGCCTTGAGCCGGGTGGACCAAGCGGAAGTGCCCGGGTACTTCGAGTCCGTGGGGAACTTCTGGAAAATGGAAGTGGTCCGTGGGTTGGGGTATCTGCTGGTGGCGCCTTTTGTCCTGGGACTGATCCTGTTCGCCCCCGACTTGGGGCAAAAATACGACCACGCCAAAGACCGCGCACGCCGCATTCGGTTGGATTTGGTAAACCAACTCCGCAACGTGAAAGACCCGTCCCTCAAACCCGCGATTCTGGAAGACATCCAGCAGTTGACGGTGATTGAGGACACTTACAACAAACACGCTGGCGTGATCGATGGCCTGCTGTACTTCTTCCGTCCTAACTACCGTCAGGGCAAACAGAACGAAGCCACAGAGCGGACCCTCGAAGGCCTCCTAAACAATGATATGTTTGTTCAAGCATACCAACTCAAACAACTTGCCCGTTGATGGAGCATTAAACATGAATGTCGGTTTCCCTATTTCCCGTGTCTTGAAAGAAATCAAATCCCCCAACGGTGATGATCGTTTGGCTCGGGCCATGTACTTGGCCAACGCCTTTGCGTTCCACGTCAAACTCGACCCGGCGATGAACTCTGACCAGTTCGCCGAAACCCAGGTCAAACCGTTCAAGGACCTGCTGAACGAAGTCAACGAGCACACCTCGGTCGACACGCGCAAGGCCCAAGAACTGCTGCGTCAACTGCTGCGCATCCGTTACGAACTGCTGAACGGCGGCTGCAGTGCCGAACTGATCTGCGCGGCCCTGTGCAGTGAAGTCACCGAAGAAAACCTGACCCGCAAGGAACAAGGTGCGGTGAACTTCATCACCAGCCGTGCGGACTTCATGCAAACGCAAACCGCCATCGGCAAACTGCTGGTTGAAAGCGGCGCCGCTTAAGGGGATCACCATGGACCACGTACTCGGAACCGGTGTTCCTGTAAACGAAAACGACGTCGCGGCTGGCCCGGCCTTGCAACCCAACGTGGAACTGGCCACCCAAGTGATCGACGCGGTGGAGTTGTTGGAAGACATGGTGGACACCGTCCGTCAGGAAGGCATCTCCAAAGCTGACGTGGAAGCGGTCGCGCAGATCGTGGGGTCGTTGAAAGACGTGCTCCCGGACCTGGCCACCACCACGGGCTTGGAAGCCTACCATGGGTTGTTCACCCCGCAACGCAGTTTCCTCAACCACCAGATCGCCCAAGAATCTTTCGTCGGCAAAGTGAAAGAGATCATCCGCAAACTCATCGACCTGGGCATTAAGCTATACAAGGACGGGGTGCGTTGGTTGAAAGAACTGGTGTCCGGCCGCAAAGCCGTCCAAGAGAAAACCGAAACCGTCCGCGGCAAAGTGCTGGAGATGGTCAAGCTGTTTAAACTGCTGCCCTTGATCTACCAACCGCAGACGTTGGCCGAATCCTTGGAAGTGGCGAACCTGGTCATGCTGTCGGACAAGCTCCCGCAGAACGTGTTCCAGAAAGCGGCCTTCGGGTGCCTAGACTGCAACGCCCGTATCACCAACACCGGACGGTCGATGGAAACGATCATGCAACGCTTCGAAGCCCGCTTCAAGATCGTTCTGGGTGAAGCCAAGCACGGTCAGATCAACCCCGACACCTTCGCGCACATCGAAGAAGGGTTGGGCCAAGCCGTGGTCCAAGTGCGTGAGTTCTTGACCGTGGACCCGGAGCCCGGCTACTTCACGCAAAAGGTCGACAACCAGTTCTGGATGTTCACCCCGCAGTTCGACACCAAAGCCCGTGTGAACGTGGAAGGTATCGTGCTGGTTTACGAACAGGCTGTGAAGTTCTTGGAAGAGCTGAAGCGTTTGCCGTTTGAATCCGAACAAGACGTCAGCAACGTCAAGCAACTGATCACCCGGGTGACCGCCATCTTGGGCGTGGCCGACGAAATCATTCAAGGCTACGTGGAGATGGAACGGGCACAGCTGCGTTACGTGGTGTGCTACTACAACTTCTACGCCCAGATGTCCAACGTGATCCACAAGCTGGTGATCTCCTCTGCCATGTCTCCGGATGATCGCGCCGCGGTCGTCAAGACGTTGGAAGCGATTACCAAGGCTGCCCGCTAAGGCGACATATTGCCCCCTCCTGTGCGGGAGGGGGCTTATGCCGTTACACCGGAGTTGGCAACGTGTGTCGCAGGTAGTTGAACGTGATGTCGTCTTCCACGGTAAGTTCTTGGTTAGCCAGAACCACCAGCTTCTTCCGCAACGCCAACCGCACCGCGTCGTCGTTTACCGTCAACACAGGGAAGTTATCCTTACCCCCCAACCCACTGACCTCAATGGCCAACACATCTTCCCCCGAGGTCGCCTTGAGGGATGTGATGATGTCAGACACAGAGATCTTCTTCGCCCCAAACATGTCGTTGATGGTCTGTTTCCCAGTACGGGTCAAGGCCGGACGAATGGTGGCGTTGGAGTACGCCGAGTGCGAGAGGTAGAAGTTGATGGCCATGGCTTGGTCGATCGTGATGGTGGTGTCCAACCCATCCTTCACTGTGGCCAAGGTTTCCCCGAAGGTGTTGGTCGGGTACAAGAACATCTTGCTGTCCGACAACAGCTTGCGTGAGACCACGTCAATGTCCGACTGCACCCAACTGACCAACTCCATCGGGATTTCTTTCTGGTACGCCACTGCCGCGTCTTCCGTGACGAAGTAGAACAACCCGTCGACCATGAACAGCGTGAGTTCCCGGTGAATCTTCCGGGGTTCCAACAGGATCGGTTCTCCGTTAGCGTCCAGTTTGGTGTCCCCTTTCAGGTACTGCCACACCGGGTCGCCATTGCTGTCCACCACCGGGTCTCCGGCACTGTGGACCTTGGTGTAGGTGATGACGTCATTGACCAGCGTGATGATCACGTTGCCGTTTTCATCTTCTAGGTACTTGTCCGTGGCCCAGTACGCTTGCACGTTCTCGGCCCATTTCTGGTACGACTCCGCCGACGCGATGGTGCGGTTCCGGCGCCAGATCCGGGACATGTCGTAACCAAACGTGGTGACCAAGCGTTCCCGGTTCACGACCATGAACACGTTCGGCAACAGGTGCGACTGCACCATGGCGTCCAGGTCGTTCGGCTGGTAACCCGGGGTCAGGGTGTTGGTGACCAGAATCGTCACGTCCAGGTCGGTCTGCAGTTTGAACCCGTAGTTGTTTTGTGCCTCCGAGTACATCGACATGTTGGTGGTGAATAACTGCCCCAACGCGTTGATGTCGTAATCGGTGTTGATGTCAAACGTGAACACCCGTTCGTTGGCGGTGGTGAGCCCGGTGAAGCGCCCGTTCACTGATACGTACGCCGTTTCCCCGTCTGGTTGGTAACCGATCTGCACGGCGACTTGGTCGTTCCCCAGCGTTTTGAACTGGGCATCTGACACCAGCGTGATCTGGACCTGGTAACCTTCGGCGACCTTGTGGATCTCGAACAGGTCAATCGAGGCTTGCATCTGCGCGGTGTCGTTTTCCCCCACGAAGTACTTCTGGGTGATCATCGGGTTGTCGAGGTAATACGGCCGGCAATCAAAGTTGTTCGAGGACGCGTCCAGCACGTAGTGGAACGGGGAGTACACATACCGGGCATCGTTGATCAACCGCACTTTGTTTTCCGCCGAGGCGTTGACCAAGCTCAAGATCTGAGCATCGGGCACCACCGTGACCTTCCCGTTCTGGAAGTTGTACAGCATCGACGGCAAGAGGGTGATCCGGGGTCCGTTGTCCTTCACGTGAGCCGATTGGGCCAGTTCCACCATGGACACCTGCAACATCGACATCACGGTGCCCGCACCCGAAATGATGTCCAATGCCACGGGTTCGCCCAAACGACGTGACGCCAAGAACTGGCGGTTGGTGATCTGGTCAATGTTGGACACCAGTGCGTAACCCCGACGGGTGAGTTCGGCCGAGAGCTGCACGTTGGTGATCGGCACGTTGTTCGGGCCCAAGGTGTTCTCGATGATCTGGTTCCGCAAGGCTTCAAAGCCCATCGAGTTCGAACCCCCCACCACCCGGTCCACGTTCAACACGTTGTTGATGGTGAAGGTTTTGATCGGGTCCACGTAGGTGGAGTCATCGTCGATGTCGTTGAACGTCGCCTTGAACTGGTTGACGCGGTAAGACGCCAAGTCCCGTTCGATGTAACCCAGGGTGGTATAGATGTCGATGCGGAATTGACCGGTGGCCATGCCCTTGAACGTGTAGACCGGGGGGATCACCACCGACAACCGGTTCCCCACCACCTGCAGAACGGCCGTCACTTCCAGCGGGTCGTAAACCTGGTCCGAGTGGGTGGTTTGGATTTCACGCCATTCACCGGTTTCGTCATCGCTCAAATAGCAGCGGGCAAAGTAGAACTGGTCACTGAAAGCAAAATCGTTCTGAAACAACGACGAGGGGTTGACCGGGTCGGTGTGGGATTCAATGGCGAATTGCTTCACCGGGATGCGCAGTTCCATCACCCGGGCGCGGTTGATCAGTTTCATCTCCCAGGTCACGAGGTTGGTGGCCAAGGTTTCGATCGGGGACGGTACGGTCAGGTCGTACTCGACTTGAATGCCCCCGTGGCGCATCACACGCAGTTCCAGCGGGTATTGCATGGTGAACTTGAGGCCGGCCGCTTCGAACTGGGTCAACCGCGGGATCACCAGCTTGCGAATGCCTTCGGTGCCCCACGCCACGGCCTTGGACAGCACCTCTTCGTAATCGAGGTACAGCAAGAACTCGGTTTGGGCCGGGGAAGCAAAGCGTCCGATGAAGTCGATGTCCGACATGTGCAGGTAGGCTTCTTCGGAATCGATCGCCAACCGCGTGTACAGCTTGCGGCCGTAGGCTTCCATCTCGTTGATGCACATGGCCGTTTCGATGGCCCCCAGTTCCATGGCCCACACAAACGGAATGGTACCGTCCGGAACGTCGTAGGACCCTTTGGTGCCCAGTTGGCTGTCGAGTTCGGTGTACGCCACCGTGCTCATCAACGCCGGGTTCCGACGGACCGCGTACATCCTGTCTTTAAAATCACTCATGTCTAAATACCTTATTGGCCAGCGGGGCCTTTGCGCAACATCCCTTGGACGACTTGATCGTAGTACGCCCGTTGGCACCACCACTCAAGTTCCATGGTGATCACGTTGATGCGTGGGTAGGCCCGGTAGTTGAAGAATTCTTTTTCCCAGGGTTTTAATTGGACCATGACCTGTGAACGGTTCTCGTCTTTCATGAGGGGATTAAACATCTCCATCACGGCGTTGAACTCGTACAGCAGGATAAAGTCGTAAGTGGTCACGCCCATGCAGCGGAAGTTAATGCCGATGTTTTCCGCCACGGCTTGCATGCCGGTTTCCGAACCGTCGCCGGTGTAGTCGGCGTTGCGACCGGTGGGGGCGGTGGTGGGCACGGCTGCCCCTGGGGCATAAATGCGGGTGACGTAGGTCCGGGTGTAATCCATCTCCAGCCGGTAGAACCGCGTGTTGTAATCCATCTCGTTCAACAGGACCGCGTCGGGGTAGGGCATGATGCGCCCTTCCTTGGCCAGGCCCATGTAAACTTCCCATAGAAAGAACAGCTGGGTAATCGGGTCCCCTTCCAAATTCCGGAATTGCGCCGAAGCGTCCCAGGTCCCGTACTGGTAAGGCACGTCATCAACATATGACATCACGTCCCGGTAAACCCCCGGTGTGGACGAGGCCATGTTGAGCGTAAAGTCCTCCCACCCGGTCAAGGACATCATGTTGTTCGACAGTAATGTTATGAAAGGGTTGAGTGGGTCTACCCCACGACACTCCAGTCCTTCTTTCTGCGCCCTGGGATCCAGGTACGCACGGATCATCCGTTGGATGGAATTGGAGTCCTGAACCAATAATTGAGAGAGCCTGCGATCGACCATGCAGTTCTCATCCGACAGATTCAAATACGGTCGTGTAAAAAACGTATAACCATGGTTCGACGTGTTGACGGGCAACCCAGGGTTACGACCTATGATGTTTAAGCCTTGGAAGGAATCCTGGACGGCTTTATTCCTCGGAGCGTGTCCGGTGTTTTGTAGGATCTGACTTGCGAAATCATCATATGCCATTTTTATAACTCGCTGTTTAAATCAAGAAAGGAAAAGAAAATGCTACCATTCGCCGCTATTGGCGCTGCGGCCGCTACCAATGTAGCCACCAGCGTCGCTACGTCCATCGGAGTAGGTTTGATCGATTCGGTCACCAACTGGTCGCGTACGGGTTTTAAAGCGAGTTCCTTGGCGGATGCGGCCAAGCCAGCTCGGGTTGAACCGGTGTGCCTGATTGACCAAGTGCTGGTTGACCAGCCGTTCATGCAAGACATCCTGAAACTCGCCCTGTCGAACTACGCCGGCTATTACCTGCAAGCGGTCAACATGATCTGCGGCGTGGGTAGCATCGATACTCTGGGCGTCTTCGATACCCTCAACCCGCACCGCTCGATCAATGGCGGCACGACGTTGGGCAATGCGGTGCGCCGCGAAGCGACCAAAGGTCTGCGTACGGCGCTGGGCACTGAAAAGTTTGAACACGGTCTGCCGGCTGTGGAAGCCTTCGAACCCGGTTACAGCAAAGACGTCGTGGCCGTGGCCTCATTGGAAGACTCCAGCGAGAAAGCATCCACCGACAAGTCCCAAGGCAAAGACGCGAAGAAAACTGAGCGCCTGCAAGACGCCATCATTTCAGACGGTCAGAAGATCTACGAAGCAGAAAACCTGGCCGTGGGCAAACTGTTGAACGTCGAACTGCGCGACGGCGAACACAAAGCGAAGATCCCGGTGCTGTTGCGCCTGATCCCCGTGCCGGTGCCATCGAGTGTTCTCGTACATATCTTTAGTGCCGACGGTCGAGATAACTGGGCGCAGCGCTTCTTCATGGTGCAGACCGGTCAGTTGCGTTTCTGGCGCGACTTCGTGCTGGGCCAAGACATGATCGACGCCCACTTCAAAGCCCTGATGGACGACAAGTCCGGCGCTTATTCCACCATGATGGACCGCCGTCGTGACAACACCGCTGCGGCGATGTCGACCGGCCGGGTGAGCATGGCAGACGCTTCCAACATTGCGGTGATCTCCACCCAGACGCTGAAAGAAGCCGGCTCCAAGCTGTACGGCAAGATCGAACAGAAAGCCGTCCGTGACGCCATCTTCGCCAACAGCTACCTGTTGCTGTTGATCGTTGTCGACGAACGTTTCCAGCGCGTGCGCATTTACCACCGCGGCATCGACCTGTCCACCGAACACCGCTACGACGAAATCAAGGCGATGGAGAAGAACAAAGGTTCGGACATCGGTGAACTGTTCAAAGTCTTCAACAAAGCCATGCAAACCAACATTTAACCTTAGGGGTGGTCTATGACACTGCTTGAATATGTAAAGGGTCTCGCCCCTATCGTGGAACGCCGTGACCTGATGGCACAGCTGGAAGGGATTCGGACGGCCTACGATGAAACGCTGGCGCCGTTGCTGCTGGACGTGAAAGAAGGCTTTGCCGGTCACACCTTCAAATCGAAGTTGATGCGCGATTACGACGTCGTGCTGCGTCGCTTCGTGAAGGTCCAAGGCTCCAGCTTTGACGTGATGGTGGCGTCGTTGGAAAATATGCGCACGAATTTGGACGTGGTCGAGCGTGAAGCCCGTGCCTTGTTCTCGGTGCAGTTCACCAACACCTCGTTGACCTTCAACCGCGCCACCGTGCTGAAGTACGTCGACGCGATGAACTTCTACGTGCGTTATGGCCGTAAGTTCCTGCTTTACCTCGTCGGGGCGGAAGCCGCTCAACTGGGCAAAGCCGCGCCGATGAAGTGGTCCACCGGTGAAGTGGATTGGGTTCACACCAACATGCAGCAGTTCGTCAACCTGTTCGTCGCGATGTCGCTGACCGACAAGGAACTGAAACAGCGCATCCACGGCACGTCGTCGGCTGAACTCAACGACGAAACGTTCGACCTGGCCCTCTCCAGTTTGGGTGCGGCCAAAGCTGACCCACTGCAACTGGAAGGCTTCAGTCCGCAGTCCAACCCGTTGATGCTGATGGGCAAGTTCCTGGCCGAGTGGCGCTTTGCGTCGTACCAAACGGCGAAGGAAGAGTACTACTGCCTGCAACTGCGTTTGCAAGAACTGCGCGAACTGCAAGCGGGCAACCCGTCGAGTCTGGTGATCCAAGACCGCATCGTGAAATTCGAACGTCGGGCTTCCGATTACGAATATAAACTGTTGCAGGTTGAAGAGAAAGCTGCTGGCGCGGAAGCGGCTTAAGGGGAACACCGATGGCTACTAACAGAGTCAAAGAGTTTGGAAGCCGTGCTTACTCGGGCGGCCAAGCACGTCCTCAGAATCAATACGTCTCCCGTCCAGGTGACAACAAGATTCACGACCTGTTCCTGGAATACACCGTGTTCCCACAACGCACCGTGTACTGGGACTTTCGCAAGAAGGTCATCAACGAAGCGCTGCGTCTGTTCACCGGGAACTTCAACTGGTTCATCCGTCAAGACTCCAACGCCCAAGTCACCGGTTACAGCTATGAGTTCTTGCAAGACACCCTGCGCTTTATCGCCACGGGTCGTCGTCGCTTGGACATCCATACCTGGCCGGGGTTGATCTCGGACGAACCGGAGTCGGGCGTACAGCTGGTGGAGAACCGTCACGACATCCGTGGTCTGTTCCAGCTGCTGCAGCTCAGCACGTCCCCGGAGGCGATGATCCAGCAATGGTGTTCGCACAAGAAAGGGTTCGATGACATGATGTACACGTTGCACCTGCTGTTCGGCACCGTGTCAATGCGCATCAAAGACGGAGTGTAATATGGACGACGTTACCCAACGTCTCCCGTTACCAGCAACGACAGTCGGTGGGGGTGACCCCACCGATATGTCTGACTCGTTTGGCGCACTGTTGTCGCGCCTTCAAGTTGGACTAGAAGCGGCTGCCGCACGGGTAGACGTCACCGCCAATGGACTGCAAACCCAGTGGTCCGTACATTCCGCTTTTATGCAGCACGCCCTGACCCCGGACCTGGCCATGTTGCAGTACATCACCAGCAAACACCGGTTGGGCTTAGAGGACATCACCGAATCGGCCAAGACCACGTGGGACGCGGCGATGTCGATGATCAAACTGCTGCTCACCCAGTCCCTCGATTACTCCGGGTTGATCAACTCGGGGGCACAACGGGTTCAAGAACACCTGCACATGCTGGTGGAACGCGTGGGGAACCTGGGGTCAACCAAACCTCACCAAACCACTTACACCCTGCCGACGCACGCCAAGTTCGTGCTCGACGGTAAAGTCCTCCCGGGCGAAGTCCGTCCCTTGGTGGAGCTGTCCAACAACTCGTTCGACTTCTTTGACAAGGTGTTTGTCCGGTACGTGGACACCCTCACCGGGGTGTTGTCGAAACTGAGCTTTGACAAAGAGTTCACTGACGAAGCCGCGGTGGACTTCAGTTCGTTCAATCCGCAGACGTGGTTAAAAGCCGCGGAGCGCATTGAAGACGATGATCGGTTCCGCACCGATGCGGACGTGTACCGGGGACAGCCCGTCCAAGGGAACAAAGCGCTGTACGCGGGGGGTCCCACCAAAACCGACACGGAAGAACTCCGCGACTGGAAGTTCATGGTGAACACCGCCCGCGGGTTGTCCTTTAAACTGCTCCCGGTGCCTGACCTGAAAAGTGACAGTGACTCCGACGGGGTGTTTGACACCGCGGAACTCAACGCCCTCAAGCCACGCTTGGCTTTGTTGACGGCGGTGACCACCCGCTTCGTGGCCCGTAAAGGGACGGAACAGAAACTCGCGGCCAGCATCCGCAAACTCCAAGCGGCAGCCGAACGGGTGCGCACCAAAGCCGGACAGATTCGCACACCCGATGGAAAAGAACACGACGATGACGAGGAGGGGGCCAAAGCCCCGGGTATCCCTGCGGTCTCAGAAATCATCCATGATGTGACCCTGATGCTGCACAACGTCAACCGCTTGGCGGTCGATTACAACAACGCCGTAGCCAGCCAGTTAAGACTACTGGGCGGTTTAGTATATGTAGCCGATTTGGAATTGAAAGCCTATATTCCACCTGTCCAAAAACCCACTGCTGAGAAGAAACCATGACCACGCAAACGAACGAGAAACCGACCGATCCGGATCTCACCGTAGATTCGACGACCAACATTGCCGTGTCCGACACGACCGACATCAACCCACAGACCGTGGAATACAACAACGTGGATGGCGATGAAGTGGCGGAAGCCATCACTTCGCTGGAAGAGTTCCGTCAGTTGCTTACCCAAGCAGGCCCTGACGGTCTGAACGGCCAGTCCGGTGCGATCTTGCGCGTGGCGTTGCGTTCCATCGACCGCGTCATCGGTTACGACACTCCGGTGCCGGGCCTCGAAAGTTTCGACGGTTCACCTCGCAGCGCCCTGCGCAAAGCGAACGTCTCCCTGGAAGACATCACCGACCGCATTCAAAAGGGGGTGGCTAAAGCCAAGGAGATGCTGGGAAAGCTTCTAGCGTGGCTTAAGGCACAATGGACGGACGCCAAGTCACGCTATGCCAAAGTAGACGCCCTGCAATCCACCGTGACGGCCGCTGTGAAAGCTGCGCCCACTGGTAAAGCGGAGTCGTTGACCTTCACCATTCAAAACCCCAAGCACCTGTACGTGGGTGGCGAATTGGACCTCAGTTTGGGGTCCGAAGTCAAAGCCATCACCTGGTTGAAAAGCGCACACATGAAGTGGGTGCTGGAAGGCATGACCTTCGCCAGTAAGCTGGTGTCCACGTACCAAGTGGAAGAAGGCAATGCGGAAGACTTCTTCCGGACCTTCGGCGAAGCCCGCCGCAGTTGGTTCGGCACTCGCCCGACCGCGGGCTTGACCATCGCTGGCGGTTACGTCATCGACTACAAGGACGAGCACAGTTCTTCGTTGGCGTTGCAAGACGATGACCGTGCGGCCCCGAAACCGGTGGGCCTGGAAGTGCGCGACAGGTCCGCACTAGACCAGTTTGTGTCGTCGTCCAAAGCCATGCAAGCGGCCATGGGCGGGCTGTTCGATTTGACGGAAGGTGCCTCCGAGTCTCTGGAAGACGTCAAGGCTTACGCCATGCCGTACAAAACGGACCAAGGGGCGGTCACCGGCATGCACTGTGAACTCCATGTGATCCACTTCCTGCAAGAACTGTTGGACGGTTCGGTTAACGCCGTGATCCGTCAACTGTCCGATACCCAGGTGGCGAAGCTGCGTGTGGTGAACCAGGAACTCGGTCTCCTCGACGCATGACCTTTAAGGCTCTCCCTCCGGGGAGGGCTTTATGCCAGTAAGCTGGATGGAGCAGCTAATCCTATAGTTTCAAATCACTGGGAATAGAGAAATGACTCTCGTTAATTTAGAAGTGGCGTTAAACCGAGTGCAGGGGATGATGGCCTCACTCGAACAGTACGGTCGTTGTTTGGCAATGGCCGGTACAGATGGCATCAATGGGCAGGCTGCAGCGATCCTGAAAGTGGACCTGAAGCGTACTGATGCCCTGTTGGGCACCGTATCCCCTCTGACAGCCGCTGTGGAGGATTTTAACGGGAGTTATGACTCCGCCAGTAAGACGGTGGCGGTTGACGTCAAACAGCTGTCAGAACGCATTAAGGAAGGTGCTGCACGGGCCAAGGAAATCATCGCCAAGATCATGGCGTTCCTGAAAGAACAGTTGGCCAAGGTCATTCACCTGCTGCGCAGCTCGGCGGGCCGGGTGGACCAAGCGTTGCAGAAGATCACCCAACTGGCCAGCGGGGCCCAACCCAGCCACTCCGTGATCGACGTTGGGTTTGCCGGACGCCTGTTCATCGGTGACGAGTACGTGGGCAACCACCTCCGGAACGAACGGGAGCTGGTGGACTTCATGCTCCGGGCTTACCCGGCCCAACGTGACCAACAAATGAATGCCGCGGTTCAAGTACTGGAACAGTTTGACTTCACCAGTAACGATTTCAACGCCTTCAAAGAACAACTCACCCAAGCGTGCAATCAGCATCCAATCGACAACCCTGAGATCCCGTGGGTCGGTGGGGTGCGCTTTGAAATCCTGGACGGCTACCGGGCAGCGTTTGTGGACGCCCCAGACAACGCCCCTGAAGAGTACCAAGCCAAAGTCCGCAGTGTGGGGGAACTCTCCAAGTTCTTGAAAGAAGCCAAACTGCTGAACGCCAGCTTGGCCCAGTTCGAACAACCGGATCGTCGGTTCCAAGCGGTGTTGGACAAAGCCCATGCTTTGGAAAGCCGAGGCCCTGGCGGCGACATGAATGCGGCAATACAACACATGCAAGCCGAGGTGCTGTTACTCGATGTGTTGCGTCAACGGGGCATCCCTGCTTTGAACGCCGTGTTGAGTCGGGTCCAGTATTCGATCAATGGCAAGATTGCCCTTGCTGAGAAAGAACTTGAACTGTACGTCGTCAAGGAATAACTGCTAACGACCCCACCGAGTTGAGTCACTTCGATTCAACTCGCAAAACAATAGTATGGTTAACCATTTTGCCCCAGGGCACAACACGTGAAGGAAGTGTAACATGTTGATGAATCTCCAGAAGTACCGTCAAGCGCTGGAAGACTTTGAAGAAAAGCCTCTGGACGACGTTGAAGGCGTAAAGCCAGAACCGGCCTCGGGCGAAGCCCAACCGGTCGTGGAAGCAACCGCTGAAGTCCCGGCCATCACCGAAGACGCCCCGGTGGGTGATGTACCGCCTGTAGAAGGCGAAGCTCCCGTCGACGCAGTCCCTGTTACGGGTGAAGAAACCCCTGCCGCCCCTGTGGAGGAAACCCCTCCGGTCGAAGGCGAATTGCCGGTTGAACCTACTGGCGACATCGGCACCGTGCCGGTAGTTGAAACCCCACCCGTTGAAGGCACCGACGCACCGGTTGCTCCGGCTCCGGGTGAAGTGGTTGGTGGTGAACCGGTTGGTGGTCTGGCGATTGACGGTGTGACCGAAGTTGCCGTGGGCGATGGCATTCCTGCCGCAGACCAAGTAGTGGCCGCCATTGGCGACGACACTGCTGGCGTGGGCGAATCTGTACCGCCTGCTGCTCCGACTGACGAAACCGTGTCGGTTGACATCGTTGAACACCCAACCGACATCTTGGAAGGTCTGGACGGTTCTGACGACGGCATCTCCGAAGACGAGCAAATGGCAGACGCCGAACTCGACAACGTGGAAGACGTTCAGGAATCCCTGGAAGCCTACACGCACTTGGTGCGCCAAGCGGGCCTCGATGGTCTGAGCGGGCAATCGGCTGCCGTTCTGCACATTGCCCTGACCAACTGCAAGCGCCGTCTGCGCATGGAGAACGTGACCACGGGTCTCGAAGCGTACGACGCCACCCCACGCATGGCCCTGCGCAAAGCCGTGGTATCTCTGGAAGACATCATCGAAACCTCCAAGGCGGCGATGAACACTTTCAAAGAGTGGCTGGCGAAATTGTGGGAAGCTGCCAAGGCCAAGGTTGCTGAAATGCTGCAAGGCATTACGGCTGCTGAAGTCAAGATCAAAATGGCCAAGGACATTGCCAACCGCGGCAATACTGGCAACAAGCCGTTTGAAGTCAGCGCGCCAGGTTGGCTGTGTGCCGATGGTCAGCAGGTGTACCCAGAAACCGCTCAACTGACCGCCGTGGCCAAGTTTGCGGCTGAGATCTACCCTGCTCAGGTGGCCAAGTACTACCAGGAAATCGCCACCGCAGTGGGTGCGTACAACATCGCGTCGGGTGACTCGGCGTCGTTTATCGAACTGGTGGAAAGCAAAGCCGGTCCGATCGACCACCTGTGGGAAGAACACATGGTGCTGTTGAACAACAAAACCGCCCTGCCGAAAGCCGACGGCCACAGCTGGACCATGGGCGATGCCGAAGGCGCGAAAGCGAATCCGGACAGCCTGACCATCACCCCGCGTCCAAGTGCCCAGGTCGTCAAGACTCTGGACAAGCTGGGTGCGGTGCTGGATGACCTGAAGAAGCTGCGCGGCAACCAGGACAAACTGGAAGACGCCGGCAACGTGGTGATCAGTGCCGTTATGAAGTTGATGCTCAAGTCCGAGCAATTGGACAAGAACGGCAACCTCGACGAAGCCAGCAAACGTGAAGCCGGCAAGGTGATCAACGCGGCGTACCAAGCCATCCGTAAGGCCACTCCGGGTAACAAAGAAATCGTTGCTTACTGCGTCAAGGGCGTGAGCGCTTACGTGGCAGTGGCTAACCAAGAACTGACCAGCAGCGAGAAGGCTCTTTCCAGCTCTGAGTTGGTGGCCAAAGCACGCGCCTCTCAGGCGGCAAACGCCGAGAAGGCATAACTAAACCTAGGACGGGTCGCTTCGGCGGCTCGTCTTATGTCAGGAGCGGGTAAATGGCTATTGATATTAAACAACGTTTGGCGAACTTAGCTGAACGTCGGGGGGAGACTCCTGAAGGGCGAGCCATGCTGGCAGCAGCCGAACAAGAAACCGACGCCGAATGGACCGAACGCCAACGCCTGGGCGTGCCGTTAACCCCCACCTCGCCCTCCGCACAGTTGGTGCTGGAAGCCGAGCGTAAAAGGGCCTTGGCCACAGACGGTGTGGTGGGCGAAGAGAACACCCCGGCTGCCGTGGCCAAGTTGCTGGAGGGTTCCGGGGACGATGACGAGATCTTGGCTTTGATGGGTGCCTTGGAAGACTACCAACGCCTTCGGGCTGAGTACTACAACATCACCCACCCGATGCTGTCGCTGGAAGGCTTTGGCGACACGCTGAAAGAGATCCTGGACAAGTTGATCGAATGGTGCCGTCGGTTGTTTGCCAAGTTCACTGAGAACATGGTGGCCTCGAAGCTGGTGCTGGACAACATCATGGACCGGCACATGGAGCTCTACGAGCAGGCCCGTCGGGAGAACCGAAAATCCACCAGCCCCACGTTCCAGGTCAAGACTCGCTTGGGGAACCTGATCGTACGCGGACGTCCAGTCTCGGATTCCCTGGGGTTGTTGGTGGCCTCCCGTAACCTGCGGGACGTGGTTAAAAGCTATTACACCACCATTGACCGGTCCACCTCGGCGGCAGCGGCGGGGATTACACGACTGGTGGCAGCGGACGCCCCTCGGGACGCCATTGCTCAGCTGTTACTGCAAGCGGCCCCTACGTCACTGTACGGGCAACGCGGCTGGCGCAATGACCAAGACGGCACGTCCTCGGTGCCGTTGTTGGGGAACCGTTACATCAAAGTGGAATACGGCCCGGTGGATGACCCGTTTGAAGGCGTGCGCAGCATTCGCATTGCGATGGAAGAATCCCGGACGACCCATTACGTGATCCCCGAGGTCATCGAGTACACCCGCTTCTCCATGCCCACCCATGACCAGCTGATGAACACCATCCGCGAGACGGGGGAGATCCTGGAACAGTCCGTGGGGACGTTGTTTTCCAATGAACGGCACCAACGGTTGGAAGCCATGCGCGGTTGCATGCAGAAGATCCGTAATCGCTTGGACCATGAACACCAGCATACGGAAGACGACTACCGGCAGATGGTGTCGTTGATCGAAACCTACGTGGGGTGGTTGACCTCGCCGTACCTGGAGTTGTTCACCTTGACCTGCCGTAACATGAAAGCGCTGTTGAACGTATGCGAAGGCAATATTACCTAATCATTTGAAATACGCACATGGCCAGGCTAAGGATGATTGTCCTGGCCCAATTACTGTACAGTAAGGTAAACCGACATGTTAAAGAATCTGAGTCGTTACAAGGGCGCTCTGGAAGAGTTTGGTGAAGTGGCTGATGAAGGCGCTGCGCCAATCGAGCCGAGCGTTCTGGAAAACCAATCGGACACCGTCACCGAAGGCGCTGTGGGCGATACTGCTGGTGCACCGGCCGTAACCGTCGACACGACTGACGCTCCATTGGCACATGACAGCGCACCAGAAACCGGTGAGCTGATGAACGCCATCGACGCCGCCGCTACTCCCGTGGCCGAAGTGCCGCTTGAAGGCGCGTTGAACGAAGGCCCTACCGATGCTGCTGCCGTGGGCGGCGATTTGGATGCGGTGCCTCCTGCTGGCACGGAAGGCGCTGCCCCGGTTGAACCGGAAGTGCCACCCGCAGAAGTCGACGTCCCGGCTGAACCGGTTACGGAAGAAATGCCACCAGTGGAGGAAACACCTCCCGTCGAAGAGACCCCACCGGCTGACGAAACCCCAGTCGATGGCGATGACGACAGCATGGACTTCGACGTGGAAGAACTGTCGGACGACACCACTGACGACGACGTGGCCGATGCGGAAGCCGAACAGGTGGACGTGGAAGCCGAAGTTGAAGCGGAAGAAAACGCAATCGTGGATGGCGAAGCCACCATTGCTGATCTGCAATCGGAAGAAGCGGCCATCGAGAAGTTCATGGTGGTGCTGGACCAAGGCATCCAACGCGGCCAGTATTCCCCGCAGACCATCGTCCTGGCCCAAGAACACCTGCAAGATTTGCAGACGGCGTTCAGCAAGGAATTCTCCCCAACGATCCCTTCCCTGGAAGCGTTCGGCGAAGAAAACCTGGGCGAATACTACACCGCGGCAATGGAATCGTTCCAAGGCTTCCTGAAACGCATCCGTGACCTGCAAGGCCGTTTGGGCAATGGCATCATCGAGATGTGGAAACGCGGCGGGTTGGTTCGTAAGATCGAATCCCGTGCGGCCTCGGCGAACAAGAACGCTGACGTGGCTGGTCAGAAACTGGGTGCCCTCAGCGCGGCCGGTCCGATAGAAGTCTCGGGCATTCCCGCGGAACTGTCGTCGACAGGCGGTAACCTGCTGCGTGGCGTGCAACGCGACCTGCAACTCACCACCGAGATGGCCACCAAAGGCCTGAAGGCGAATGAGCGTCTGCAGACCGAGCTGGTGGGTGTGTTGAACGAAGCCGTCGCCACCGGCGGCGTGGGCAAGGTCGGTCCGATCATTGCCAAACTGGCCCAAGTGAAACCTGCGTCGCCGTCGTGGCCGCAAGGTGCATTCAAAGGCGAACTGGCGGGTGGTTGGAAACTCGTGGCTGGTGAAGTCAAAGACGGTGCCGGTACGGATAACCGTTCGATGATCAAAGGCTTCATGGCCACTGCCATCCCTTCGGTCAAACGCGAGAAGGTAGAGCGCATCAAAGCGGCTTCCTTGACCAAAGCCGATCTGGAGAACCTGCTGAAGCTGGCCAAGGTCTACACGGGGATCGCGCAAGCCATCGCCAAGACCTCGGGCATCAAAGCCGTGGAAACCCTGACCGCCAACAAGTACGCCAAAACGCGCGCCATTGGCATGGACAGTAGTGGTCGCAGCACCTCGGCCCCAACCAGCTGGAGCGAAGGTAAGGAACTCGATTCGTTGATGGGTTCGTTGCCGGTGATCACCAAGCAACACATCGCGGTTTACCAGTTCACGGCAGGTCATGCCCTGGACATGGCTGAAGCGTTGATTGCCACGGTTCGCCGTGCGCTCTAAGTAACAGCATAAGGCCCACCCCCCAAGGGTGGGCTTTTATGACGCCGTGGCCAGATCTTATGATTCCTTAAACAACCAAGGTACTTGACATGTCCCATGCCTTAATTCCCCTACCGGACGTGTATGAGTCCGTCACACGCAAAGTCATGGTTGATATCGTGGCGCAAATTTCCCGAGTCATGCAACTGCCGGAGAACACGGCGGTACTGATCCCTGGTAATGAAAAGTCCATCCCCATGAACGGCGGGGAGTTTGGTAACTGCTGTGCGTCAGGGGTTCGCTATGACCCTGAAGAACGCATCCTGGTGGAGTATGATGAGGTGGCGGACGAACAGTTCACCCTCACGACCTCCGTCAACAACAAGCAGAACTTTCCGATCTTCGAAGACAAGATGCGGGGGATTGCTTTCCGTCCCGTGCGGCGCTTTGTGGACGTGCGGATTGATGTCGAATACCAAGCGTCTGGGATCGTGGTGGCCACCCGGTGGTTGGACGAGCAACGGATTCGGATCTCTCGCGGCGGGGCGGAGCTCACCTTAGACGCTCAGTACAGTTACGCCGTGCCCGATGGGGCGTTGGCCTTGCTGGCGAACCTCTACGAGACCATGCAGGCGTCCGAGTTCCCGTCGGAACTGACCTACCAAGAGTGGGTCACCGAGAACTGGAAAGCCCCTATGACGGAACTCACCACGCTGTGGGGCACTCACCCCCGCTTGACCGTGTTGGAACACCAGTATGACCTGGTGGGGTGGTTTGACTTTACCTCCACCCCGGACAAGCCGATGCCGTCCGATGACAACACCGGTCGGTATATGGCCCGGGTGAGTTACTTCCTGCGCTATGAACGGCCGACGCATTTGCATTGCCTGTACCCGATGGTCATGCACCAGCGTCCCATCGGCCGTAAGTTCCGCCCGACCGTCCCGTACTCCACCTACCACGACGTGTTGCGGCGGGTGACCAAGATGCGGGAAGCTTTTGACTATTCCTTCGTGCTGATGCAACAAGGGTACATCCCGTACATCTCCCACCCGGATACCGATGACTGGGTCACCCAAGACATTCCCCGAGAACGCTTTACGTTCTTCTCGGGGTTGCTGTCGTTGAGCTGCCCCAACCCGGAGCATTTGCTCGACCTCACGAAAATGGGCAAGTACACCTTCCGTTGCTATTTCCTCGAGTACCTGTCCCAAGTGGGCGACCGAGCGATTGGGCCGAATGGGTTGTTCGAGTTCCGGCTGTACCGTGGGGACGAGTGGACCCGGACCCAGCTGGAGTTTGTTCCCGGCACGTTGATCCTGCGTTCCAAGGAACCGTTGGACCCGCGTTACGTGTACCACATTCAAGCCTCGATCAACCGCAACTGGTTCTCCGTGGCCAATGAGACCTGGCAGTGCTTGCGGCGCTACCCCACCATGACCTGGACCCTCTTTAAGCTGTTCGGGGTGGGGATTGGCAAACGCCCGTTGGCGGAAGTGGATTTGCTTGGGGCAGGTGCACCTCGCCGTCCATCGTTGGACTGTCCGGGGGAAGGCACGTCCGAGTACACGGCCCAGTGCCCCACGATTGACCGGGGGATTCTGAAGTGGTCCGACATCACCGATGCTCGCCAAGACGAAGACGCCACTGTGGGTAACCAAGTGACTAAGGATCGGGTTGGTCCGATGACTGTTTTGTTCGGTGAAATCATCGCCGTAAGAAAGGAATAAACCATGGCACTCTTTGACGAAATTGAAACCCCCGTTATCCCGGAACGCGATGACCCGATCCAAATCAAACACCAACCGGCCGAGTACGCGGGGATCACGATCGACACCCGGTACCAACCCAACTCCGCGGTGGGCATGTGGATCAACGGCTCGAACTGGACCATCGACTACTACAGTCAGGTGCTGGGGCCGACGGTGGAACCCACCACGCAGAACATCGAGCGAACCCCGGAGTACCAACAGTACCGGTTGATCAAGAAACTGCCGCTGAAGGTGAACCGGGCGTTGGAGATTTCCCAGACGCAGATCACCGACACGTTCTCCGTGACGGGCGCAGGCCACATGTACCCGTTCGTGACCCCCAACAAAGGGGACATGTTCATCGGTAACATCGGTGACGGCAAGGCCGGGTTGTTCACCATCACCGAGCGTCGCCGGGAAACGTTCTTGAAGAACTCGACCTACGCGATTGAATGGAAGATGGTCCGGGAACTGGACAAAACCTGGCAAGACGACCTGGACCGTAAAACCATGGAGACGCTGTACTTCTCGGCGTCGAGCATGCAAAACGGTTGTGGTCCATTTGTGTCGGGGGAAGGGCAGGCGGACCTGGAGTCGTATAGCAAGATCTACAGCGAGATGGTCCGTCGGTACTTCAACGATTTCTTCTCGGTGGAACACTCGACGTTCTTGGTGCCGGATCAATTGTGGAAGACCTATGACCATTTTGTGACCAAGGCCATGATCCAGATGATCGGTTCCGCCCAAGACGGCCGTATCCGCCGTGTAAAGGCCCTGAACGTCCAGTCAGAGTCCGTTATGCTCCAACCCACAATCTGGGACGCCATCGTGCGTCACGACCCGTCACGGGCCTATGATTCGACCGAGCGGGCTTTCTTGGCCGCAACCAAAATCTCCCGGTGGAAACCGGAACTGCAAGCGATTGGCTACACGGGCATCGAACGCATGGTGTTCCCGATCGATGCGCCGACCGACGTGGACGCCCAGTACGACCTCGAAGACCGGTTCCGTCCATGGGGCATCCCGTTCCACGAAGGCCGTCCGCGGCGTCCTGAGGCGAAGTACCGCACGCAACTGCAACGGGACCTGTTGTGGTTCCAGCGCATTGCCCCGGAGGTCGCGGATGATTACGACGCGTGGCGCGTCCCGGCGGACATCCACCCGGTGACCCGCGACACCCATTACGTGTTCTCGGAAGCGTTCTACCGTTGTGACGCCAAACTGCAGTCCAAACTGGAGATGCTCACGCACCAGATGATCAACCGGGAAGCTTTAAACCTGGATCAATTCAAAGCCGTGTTGGTCAAGTGCTTCGACTGGGATAACCTGGAACGGTTCTATTTCCACCCGGTGCTGTTGGCCATGCTGGCGTACGCTCAAGGGGCGAAGATCAATGTCAAAGGAATTTAGTCCTAACCTGACGAAGTCCGCAGCCTTCCGGTTGTGGAACTTCCGTTACGAAGTGTACCTGCCGGAGCTGGCGATGGTCTCGGCCAAGTACGTGGCTCAGAACGGCGTGGGGGTGTCGGGCGACCGCACCCTGGACCGTGCACGGGTAAACCCCATGGAGCGCGTGTGGCAGACTGTAGCGGGCTTGGCCATCCTGTATGCGGAAGGTCACCCGTTTAGTCTGGTGAAGCACGGCGATTCACTGCAAATGTACCACGATATCCAAAAACACTTCCAAGACTGGCTGGAACAAACCTACTACGGTACCGACCCGCGGCAATTCCCTCCCCTGGATGACTTCCGGATGTTGGAGTGTTTGGCGGTGGAGGTCTACTCCACGGTGAAAGCGATCATGCCCATGGCGGATGACCGTTCTGCCCTGATGGACCGCTTGCTGGGAATGAACCGTCGCCGGAACTTGGGCGCCACTAACAAATGGATCGCCGATCGTGCGCTGGATGCTCGAGGGGTATTGAAACCCTACGAGTCCATCGTGGACAAGATCGAGAAATACGTCCTGGAGGACTGACCATGTCGGTTGACAATACGCTGTTAATGAAAGAAGTGACCGAGATTGTCAATAACGGCAAAGGTGACGCTACCATCCAACTGGACGTGAACATCCTGGCGGGGAAAACGTGGATCAAGCCCATTCGGATTGAACAGACCAACGTGTTGCGGCAGTACGCGGATTCCCAGTACGGAGACATGCGTTTTGTTGAAATCTCCGTCACCCGTGGTACGTACGTGTTCGACCTGTTGGCCAACCGAGACAACCTGCAGCTGGACATGACGGAAACGTACCTGCAACCCGGCACCGCCATTCCCGTGCCGGACCTGCCCAGCTTCACCCGGCGTTACCGGGCCATCTTGGGTAACATCGATGACGCCACCATTGCGGGCAAGCACTCCCAAATGCAAACCCGTGAAGCCATGGACCAGGCCTCGGGGCTGACGTACGTGACCATTCAGCTCATTGACGAATGCGTGTACCGGGCAATGATGATCCAAGGTGGGGACAACTACCGGCAGATGACGGGCATGGACATCGTGGTCGCGGAACTCACCAAGCTCATCGGCGCCATGGGGACGAAGAACTCGGCCCGGATCTTGGGGCTGGACATCGTACCCGGGTTTAACCAAACGGTGAAACTCCAGATGCCCATTCCCCACGGGACGCCGTTCAAGGACATTCCGTTTTTGGTTCACGAGAAAGGCGGTGGGTTGTACGCCACCGGGTGTGGACGCTACATCCAAGACCAGATCCTCTACATCTACCCGCTGTATGACACGGAACGTTACCGGAAGAATGCCCGGACGCTATCGGTGATCAACGTCCCCAACGATCGCTATGGGGGTGGTGAAAAGACCTACAAAGTCGACGCCATGAACGTGACCGTGTTGTGCACGGGGTCGGCTTCGCTGAATGACCCTAGCCTCGGGGACTCGCTCACCAAAGGCAACGCCACCCGGTTCTTGGACTCTAACCGGATCCTCACAGACTTCGGACTGGTGAAAGACGGCAAGATGCTGATCGACCGAGCCACCAACGTGGCGGAGTTTGTCACGGAGAAACTGGCGTCGGGGGTTAACAACTTCCGCTGGGGTGAAAAGCGCGCCACGTCCAACCCGTTCAAGGAGTATTCCGACCTGGCCCGTAAGAAAGGCCAGATGTTGACCATCGAATGGACCCATGGGGATAGCAACCTGTTGTACCCCGGAATGCCGGTCAAATACCAGACGGTGAGCAACGATTCGGTGGAAACTTACTACGGTGTCTTATTAGGTGTAGAAGAATGGCGTTTTGCAGCTAATCCTGGAGCAACTGCGAATCGTTGGGCTTCCAAGGTGCGCCTCGGTGTGTTCATCAACCGTCACGTCGTGAATGAAATTGCCAATCCCGCCCCTTAGGGGGTGGGCTTTATACCCGGATGGCCATATGACCAGAGTCTTAATACCAGTCGACATCGTCTGGTCGTATAATTACATCGGTGGCCTGGAAGGCACCATGGACGTGAATACGGCCGTACTCGCTGACCTGTTTGGGTTAGCCGCCGACTACGTTCGCCACTGGCACAACTTCCAGTTATCACGCGACAACATCGTGTGGAACTTGTTTGCCGAACATTTGAACATGCGTTTGGTGTCCTACCCTTGCCACCCCACGTACTCCATCTCGTACTTCCGGATGCTGTACAACAGCTTGCGTTTAGGGTTGACCCAAGTGCCCAGTCAGATCCAATCGATCCAAATTGTTAACAATGCCCAAGGTGATGTGGAAGCCTTTGTGCTGTCTTGCATTACAACGTTTTAAATGACTATATTACACAGGTGCATAATTAACCCTGATGTAAGCTATTTGCCCCAAGCCCTTAAACTTCCCTTCGGGGAAGTTTTATACCCTCAATAGGACATTCCAATGACCCCACGCAAACCTTATCGTCCTGCGTCGTCCATGTTTGACGGCACGTTTAAAGCGCAAGACTCAGGCCCAACCAAGCCCCAACAACAAGACTACCTGTCGGTACGATCGGTGGTGTGGTTCTTCGGGATTGCTTTGGTTGTCACCGCCGTCCTACGCGGCTTCTAGGAGGGTTTAATGCCTTTAGTAATGGCTCTGTTCATTGTAGTTGGGCTTCTCGGCGCCTGGAGCGTTGTAGAGCTTCTCCGTCGGGGTTACGCGGCCTTCCTGCGTTGGTTAGGGGTTACCCCCAAAAGCAACGAGGAACACTTCGCCGACATGCTGGTGGCGTTGACCAAAGCGAGCTTCTTCGTCAAGGGTCAGGACCCCTATTTGTACGAAAGCGACAAGCTCTCAGCGCTGGTGACCCGCACGGCCGAAATGGACAACTTCCCCTACGCGGTTATGAACTCGGGGATGATGGTTTTGACCCATACTGCCTTGTTGCAACAAACCTGGCACGATCGGAAGCGACTGTTGGAGGACTTGATCCGAAAGCCTTCCCCGTTCTACCTGTACTGCCCCACTTCAGACAAATACATCGGCTTTAATTAAGGACCGACCATGTTTTACGATGTCAATCAAACCCGTGAAGAAAACGCAGCAAAGAACCAGCAGACTGTGCACAACACTAATGTACTCAGGTACGCAACGCAGGCTATTACGTTGATTGCCGGGGGACTGGGCCTAATCGTTCTGCTCCGCAATATCAAACGCGGTTAGTGAACAATCTAATGAGGCACCTCTCACCGGGTGCCTCTTTTAGGACTAACCAATTTTAAGGAGCCATCTATATGGCTGATTTCATTATCGGTAAAGACATCTTCAAGGAACCTGGAGATCTTTACGTTGTTACAGTTAACACCCAAGGTGTTATGGGGGCGGGTGTAGCGAAAGCGTTTGCCGAACGTCACCCAGACCTGATGGCAAAGTACAAACACGACTGTAAGTACCGCATCATCACGATCGGGAATTGCGCGCTCTACAAAGGGGATGACGGTAAACACTACCTGATGTTCCCGACGAAAGAGCAGTGGCGCAATAACTCCACGTACGACTATGTGGCTGCCGGCCTGCACTGGATGGCAACCAACATTGGCGAAGAAGGTGGAATCGACCCGAAATGGAAAATCGTGATGCCGCCTTTGGGCTGCGGGAACGGGAAGTTGAGTTTTGACATCGTTCAAGAAATGATCGAAGAAATGTCCAAGCACATTCCAAACCAAGTTGTCTGCGTGTACCCGCCATGGATGATTGCTGTCGAGTGATTCGTCATAAGCCCCCTTTGCCGAAATGCAGAGGGGCTTTATGCCGTGTTATTCCGCAACCGTGATATTAAGAGGCTACTATGGGTAAATTCTGGCTGTTTGCATTTGTAAAAAGCGATGGGTCTGGCGTGCCGTTGTTCGTGGCCAACAGCCGAGAGCTGCGTTGTAAGAACGTTCACGATTACCACGAAGACCTCGGGGAGTTGTTGACTGAACCGCAGTACCTAGAAGTGGTTGAGCACCTACGCGACAACGCCCATCCCCACGAGTTCTTAATCGATCTCCTAGGGACCGGCCAACACCTTGAAGGGGAGCTGGTTGGGTACAGCGTCGAAGGCAACACTTTCCTAACCCTGGAAGTCACCGAACACCACCGGTGGAAGATTGAATGCAGTGAGTTGGATGACTCAGATACGTTCCTGTCCCACACCTGGACGGCCGAGGTGATCTCGACCAACCCTTAAATTGGAGTATGCTCCATGAAACATTTCCTCTTTACCTTTGTCCACACCGGTGGCGCCGACGTGCCACTCTACACCAACGGTCCACGCAACCTGACCATCACCCGCGAACTGGGTGCCCCGGAAACCGGCGAAGAACTCACCCAAGCCGAATACGATGACATCGTGACGCATTTTAATGACCAGCCACACCCCCATGATTTCCTGTTGGAGATGTTGGGGCATGACGGGTCGTACATCGAAGGGGAAGTCGTGGGCTACTGTGTGGAAGGCAATACCCCACTGAGCCAACGGGTGACTGAGATGAACCGCTGGTCGGTCTCAGCGGGAGAGGATTTGGACGTGGACTCTACCCTCACGCATTGGTGGGCGTCGGAACCTGAGGAACCCAAAGAACACTGAGTTGTATTGAAACGCTTTAAATGACTATATTACAGCAGAGATAATACAACCATTAATCAATAGGAATTGCGTCGTGAGTGATAAAAAAACCAAACCGGTTTACCACATCCGGGACCTGCAGCTGGTACCGGCGCTGTCAATCTGGCCTGATCGAGTGGCCAGTTGTGAAGGTAAGTTCGTTGCAACAGGCATCGCCATGACCGGTCCGATCGAGGACCTGCAACCCGGTGGCATGACCCGTACGTCCTTGTTGGTTAACGTCAACATCGAAGAAGGTTACGTCGAAACCCTGAACTCCATTTACCGCATCGTTCCTTAAGGGGATCTCCATGTCTGCTGCTAAGTTGATCTGTGCTGTTGTTGGCCTCGTTTCTTTGTCCGTGGTTCAAGTGGGTTGCGAAAGCTGGTTGCGTGCACGGCGTGTCCGCACTGCCAATGAAGCAGCAGAGAAAGACGTGAAGACCACGTTGGGACTCTACACCACCAGTAAACCGACCACGGCTGATCTGTTGGCCGCCCTGCGTCCACACCGTCGGGCCATGCTGACGCTGCTGCGGGAAAAGGAATATAACACGCACCTGCTGAACCTCGAAATCCTCTGCGAAGCCGCTGTCAATGAATGGCAACCCGCGGCATAACTCGTAACCCCGTAACCAAAAGGACCTCTCCAATGGATGCTGATGTAAAAATCCTTTCCGTAACCCCGCTGTATGAAAAAGCCGCTTCTTGTGGGTACGCGGAAGCCCATCGTGTAGCGGTGGCCAGGAAGTGCGAGTACACTGCGCCCATTGGCGGGGACATGCACTTCACCTACTACCCCACGTGCTGGTTTCAGTTCATCGCGATCAAAGACGAACTGACTGCCTTGGGGTACCAGACCCTCAAAGAAACGGAATACGCGCCGTAACGGCATAATACCCCTCCCCTAAAAAGGAGGGGGTTGGCTGGATTGTAATGCAGTCAATTAAACGACTATATTACAATCGTGCTAATACAACCAAATTAAACCAAAAGGAAACTTGCCATGTTCATTATCAACTTCATCACCAGCCTGATTGAACTGATCACTTCGATCAAAGGTTACTTCGCCCAGAAAATCCTCACGGGGTTGGCTCTGGAAGAAGCGGAAGTGACCATTGCGAATGCCCGTGCCGAAACCGCACGGTGCTACGTCCAACACAAAGCCAACATGGCGGCCACTGAGGCCCGCATTGTGGCAGATGCCGCAGCACACGAACTGGCCATGAAGGAGTTGGCTGAGCTCGCTGAACTGCAGCGTGCTAAAAGCCAAGCGTTCTCCGATTACTTGGACAACCTGTTTGGTTTACAAACCCCCGACGAGGTGGTCCATGTCTAAGAACCTCGGCTTTGCCCTGTTGTTTATCGGCGGTCTGTTGCTTGGCTATACCGGCCGGGCGATCGCTCAAGCGTTTCGGGTTACTCCCAAAGACCGCATGGATTTCCGTGCACGTCAATTCACCCACATCATGCAAGCCATCGAAGACCACTGCTTAGAAGAAACTGACAGCTATGCCGCTGCCAGTGTGCTGTGGACGGACCTGATGGCCGTAGCGGTAGAAGAAGAATACCTGGCCAATGTTGGCTGCTGCACCACCCCCGAAGAACTGCTGGCTTACCGGCACCTGCTGTTTGACCTGATGTTTGAATATAAACCCGATTTAGTTCGATAAGGAATCCAGACGATGATCATTCCATTCTTGGCCCAAGCTGTAGATTACCTGTGTGAGTTGTTGCTCGCTTGGTTCTTCACCACGGATGATCGTCTTCTGGAATCAGAGGCGACCCTTCGTGTCGATCACCTCTACAATGCCATTGCTAAAGAAACCTCCCTGAGCCGCGTTGAGCGGATCTCCGCTTACCACGCCCAAGCCATGACCATCTACACGCTGATCGTTGCTCGTATCAGCACACAGCGCCGTCAGGTGGCATTTGCCAAACACTTCGACAACTTACTCCACTCTTACTCCTTTCCCGCTTAGGTTATTCCATGGAACTCAACATGCTGCACTGCGACACCGCGCTGGGGGAACAAGTCCCCACGTGTGTGGAAGGCTTCGTCACCAACTTCAACCATTGCATGATCAACCCATCTTGGGTAAAGTCCAACGTCAACACCGCGACCCATGACAACCAGTTCTGGGTGTTTCACGCCCAAGGCCATATGGCCGAACCCATTCAACGCACCATCCGACAAATCGCCTTAGCTTCGGCTTGGGGCGCCGTCACGTTCACCTTCGAAAAAGATAGCGGTGGTCCGAGCACCACCATCCGGGTTTTCAAAGACCCAATCCGTCTGTAACCCAACAAGTCATTTACTCAAAAGGAACTCTCTAATGTCCAAGTACAACATCGGTGCCCGTATTGCTGTCGCTGCTGTCATTGGTTTCGGCGGCATCCTGATGTTCCGCGCCATGGGTGTGTTCACCAGAACCGACCACAGCGGACATTCCGCCACCATGGAAGTCTACAACCTGTGGAAGTCGGTGGATTGCCTGCCGGGCTACACCGACGAACAACGTGAAACCCTGTTCCAGAAAGGCGCTGAACTGCGCTTGGTCGATATCCTGGCCACCATCACCGACAGTAAAGTAGCCGAGCGCTACAAAGCGGATTGGGCCGAATCCATGAAAGCCTACACTTTCCTGTCGGCTGCCCTTACCAAAGCTACTGCTGAAACCGGCACGGAAGAAACACCGGTCGTTCAAGACGTAGCCGCAGCTGTTTAATCACATCGCACTCAATAGGGATACTTCAAATGAACTTGCTCAAACTCGTTGGTGGCTCCATCGTTACTGCTGTTGTTTCTGTGTCGTGTGCCTACATCGGTCTGGGCATCGGGGGCGGTTTGGCCCATTGGATGTTGGGCGACAAAGAAGAGCCTAACGGTCCGTTCTGGAAAGAACTGAACGCGGTCAAGTCCCTGGTGGCTGCTTCGAAAACGCTGCACGTGGTCTCCCCGGAGTTCATGGGCATTCGCAAGAACCCGACGGTGGCAGCGGATATGTTCCGTCTGACCGAGCGGACGTCGCTGCGTACCAAGCTCTACTCTGATGCCGGTGGCATGATGGACCGCATCGCCCGCAACCTGCCACAGTCACATCGTGAAGAGTTCAACAAGCTGTGCGATATGCACATCGAAGACCTGGTGGATTCGGTCACCACTGCGTAACGTCCTGCCCTCATCCCTTCGGGGGTGAGGTTTTCTTTTCTGTCCGTTTCTCTTTTATTACTTATCAACTTACTCAAGGAACACTCCCATGAAAAAGGCACTCATTTTTACCTTGGCATTAATCGCCGGTGGTGGCATCATGAACAACGTCATGGCTTCTAAAGCCCCTACCGTTACTGCAGTAAAAGCCGAGGTGATCCTCGGTCACCGCATCGGGCCTTCGGGCCAAGAAATGCTTGTCACCAAATAACACAAGGAACTTCCAATGCGCCTCAACAACATTCTCAGTTCCACGAACAGCATAATGCTCGACACAGATGTCCATGGCGATTATTGCCAACTGGCCACCCAACTCTCTGACATGAGCATCACCCCACTGTGCCATTGGGACAACGGCGGTGGTGCACTCCAGGTCGGCTTCCATTATCATGGTGAACGGTATTACACCGTCATCGCTGAAGCCACCACCCCGGCGGAACAACGTACCGGATCGCCAGTCGCATACGTACAAGATGTATTGACCGCGATTCGGCATCTGTGCTTTACCTCCGACATGCAGTTGCACATGACCCTGGTTGGACAACTCCTCAACGAAAGCATTGTCGCGAACAGTGAAAACCGCCCAATGGCGGATGTCTTTGTGGGGTACGACGCCGCTACCCGTGAACAAACCAAGCCGAATAAGCTGCGTGCCTTGGTGGAGGCGCACTGGGGTAAAGTTACCCCCGATGTGGCGCAGGTCTTTTACCAAAACCAAGTGCACGCCCTGCCCGGCGGTCATGGGTTGACGTTGTTGCGCGAGGTTCGTGCCTCGGACCGGTTGTTGTTCCAGGACACGGGGTTCGGACCAGTGAGTCATTTGATGCCGGGTCGCTTCCAGGACCTGTTCTTGGTCGAGCTGTATTTTCAAGGCCAGAAACAATACGTGCTTTTCGGTTGCCCCCGCCACCATAATGGCGCCATTGCGTTTGATTACATCGCGGACGCCATGCGGGCCAAGCAGTACACTCCGATAGCCACCGGGGTACACAACTTCATGCAGGCAGTGCATCCGCTTCTTCGTCGGACCATGGAAATTGTGCTGGCCCTCTGGCAACAACACACCAGCTCGACGCGAACTCCGCAGAATCCGATTTTCTTGGCCTTGGCTAAAGAAGAGCTGCGCGCTATGGCCCAAGGTGCTTCTCCAGCCGAGGGCGACGTTTCACATCCCAGTGGTTACCCAGCGCCGGAAACCTCTGCTCCTTTGCCGGAGACGCAACTCACCGGTCCCGATTGGTCAGTGTTGGATACTGGGTTTGACCCAGAACGATACCGGATGTTGGTGGATACGTTCGAACGGGTTGTCCGTTACGATCGAACTGATGCCACCCTACTGGCGCGACGAAGCGGCTTGTCGTTCAACATTATTGCGACGTTTGGTCCTGCCGAAATGCAACGCTTTGCTCAACAGGCTAAAGCGGCCGGCTGGCGTGAGGTGGATTTTTCACCTCACGCCGCTGGGACCACTGTAACGATTTACGTTTAAACGTTTTAAACAACTATATCACACACCCGCAATACCTACCTATATCACAACTGGAGTAACACACATGAAAGCTTTTCTGACTGCAACTGGCATGATCCTGGGTCTCGTGGTAGCTGGCGCTGGCGTCGCTTACCGCATGGGCGCCTTCAGCAAAGACGCTGCCGCGGGCAGCACCCCGGAGTTCGACGGTGACGGCAACCTGGTCAACGCCCACACCGACAGCCCGTCGGGGATCGATTCGGAGCGTGTAGCCGAAGCGCTCTAACGCGCAACACACTGGGGTAGGTAGGCCAACTGCCTGCTCCAGTTTTATTTTTTATCCCCGCCGTACTTTTATTAATAGGAATCTTACAATGATCGAGTTATCGAAACCGGTGCAGCGCGCGTTGTTTGCGTTGGTGGGTCCGGGGTTCACTGAACATTCCCTGGACAACTGGTTGGGCATCATGAGTGCCCTCAACCAGGTAGATGCCTTTACGAACCAGCCTTTGACGTTTGACATCCCACAGGCCAAAGACATCGTGACCGACGGCCTTACGCTGTTGGACGCCACGCGGGAAAAGGTCCTGATCGACATGTTCAACCAAGGGCTGGCGATTACCCTTGATACCAGCAGTCGGTTGCGCATTGAAGAAGCGCATCGGGTCGGTCGTTGGGATTGTGGTCCTATCTTTGAACTGCACTTGGAACACATCGGTTTGCGTGGTGGTGGTCATTGGGGTTGGATTAACCAAGGACGCACCGAGTACTTCAGCAAGTGGACGCCAGTGCTCCTGTTGGAAGCCATCGTTCGGCGGTACAAAGAACCCAATAAATCTACCGGCCTGGGTTTAGTTGATCCCACCTGCTAAGGAACATTGCAATGACGTTAACGACGGACGACTGTCTGAAGGACTGCCTAGGTTTTATCGCCACCGTACTGAACCTGAACGTCCAAGCGATCCAAGCCTACAAAGGACGCGACGGGTTTGGGCGGGTCGTGGAAAATGAAGAGCGCGGTGACCCGATCTGGTGGTACATCCAAATGAATGCCCGGAACACCGACGGGACCATCGGAACCTTGTTGTTCTCCAAGTTCCCTGGTCGTTACCCCGGGCATTTGGGGCACAAGCACATGGACACGCAACCGTCCATGGAGTTTGAAGTCAAGTTCAACCTGCTCGGGAAGTACAACAAAGAACTGGATGCCAATAACGATCCCCTGTAAGTCCCCGGAACGCTTGCACAGGTTCCTTTATTTTCTGTATGTTGACCTTTTTAACGCTATCAATAGGAACATTATAATGCAACTCACCAACATGACCCGTCAGTTGATCGATGAAACTGTCGCCCGTGCTGACAACCTGACCGCGTTCGAATTCGTTCGATCGTTGGGCAGCATTGAATCTCGCTTAATCTGCGATCTTACGCTCACCGGCGCCAATGCCATCATCAACGGCTCAGTGGCCAGGATGTGGCAGACCGCGCACGATGGTCGGGTACAGGATTCTTTGATAGCTTCGGCTCTCTACCTGTCTGAGATCACGGATTTCGTTGAGTTCGTAATCTAACGCTTGAGCAGTGGAGGCTTTGGCCTCCATTCACCATTTTTCTTTTTAGGGGATACGCCATGACTCTGTCCATTATGCACCTCGCTGTTCCGGCTAGCCTGTACCCAGTCAGCAGCACGTACATCACCACCGATGACGCGTTTCGTCGGTTGCACGACGTGGTGTGCCTGGTGCCAAAAACCCTGGACGTGAAGGACTTCAAGAAAGTCCGGGTGGCGATACACTTCCAGGTACTGCGTGTGGACGGTTCGCGTCTCCACGTGGGTTGGATGGAAACGCTGGAGAGTGGCAAACGTCAAGCCACGGGTTTGGTGTCGGACTTGATGAACCATGAAGACCTGGTGACCGACGGGTTGAACGGGGACGACTTGGTACGGCAAACGTTTTATGACACTGCCAAGCACATTATCGACAACAGCGTGGACTTCACCAACCAGTTCAACGAACCGGTGTTGCCAGAAGATGCAATCGTCAGCCTGTACTTCGACAAGCTGGTGACCGATCGCCGTGAAGTGACGTTGGTGTTCCAAGCCACCGTGACCGAAGACGTGAAGTTTGACAGCGGGGTGGATTACTTGGAGTATGACTTCTGTGGCAATGAAATCGGCTTCAACAAGTACATCACCACCAGCCTGACCGGTCGCAAAGCAGCACCCAAGGCGGTCAAGGCATGAAACACAAGCTGTTGGTCGTTGTGTTGGTGGTCGGGAGCGCCCTAGGCCTCGCTGGGGCGGTTTTCTACACACAACGGGTAAAACCAGTAGGGTTTGTGTCTAAGGAGTTCTGTACGAACCCACAGAAGCCCTGCACTTCTTACACTCTACTCGCCGGAGCATTTCCATGGGTGCGTTGATTGCAGGCAACATCGTTGTAACGTTCGCGTTGGTCATCTTCGCCGGCATCTGGGTCAGTTTGGTCATTGAAGGCAGTAACGTACTGAAGCAGTTGTCCGTACGGCACTTGGTGACCTGGACTTTCTTGATTGAGGTCGTGCTGTTTGTCGTCCTCGTGGCCAAAACCTGGTAACTCTCTTTTTCTAATAGGAATCTAACAATGTCTTTTGCATCCGTAGCCAGTGCCATTCACAACAGTGTCCACCACATGGACAAAAAGACCCAACAGCTGTACCACCAATGCCGCGGCATGTCGGCCGAGCAATTGGTGATGCGCATGGTCCATTCGTTTCGTTTGACCAAAACGTACTCGGGCCGGGAATACGTCCTCGCCCTGAGCAAACATACCTACACACAACCGAATCATGGCACCACCCCCGCCGCGACCTTGCATGCGTTCGGTATCGAACTAAAAGACGCGCCGTACAGCATCCTCGACGTTGCACACCACGCCACCTATGAATACTTTGCGGAATACAACCCGTTGACGGCATTTGAAGCGTTCTTTTATCGTTACGAGGGTAACATCGAAGAATTGTCGGGGTTTGGTACCACCATGGAAGAGTTGTTCTTGGCGGAGTGTTCGGGGGTGTTTACCGTGTGGCACCCGGAACAAATCGGCTTGTTGACTCCGCAAGATCTGGCCGATGGGCGCCTGGTGGCGGTGGGTGATAACCGTACGGGGTATTTGATCGTGGGCCTGGCTGTGATGGACCTCGACTTGGAACAGGAACATCGGACGGTAGGTGTCGTTTCGGTGTGCCATACTGCGTCATTGGTGCACTTTGTCGCGCACCACCACGGCCGTAACGAGTTCTTCTCCCCGTGGGATTGGGACAACTTCTTGATCACCCTGCGGAACCGGTTCTACCAAACCCATGGGAAAGAAGAATCGACCGGGTACGTCACCACCCCGGTGATGTTCGCGGCCTTGGACCGTCACTACAACCCGAAGCAGTGGCCGTTCCTCAATGCATGGGCTGGCCAAGCCCCAGCTCCGAATACCTCCATCGTACACCCGTTCACTGAGCCGGTAACGAAACCCGTTGGTGCGACGTTCAATGCCCTGAGCGACCACCAAGCCATCAAAGAGAACGCCCGGAAAGGCGAGGAAATGATGATTAAGTTGGTTCAGGCTTATCATGCCATCGACCCGACTGCTGCTTCGGGTGACCTGAGTGAAGCAGATGCCCGCTCGCGCATTATGTTCACGTACGATGGCTACCAGCTGCGTTCGGCCAAGGTTCGCATGGGTGAAAGCTCGAAGGAGTTTGTCTTTGCCGATGTTGCATTGCAGACGTCGCTGATTCACTTTACCCCTGCTCATGCCCAAGAGTTTTTCCTGACTCAAGGGTTCCATCGGTACGGGCTGGACAACGCCTTAACTTACGTCCGCATAGAACCCGTACCCTGCATGGTCCGTGATGCACAATAACCCATGTGGCCTCTCGGGGCCACGTTCTATTCCGTTTGACCAAGAGGAAAATGTAATGACTAAATTGAATGACGCCCTGGAACTGTACGCCCGTGAAGGTGACGTGGACACGTTGATCCGCACCCTGGTGCAACTGGATCCGGCTTTGACCTTCGATGCCCGGTTCACCACCCTACAAGAACAGTACCGCGCCCTGCACCTTGAGAACGATCCGAAATGGAACCGTCTCGTGGGAGCGTCGTTGGTCGCGTACGGGCTGGAACGCTTCCTGATCAACGGGAGTGACCTGTGCATCGAAACTCACGGTCAGGCCATCAACCTTTACCGTACTGGCGAGGACTACGCGGTCAGCTACGCCACCGACCAAGACTTCATCAGTCTGTTTGACAAGGACAAACTCCTCGCGGCTGTGGAGTTCTTCTTCCACCTGTACCGAGCCCGTGGTTTTAAGTACGACCTCAACTCTTAACGTTAGGAGCGCCTCATGGCCCTGCATTATACCTACTCCGAACTCCGGCAGTTGTCGGGGTGTAAGAAAACCGAACTGATCTTCACCGACCTGGTGGAACTCATTCGTTTGGCTGTCACTCAATGTGAGCGCTACCAAGCCCGCCGTCAATTCACCTACGCCCACCGGGCGATTGCACGGGTATTGGCCACGCGGGTACCGGCACGTGTAGTAACCCTCCCCAACGGCGCGGCGATCTATCTGGTAAACAGTAAGAAGTTCCACAAGGCCTTGGCGGACATCCTGCCCCGTTACCGCACTGGCTTTCGTAAAGCAGTGGTCCTGTGGTCTGGCTTACCGCTCGAAGCGCATGCAGTACCCGGCGCCATCGACTTGCCCGAGGACGTGTTGGACGGTTTACTTACCGCCTTTCCTGAAATCGAGGGCGAGTCGGCACTGTTCCCTCGTTGAGGTTATTGACATGACTTACGACAGTTTGCAATCCGTGTTGGCGGCGTATGTGCTCAATGAGATCACGGTGCTGAACGCCATCGAACACACGCTGGAACTCTACACCCGTTTCCCCGACCAAGACCCATTGTGGCGGATGTTGGACACCGCCGAAGCCAGTCTTCCGGCCGAAGTGTTTGACCTGGTGACGTTCGCGTCACTGGCCAGTATCTATCGCCACAACATCACCCATGTTGGTCCCCTGTGGATCAACCTCGTGGGTGGCTTCCGGGTGTCGATCTGGTACGACACCACCACCGAACGTTTCCATGTGAAAACTGAGGTGCGCCAGAAGTCGTACAGCTACGCCTCTGCTCATTTCATCCACGCCTTTTCCCGCTTCCTCGAAGCTGCTCGTGCCCACGAGTTGGCTACGGTTGCCCCAGTCCAATAGGAACCCCGCAATGATCGAACAAGAACGTGATGTCCGGATCCAAGAACTGAATGCTAAGCTGGTGCAGATTAATGAGCTGACCAAAAGCTCGTATGACGGTGCATTGTTTGACGTACCGGTGGATATGAAGTGCAACGTGATTGCTGTGATGGCTAAACGTGACAAGTCCCGCCCTGGGTTGGGCAACGTCCAACAGGTCTATACCTACTGGACCGACACCGGTGGGCATGGCAGTTGCTGCATCCGTTTGATGGAACGTGATCCTGCTGGTCAGCACTACGCCAGTCAGATCAACGAGCTGTTGTTCGGAACCAAGTACGTTCATACCGAAGCGGCGACGTTGGTTGACCTCTCCGCTCCTGTGTTTGCGCCTCCTGCGGTGTTGCCTGTCACGGCATAACAACATTACTGGGTCTCTCGTTTGAGGGATCCAGTAAGTTCTTTTCTTTTGCCTTAGGGAAGAATTACTCAGCGTGTAAATAAAATGAGTTGGGGGGTGTCCTAAGATCAAAGGAGGAAGGCTTTATTTCGTATTAACCCGTTGTAGCTTAAGCTACAACATCCTTAGCTCTACTTCTCCCTTAGGAGAAGGGAACTACTTTGTATTCAGAAAACCCAAAAAGAAAACTCCCGCCAAAAGGAACCTGTACCATGTGCTGGCCTATCATGATGTTGTATGAAATCGAAGAAGCTATCCTACAAAAGACCCTGCACGAACACATCGCCGCTGAGCGACTGTGGCCTACCGATACGGAACGTTACTACGATGCCGATTTGAATCAGAGTGAATGCACCACCATGGTCATCAACCGCTTGCTGGAAAAGCAATGGGGTGTGGGGTTGGCCGATGGGGTGTACCTGTACCAAGACGAGGCGGGCCATAATCACGTCACCTCAGACATCAGTAAATTAGACCGTCCTGGCGTGTTGTTCGACTAGTATAGAAAAAGTCAGAACTATATAACAGAAGTGGTGACCACTTAAGAGATCCTCCTCAGGGATCTCCCCTTATGCCGTCAAGAGGAATTTCCACCGTGGCTGTCCGTCAACAGTTTTATTTGGATGAACTGGTCCAGCAAATCAAAACCCCCGATGATGTAGACCGTTTCTTTGACACCCACCGCTGGCGCTGGGGTGCCCCTGATCCACGGTGCCCGTTCTGGACAGAGGCCCAGTGGCGACTGTTTGTAATCAAAACCATTCTGAACCACAACGGAACAGTCACTGAACGTAGCTTAATGAAAACCTCCCTTGCCCTCGTCCCCACGGGGTTGGACCAGTTTTACTTTAAAGACAAGGAGCATATCTCCGACGTGTATTCCGTAGCGGATTTGGGCAAGGTGCTGGATGAACTCAATTTAACCAGCCATTTCACTGAGTTAGCGCGGCAGGCTGCCAAAGACGACACTATGAAAAATGAACAGGTGAACCCTAAAGACACAGACGAACCGAAGCTTGTTCTCACGTGGGCTGAGCTCAGGGAAAGTATCCAAACTCAGGACCAGGTAAAGCAGTACATGAAACGCCATGGCCTATCCGGACAACCCTTTGTCGCGAAAGACTTGCCCACCCCACAGCTGTGCCAGCTGTACGTACTCCAATCGGTACTGGAACACGGAGGTAATGTGATGGATGGTTACCACCTGTTGATCGGGGGTAAGGGTCACTGGGCAGGGCAGTTCCAAATCCGAGCCGGAAGTGTGACCGGAAAACCACACCCGATCAGTGAACTGCGCAAAGTGTTAGCTGCTTTGCCAAACACCAGCCCGTTTTATGGCTTGGCTTCTCAATTGAACAATGAACCGATGGACCAGTTCGATGAGCGTGTTACGCCCCCTATGTCCTTTAAAGACGACAACCGGCTGTTGAATTCAATCAATCTGGAAGTCGAGTACGACCACACCAACACTGTCCAAATTACAGCACCCATGGACGAAGCGGTTCGGCTTGCTCACACGTATGCTCAACACACAGGGGGGATCATCACCGCCCTGCGACTCGTCACCCGGTTCCCTGAGTTCGTCAACGGGGCCTGGGAACCGCAATAACCGTAACCAAACCAAACCCCGGCATAAACCCATCGACTAGGAAATTACAATGTACCAGCCCCAGATGATTCGCGTCGCCACGTTGGAAAAAATGTCCGGTGGGGACCGTAAAGCTTACGTGTTCAATTCCCAAGACATCGACCGCGAGGCCTTAGCCGCTTACTTACCCCGCACCCAAGCGTTCTCCGTGCTTGAGGCGATTCGGTTTTTCCTGCAAGCGGGATACATGGTCTGCTTTTCCAATGATCGGTTTCTGGCGTTGGCGGAAAACCAACAGCTAGTGGTGTCGGATGGATTGAAACACACTTATCGGTTGGGGCCTTTGGCGAACCTCACCCGCCGGGTCTTTTTAGCCCTACGCGACGACCGGCAGTATGCTCCCCTGCCAATCAATGAGTTCACCCCAATAAACGTAAGCAATGACGACAGTAATTTAAAAGGACCGCACGTGGACATTTCCGACAACATCATTAAGTTTTCAGACTTGGTGAACGCAGGGAGTACCCTGCGGAATGCAATGCTGTACTTGCAAGAACTGCAGCTGGTGACCAGTGATGAAGAACGGGTTAGCTACGTGGCTTATTCCACCCCCTTGGACAAGGCGATTTTCTTGGCCTATGCGCACCTGCGCAATCTAGATCACGTCCAGGTGAGCGGTTCGGTTATGTGGCCGTGGACCGATAAGAATCACGAACTCAGGGTGAGCATGAATGCACCCGAGCAATTCGATGGTCCATTGTCGTATGTGGTGGTCGCCAACATGGTACGAATGGCGTTAGCCAACTCAAATCCTCCACTGAGTGTCGACACGCCACCAGAGCAACAGCAGGAAACCACCCAAGATCGAACTAAGGACCTACTACCAGACGGTGCCCTAGCCCTGAGTATCGAAGGGGTGGCATTGGCCTACACGCACCTTTCCAATAACTTGAACCGGATCCGTCGGGAACAGCGAGAAGCGGCGTGCAATCGGTCCATGCCGAGTGACACCCCCGTTCCAAAGTTGGCACTGATCCAAGCAACCATAGGACAAACGATGTACAGCTTCACCGCCGACACCCTCGAGGAAGCGGCCGATGCCATGCAGCTGGTACAAACGCACCTTAAGCTGGAGTTCGAACGGATCTACGTTCAAGGCTAAACACGACATATTGCCCCCTCCATCGCGGAGGGGGCTTATGCCTTATTTTTTTGTCTTACGCCCAGCTGTCGTCGAACTCGTCGCCGTCGGCCCCTTGTTTACGCCCTACGGCGGACAGGGTGTAGTCTTCGTCTTTGTCGATGTCCCACGGGATGGTCCCGATGTCTTGGAACGGCAACACGAAGTACTGGTCTTCCGCACGGGTTACGGTGTTCCGGTGTTTGCCCCGTTGTACGGTGAAGTACGATTTGCCACCCATCTTCACAATGTGGAACAGGATCTCCAAATCGGGTTCCTGGCCCAGACGTCGGCAACCGTCGTAGTAGCCACGGTTCGCCACCACCTTAACCAAGTCCTCGGTGTTCTCTCGCGAAAGCTGGAGGGCGTCCGAGGAGAGCTGGTGAGGACTGAAGAAGGTAATGCCCCGCGGTGTGGTGTAGTTGCGCATCCGACGGAACAGCAAGCGAATGTCATCGCCGGCCACTTGTGCGTCCAGCCCCGTCTTCGGCAGCATGTTGAGGTAGTCCACGCACAGGTACTGAATCTCAAAGCCCTGTGCCTGAATCCCGTCGAGGTAGTTGGTGAAGCCCCCAATGCTAAAGTCCGAAGGGTCAAAGCGCACCATCTTCACGGTGAACCCGGTTTCTTCCATCCGGGCACACACGTAATCAGCCGCTTCCTGTTTGTTGATCAGCCCAACGTCGACCTTCTCGCCGGTTTCGTTTTCTTTGATGTAGGCGTAGATGATCAGCAGGTTGTCCGGGATCTCGTTCTCGAGGGTGACGAACAACACCATGGGTTTCTTGTTCTTGTCCCGCATGAACGGTTTGTTGAACAAACACACGTGACAGAATAACGCCAGGGACAACCCCGTTTTAAAGTTGTGCTGTAGACCACCACCTAAGATGAACTCACCCCGACGCATGGCCCCCAGTTTGCCCAGCATGCGGTTAAAGCCTTTCCAACCGGTCTTGAAGGCACCTTCCGACGAGAGCGTGTTCTTCACCGACTCGAAGTAGTCCGCCACACCGGTGGGGTTGGAGAAGTCCATGGACCCAATCTCAGCCGGGTGACGCATCTCCGAACGGGCTTTCAGGTACGGGGCGACTTTTTCCACCATGTCGTTCACGAGCGCCGCTGGATCCACCGCACCGCCACGGTTGAACAGCAGCTTCGCTGAGCAGTCCTTGACCAACGCTTTGATGCGTTCTTCGTTCATGTACGTGTGCAGCGTGGAACGGTACGAGTTCACCCGGCGCATAATGGACTGCCCATCCGGGAAGTCTTCATTAATAGCGTCACGGGCCGCTTCGTACAGGAACACTTCTTCCCGGCAGCTGATCTGAATCATCTGCATGACTTCAGAGGTCGACGGGAACTGGGTCTTCAGTTTGCGGTTCAGTTCTTGAACCAGCTTGCGCAGCTCCATAAAGGTCTGCATGCCATGGTCGATGTCAACCGTGGTTTCCTTGACAGGCAACGTTTCGATAACTTCATTGATCAGCTCAGTGGATGGTGACGCCGGTGAATCGTCTCGGTGCTCCAAGCAGAGCAAGGTAACACAGCTAATCATGAGTTGTTTTGGAGATGCCATTTATCCATTTCCTTGCTGCAAAAATAATGTAGACCTCTATGTACCATAAGCAGGGTTAGTAAAATGTCGCCCGTGTGTGTACGTAACAGTATGTATTCATTACGTTAGCCTAATCTCCATTATAGGTGCTTGCTTCCATGACCAGGTTAATTGTGTTACCCGCGTCCACTTACGACCGTTACAAGACGGATGGTGTCCAGTTCAGTAAACTGTGTGATACCAACTATATAACAGAAGTTAGCTCGGTGACGGACCTGGCAGAAATGCAGGACGCCCATGACAATTTCACCATTGAGTTCTGTTCGGTACTCGATGTCTGCTTGGCAGAGCCTCCTTTGGCACTGCTGGCAAAGAGTGCAGCCACCCTCGACGCGTACCAAGCGAAGTGGCGTGAGTTGCACAATCGTTTAGAGGGACGTATGCAAAGCTTGCATTTACGTCAAGGGACGAGCGCGCGCACCATTCGCTCTTATACCCTTTATCCTGTAGATGAGAATCTGTGGGTTGCAGTGCAGCAGAGGTTGCATGATGTTATAGGCGATCCAAGTCGACTCTCGGTTAAGGTCAATCGCGATTTCTTTGATAGCGTGATTGGCGAGCTGTTGAGAAACCGTTCATTTGAACTCGTAGCAGCGACCAAAATCTTCACTAATTATTTGGAATCCCAGCGGGTAGACTAGATACCCGGCTGCCAGATTGATTGCGCTTAGCAAACCATACTTTCATCCTTCGAAGGAATGCAACATGAAACATACAGCAAAGCAGATGTTTAAAGCGGATTCCGCTGCGACCTACACCCGCTTCTCCATGGAAGACTTCACCAACGAACTCACCGCGACCGCCGGCCTGGCTGACAGCATCCTGTCCCAAGGCAGCAACCTGGTGAAATCCGTTGGCATGGAATCCTTCGGCGCCGTTTCCGGTGATGAAGCCAAAGAAGCCCAAGGCATCTACCGCGGCCTGACTTCCCTGCTGAAGCGCTTCGGTTTCGAAGCCCACCTGGATGGCCGTAAAGAGCCGATGACCCGTGAAGAGCAACGCATTCACGACAACCGCATCACTTCGGCGTCCATCGCTGCGATCGCGTGCTCCAACGAAAGCCACTACATCAAAGCCCTGCGCAAGGTCTCGGTTGAGTCGGTCAGCAATGACCCTAACGTGTTCAACGTGACTCACAACTTCGAAGGCGCCGCCGGTTCGATGCAGGTTTTCCAAAACGGCCAAGGCCTGGAAAACTACAACGAAAAATCCCAGCGCGACTACCGCGTTGTGACCGTGGCTTACAACCTGGGTTCCCCGGTGCAGGACGAGTTCGCTGAACGCGTTTACCCGACCACCATCGTCAACCCAATCGAAGGCGGCGTTGTTCAGATCCTGCCGTACATCGCGATCATGAAAGACGTCCACCACGCTGTGTCTGGCGTGCGCCTGGAAAACAAAGAAGTGAACATGGTAGAAGCTTACCGTGACCCTTCGATCCTGGACGACAGCTCCACCGCACTGATCCCGGCTATCAGCCCGGACAACAGCAACGTCGCGTTCTTCGCGGACCCACTGCTGGTGCCACCTGTCACCATCATCAACGACCAGAACCTGTCGATCACCACCGCTCCGCTGCTGCCGGGCGTCAAGATCGACCTGATGGGCAACTCCAACGCCAACCTGCTGATCAACAAAGGCCAGCTGGACATTTCCGACACCATCGATCCTGCTGGTCGTCTGAAGCACCTGTACGTCAAGTTCGACGGCAAGGTTGTCAAGTTCAAGGTTGACCGCATGCCATCGGCTGTGTTCCAGCCTGCACTGGTCGGCGACACCCGCACTTCGCAACTGGTGTTCACCACCGAAAGCCTGCCGGTCAACGGTTCGACCAAAGCGACCGACGAATCGGTTACCGCGGTCATGGCTCAACTCGCTGCTTCCAAGTGGAACATGCGCCTGAGCTGCACCTTCACCGGTCACGTGAGTCTGTCCCGCGGTGACGCACGCTTCTCCGATGGCGGCATTGAAGTTGCCGAGATCCGCGACGAAGACCGTAACCGTATCGACCTGACCACCGGTGCTGGCCTGGCCATGATCACCGCCCTGGGCGACCTGGAAGTGATCGGCTACGAGCTCGATCTGCGTTTCACCAACACCAACCGTCGTCAGCGCGGCCACCTGCTGCAAACCCGCGCCCTGCAGTTCCGTCACCCAATCCCGATGCACGCGCCGGTTACCCTGCCGATGTCGACTCTGGATGACGAAGGTCCAGGCGAAGTGGTCAAAGCTCTGACCGTCAACACCAACCTGCGTAACAGCAACAACGCGATCACTCGCCTGCTGAACTACCTGGGTCAGCTGAAAGAAGCAACTGGTAACGGTTTCGACCGTCCTGCTTTCGGCGAAGTGGAAGGCGCTCTCAGCACCATGATCCGCACCACCTACCGTTACGGCGCGCTGCACCTGCCTGACGTGATCGACACCCTGACTTCGACCGATCGTTGGTCCGACGTCTGCAACGCGATCCTCAACTTCGCGAAAGGCAAGCTGTTCCCGGCCTACCGCGATTCGAACATCGAAGCTGCATTCCGCGTCATCTCGGGCAACCAAGATGAGAAGCCAATGTTCCTGTTCCTGGCTGACAAAGAGATCGGCAACTACCTGATGACTCAGGGCGATGACCGTACCCTCGGCGCTGTGCTGGAATACGACCTGGTGTGCACCAACAACGAACTGTGGGACGGCAAGCTGGTAATCATCCCAACTCGCAAGAACCCACAGGAAAACGACATCCTGTCGTTCGGTCAGTTCTACTACGTTCCGACCGTGATTGCTGACCTGCCGATCACCCGTGGCGGCAACCAGGTTACCCGCGAGATCGCTGCGATCCCGTTCAACCTGCACGTCAACAACATTCCGTTCGCAATCGAAATCGACATCACTGGCTTCCAAGAAGTGATGGGCGAATCCCGCTTCAACAAGCCGCTGATCGAAGCTCTGCAGCCTTGAAGGAATCCGGTTAATGTCCGTCTTGTAGAAGGCGGCCTTTTCCGGTACCTAGAAGACGGTGTTACCAAGCGATACCTAGGGTAACATTCATAAAGCCTCCCTTCGGGGAGGCTTTATGCCGTTCGATGCATTATAAAAAAAGTCAGAACTATATTACAACGGTAGAAAGAATGAGCTTAGCCTATTATCTTGTTATCTAAGGGACTAACCATGAATTACTTTGAACGCTTAGGAGCCGTGCTGGAAGCGGCACTGGATACGGGCATTGCGCTGACCCATGCATTCGTCATGGAAGCGCATGACCTGGCTGTAAACCACGCGGCGGAACCGGTCACTGAGATGGCCCAGACGCTAACCCCTTCACCGCAAACGGAATTGCGCGAGATATTCGTTGACTATCTGAGCGAGGACCCCCTGCCAAAACAAGATTATACCGGACGCTATAACTCTGTGAGTCCCCCACCGCTGTCTGGATTACAGCACCACATTACTTCTTACACCGGCATTTCGAATGCTGGGTTTATGCCGCCTCAACTGTTGGCAAAGATCGCTGCCGTAACGACCCCAGGGGACCAGGAGGTGGACACCACCCCCAGTCGATTTCTCGGGGCACCCGAACAACCGAGCGATTGTATTCTCGGACCTGCAGGAGCCGTCCCAGACGCTCCCGCTGCTGTACCAGTTGTTGCGGAGGTACTCCCAGCAAAGTGCTCCTCAGGGGTTGAACTCGAGGTATCAAGAAGTACGACTTCAATCCCAACCCGAGCTGGTGCTCCTAAGGCGGAAGAAACGAACGGGGACCATCGGCGGAATACCGGTCCACTTGTGATGTCCCTCAAACAGCTGGCCTTCACAGGAGGGGCTATCCGTGCAAGAATCCATTGAACCCCTCTACGTTACCGGCCCACCGGCGGTCAATTGCCCGTTGGCGTTTCACCAAACGCGGACGCGGCACAATGGCGGTGGTTTCTTTCCTGACATTACCATCACGGCAAACGTGTACAACCTCAGTCGCTACCGCTATGCCTCGGCAACGTCCATGGGCTTCGCGGGACAGATCCAACCCTGTTCGGATTTACACCAAACGGGGGACCGGGTGGTGGTGCAGGTAACGTTCAAGATTTCCGGGGACGTGAAGTTTGACTTCGAGATGATGCGGGCCAACTACCCGTGGTTTGACGAAGGGTTTGAACGCACCATTGCCAAAGCCATTAACGACAACCAGCTGTGCGCCACACGCTGCTTTGAATACGACGTGTTCTTTGAATTGGAAGGGCACGTTATCCGGGATGCCGTGAACGGGATCTATCTGGAAGAACTGGGCATGACCATTTGGGATCCGCGCTATCGGGACAACATTGTCCTGACCCAGCACCGGACTCAGCAACAAACGCTGTTTAAAGGCAGGGACGTAGAAGAACACCTGTCGTTCGGCACCGTCAGCACGTACGTCAGTTCGTCCAAACGGGCGAAACGTTTGTACTACCGGGTGCGCAATGAGATCGAGTTTCTGGAACCCGTACAAGACCCGGAACGGGCAGATGGGATCTACATTCGAAAGTACGGTGCACGGGAGGGCACATTGCTGTTTGAGAATGACGTCCACGTGAAGTACATTGCTCCAGAAGACTATCGGGAATACGGGTTCTTCTTGGACATAGAGCGGCTCCGCGTATCGATGGGCGCGGATCCCAAAGACAAGGACGACCAAGACCGGTTCTACGCTTTGTTTGACCACGACTACGTTTCCATCACGGAAAGGAAACTGGCCTTGGACATTCGGCGGTTGGAACTGGAAGGGCGCAAATTGGATGTGGATGGGTTGAAAGTGGGGAATGAACGGAGTCGCATTAACGATGAACGGGAGATCATGGCTGCACTGGGTCCGCTGGGGAAATGGTTGAGGATCGGGGTGGACTACCTGGGACGTATCGCATCACTTACTAACCACGTATCTACTGCACGCACCAACTACCAAAAAGTAAAATCGTCGTATGATCAGTAGGTAGCATCGAATGGACGTGGAACTCATTAAACGTATCAAAGACCGGACGCCCGCATTCAACAAGTCCTTAGCTGAAGGCTTGGCGTGCGAGCACATGATGACGATCGACGATTTAGAAACGGGCTTGAATAACACCCGTAAGTACATCGATCAACTGTTCCATATCAACACGGCCTTGTTCCCGAAAGACTTTAAGTACAAAGGGAACAAGATGTGTGATCCGTTCCGGCACTTCGCCGAGATCACACGGGAGTACGGCTCGAAGCGCATTGCCAACATTGCGCCCTCGAACACGTACATGGTGGAGCTGCAGTTCTCGTACCAAGGGATCGATCTGATGCCCCGGTGCGTGCTGTTGCCGTTTGTAAGGCCCGGTGGCATCACCACGTTGAACGGAGCGTCGTACACCGTTTCTCCAGTGGCCACCGACGTGGGGTTCTCGGTCCTCAATGGTGCGATCTTCATTCCGTTTCGGCGCACCAAGCTAACGTTCAAGCAAACCGACAAACACTTCTTCAAAAATGGGAAGCGTGAAATCCGTTACGTGATCTGGAGTCAAATCCACAACGAAATGGGGAAACGCACCAAGAAAGACCTCAACCAACGGGAACGGATTGAGTCGTGCATCGCGCATTACTTCTTCTGCCAGTTTGGGGTGATCCAGACTTTCAAGCGTTGGGCGAACGCGGACGTGCAGATCGGGTACCTGAAAGACTTCCCGGAAGCACAATACCCACGTGACCAATGGACTGTGTTCCAGTCCGCCTCGTTGCTGGGCAAGCACCCTACCGGTGACATGGTGTTGGTGATTCCAACCCACCAAGACTCGGAGCTCGTGTCGTCGCTGGTGGCGGGTTTCTGGTACGTGGTCGATGTCTTTCCAGGGCGCTTCGTGGAACCGTCGTGGGCGGACAACTACAAGCTCTGGCGGACGTTGCTCGGCCACATGGTCTTCGGGGATTTCGAACACCAAGGCAAGGTGGAAGAGAACATCGAAACGCACTTGGCGGGGTTTGACAAATCCCTGGATGGCATGACCATTGATGAACTGGCGACCGTCGGCATTGAGGTCACGGACATCTGGGAACTGCTGCATTGCTTGTTGACCAAGATGGCGCACCACTTCTACGACACGGACATTGATGAAACGTCCATGTACAACAAGCGACTGTCGGTGTTGCGCTACGTGATGGACGAGTTCAACTACGCCGTCAGTATGTTTGCGTACATGTTCCAATCGCGTCGGGACATTGTCTGGACCGCACAAGCCTTGAACGAAGGCCTCAAGCGGTCGTTCAAACTCAACACGTGTATCAAGAAGCTGACCTCGGAACACGGCGAGTTCGATACGCTGAACATCCCAGGGGACAACAAAGTCATTCGGGTCACGTCGTTGCTGGTCCCACAAGACCGAGCGAAGTCCAGCAAAGGCCATAACAAGTCTTTGATTGGCGACAGCTCTCGCTTGATCCATGCGTCGTTGGCCGAAGTGGTGCAGTACAAGAACCAACCGAAGAACAACCCCGATGGCCGTGGGCGACTTAACATGTACGCCAACGTGCACTTCACCGGGTTGATCAAACGTCGTCCTGAGATCCGCGAGCTCATCGACCGGACCCAGAAACGCTTTAAACGTAATCCATAATTCCGCAGCTAAAAGGTATCCTTCATGTACAACCAACAGCAGATGCAAGTACCACCCGCCCAAGTCCAGTTGTCGCAGTTCATGCAGATGCAGCAGGGGGTCGCTCAGGCTGTTATGGCAGGGTTGTTCCAAACCGTGATGATGTCGGGCGGCGGGGCTGGTCAAGCAGCCAAGACCATCCTGCACCAACACGCGCTGCAGCACCTGGCCCAAAACAACTTCCAGAACCCGCAGTGGAACCAATGGTGCCAGATGGCCATTGACTTCTGTGAGTTCCAGATGTGCACCCAAGGGCAACCGGGGTACAACAACCCGGCACAAGCCGTGGCGATCGCCGTGAAGCAGATCTACAAAGGCTTCCTGGGCATGACCTTCGCCAACAACCCACAGGGCTACAACGGCCAGTTCCCCCAGCCGATGATCCAACAGCTGCAAGAATCGATCAACATGATCGGGGCTATCCAGCAGGACCTGCAAGCGTTCCGTAACCGTCAACAAGCACCCATGGGTTACAACCCGACCATGGGCGGCGGTGTGATGGGCGGCATGCAACAAGCCCAGAGCGTGATGGGGGGTCCACAAATCAACATGGCCATGAACAACTTCTCGGGGACGGCGCTGCAAGGTGCCCACCATGCCCCAGCCCCCACCAGCTACGTGGACTACCCTGACAACGCGGACATTCCTCCGCCGGACGTCATGGTGCCAGTGGCCGAGTGGACTTCCGGTCAATCCAACACTCCACAACAGGGCAACGCCATCATGCATTCTCAGCAACCTGCTGCGCCAGCGGTCAAGTTCCTCGACACCACCCTCCCGGTGCCGATGGACGTCACCCAGATCAAAGTGGATCCGTTCTATTATATCCCAACGGGCTACACACCAAACAAGGACCGTCCTTTCGACCTCATCTATAACCCAGGTGGCATCGAAATCTGTCCTGCTCACCTGGTTCCTGACTGGCGCCGTACCGTGGGCGACGAAGCCCCGTACACCCCAGCGGCTGACCCGTTGAAATACTGCTGGTTCTTGGTCAAGTTCCCGGACGGGACGATCAAGGACACTTTCGTTGAGTGGTCCCCAATGCTGAACTACCTGAACCATGAAATCGACGACGAACTGAAACGTCAAGCGTACCGCCCGAATGGCGTGGTGAAAGCCAACGCGTTCGTGCTGGCGAACATCTCCAAAGAAACCGTCGCCGCCATCCCGGCTGCGCCAATGGTGGACAAAACCAAACTGGCCCAAGCCACCAACCCGGTGGTTGTGGAAAGCGCGTTCGTTGGTTGCTCTGACCTGGAAAACGAAGTGGCGGCCGTGAAGAAAGTTCGCGAGCTCTTGGAACTCGATGCCGACGACATTGTCCCGGCCCACGAATACCAGAGCATGTGCATGCACCAGCTCGACATCAGTTTCGACACGATGGAAGAGCTGCAAAAGATCGCCACCTCCGGTTCGCTGGGTTTGGCCGCACACGAACTGAATGCTTTGGTTGCCCAAGGCCTGTTGCCAGCGCGCTACTTCCGTTTCCTGGACAAGCGCCTGACCGACACCGTCAACGCCTTTGTGCGTGACAGCCTGTCCGTGAAAGACTGCACCATCGAATCGTTCGCGACCGACGTGGTGGAACTGATGGATGTATTGGCCCAGCACTACAGCACCGAACTGCGTGACCTGCTCACCAACGCCACGCCATTGATCCTGGCCCGCGGCCTGACCGTGGAACGTTTCTCCATGGACGGGGATGATCGTGACGACATCTTCGCCATCGACCACTACACCAACTTCCAGCTGCCGTGGCTGTTGGCCGACATCTGCACCCAGAACATTCAACGCGAGCCGGTCCTGCTGGCCCGTCAGTCGAATGAACTGATCGTGGAAATCGTTAAAGGTATGTGGAAGCGTGCGAAAGAAGCGAACGCCTTGGGCAAACGCCGCATGCGTCTGATCACGGCTGACGGCATTTACCTGGACGTGATCCGTGGGTACCTGGTGGAAGGCGCTATCCTGTTGAAACGCGCGTAACTCGCCAAAAGCCCTCTCCTCACCGGGAGGGCTTTTATGAGGTGTGCTCGGTATATTTGAAAACGTTCACTCGGGACTACCTAAGTCCCACCCCCAATCTAAAAGGAACTTTCTAATGTTTAAGCAATTCATTACTGATAAGCTGTTCTATGTCGGCCCTGCACTGCGGACCGAACCCACAGTGGACAACTCTGGGTTGTTTCTTCGGTTGGAAGCCCTGCCGGTGGTGGAAGTCCCTAACATCGCCGAACTGTACGCGTTGTCCGTGGTATCCAGCGAGTGCGTGTACAAAACCCTGGACACCCAAGAACTCTACATCGCGGAGAACGGCCTGTTCATCGCGTACCAACCGTACGCTTCTCAGAAGCTACGGCCTTTGATTGAAGACGACTCCGTGTTCATGCCCCATGGCGGAGACCTGCGCGTGGGGCTGCTGTACAACCTGTGGTCCCTGAGAAGCGATCTGAGCTTGATCAAGCGGCTACAGCTAGACCTGCGCTCCCTGCTCGGTAAATCGCCTATAACCAACGCCTACGACCTTTCTACGGCATGGTTGTGCGTGAACCACAGCGCTTTGGTCAAACAGATCCGTGAAACCGTGGGTCCAGACGGCTTGGTGCAACGAGAAATCGAATCCGCCATCGCCAAACTGGGCATCAGCATCGTCTACAACCCGAAGTCCCGTTCCCTCACTTTCCGTGACGGGGACTTCGTCGCCACCTTTTAAGGAACCCGCATGACTGAACAAGAAACATACGGCAGCGAACGGGTAATTCCCCGTGTGGTGGCTCTAATGGAAAAGGTGGCCCACGAAGCCGGTAACAATGCCGGACGTTATCACTTCGTGGTCACACGCACCAATACGTTCCACCAGCCCCGTCGTCGCCCTCGGAAAGCCCGGGTGCAAAAGAAACTGCAGGATCGCCTGAACGAGTTCCAGGCAGTGCAACGAGTACAGCGGGAGTTCACCCAATCGATGGCCTTGCGCATGATGTACTTCGATGACTACCGAGCGCTGTTCGCCGAAATGGCAGTGAAAGGCAAACGCATCCGCAACAAGTACCGCCACCTGTACCTCTCATACATCCGCTTCGCTTAAGGGGAACTTCCATGATGGCTATTCTTTCATTGATCCCCGTGGGTGCACTGCCCTTTACCGTGGGGTTGTTCTCGGTCATGCTGGTGGTCATGTTTATCCGCCACCTCCTCCAAGAACGCCACGCCAAAAAGTTAGACGAGCTGTTGTCCCAGCTACCTTCGGGATACCAGATCGCCGAAGCCCAGTTAAAGGCGCGGTTCGAACACTGGGATCACCTGCTGGCGGAATACATTCGGATGGTGAAATACGGGGTCGTCACCATGGTGGTTTACATGGTGATCAGCGTAGCACTGCCGGTGTTGAGTTCTCTGCGTTAAACGACATATTGCCCCCTCCATTGCGGAGGGGGCTTATGCCGTATTTTTTTTAGTATTCAAACGGGACAATGGCAGAAGAAGTGAACAGGTACCCCAAGCTGGCCACCTTAGGGCGCAGGGTCAGGGTTGCTGCTTGTGGCACGGCCGCGTAGTCAATGTCGTCAAGGTCGATGGGCAACCCGTAGTTTTTCCGCAATACATCGATCACGGCGTGGGTGGACGCGTAATCCGTGGACCGCCCAGGGATTACCACGTTCCGGCACACGGTGTCGATGCGCACGCGGTTGTAGTGAATGTCTTGGGTGCCTTTAAACGTCATGGAACCCAGCTTGGCCCGTAACGTCACCGCCGCGTTGCAACTGCCCAGCAACTGCAACCGGGGGTTCACAAAGTCCACGTCCGCCACCTGCAACGGCACCTTGGGTTTGTTGGCGGTGTTGAACGCGGCAATCAAGGCCACTTTTAAATCCGTGATGTACATACCGCCCCCTTAGTTGTAATGCAACAGTAACCAACCGGTCTGATCTTGTTCCACGCAGTACTCGCCCGAGAGTTCGATCACCATCACTTTGCGCATGTCGGTGCGCACGGTGAACCGATCCCAGGCCGGGCCGTTGTAGATCACCTTGTAATGCAACTCGCCGTCAATCACCGAGTGCACGATGTTCCGACTGACCGTGACGGGCATGGCCACCCAAGTTTGTTTGGTTACCTTGGCCATGATGGCCGCAAGCTTCTTGGCGGACGGGTGGAACACACCGTTCCCGATGGATTCCAAATACGCCCGGTATTCCGTGAAGTCGTACCCTGCGGTTTGGAACCGGGTGATCCACTTGTTGTTGCTCGGCAACGACAGCAAGGAAGGAAACGACAACCCCGTGGTGAGCGTGGCCAAGTCTTCCTTGACGGTGTTGGTCAACTTGATCTGCAAGAACCCTGTCCAGCGCAACGATTTGGGGTTGGCCACCAACGTGTAGTTGTTGTTCCCGGTGTAAGCCTTCAACTCCTCGTGAATGAAATCGTCCAAGGTGAAGAAGATCCCCGTGCGCTCTGCCAGAATCTCCACGATGGTTTGCGTGGTGATCGGCAGGTACAATCCCTCGATGTTGATCACGGGGGACAACGCAAAGAACTCTTGGAGCCGAAGCCGGTCGTAAGTGAACTCGGTGAGCGTCACTTCGGGCATGGAGTTAGTCGCATCGGTGGAACGGTCCGCTTCAATTTTGATGCGGGTGCGTTTAGGACCGATCGCCGCGAACTCGACCAACCGTGTGCTTCCCGGATACAGCTGGAGGAAACACTCGGCATTGATCATGTCACACAACGCTGCCCAAGGATGTTGCTTTAAATAGTCCCTGGTGTCAGCCATGGGTTAACTCCTTAAGGTTTCGGCCACGTAGGGTCCGTGGAATTGTCGTACTCAGGCAACTCGCCCGTGGTGCTCGGTTCGTTGTCGGCCACGATGGAAACGTTCTGCACGTTGATCTGGTTGATGTTCAAACAGTAATGCCCTTCTGACAGGGACAGGTCCGAGATGCACGGCCACACTGGAATCACCCAATCCCCCGTGTCTTCCGTTTCCAACGTGATGTTGGGCATCACCCCCAAGTCCGGAATGTTGACCCCGGTGAAGCCTTCCGACCACACGTTCTGCACGGTGGTGTAGTTGAGGGTGAGCTTCATGTCATCCCCCGCTTCGGCTTCAATGTCCCCGAGGCGCGTGCACACAATCCCAAGGACGTGGAAGTCCGTGTACGCCACGTTGCGCAGGTACTGCAACGGGTATGAGGAAAGGCGCGCCATCAAGCGCAGGAGCTCTCTCTGGATCTCTCCGAGGGTAATCACCCGGTACAGGTTGGCCCCGGTGGCGATGTTGATGCAATTGACCGTCAATTCTTCGTATTCGGTCTGGGTGAAGTCCGTGATCTCCAGGCCTTGTTCCTTGAAGTAGTCGACGAACTTGGTGTTGGGTTCCGCCAGCTTGCACATCCGATCGATGTAGTTGGCTTTCACCACGTTCTCGCACAGCGCCCGGGCCAGCATGTGTTCCTGGAACGAATACAGTTCCCAGTTGCGCACGTACTCCGAGTGGAACTGCACGCAGTCCAAATAAAACTGCTCGGTGGAAATGTAGTTGCGCATCGGCGTGGTGCGGTCCATGATCGCGTCGATCACTTTGTCCGGCACCAAGCGCGGGTCCACCAGCGTCTTCAGCTCGAGCTTGTTCGGCAACGGGTCGCGCAGCACCTCGTAGGCCACCACACTCGGGATGTTCGGTTGGTCGATCTCGTGGGCCCGTTGGTACGCGTAAAGCATGATGATGTACGCGTCTCGCACCGACACCGACATCAAGTCCCCGGTCCGTGGGTTGGGCAGTTGAATGTACGCCCGGTAGCGGTTGCTGGCCGCCAAGTGCAGCCATTCGTTCAGCAGCACGTTGGTGCGGGTGCGCACCGATGACGCGGAGCGGTCGATCACCGCCGAGTCGAAGACCTTGGTCGGCAGCGTGGAGTACTTGTCCGAACGGACTTTGTCGATGATTTCCTTTTCGGCATCGAAACGCACCAACGGGTTGTCCCGGGCCAATTCGTCTTCCCGCTCCAGGATGTACCCCACCGTGGATTTGTTCTGGTCCTCGGTCACGGTTTTGAAGTTGATGTCGCTCTTGACCATGTCCACCTGGGAATAGATCGAGTCGGGCATGAACTCGGTGTTTTGTTTCAGTTCGTACTTGACCAGCGGAATGCCCCGGGGCGTGAGGATCTTGTCCACCAACTCGTCCCAGATGTGCTGCTTGCCGGCGTTGCGCAACAGGTAAGCAATGTTGCGGTACAGGTACAGTTGCTGGGCCTTGGTCAGGTACGGGATGAACTCGTCCAGCTTGCCGTGCGACGCCAGGTATTCTCGGATGTGAAAGCTGTGGGCCTTGGGGGTCTTGGCGTTCTTCAAACGGATCAACAGGATCCCCATCGGCAGGCGCATGTACAGGTGACCCAAGAACGCAGCCAGGTACAAGTCGTCGATGAAGTTGAACTGGTCGTTGTACCAGCGGGTATAAAAGGTGGTGACCCACGACTGCAGATCGTGAGCAAAGGTGTATTCGTTATCCTCCACATACTTAGGATCATAGTACAAAATATCACCATTGTTTGAATCAATGGCTGTTTGGAGTTCAATGGGATATAGAATCCCATTAATCAAGGTGGCTTGATCCGGGTAACTGCGCACCAGGTTGTTGTAGTAGATGCTGCCGGGTTTGTATTCCCGGGCAGTGGCACGGTGGATCGCGAGGTTGGCTTTTGTGAAGTCAATCATCTCCAGCGTGTCCATCGAGCGCACGGACATCGTCACGTCCGTTGGGTGGTATTCCCCCGCCAGGTGCAGGTAGTACTTCCACGTTTCAGGGTGGTCCGGATCCACCTCCAGCCCCACTTCTTTTAACCGGGTGTTAATCTGTTCGGCAACATGATCGAACTTGATAACGATGGAGCGCGCCAAGCGCATCACGTCATCGCGATACACCTCAAAAAACATATTGCTCATGATTACACTCACTTATTGAAAGATAGGAGTTTCAAATGGCCTGGTCAGGTAACAAACAACAGACCGCTCTGCCTCCATTGGAGCGAGGAGGTCCCGCGACCCCTTTTGCGGCACTGACGAACTTGCTCCAAAAAGATCCGATGGACTCCAGTCGCAGCGTCAACAAACCCCGCATTAACATCGCCCGTCACTCATTAGATAAGATCTCCCGTCAAACTTCCCAAGACGGGATTGACGCCGATGCGATCATGCAGTTGTTGCCTGATTTGGAACTGGTTGAAACCGTACTGGTGGGGAGCATCCTGTCACCGAAGGACCTGTCCGACACAGACCTGACCTTTGCAGTGGACCCGGCCGTCTTTGACAGCGAAATATCGCGACTGCTCATGGAGCCGGTGGAGAGCTACTTCAAACGAGACTATAAGATTAACGACCACTTGGACCTGTGGCTGCGCCGGATTTTGTTCCGCAAAGGCGCACACATCCTGGCCGTCTTGCCCGAGAACGTCTTGGACAGCTTGGTCAACGGCGGTCGTCAGGTGTCGATGGAGCGCTACGAGGCGATTCACAAGAACCTGGTCAACGGCTCACCCCTCGGGTTCCTGGGTCACCCAGACCCGGCCAAGGCCCACGTATCGATGGAATCCTACAACACGGCTCAGGACAACTCGAACTACTTGCAGGCCGATGGCTTCAAGTCCAACTTCGTGACCATCACCGACAACTTCAACGTGCTGAAAGGCCCGAACCTGTCCAGCCACGTGCGCAAGCTGCGCATTGCCGACAAGTTGAAAGGGGCGTCGGCGTCCATGGAGTCCCAGGCCAAGGAAGTCCACAAGTTCACCAACGACGAAATCGAAGCGCTGTTCCAACGGCGTGGTGCGGGATCGCAGCAAACCCAGATCATCACGGCCCCCGAGTTTATGTCCCGGCGTTCCGTGGGTCACCCCCTCGGGTTGGAGCTGCCAGTCGAATCGTTGGTGCCGATCTTCCCCGTGGGTCAACCGCACGTGCACATTGCGTACTTGCTGCTGACCGACCAGAACGGTTACCCGGTGTCGAAGGACACCTCCCGGGACTTCTTCGGGGAAATGCAGGCGGGTTGGAAAGGGTCGAAAGGCGGCGACTCCAACTCGGAACTGCTGCGGATGACACGGGAGGCGATGGGCCATGGCGGCACGGGCACCACGTCGGAGTTCGAGTTCAACGAGATCCAGTCGACCTACAACGCGATCCTGGTGAACGACCTGAACAACCGCATGCGCAACGGCATGTACGACCAAGAGCTTGAAGTGGGGATGACGGAAGAAATCCAACGCATCATGCTCTACCGCACCTGGAAAGCCAAGAACACGCAACTGGTGTTCATCCCGGCGGAACTGGTGACCTACATCGCGTTCGACTACAACGACCGCGGCATCGGTGAGACCCTGTTGGCCCGCTCCAAGCTGATCGCCACCATGCGCAGTACTTTGCTCATGGCTGACACCGTCGGGGGCATGCGCAACGCGGTAGGCCGTAAGAAGGTCAACATCACGTTGGACCCGGAAGATATCGACCCGGAACAAACGATCTCGAACATTCAATCCAACATCATGGAATCCGCCCACCGGGCGTTCCCGTTGGCAGCACCCGACCCGACTCAGGCCATGGATCACCTGATCCGTTCGGGCTTTGACTTTGCAATTAACGTCAACGGGGCGGACTACGCGGAAACGAAGGTCGAGTTCGACGACTACAACACCAACCAACAAGCGGGCAACCCGGACCTGCAGGATCGCCTGCGCCGGATGCACATCTCCGCCATGGGCGTTCCACCGGAGAAAGTCGACCCGATGTCGTCTCCGGACTTCGCCACCTCGGCGGTGCAGAATGACCTGGTCATGGCCCGTCGGGTGAAAGAGAAACAAAAGGTGTTCTGTGGGCATTTGTCCAAGTACATCCAAACCTTCTCGAAGTACAGCTCGATCATTCGGGATCAGATGAACGCCATCATCGCGGCCAACGCTAACATGCTGGCTGGGGCGTACAAGACCATGACGGTCAACGAGGTGATCGACGAGTTCATTCAAGCGATTGAAGTGAGCCTGCCGTCGCCAGACACCACCCAGCACGAGAAACAAGCCGAGGCATTTGAAGGCTTTAACCGACTGCTGGACATGTGCTTGGAAGCGTACATCACGCCGGACCTGTTCCCGGATGAAGTCATGGGTGTCAGTGGGTTGGCGGACATGGGCATCAACCAGATCCGTGCCCACTTCAAACGCCAGTTCTTGGCGACCAACAACATCATGCCGGAACTCAACGTGTTGACGGAAATGGACGGTGATAAACCGGCGTTCAGTCTGTTGGACTTCCAGGCATTGCGTCAGGAAACCCTCGGCGCCGCGTTGTTGGACTTCGTGCGTCAAACCCAGGCCACCAAAGCCGAGTTTGCCAAGAAGTACAGCAAGGTGATTGAAGAAGCCAATGGCGGCGGCGGTGGTTTCGATGACACAGCGGGTGGGACCGATACCGATGCAACCGGTGGCAGCGCTGGAGGCGGTGGTGACACCTTCGACAGTGGTGGTGACGGTGGCTTTGATGCAGGCGGGGGCGGGGAGACCGACGCCCCGGGCGATGACGATGGGTTCGACCCAACCGCAGGCACCATGGGAGGCAGCGATGCAGACGCCAGTTTAGGCGGGGACGATTCGTTCTCCACGGACAGCTCGGCAGACGCCACCGCTGATACCCCCAGCAGCACGGCCGACGGGTTGGACAATCCGGTAGCCGCAGCGGCCACGGACGCGGAACAGGGCAGTGAAGTGCCGAACCCTGCGGACGAAGACCTGCTGAACCAAGACGAGCAACCCAATGCTCGCAGCGCCACGGCAGAACCTGAAGAGGAAGAACTCGACGACACGGAAGCCGAAGTCGAAGAAACCCCGGAAGAGCAAGCCCAGCGTGAGAAGGAAGAAGCCGAAGCCAAACGGCTGAAATCCGAGTAACGACATAATAGCCCTCCTTTGCGGGAGGGCTTTATGCTGTCTCAGCCTTGCGTGCCCATGACCCGCAGGAACGCCGACGCTTCTCGGAACGGATGGGCAGGGTAACGACCACCGTCTACCGTGCTGCCGGCTTGCCAGTTCCGACGGTTGGCGTCGTAGTTGGCCCGACGGTTGTTGGTGCAAGCGTACACGTACTGGCCGTGCTCCTCGATGATGTGGTACTCGAGCTGTTTGCCGTACGCCCCGACCACCGGGTAATACAACCGCTCATGCCCCATGTAACGACCGGGAGCGCGCAACGATTCCAGCTGCTCGAATTCGTGGAAGAGGGTCGGGGTGTCCACCACCACGAAGAAACTTTGCGACAGCGTCAAATACGCCAACACCGTGGAATCCCGTTTGAGTTCAGCCACCGACAGCAGGCTGGGGTTCTCGGGGTCTTCGGTCAGGTCCAAGGACGAGAGGTCGATCGTGGTGCGGGAGTTCAGCAACCGGTCCACAAACAGCAACGACCCCAGTTCGATCCGGTACGCGTGCTCCGCCACCTGCAGATAACTCTTGCCCATCACGTGGAGGTAACCCCCCAACACCAACAGCACGGTCTTGTCGGTCAGGTCAATGGACGTGGGCAACTTCACATAGCACGCGTCGTAGAGCGGTGCCCCAGGGCGCTGTGCGTGCACCATCTCGGCGGTGATCGGGTAACACTTGAGTTTGGCCACCTTCTCGAACGAGGTCATCCCCAGTTGGTTGTCGTTGGCAATGCGCACCGTGGTGTTGCCGTCCACGACCCGAATCCCATCCGGCCCGGCGTCGGACAAATGGTAGTACCCGTTCACCGACTGCAGGCAATGGTCCATGATCTTTTGGTAGTCGTGTTTGGGGTGGGTCAACAACAAGTCTTCTTTCTTATAACTCGACGTGATGTCGTCCACGTGCCCAGTGCGGGCGACCGGTTGGACGCGGTACCCTGCGTGCCATGTGTTGCCGTAGTACACGTACTTGACGGTTTCATCGGGCAAGGCCGGTTCAAACGGCAGCGTGAGGTTACCCAGCGACGTCAGCCACTGTTGCACCGTCATGTTAGCGTTGGCGGAGGCGATCAGGTGCGAGACTTTGTCAAAACGGAGGGCAAAGACTTGATCCCCGGGGTTGGGGTAAGTGACATACAGGTAAACATCCCCGTAGACCGAGGTCAGGGTGGCAACCGGAACCGCAGCAAGGTCCGCGTCAACCCAACGTCCTGTTTGCCGATTGGTCCGGTGACGACCCCTGATTAGAATGTACATAACGGCTTCTCCGTTCTGCGTCAGATTAAATAATCCTATGTGAATAGATATTTCACCGTCTTATAGTAACGGTAAAACCCAAGAGTTTAGATGAATGCCTAAGTTACACCCTTGAGCATTTCACATCATTAACGCTAACAACCGCTGCGCGCGGTTTAAAGGAGGGCGTAATGGCCACTGTTAGTACAACGGGGCTTTACGAAGAAGATCTGAACGGGACGAACCCGTTAAACCTGGTCACAGACGAGCGGCATACGGTGGTGACACCGGGTAAGGATGACTTCTATTTCTTCATCCCACGTGCAGCTCCATTCTTCGTAGATTCCATCAAGGTGTTTAACCACCTGACGGGTGCGTTGTTGGTGGAGGGTGCCGATTACAACATCGGGCACAAATTCATCGACGCCATGAAGTCCACCGGACGCCCCATTGCGGGCTCCATCCGGTTGATGAAACGGACCATTCAGGGGATCCTGCGCCTGGAGTACCGTACCCTCGGTGGTCCATGGGGGTTCAGTGACGCGGCGATTCTGGCTGAACTGGCCCGGCGTCAGTACAACCCACTGATCCGGACTTGGGGCTCGATTGACGTCTTGCCGCACTCGTTCCCGTCGTTGGAGCACTCTCAGCCGATCGGCACGGGGTTGGTCGGCAGCGTGGAACTGTTGGCGGGGCTGGAACGCATCGCGGACGTGCTGGAAGCGTCGGCAGCGGGCACCACCGAACAGCACTTGCTGGATTTCAACAACCCGCACCGCACCACCAAACAGCACGTGCTGCTGGGCAACGTGCAAAACTACCCCATGGCGGACAACCAACAGGCCACCCTGGCGACCCAAGCGGACCTGTACATTTCGCCGGCGGGTGTGTACTTGGCCATCCAAGAACACGCCATCAAAAAGCTCAACCAGCATTTGCTCGACAAGGCCAACCCCCACGAAGTGCGGGCGATCCACATCGGGCTGGACAAGGTGCCGAACTACCCGGCGGCCTCGGACGTTGAAGCGCTGGACATCACCAACAACTCGGTGCTGATGACCCCGTACACCGTGTCGCTGCTGTTGCAGCAGAGTTCGGATTCGGGACGGATCGATGAAGTCGTCAACGACCTCAATGCTCACATCAACGACCGGAACAACCCGCACCAGTTAACCCCCGGTGGGTTGGCGGACGGTGGGGCGTACAACCGTGACGAGATCGATGAGCTGTTGGCCAACGTCTCGGCCCAGGACACCCCGAAGTTCGCGGGGCAAACCGAAGCGGAGTGGCGCGAGTCCTTGCCGTCTTTCGACGACATGGTCTTCCTGTTGCAGGGGCTCGATGCAGCCTTTGTCACCAGCCTGGCACAGGTGAACCTGCTAAACCCGCTTGATCCCGTTACACCGGCTGTACTGGCTGCTCGACTAAGGCAATTGATTCAGGCGACTCAGGTCGGCTACTCGATGTACGCTCCTTGGGACGGCAACGGTGATTCGGTGTTGGTAACATCGTCAGATATGACCATCTTCCCAGAGTACATTCGTGCTGTGGTGAACCGTTGGGCACAGTTGAGGAATGCGGGCTACTACGTTGCTGCAAACGGCGCGATCGTTGCGGAAGGGTCGGAACACATCCCTACCCCCGCCGGTTACGCCGATGATGTAAGTTTCAACCCAGCGAACAAGGTGAACACGATTTGGGCAACCAAAACGGCCGTGTGGTTGATGATGGACGACGCACCACCCGTCGTTGACGAACGTACGTACGGCTCCGTCCGTCGTTACGACGTCAACGGGGCGGCGACCTTGTACAACTCAAGCGCACGGGTGTCCGGGATTTTCTTGGGCACTGAATTCTCCCACGCTGGGGAACTGGCCATCATTGAGTTTGAAACCCCGCAACCGGGTGAAGCTCCACCGCTCCTGAGTTACGTGTGCCGTGGGGACCCGAACTGGGTCAGCAGTGCCACCACCGCGATTAACTTTGTGGCCGCACAAGGGGCGCCGATCCGCGACATCATGATCGGTACCACGCACGTGGTCTTCTTGAACGAAGCCAACCAAGTGTTCTTGTACGAGTTGCGTCGGACCCCTAACGTGAACTTGGTGCGGGTGGTGGGTGCAGTCATTAAAGACGGCGCCGGCCAAACCTACAACCTCGACGCGTTGGACAACGTGCTGCAAATCTCGGGTACGTACGACCACTTCAGTTTTGTCATGGCGGAGATTGGGACCAACAGCGAGATCCTGCCATACGGCAAGGCGGCGTTCTTTGGGACCAACGACCGGGGCCAATGCGACATCCCGGTAGAAGCCGGTCCATTCGTGGATGTGGCCGCAGGGTACAAATTCACAGTAACGGTAAACAGCAAACACCTTGTGCAGTTCTGGGGAGATTCCTCGGACAACGCTTTGTTGTTTGATCATCGGAGTATTCCAGAATGAGCATCGATTGGAAACCCGAGCTAGACACGGTTAAAGCCACCGTCGTTACGGTCTTCACTACCTTGGTGGGGAAAATCCAAACGATGTTGACCCGTCTCAACGCTCACACCGAAGCGACAGGGAACGTACACGACTTGAGCCCAGCCGACATCGGCCTCGAGTTGACCCCCAACTACGCCCCTGCCACTTTGTTAGAAGCTGCGGGTGCTGCAAACAACACCACGGTGATGACACCTGCACGCACCAACGATTGGGCCGAAGAGAACGTCTACGGTCCGATTGCTGAAGCTTTTGGTAATGCCGCGGACCAGCTATAACAAACTAGGGGGAATCACGGCGCCTTAAACGTGCGTGATTCTCTCTATGTTTACTTCGTTAGGAGCTTTAAATGAATCCGGTATACAACAAGCTTCCGTTGGACTTGACCGGGACCGACCCGGCCAACCACGTGGGGAGCGAAGAACATTTGCTGGTCCAGTACGTCGGCTTGCCTTACGCGATCATCACGTTAAACCACGGGGGCTTCTACACCCAAGGGCTGCGGGTGTACGACGCCGATTACAACCTGCTGATGGCGGACGAAGATTACGTCGTGACCTATTACCACAAACAATTCTCCGAACGGAACGGGTTGAGAGTCTGCAGCGCTATTGTTTTTCTGAATCAAACACTTTCTGGGATTGTCTACGTATCGGCACAGATGGTAGGCGGGGACTTGGCATTCAGTTTCACAGCGATCGACGATTACGTCGCTTTCTATGGAACCCGTCCGGCGGGTTATGTCCCTGTCCGGCTGGACTACCTGGGGGAAGAACCCATGTGGGCCCCAGGGGAACTCGACGAGCGACGGTGGGGGTTGGACATGTTCCAGCCATACAACATCGAACTGGAAAACATCAAGCTGAGCATCACCACCGGGTCCCCGGCGGCGGAAGAAGACTTCCGACAAGAAGTCCGGGACCTGTTTGATGCGTACGTGGCCGAATACGACACCACGTTGGCGGACCACATCGCCAACAAGCTCAACCCGCACGTTGACGTCAAAGCCGACATCGGTTTGCAGGACATGTTCAACCAAGGCGTGGCGAGTGAAGCCGTGGTGCGGGCAGGCGTCTCGAACGACTGGTACCTGACACCCAAACGCGGGTATTACGGCATTGATGAGTTTGCCGCCAAACCGCTGAACGCTCACGTGGCACTCAACCCAGCGAACGCGCATCAAACCACCCCGGTTCAGGTGAACAGTTACACCATCGCCAAATCAGATGAATTGATTGCAGCCAAATACCTGAAGACCGAACAAGTGGCCAACGCCTTGGCACTGAACCACAACGGTGGGTGGTACAACTACAGCCAGTTCGTCTCAGCGGCCCGGAACAATCTGGACACCAGCCATTTCTCGGTGGGCTACGTGAACCCCGCACGTTTGGGGTTGGGGACACCGGATTACAACGCCCTGTTGCGCGGTAACGGACAGTGGGTGCAGTGGCAGTCGCTGGTGACCCAGTACGCTGACGTGGCCCCGACCCGAATTGAACGGATCTCCGGGCTGTGGGACAACGCAGACCAAGCCATGGCGTTCTTCTGGACCATTCCCGCGTACCAAAACATCAACACCTACCCGGTGGGTTCCCTCATGTTCTTCGTGATCAACCAGAACACCTTGTGGGGCAACGGTAACGGGTCCTTCTGGATGCGTCACTTCGTTCAGCGTGCGATTTTGCGCACGGCTAGCGGCTGGGTTTACCTAGGCTAAGGGGCTTTTTATGAATCCGTTAATTCACGCACTGCCCCTTGACCTCACGGGCATGGCGGTGAACAACCGCACCAAACGCGAATACCACGATTTGTCCGACCAGATGAATTTGCCGTTTCGCGTCATCGCCATGGACAAAGGGTATTTCTACACCGACGACTTAAAAGTGGTCGACGGTCGCGGCTATGAGCTGCAACGGGACGTGGACTACCAGTGCACCGGGCTCAACCCGGACGCGGTGAAGGACACGGCCAAAACCGTGTGTGGCGTGGTGGTGATCTTGAACCGCCAAGTGCACCCGGAGATCTACATCGACGCCCAAATGGTCGGGGGGTTGTACTGCAACATGGCGTACACCATCGTCGAGTTGGCGCGGGGGCTGTTGAACAACACCCGCAAGGTACATTGGAACAACATCGAACACAAACCCGATGCGTTCAACCCTAACGGTCACCAACACGCCCTGTGGGACCTCCACGAGTTCACCGACCGCACCGTGCAGTTGAAGCGCATGACCACGGCGATCGAGACCATGGGGGACCGGTTGTTCGAGGCTAACTTGGACGACTATAAACGGTTGTTGAAGATCATCTCGGACGACCTGGCCCTGACCGAGCAACAGTTGCAGGTGCACATCGCCAACCAAGACAACCCTCACCGGTTGACGGCCGTCCAGGTGCAGTTGGGTAACGTGCAGAACTTCCCGAAGGCCACGGACGACGATGCCCGTCAAGCCAACGCGTCGATCTTGAACCGCTACGCCACCCCCTGGAGTTTGAAACTCTCGGTGGACGCGAACTTCACCCCGTTGATGACCAGTCACGTCAACAACTTAAACAACCCGCATGAACTCACGGCGGCTCAGTTGCTGGCCTACACCATCCCCGAGTTCAACAACATTGCCGCCCTGTACGCGGACCGCGGCGCTACGCTGAACCAATCCACCCTGTGGGAAGGGGCCACGTACCTTGCCAAGTACAACCAAGCCCGGGCGGGTAACAATGCAGCGAACATCACCTCTGGACGACTGGCGCAAGTGCGCTACGCCGTGAGTGGGGCCAACGCAGACTACGTGTTGAACGGGGCGGGCAACTGGTCACACATCGCCACGACCTTCGCCACCTTGGCACCAAAGCCCGTGCGCATGTACTACATGGGCGGGATCTTTGGGCCGGACGCAGCGGCGCACGCCCAGGTGTTGCAAATTATCTCCAACGCTTACGGCAACGCCACCGCGTACCCACGGGGAACGATGATCCTGTTCTATGAGCAGTCGTCTTGGGACATCGGTACCAGTAACGGGTCCCAAACCTCCACCCTGCGCACCTTGGTCACCGTTGCCCGCAGTGGGACTTCCGGTACAGCCGCAGACTGGACCTACACGAGTTCAGTCCTTCAATAACTAGGGAGCCCGACAATGGCTGACGTAACGTTTTATCCGTTGGACTTGACCGGGACGCGATCGTCGAACCGAGTGTCCAACGAGATCCACCCCTTGGTTGTAGTGCCAGGTAAAACCAACCGCATCTTTGTCCCCACCTTTGGCGGTTTCTACACCGAGACCTTCGAACTGCGAGACGCCAACGGAGTGCCCCTGGTGCCCGGGACGGATTACGACTGCACCTTCCATTACGACACGCTGTCTCGGATGACCGGGAAAGAAGTCATGGCGCTGGTGGTGATCACCCGGGCCTCGGTCCCGTCGCCTGTTTCTTGCAACTACAACGCGGTCGGTGGGTTCTTCAGCCCGAGTGTGTTCGAACTGCAAGCGGTGATGGACAAACTGGCGTTGGACGAACTGCACTTCACTTGGGAAGGGATTGTGGGGAAACCCGAGGCGTACCCCGCTGCCCCGCACGCAGACGAATACTGGCAGTTGTACGGCCTGGACACGACCGTCACCGAGTTGCAGCGCATTGCGGATTCCTGTGCCGTTGGCATGACCCCAGTGATTGAAGCCAGCGTGGACTATTACCAACTGTACTTGGCGGAAGCGCAGGCGCTGTTGGATGACTACAAACTCGCCGTGTCGGCGCATGTCAACGACTTCAACAACCCGCACGAAACCACAGCCTTGAAACTGCAGTTGGAGCAACTGAACAACTGGCGCATGGCGAACAACGCGGAAACCTTCACCCAAGCCGACAACCTGTACCTGCCGATCGGTGGGGTGTTCAACCAGCTGGCCGCTCAGGCGGCTGCTCTGGACGCGCACGTGAAGAACAAGGCCAACCCCCACGGGACGACCGCTGCGCTCGTTGGCATCCCGCTGAAGACGGCTGTGGACACCAAGTTCGGCCTGCGGCAGAAGTGGGCTGACCCCGCGTCGTCCACCCTCCTCTTGGGCGGGCAAAGCTACGCGACTGCGTTCAACGCGTCCCGGTTCAACATCCCGGCCGATGCCGTGATCAGCGGCCGTTTCCCCATGAGTCGTTTGGCAGCAGGCGCGGGCGTGGGTGACCCCAACTACGTGTTGGTCGGCACCAACCAGTGTCGGCACGTGTACAACGACCTGATGGCCTCCTTGCGCCAGAATGCACAAGGGTTAGTGTTCACGGGGCAACACGCTTCCATCGACGCCATGCACGTGTTCCTGAACACGCACATGATGAATTTGTCCAGTTACCCCGTGATGTCCGTCGCCGTGGGCAACTGCTACCAACCGGTGAACAGTTGGCGCGGGATCTACACTTTAATCACCTTCTTGCGTGGCCCTGGCGGTTGGCAACTTTGGTACTACCTGGCTTAATACTTTTTCGTGGAGAACCCTATGGACGATACAATCAAAAAACTGGCCTCGCTCACCGGCCGTCAACGTGTGATCTTGGTGTTCAACAAAGCCTCGGGTGAACCGCTGGCCCAATTCCCATGGATGGACCCGGCCACCTTGTCGGGTCAGGAGCTGTACATTTACGAGGAAGGTCAGTTTGACCTGCTCGAGGATGAGGTGGAGGGTACGTACCCGGACTACGTCATCAAAAACAAGCTGGAAGGTCCGCAGAAAGTGTACGAGGCCCAGCTGGACACCCAGGTCGCATACAAGATCACCAAAGCGTATCCGGTGGCCGAACAAGTCAACATCGTCGGGCGTGCTGTGCAGCTGTTGGCCAAAGAACACGGCATCGAATTGCCGGAACTGGCCGAGCTGTTGGACTTCATTGCTGAAGTGAAGCAGTTGAACAAAGTGCAGAAGGAACACTACATTGAATCTCCTGACTACATTTACATCACAAATGCAGAATCTGAAGAAGCGGCTGCCCGCCGATACGCTGGCGGTGTCCATGAATCGCTTGGCCCAAGAACAATTGAGGGTGGTCGCGTTTTCGGCTGAGGTTGCGCAGGAACTCGTCGCGGTATTGGACACGGTTCCTGATTGCTACTTCTACAACCGCAAGAAGATCAACAGCATTCCCACCCAGGGCACCACCGAAGCCAACTACCTGTTCATGGGCGATAAACAGATGCCCAAGGAGCTGGCAGAGTATTTGTTTGCCCTCGCCCCCAAGATCCCCACGTGTAAGCTCGCAGAAGCGTGTGTGAACCGCTACGACGTGGGTATGGGGATGCCGGAGCACGTGGACCTCGCAAGGTACCGCCACAACATGGTCGTCGCTCTGAACGACTGTGGGGACGGCATAGAGATCCAAGGGGAATTCGTCGCTGACGTGCCCGGGGAAGGGATTTGTTTCCCTTCCCGCTCCGTGCCCCACCGCGTGCCCCCCGTGCAACACAAACGGTACGTCCTGGTGTTCCTCTACGAATAAGGTGAGTCGTTATGTACACACGTTACGAGAAACGCAGCGAGGCCCAAGTGGACGCTTTGCTGTCCGTGAAAGGCGCAGTCCCTTTCAAAGACTCCTACGGCAACCGTTGCCGCATGGGGGCGAATGGCAGCAAAGCCTGCAGCATTTATAACTACTCGAAATGGTTCAACTGGACCAGTGCACAGCGCCGGGCGTTCAAAGACGCCTTCCCTGAAAAGGTCGTGGCCAAGGCCGTGATCGGGCACTTCCTGGAGATCCCTGCCGGCACCGGTTTCCTGGACCTGATGAATTACTGGGTCGACAAGTTCATGGCCGGCAAGATCATCACCGTGTCGTTGCAAGACAACCAAACGTTTTTGATCAATGGCAACCCGCTTGTGTTGAACCGAGGCGACACCATTGGCTTCAGCCTGCGCGAACTCCACGAGATCAAACCGAGCGAAGCCGGGCAGTTGTGGGCGTGCATTATGGTGCGTGGCGATTTGGAATCACTCAAGTAATACGTCCTTACCCAATGGTACAACAGTACTTCGCCTAACCACCTCAGTTCAGGAAATAGAACATGTCGGCTATTGACCAACAAATTATCAACGTCACGCGCACGTACGCGGGTGCCTACCTTCAGACCACCAAGTTCTTGGGGTTGAAGTTTGACATCATTCCCCACACCACCCTGAACGAAAAGTTCGGTATCCAGAACAACGTCAAGCCAGCTGTGGGCGTGTCGCCTTACGTGCGGTACTTGGTGATTGGCAACATGGGTCACTACACCGTTCGGGCTGATGACGGTTCGGACGAAACCGTGAACCGCCGTCACCGCACCAACCACATGGGCCTGTACAACCACATCCCGTGGGCGTTGCGTGAACTCACCAACGACTTCGACGCGTCCCGTCGCCAGAACTTCCACCTGCGTCGGATCGAAGTCCACCAAGGCGTACAGTACTTCGCGTACTATGCCCGGGGTATGGACGTAGCGACCGTGGTGCCACAACTGTTGGAAATCGAGATCATCGATAACCAAGTGGTGACCCGTCCGTACGTGCCTACGGCCGACGACCTGAACCCAATCCCGCCAGTCATCTCCAACAACGGCACCGTGGTCGGTTCCAACAAGACCATCTCTGCGTCAGCGATCGTCACCGTCAAGCTCTCGGCCGAAGAGATCAAAGAAATCACCGAGGCGCACCGCATTCGTACCGGGTCGATGAACTCTCCCGTGATCTCCGAGATCGGCCTGTGTTCGGGTGTGACCGTGTCGGTGGAAGGGCAGTCCGGTACTGCCGGGGCGTTCATGTACGACGAAGTGATCGCATGCCAGATCAACGTGCACATCGCCACCAACCACCCAGTGGGCTACAACTCCAAAGGCCTCACCCTGAGCTTCGACGTCGGTGGCGTGGAACCTACTCTGGGCACCACCGCCCTCAACGTAGCGCAGTTTGCTTAAGGATTTACCATGTTGACGATGCCGGTTTCAATCAAGCCCTTCACGGTCTTGGCGTTTGACCCCGGATCGTCACATCTAGGTATAGCCATCCTCGACGACCTGCTGGACGGGTCAAAGAAGATTGTGCGTCATGCCTTCACGGAACATCTCCGGGACACGCACCCAGGTTATACAGCCTTCGCTGACCTGCACGGGTCACGGCAGGTTAGATTGATGATCTTACGGGATACCGTAACCAACATGATCCGCACGATCCGGCCCAATGCTGTGATTGTAGAATCTAACTATAAAGGACGATTCGTTAACGCCTTCGCCGCTCTGGTGGAGTGCGTCGCGGCATGTAGGTCCGCCCTCTTTGAAGTGGATCCCTTCGCCCCCCTTTACCTCGTGGATCCCACGACCGTGAAGATCAATGCCGGGATGAAGAAAATCAAAGGGACGGACAAAGAAGACGTACGTCGAGCTGCACGAGCCCGTACTGACATTGAATGGTGGGTTCCTCTGGAAGATCTGGATGAACACGCCGTCGACGCCAGCATGATTGGGCTGTACTACCTGACGGACGTCGTTTAACGGGAGCTTACTTATGTTAGCACTACCTGGCATTGCACTGGCAGGACTTAAACTGTCCGGACTCAAATGGCACGAATGGCTATTGGTCGGTGTCCTTGTTGCCGGTGGGTTGGCGGTGTACCTGTTGGCGGGTACGGTGAAAACCGCTTGGTCCAACAACGCCAAGTTGGCCACCTCAGTCGGGGTATTGACCACGGAGGCGAAACAAGACGCGGTCACTGCGATCGTCACAGATTCCACGGTGGCTACTTACGCCGTGGAAAAAGCAGAGGCTCAAATCAAAACCGAAAAACAACGGAAGACTTTTATCCATGAGTACATCACTCCCCGGCTGGCAACCCCTGCCAAGGTCACCGAAGACGACGGCACCTACCTGGGCGTGGTGCAGCCCGGCGGCGTTGTGCTCCCATCCTTTCCCGCGGCTGCTGCTGATCATGGCATTGGTGTTATTGCTAAACGCATGCGCGCATCCGCCTCCCGAGCCCGTGGTGATAACTCGTCACAAGCCCGTCCCGTCGATTCTCCTGCTGCCGTGCGCCGTAAGTGACCCGCCCACCGAAACCGAATTAAAGAACGCTTTGGCGCAGTACAAAGGTCAGGGTATCACGAATGTCTGGGAAGCTCGCTTCCTGTTGATGTACGAATTTTCGGAAGTACGAACTGCTGAACTGGGGCTGTGTAATTTACAAGTAAGGAAGCTGTGGAGCTGGGACCAACTACAACGTAAGTTGGAGCAGAATCATGACCCTAGAGGAAACGCTCATTAACTTGGGAGACAGCCCACTCGCCAAAGACAAGCAAGGCAAGGTAATTCGTACTTACCTCAACAGCATGTTAGAAACCACTGGCGAAGACGCGATCAATCTGTCAAGCACGGGCGAGTCCGTGTTAAATCGGATTTATAAAGTCAAAGACATGGAACGTCAAACGGCCATGTTGAACAAAGTGTTTGGGACTGTACGGGACAGCAACAACTATAAGAACTTGATGGTGGGGATGGCACTGGTGGGTGTGTGCGGATTCTGTGTGATGGGCTTCCGGGAGCTGCAATCCGACGTCCCACTGAGCGGTAACGCCGTGATCATCATCAACCACATCGTGGACTCCATCACCGGCGTGGTCAGTGAACGACTTTCAGCTCCACCGCCTCCCCCTTGAATAATAATACTGCCCCTCCCTTTATGGGAGGGGCTTTATAATGCTATGTGGGTTACCTTAAATTCATAAGCCACGTCAACCGAGGGATGAACATGAGCGATCGCTTTCCTTACGACCTGCCGTCACGCGACGCTTTGGTGCGACTTATCCAAGAAACCACTCAATCTACCATCACGGCAGAGACAGTGACGTTCGAAGATATGTTCTTCGCCCCATTGCAAAGTGTTCCCGGTCGTACTTACATTGAGATGATCAATACCCGAACCCAACGGAAAGAGTGGTACGTATTCCGTCGTTTGGACATAAAGAAAGTATTTGGTGACACAGCGGTGTTCCGCTTAATGGGCCGTCCATCTCCGGCCTCGATCGCCATCGAAATCAACCGCGCGCTCAATATGCAGTTGGGTCCGGACGACATCAGTTTCTCTACCGCGTTGATTGAACTCAATGGCGAAACCGTCGTGAAATATATGCTGCGTGCCATGACCGGCTCTTATGCCTATTATGGTGAAGTGGAGATCACCCTGGAAATCCTGAGTGTCTCCCCGTATGCCCGCGTACTGGAAGACGGCGGTATCCGCCTGAACGAGAACGGCGGCATCCGCGAACTTGAACACGAGGAAGGCTAACATGGCCGATAAAACACTACGGTTGAAAGACCAAGGCGATGCGGTGTTTTCATTGCAACGTTTACTCACCGCCCAGGGGTTTCCTGTCAACGATGACGGGGACTTCGGGGGCGGTACCAACACCGCAGTCAAAGCCTTTCAAAAAGCCCGTGGTCTGGACGCTGACGGTATCGTCGGCAAGGACACCTGGGATGCCCTGCGTGTCCCAAAGATCACAGCAGCGTTGTCGCGTACGTCTACTCCGGGTCGTTTGACCCAAGCTGACATCGACGATGCGGCCAAGACCCTGGGGGCTGAACCCCGGGCGGTGGCCACCGTGAACAAAGTGGAATCCCCGAAAGGCGGGTTCCTCCCCGATGGCCGCCCGACAATCCTGTTCGAACGCCACTGGATGCGCAAACAGATGCTGGCCAAAGGCCAGAGTACCGCGGACGCCGAGAAGCGCTACCCGAACATAGTGAATGCGTCCACGGGTGGGTACTTGGGCGACGAAGCAGAATACGACCGCTTGGCCATTGCCAAAACGTTGGACGAGGCTTCTGCATTGGAAGCGTGCTCGTGGGGCGCTTACCAGATCATGGGCTACCACTGGAAGTTGCTGGGGTACGCCTCGGTGCAAGACATGGTGGCGGACATGTCCCGTTCAGAACAGGGTCAATTGGCCGCGTTCGTCCGGTTCATCCAGTCACAACCAGCGTTGCTCAAAGCCATTCGAGCGAAAGACTTCGTAACCTTTGCTCGGTATTACAACGGGGTAGGGGCGGTCGCCAAGTACAGCAAAAAGATGCAGGACTGCTACGACAGTCTCGCTTAACGATAAGGAGGATGCACCATGACCGCTCCAAACCTGTTGCCGGACCCTCCAGCCAACCCGAACAAACTGTCGGGCTTTCCACTTCTGCAAACCGTGTCCGGGGAAGAATACGTAGAAGTGGTCAAGCGCAACTCGGCGGGTGTCTATACGAACTACCGGGTGTTGGCTAACAAACTCCGAGCTGCCGCAACTGCCTATGACTTTGCCGTGAGTAACGGTTTCATTGGTACCTTGCAACAGTGGCTGGATTGCACGCACGCGCTGTACGCGCGAAACAGTTCCATGTACGGCAAGGTCTTGATGGCCGACCAACAGGGTGTGGGGCGGTGGACCACCGTTGACATCGCGATTGTGGAAGGACTGCAAGAAGAACTGGACAGCGTTTTGCTCCAGGTCTACACCTCGGCTGCCGCTGCCCAAGCCTCCGCAGGGGCGGCTAATACCTCGGCCGCACAAGCCGCTGGGGCCGTTACCGGTGCCAATGCTGCCAGAGACTCTGCCTTGATCGCTGCGTCCCAAGCCTCAGGCGATGCGCAGCGGACGGAAGAGTTAGCTGAAGAAGTGGCCACCGACCGCACCATCGTGGTTAATGCCCATACTGCCGTGGTGGCAGCCGCTGCAACAGTGGAAGCAGCAAAGAACCTGACGGTCCAAAGTAAAGACGAGGCGGAGGCCAGCGCAGCTGCAGCCTTGCTTTCGGAACAGCACGCAGGCACCAGTGCAGGGGCGGCAGCAACCGCCGCCGGTCAAGCAGTTGCTGCTAAAGACACCACCGTGACGCTGGCCGCTGACGTCCAAACAGCGTTGGGTCAAACGGTTACGGCACGGAATGCGGCGCAAGGGTTTTCCTCTACTGCCCAAACCGCGGCCCAACAGGCTGGCGAGGCGCGGGATTCAGCTGAAGCGTTCGCAGCCAATGCGGCGAACACCGTAGGGGATCTCGAAGGGTTGGTGACGGATGCAACCACTGCCAAAGACGGGGCTGAAGCAGCACTCCAGTTAACGGTCGCTGCTAAGGACGCCACTGAAGTCATCGCGGCAGCCGCCGTGGTTACCAAGGGCGAAGTCGAAGCTGCTGCTGCGGAAGCTGTGGTTTCCAAAGATGCCGCCGGGGCTTCTGCGTTGGAATCCCTTACGGCGCGGGACGCCTCCGAAGCCTTTGCCATCGATTCGTTATCGGCACGGACGGAAGCACAGGCCGCCGCGCTGCTGGCCAGCACCGCCAAAGAAGCCACGGACCTGGCAGTAACCTCCACGCAAACCGCTGCGCTGCAAGCAGTCACTGCGCGGGACGCGTCGGAAGCTTTCGCGGTTGACGCCTTGGAGTCGCTAACGACCACGCAAACCTTGACATTGCAAGCCCAACAAGCGGCAGTCGAGGCCATTGAAGGTGCCGCTACCGTTGATGCTGCCGCTGCCTCAGCGGACACTTCAGCAACCCGGGCAGAAACGGCACAGACAGCCGCAGAGCAAGCAGAGATCAATGCCAAGGCCACTGAGGACCTGGTTCTAGCCAGCACGCAACAAGCCGCCGGTTATCGTGACCAGTCTCTGGATGCCCGGGATGATGCTGAAGCGAATGCCATTACTGCGGTGGCGGCATCGGCGGAGGCAAACGCCAGTAAGTTGTTAGCGCAGGCTGCTGTACCGGCTGCAGCTGACGCCGCGCAAGCGGAAGTCAATGCCTTCAAGCAATTGTTGATCGCCACAGGTGTAACACCCGGTGCTTCCGTAGTAACCACTATTCAAGGGGGCGACAACGCAGTGTCCCGATTCATTCAGGACAAGTTGTTGGAACAGGCGGTTTCGATTGATGACTTCAAGTTACCGGCTGAAGGGTCCAACATCAGACCTGCCTTGCTCCGGGCCATCGAGGCGCTGAGAGAAAACAAGACCAAGTCACGGGTATTGTTGATCCCATTTACCGTGGGTGAATGGACGGTGGACAGTCAAGTGCTGTTCGACATCTCCGACTTCACATTGTTCCACCATGGCAACGTTCGATTGACGGCAACGACGCGGCAGAAGACTTTTGTGTTCGCTTCGGACACCATCAACGTCCCGGCGGTGGCCTTGAAGAATGTGACGGTATTTGGTAACGGGGCCTACATCAATGGTAACGCCGACCAGATGACCTTCACCTACGCTCATGGCGATGGTTCGGACAACGACAGTGCCGTGCGCTTTAGCTACATCGACAACCTGCGGGTGTACAACGTGTGGGCTGACAACGGCCCTATCGACTCGTTCTCCACCATGCGTTGCCGCAACCAGATCATCGATGGCTGCAAATTCACCCGGGCCAAAGAAGACAATGGTTTCTCGGCCACCACGGATTGGGGACCAGTGTGGGAATACGGTAACTTTGATACCTACAGCTACGGTGTGGTGTCTAATTGCACGGCTGAAGACAACCAAGACTTCGGTATGACGGCCTATAACGCTTCGGGCATCTATTTCCTGAATAACCGCAGTCAGCGAAATCGTGCTGGGTACAGCTATGAAGATAGCTTTGGGGCACCGGACACCAAGAAATACGATGGTGGTTTCTACGGTTGCTGGGCATGGAATTGCCGTGAGCAAGGGTTCTATATCGATGCAGATGGGATCACCATTGACCCTAACTGCAAATCGTGGAACATTCGTTATATCGGCAGTAACCCCAATGGCCTGTTCGGTAACGGGGTAGTTATTGCTAACGTCGGCACAGCACGCGTAGAAGGTGAACATACTGCCTGTGGTCATGCCGGCTTGGCTATCTTCAACGGTACTGGTAACCTGATCCGGGTCCATGCCAAAGGTAAGTTCAACGACAACGATGCCTCGGGTATCTTTGGTCGAGGGGTCAGTTTCCTACACCTTGAACCAGGTACGGAAGTGCGTAACAACGGTAAAGTGCAGGTGAATGCTCAGTATAACTACGGGGTGAACATCAGCAACTCGGGCGGCGCTAACTATCTGCAAAACGCTGGGTTGGTCAAAGTCGACGGTGCGATTATCGGGGGCAATGGTTTAGGGGCCATTGATGTTAACTACGTTAACCTCGTGGACATCCACAACGTGATCGGTGTGGACAACGCACAGTCCGGCTCGGGCCTGGGCATCCGGGTACAAAATGCGGTAACGGCACGTATCTTCGATAACCACATGGAGAGCGTAACCGGTAACCAGACATTCGTGGTAGATATTGAAGCTACCGTGCAAAATGGTTACGAAGGCGGTAACACCGGTACGGGCACCACGAGCCTAGTGGTGAACAACGCAACCGTTAAGCGGCAGTCCATGCGTGCTCAGCTCTACGGTAGCTTCACCTACGACGCACCAAGTATTGCAGCGGGCAGCCAAGTGGCACCCAGCTTCGCTATTCTGGGTGCCGAAGTTGGAGACTTTGTACAAGTATCCTTTTCGGCCGATGTGGGTTTGATCGCGGTTAACGCTTTTGTAGTAACCACGGGTAACGTGTTGGTGTATTTGCGTAACAACACTGCCTCGGCCATAGATCTACCATCAATGTCTGTGCGCGTTCTAGTAACCAAGCGCAACGGCGGTTAACACAATACAGGGTCACTCAGTGGCCCTTTATCCGACAAGGAAAAATCATGTCATACGAATCTCTTGCTATTGCGGTAGACTTGTTGACTGCCAGCAATAACGAATTAACCGCTGCTGCCGAGTCTGTGCGCACGGCCTCGGAAACCGCCCGCGACAGAGCACAAGGCTTCGCTGTGGATGTGTTGACGACGCTCACCGAAACGCAAGACTTGACCCTACAGGCCCAACAGGCTGCGCTCGATGCCGCGGATTCTGCACTGGCGTTGGCTACCGGGGTAACCACCGCAGAAGCTGCTGCAGTACAAGCAGGCAGTGCTCGCGACTCGGCAGCAGTATCTGCAGCGGATACTTTGGCTGCAAAAACAGCAGTCCAAGCTGTGGCGGTGGAGGTACAACAGTCGGCGGATGAAGTAGAAGAAACTAAAAACGTCATTGTGCCTTTGGTGACAACGGCACAGCAATCAGCAACGGAGGCAGGAGCTTCCGCCGTGCTCGCAGCGGCTGCACATGACGCCATCCTGTTGAATAATAACATCAAGGATACCGTGGCCCAAGGCCTCGCCGCCACCGTAAGCGGGGAGTATTTCAGTGTGCCCTCAGCGGAGAGTGCAGAATACTTGATCCTGTATAAAAATGACGCTGGCAGTGCGTTGGAAATCAAGCGTTATCCAAGCCAGAACGCGGTAGCTAACAAGTTAGGAACTTACTCTACCAGTAATAACCGTGTACCGCTTTGGGTTGACTCGGTAAAGAACGTGCCGGTTTGGCTTGAGAACGGGATGTTAGCGGCCACAGGACTCGCACAGTCGTTTTTGGATATGGTTATTAATGCGGTAGGACTTAAACGGGTAATCCCCACAAATAACAGTTCTAATGCGCTGGTCCCTCTTTTCGTCGATTCGGCTAATAACGTACCGGTTTGGCTGGAGAATGGGCTGTTCGCAGCCTCGGGTCTGTCGCCGAGCTTGATCTCCGCCATCCTGCCCAACGTTACCGCCAACATCAACTTAGCCAAGTCGCATTCAGACTCGCGAACGTTGTACAAATACCGCGCTAACGCTGCGAAACTACGAACGGGGAGTTTATCGCAGGTAAACGTGATCATCACTGGGGATTCCTGGGCTGAGCTATCCCCCATGTCTCAAGCAATTGCGGACAGGCTCTACGCCTTATTCGGAAAGAGTTCCGACGGTTGGGTCAGCATAAACACCGGCACGAATACGTTGAATGGAATAACCGCCGTATTGGTGGGCCTATGGAATACTTACGATGCATCCACGGGTGGGTTAGCTGGGGTAGCCCCAGATCACGGGTGTGGGATTGATGGGCGATCGATGTGGACAACGGCGACAGATGCACGCTACATTGTCAATCTGGTTACCTCCACCGAGGTTGAGATTTTCTATCAGGACTTAGACGGGACCTTCCAATACAAGGCTTCTGACTCAGCCACATGGAACACAGTGGTCTGCGGCAACACGGATACCACCATGTCAGTCAAGCTCACCGGCATGGCCGACAATACACCCCGCACGATAGAGGTCAGGACCATCGGCAACACCGGCACTGTACGTGTACACGGGTTGTATTTTACCCGCTCAGCCGTCTCGGGGGCGGTCCTCAGCAAATGCGGCAACTCGGGTGCTATCGCCCAGAATCTCGCGGTGTATGCAAGCCAGATCGGCTACTACGCCGCCAAGATGAATCCAAGTTTACTGGGCATCATCCTCTCAACCAACGACTATCGTGTTGGCGTGACCATTGCGGACTTTAAGGCTCACATAACGACCTTGGTAAACGCTTACCGAGCCGCAGTTCCGGACATGGGCATTATCCTGATCGCCCCAGCGCGGACTGATGGCGTGGCGACAGTTCCGCTCGTCCAGTTCCGCGATGCCCTGTCACAGCTTGCGGTTTCCCTAGGCTGTGAGTTTTATAGCCTGTATGACGAGTTCGGTACATGGGCACAAATGAATGCCTTGGGTGGCTTTAATGATGGTTTCCATCCAAGTAACTCTGGGGCCGCACTTAGTGCAGGGCGCCTGGCTACGCTGTTTCTTAACGACAGGTAAACTTACATGGCAATTTCAAATTATTTAAAGCTTGGTGATGCAGTGGTTCTTCCAGGGAATCACCCTAACCTGCTGAGTTTTCTTGACATCAGCCTGCCGAATCCTGCGGGCCTCGTTGGATTATATCTGCTAGGGGGAAGCGCCAGCGCATCACTCCGAAATTTCGCAGATAGCACCAAGCCGCTGGTGGCTGCGGGTGCTCCGGTTATGGGTGCCTTCGGAGCAACCCTTAGCGCGGCTAACTATTTCGATACCGGTATTACGACCGGCGCGGATCGTACTTGGACGGTAATCGCCAAGCCATCCTTAGCGGCGGCGAGTGCCGATCGATCGGTTTTGGTTAGTAATAGACGATACACCGGTGGCAACTACCGGGGTGATGCATTCACCTGGGAAGAACCAAACCTCTTGCTCAACCGATTCGACAGGACCTTGGCCACCTCTGGCCAAGCCGCAGCGCTGTCAGTAGCCGGCGCAGCCGATGCTTGGAATGGTTTCGCAGCCATCACCGATTCCACCGGTGTAGCTAAGACCGGCTGGCGCAAGAACGGAACAACCACATGGACCGCCCCGTCAGCATCGGTTTCAAGGACTGTATACACCGGCGATACACTGCGGATCGGGTCATCCCCATCGGTTGAGACCGGCACGTCGAACGTTGGGCTAGTAGCCCTTCAAAACGTAATACTTACGCAGGCACAAGTTGATGAAAACATGGCCTACCTGAGCGAACTGTTAGCTGATAATTATGGAATCACCGCTTTTTGAAGCCGTGGAGGCATTATGTCGTACGATCAACTAGCGGCATCTATTGACGCATTGGGCGTCATCAATAACGATTTAAAGAACACGGTTATACAGGCTAAGAACGAGGTGTTTGAAGCCCGCGACCAGGCGCAACAGGCTGCAGAGGTGGCGGTATCTACGGCCATCTCTGAACTGACTAATCCCGATGGGGCTGAGAAACTGGGCTTCGAGCGTACGGTCCTGGCCGAAACCATCACCAACGTTAGCCTCATGTTGTCGGGCCTCACCGTGAACATCTGGGAATACGCGGACCGCATCACCGACAAACCGGGGGTGTCACCCAGTACGTGGGATTGGACCCCCGCTCGAAACGCGGCCACAGCCTACGTAAAATCCAAGGGCGGTGGTTGGGTGAAATACCCGTCCGGCACGTATCCGCACACCGTGTTCACCAAGTTGCATTCGGTGAGCGATCTCGGTGACGGGTCGAGTTGCACGTACATCACAGCGTTGCCACGGACTTCCACGGTGCCGTATGGCATGGTGGAGATCGAACGCGGAGCGGTGTCGTCGTCTCACATCGTGGGCATTCACTTCCAAGGCAGTGTTATCCCGGGGCATGCTCAACCGACACTCAACCCTGATCAATGGGGCCTGTACGCCAAAGCCCAATGGGACGAAGCGTATTTTCATGGCGGGTGGTGGTTCTCGGAATGTCGCGATGTACGGTTCTCCAACTTTAATAAGGGTGGTTGGACGCGTGGCGGCTACACCAACAGTAACTACAAACGCCCGATCCAGTTCCTGACGTTCGACAAGGTGTTCTTTCAAGTCCCTGAGGGTGGCGAAGCCTTGCGCATGACCGGGCAACATGGACAGATCGACTTCCGGGGTGGCAGTGCTGAAGGACGAGATGGTGTGACGGCCTGGCGCTGCATTACGTTGGATTGGGACCCGGACCCAGCAACCATGGCCGATGCGGCCAGCGGTCAAGGCGAAGACCCAACGCACACCCCCGGGCAGGCCACGGCGGTGTTGGCCCCGATCAACGTGACGTTTGGCAGTCAATTTTCCATGCAGAAGGCCCAGTATGGGATGTACGCACGGAACGTTCGGGCCATCTTCGCTCAAGAATGCTGGTTTGAAGGCATCGGGAAATTGTTTACCTTGGCCGCTAACGCTAGGGTGCATGCGCAGAAGAACCATTGCCCTAACGCTGCCGACGGTACGCGGTTCCTACCGACCGTCACTCAGGGTTACCTGTACAGCCTCAGTGGCAACGCTTACCTGTCGTTCGACGGTACCAACGAAACCCAGGGCATCGTCGATAACTACCTCGACCCCGCGGTGGACTTCAACGCCATCTTAGGCATGAACCTAAAAGGCATGCCTTCGGGGAACACCGTTGGTAAGTACAAAGCCGCGTCTAACAAGACACTGCTCATCGACGGGACCATGTTGGATTTTAAAGCCCACCGGTACGTGGTGGTCAATCCAGCCGCGGATCAATCGATCAAGCTGACCGACATCGCGGCCACCGCAGCCCCTGGGGAAACGGTGACTATTCGCCCTCTCACGGGGAACATCACAATCGGCAACACCGGGAACATTTCGTTGAACGGGTTGGGCAACATCACCGTTCCGCAATACGGGGCGATCACCCTGCTACGGGTTTTCCAGATCGGGGCATCCCCTGCCGAGTGGGTAATGGTCAGCTGTACCGAACACTACTCCACCGTGATCCCGGCAAACGGGTTCTACTACACACTGGGTACTCGGGTTTGGCAACCCGGCGCCACGCTCAACAACCCAATGGGGTGGGTGTGCACAACACCTGGTCTGGCCGGGGCCGGTGCTACCTTTAGAGCCATGGCGAACTTGACTTAATTAAGTTCTGCCGACGCCAACTGAAAACCTCGGAGGTTTCATGTCGTACGCACAATTGGCTCAGGCGGTAACGGACCTGGCCACCAGTAATGATGAATTAACCGAACAAGCCAAAGCGACCATGACTGCGGCGTCGGCCATGATCAAAGTGAACGCCTCCTACCCGTTCACTTTCGTGGCTGGACAAGACCAGTACGACGTCGGGGTGATCTCTGGCGATCCCTCAGTCACTACGGTCGGCTTATCCCTGTGGGTTGAAGGCGCAATTGAATACGCGTTCACTGTTGACACCATGCACAAGTTTACCCTGGTGACGCCGGAGCTGTATGCTGACGGCCAACAGATGCGCATCATAGTCAACGCCCGCTATGACCACATGTTTGAACAACTCGACAACCTGTACACGGTCGAGAAAACCAAACGCACTCAGGATTACCTGAACTACTTAGAGGCAATGGGCCTGGAGGCCGAGGTGCCTTACGCCGCTGGGATCAGCCTGGTGCGGACAACCCAAGTGGTGCGGTACCAAGAAGTGAACTACCGCCCGTTGCGGACAGCCTTGCCGTTCACTACCACGACCTGGGCCGGTGATCAGGGTAAGTTGGTGCAGGCCGAAGATATCACCTTGCGTCAGTTCCTTTATTCGGCCCAAGGATCCGAGGTCTTAGGGTTCTCCCGCAGTTCCTTGGCCACGGCCATGAGCACCGTCAGCAAAATGCTGTCGGCACAACCGTACAACATCTGGGAATTCTCGGATGCTGTGGTGGACCGTCCGGACGCGAATGACCCTAACACCTGGGACTGGACCCCGGCCATCGCCAAAGCGTTCACCGACGTTCCGTTGGGCGAGGAACTGTTGTTCACCCCAGGGATCTACCGTTCTTCTGGGGCGACCCGGATCGGGGCCTTGCGGATGTACGCGGGCGGTGACGTTACGTTTCTGCAGATTGCGAATGCCCCAACCATTACGTTGAAAGGTCGTTTGGACGACATCATCCCGGTGGTGGCCACCGAGCCCTCGTCGTACGACTTCAGTGGCGAAGATGCGGCCACCAGCTGCACCAAGTTGTCCTTTGAGACAACGCCTACGTGGGTCACCGGCGATGTGATCAAAGTGGTAGCGGACGACGTGTTGTTCGGTTCGGCCAACACTGAGCAACGGGCCGGCGAGTTTGGCTTCGTGGGCGCTGTGGTGGGCAATGACGTGTACATCACGCACCTGTTGCGCGATCCCTACACCCTCAATGTACGGGCACGTCGGCAAGTTGACGACATGATCGGGTTGTATGGGTTTACCTTCGATACCTTAGCCGCAGGGAACGCAGCGGGTTGGAACACCGACCTGTTGCAGGTGGTGAACGGACAGAACTGTGAGTTTGAAAACCTGACCGCGGAATTTGGTTACGGCATTTTCATGAACCTGCAGAGCATCTTCCGCTACAAGGCCAAAGGGATCATGGTTCGTCGGTTGATCAACGATCCAGCGACATTTCGGTACGGCTACGGCATCTCGGACAAGTCATGTGCGTTTGGTGCGGTCACGGCGTCCCACTTCATGGGTTGTCGTCACGGCTACACCACGGGCACCAGCCGGGTTCCAGTCGCAGGCAGTGCGGACACCCACCGCTATGGTCGGACCTATGCTACTAAAGTCAGCGACTGCACTGGCATGGGTTGCACCAACGCTCCGTTTGATGCGCACGAACTGGCGGATTCCATTGAGTTCCACAACTGCACGGCGCATGCAGGGGTTCGGGGTCCACAAAGCAGTGGTGCCGGTTTCCAAATGCGCGGGCGTAATGGCGTGTTCAACGGTTGTATTGCGGCTCAAACGCGGGTGGGGTTCTCGTTCATTTCCACCTACGCCAACGAGACGAGCAACGTAACGTTGATCAACTGCGAAGCACGAGGAGTGACCTCACAAGCGGTCATCAACTCAGGGGCTGCGGGCCGTACCATCGACAAGGTGACCATTAAAGGTGGTAAGTTTAGTTCTATCACTCAATCGAACCTGTTGTGGATCGATCATTTGATCCTGGAAAACCCTACCTTTATCATGCCACCTGAGGCTGGGGATTACTCCAAAGGCTTGGCGTTCGGTCGTGGCCGCGCAACCGGGACTGTTACCTTTGACTTGTCGCAGGTCAGTCCAACCTTGACCAACGTGCGGTGCTGGTCGATCACCAGTGCGTTCACCGACATTGACATCGCCGATATGCGCATCATCGGGGCACCGGCTGAGGTAACCTCACAGGCAATCTGTGAAGGCCAGTTGATTGACGATGCGTTTAAGGTCACCTTCCGTAAAGTGGAAGTGGATCGGCATACCGAAGGGACCAAGAGTGGCCAGACCTCGATTGCCTACCGGTACATCAACAGTCAACTCGGCACTACCAGCAACTTCATCGCACGAGTGTTGACCGCATCAGGACAATTCGTTGCGACCGGTACCTTGTACGGTGACATCACCCTGAAACTCTCGGGCGGGCCCTACACCCTGGCTACGCCGGACGGCGGTAAACACGCCGGGCAACGCATGACTATCATCAATGCCGGGACGGCGGTGCTGACCATGCCCGCGGGGGGCACCACTAACCTCACAGCCAGTCGGGCGATCGCAGCACAAACCGCCTTGAACCTGGTGTGGGACGGCGCGCTCTGGCTTGCTTGTTAATCGTTACCTAAGCCCCCTGTGACGGGGGCTTTACCTTGCTAACACGGAGGCATTATGTCCTATGAACAACTGGCGCAGGAAATCACCGAGCTTGCCGCTAGCACCGCCGAACTCACCCAAATGGCCAGTGACGTCCTAACCGTCGCCACCGCCAAGCTCAAGGTCAATGCCGCCTACCCATTTACCTTCGTGCAGGGTCAAACCCAGTACGACGTCGGTGTCATCTCGGGTGACCCCTCGGTCACCACTGCGGGAATGGTATTGTGGGTGGAGGGTGCGATTGAATACGCTTTTACCGTGGACACCATGCACAAGTTTACCTTGGTGACCCCGGAAATCTACGCCGATGGGCAGCAAATGCGTGTCATCACGAATGCGCGCTACGATCACCTGTTCGAACAACTGGACACGTTGTTTGATGCCGAGAAAGAGAAACGCACTCAAGACTATCTGTCTTACCTGGAGTCGCTGGGGCTGGAAGCTGAAGTTCCCTATTCTGCCGGCATCGAACTGGTGCGGTCCACCCAAGTGGTGCGGTATCTGGATGTCAACTACCGTCCCGTGCGCGCCGCCCTGCCCTTTACTACCGGCACGTGGGCAACGGACCAAGGTAAGTTGATACAAGCCGAAGACATCACCCTGCGTCAAACCCTGACGTCACCAAATGGAGCGGAGGAAGTAGGGTTCCCGTTAGAAGGTGGAACGCCAGCCACGGTCTATTCGGTTCTTGCTGGCGTTCGGCGACCAATCGAGCTGTTCGGTGCTGTTGGCGACTATGATCCGGTCACTCAAACCGGTACAGACTGCACTGGCGCGTTCCTTCTCGCTAAAGCAGCTGGGGTTCCAATACTGCTGGGTAAGAACAAGAAGTATCTAATCACCGAAACTATCCGCGCATGGTCCTCCATGGACATTTTGGGCGATGATAGTTACTCCCCAGAAATCCATTGTAAGTTCTCATCCTCAGGAAAATTGTTCATAGCCAGCCCGTTTACTGGGGGGCGCCTAAGCAACATCGCGCTTAAGGGGTTCACAATCGCGAGGATTGGGACTCACGCTGAACATGGCATTTTGATTGATAACGTAGACGGACTTTTTATTGATCTTAAGATCATCTCGGATGGTACGGCACTGGGCGGTGCGTTAGGGGTGAGTGCGTTCTACCCGTACAATCGACCTTCGACCAACTGCTTCTCTAAGCTGGTGTGTGAAAAGGGCGGGAACTTTGCACTGCAATATGGCAACGTTGATAACGGAAGCATGCAGGTGTTTTCAAGAGACACCATGCGGGAAGTACTGGGCATTGAACCTTACACCTTAGGTAAATGGGATTTCACCACCTCGGCCGCTGATGCACTCACTCTCACAGCTCATGGACTGACCACTGGTTATCCGCTGATTTACTCCCGGCAGAACAATACGGCTATCAGTGGCTTTGGTAGGGCTAACTACTATTTTGCCATCGTGATTGATGCTGACACCATCAAACTCGCCGAGACCCAAGAGGATGCGCTGGCTGGCATCTCCAAGGTTATTGGTGCTTTTTCTGGCACGCACCGTCTTTATAAGTGCGGCATCGCCAGAAACATCAAAGTGCTTCCATCAACCATTAATGTTGGTGATGTTCCGGTCGCTGGATCGGCGACTGGGGTTGTGATCATCGCGGCAGCATCCGGCGGGTACCACGAACAAATCACCGTCAGTAATGTGGACGTGGTGGAACGAAATCTGACCTCTGGTTCGCACTCGTTTTCTGTGTATGGCGCGCAGAACTCAGTCATTTCAGACTGCTCGGCCATCGGTAGCAAGAATGCTGGTGTCATGGTAACCAGTGCTTTTTTAAATAACGTCTCCGACGCCACTGGGGACATCTCCCCTACAGGGGGGCTTGAACTGCTTCCGGAGGTGGAAATACGTGATGTAACGTGCCTTCAGTTCAACGGGTATGGTGTTCGAGTACATAAAGGCAAAGCCTTGGTTGAAGGCTGTTATGTGAAGTCAGGAGTAGCGAACGTACTCGGAATATCCATTTCTGCTGACTCGGAAGGGTCAAAAGGAGCGCGGGCCCGCTACAACACGGTCAACGTGCCGAACGGTATCCCTTTCGACTTTGTCATCGGTGTCGGGAATCATGACGAGAATAGCACCATGAAACGGGACTACTCGTCGAAGCGGATCGACAGTGCCGCTCAGACGATTTCCAAGAACCTGACGACGTCCGGTAACGTGGTGGGTACATGTGTATCACAGGACGGGACAGCTACGAATTTCTCGGGTGTTCTATTTATCACCGTGAAACAAGTGGATGCGAATGCTTCAGAGACCGCGCACTACATCCTTCAGGTGGCCAAAGGAGCAACCACATTAGCGCCGCAGTTGGTTCAGGTGAGCGCAGCAGGGTTGCTGACGGGCGGGGGCCCTACATTCCCGTCATTCACGTGGTCGATCGACAACAGCAATCAATTGAAGGCCACGCCCATCGGCTCGACTAACCCGAACGCCACGTGGAACTTTTTCACGAGCACCTTAGGTGACCTGCACGTAATGTGAATATAGAGGACGGAACCTTCTGGTTTGTTGCCAGTTAATGATTACCTAGGGCTCTGGATAAGGGCCCTTTACTTTGGAGGTGTGTATGGGCGTCGGTCTGCTCACTAAGTTAGCAAAAATAGCCCCCAACCTGTTTAAGTTGAGTACCAACGACGGGGCTGGGGAAATCGGGAGTCCAGCAGGCGTGAACCTGGCCTCGGCCAAGGTTTCCTTGATGAACATGGCGTCCCTCTTGTTATTGCCGATTCCGGTGGTAGCAGCAGGCCGGACCATGGTCGTTTACGTCGGTGGGTTCTACACCGTCGGCGACGGGGGTGAAGGGGATTGGTACTGGGAGGGTAACAGTAACGAAGTCCACGACGGATGCATGGTGGTCAATCCACCGGGTAACGCGGGGGCGGGTCGCTGGAAGCGGGTGTTGACGGATGAAGTGCGCCCGGAATATTTCGGGGCGGTGGGCAACTATAGCTGGGACACTAAGCAAGGGACGGTGAATACCACAGCCTTGCAGGCGGCCTTGTGTTTTTGCAACCGCAAAGGTTCGATCCTGCGCCCTATGGCTGGTCGTAAGTACTTAACCGATACCCTGCGTTTGTATTACGATGCGACGCTCAACCCTAATTGGCCAGGTCGTTCCGGCCGTGTCAGTATTTTAGGCCACGGCAACGGCCACGCGACAGGGGCACTGGAAGAACCCGGTACGGCTTTTGTCCACGTCAATGGGTCGACCACCCCACTGGTGGAACTCAAGGGGTTGTTCTCCATTGAGAACCCGTCCGGCATGGGCGGTTACTTCTCTCTGATGAACTTCAACCTCGTGGGTGGTACATCGACTTCGGACGTTCTGCGCCTGCAGGGGTCCCAGGGCAGCATTTTCCTGCAGAACTACACGGTTAAAGTGCAGAACCCTGCGGGTAATGGCATCGTCGAGTCGACCACCTGGGAAACCACACACATCAACGGATTGATCCGTGGCGGTGCAACGGGTGACGGCACGTGGACAGGGGTCGGCCTGGATATCACCACCGACGGGACGTTTGGTCAGACGAACATGAAGTGTTACACCAACGTCGATTGTTACAAAATGGGCTATGGTATTCGTATTGGTCGCCGCGGAGCCGTACAAGGGACGTTTGGTCCACTGGTCTTCATTGGCGGGCAAACCTCGCTGGCTGACCAACATGGTTTGTGGTTGGATGGCGGCGTTATTTCTTTCGCTTCTATCGGACAGCAATTTGAAGGCTGTCAGAGAAACGCCATCAAAATTAGCCGTGAATATGAACCAGGTCTGTTATCTACGGATATAGTGCGCAATGTTAAGTTCTCGCAGAACTACATCACTGGATCTGGTTTGGTTGAAGATGGGTCTTACGACAGCTACGCCATTCACATCCAGGACGGTGACTGCATCACCATCGAGGGGATGACCTTCAACACAATGGGCAACGGTCTGGCGTATAACGCGGAACTGGTGACCAACCTGCACATTATCCGTCCGTTGATCCGTACGGTTCGCACCTATGGTGCTACCTCCGGTACGGGTTTCTGTTCGTACGGTCCGGCCCCTGCTATTCAAAAGTTCGAATGCACTGATGCGGTATTTAACCAGAATCCCTTGGTGCAGTTCAACGATGCGGCGATCGAACAGTTCTCCCGCTATGCAGCCGGGGGTTACCTCAGCAACGCGGGTCAAACCACTCCCACCATTTCCATGGGTGGTGCATGGGCGTCGGACTCGATTGATAACATGAACTTCAACAACCAGACTCCATTGACGGTGACCAACATCCTAGGGGGTAAGACCAAACAAGTCCTGCGGCTTTCGTTCTCCAACAACCTGACCACCATTGCCAGTAACGGCAGCATCTATTTGCAGGATGGACGTGATTTTACGCCAAAGAATGCGAAGGCAACACTGACCCTCCAGTTTGACGGTGCGGTGTGGGTCGAGTTGGCACGCAGTTACGGTGCGGAGCCCAAGACCATCGTGCTGGAAACCAGCGCGGTAGCACGACCACACCCGGGCACGATCACCACGGAGTACACGTTCGTCACCGTGGCGATCCCGCCTGGCCTGATGGGCCTTAATGGCATCCTCGAAGTGGAGGCGGTGTTCAGCTACAGCAACAGCGCAAACACCAAGACAATGCGTTATCGGTTGGGAGGAGGTGCCTTCTTCTCGACCACCGCTACTGCGACTGCCTCGGCGGCGTTTGTCAAGAAACTGCAAAACCGTGGGGTCGCCAATAGTCAACTGGGTGAAGCGGCAAGCAACCAAGCGCAAGGGGGTACTAACGCTAACGCACCGTACACCTCGGCCATTGACACGGCTCAGACAGCTTCGGTGACCATCACTGGTCAGTTGGCGGTGGGCACTGATACGATGACGCTTGAGCGTTACAGCGTCCGGGTCATTGTGTAACCTGAGGGGGAGACTAGATCTCCCCTAACCCTGATAAATTTTGAGGTAGTTATGGCTAAGGTATATTTGCTGGACGGGAAACTGCTGTGCGTGGGGGATTGGGAGGTCACCGAGAGACTGCCAGAAGGCGCGGTGGAGGCGGACGTGGAATTGGCCACCACCGTTAAAGGCTCGGTGGTGCTGGCGTCGGATTACGAAGCGTTGCGCTATGCCGCGTATCCTCCGATCCGGGATCAACTGGATGCGTTGTGGAAAGGCGGTACCGAAGCGGACGACATGCGGCTTTTGGTTCAGTCTGTCAAGGACAGGTACCCTAAGCCATGAGGGCTAGCGCACATTAAGGGATGTTGGGTATTTGCCCCACCCTAGTAATTACTTGAATATTTGAGGTACGTACAATGGCCATCGGGGCGTTAACTAAACTGGCAAAGATTGTACCCGATGTTCTCGGGCTTAATGTCACGGCCAAGAACACCGTAGGGATGGACCCGAAACACTACGGGGCCGACCCGACCGGCACTGTAGATTGCTCTGTGATATTTCAAAAGCTTCTGGACACCAATGCGAACCTTTACCTAGCAGAAGGGGACGTCTATCGGATCACCCGCAACGTGTGGCAGGGGTCGCAAACCGTTTACGGACCGGGTACTTTACATTTGGTGGTAGATGGTAGTTTTGTTCCAGATCCACTGGGCGGTTTCCACGCTGAAGACGCCGTGTGGTTGGCTAAGGGCATGGGAAGCAAATATCCTATCCAATCCCCCGGTCCGTCACCAAAGATCCTCTGCCGGGTGCGGTTTGACCGGTATGGGTTAGACACCGTAGGAACAAACCCAAAACCTGATTACCCGTCTCGGTTTTGGGGTACAGTGGACGCCGTGTGGAACCCAATCCACTTTGAGGCTTACGCCCACGACGGCTGCATGAACATTAACGGCCATGATTTCTACGGGTTCAACAAGAACCTTAGTTATGGTGGACGTAACTATGTCTACGCTGAACTGGCCAACGTCGGGGCTGGGGGGTGTTGGATTCGTGACACTAGTTTGGGTGGACGTGGACGGGAGTCGGCTTCTACTGGACGAGTGATGCCCGGTGCACATTTCTATACCAGCACACGAGATGAACCCCTCGCAATATTTGTGACTCCATCCGGTGGGTACATCGATGGCATTATTGCGGAGAGTTTTACTTATGAAGGTGTTGGTAACGGGGTGACGGTACTGGACCTTTCCTATCAAGGGGGTCGTATTCGGGGTGTGGTGATTTCCGATTTTCAGGGACGTGTGACCAAACTCCGCGGTGGACAGCGTGCGCTTGGGACAACAGCCTGTGCGGCGACCTTCCGGCAAGGCACTGTCACCATCGATGCGTATGAAGGTATCGGCGGGGCACTCTACGCTGGGTTCAGGGCAGGCGATCCAGCTCCGACTGGGGAACGTCCAAGTTGTGAAGATGTCAAACTCATTTTCCCTGCTGCGCCAACCGATAGCGTTCCAGTGTATGGTTTCTGGGGGGACGTTGACCTTAAGGGACAATGTGAAACGGTTGGAACCGAGGTAAACATAACGGCGGGGATTCGTTCTAACATCAATGGTGTGGTGAGTGACGGCACCTACCGAGGGGTTCTTTCGGCACAGGGAGTTCGGTACATTCGCGGCGGTAGATTCTACGGCGGCATGCGTAACGTCAGTGAGGTCTCTGAAGAGGTCGCCATCCATTGGAACCCAACAATTAACCCAGTGTGCATTCAGAATCTTCCGGTTGATGGCACGTATGTAGGGGAACGCCAGGCACGGATCGTACCCCGTGTGTACCAATTGGCCAACGCTACGGCACTCAATTCAGTGGTGGAATCTAACCGTGGGGCAGTGGCGCAATACGTGGACTATTTCCTAGATCGCACAGGCCTTACTGATCCGGGAGCCGCACTCGTCACCCCAGTGTGCGTACAGAACACAAGCGTACATAAAGACGGCACTTACTTGGGTCGTCGACGGGGGGCGGTGTCTAACCCCTATTTTGACAAAGGAATATCCTTCCCGGTACTGACCGGAGGATACGCGGATATCCCCCATCTGGTAACTGCCGGGGTTCCCAATGTATTTGATGCCAAGACTGTTCCGGGCAACGATACTGCGGTATTGACCTACGCGGTGGAGATCGTTAACGTTCTCCAAGATCGTATCCGCATTCGGGTTTATGACAAACTCTCTAACGCCGCTTCACAGGTGCAATCGCCGCGGGTGGTGTGGTGGGTTAGGTTTGAACCTTAGTCCAATATAAGTGCCCCAAGCCATGATGGCTAACGCACACCTGAATAAGAGGTATCTATGGCTCTCGGCGTATTAGCCAAGTTGGCAAAGTATGTGCCCAACCTCTTGGCCCTGTTAGGTCCGGAGGGTGCACGTGAAATTAACTACGGTAACCGTTCCATCGCGGATCGCCTGGATGAATCTCCCAGCTTGGTGGACTTCTGGCGACCCGCCGATGGGGAGAATTGGCAACCGGCCTTTACTCGGGCAGTGGCCGCTGGAAAACGTGGGGTCTTTGTGCCGGCCGGCAATTACGGTGTAGGGTCCACGGTTTTCCTGCCTGCGGGTTTCTGGGTGGACTGTGAATCCCGCAACGTATCGTTCTTCCATCTGGATGCCGGCACGTTCGTGGACGGTTGCATGTTCATGATCAACACCGCGGACGGGATCACCTGGACCACCCCCTATCCGAACATGAACACCGGTGGGTTCAGTCGCTGCAACTTCACCAACCCCAATGGCGTCAACCCGGCCAAAGGGATCAAGTGTTTCGGGTCTGGGAAGTTCGAACAACTGAAGTTCAACGGCCTGACCCAGAGCATCATGCGTCCCACTGGTTTCTACACGGACAGTTTTCACCTGAGCGACATCATCGCCGAGAACCCCCAGGGAAACTTGTCCTACCAGTTCGACATCCTAGGGCTGGGTGACGGTTTCATCGCCAAGAACATACACTGCCCGTACACCGTGGCCACTGCGCAATCGATGAAAGCAATGCGGTTGCGGGGCGTCCAAGGTGGGACGGTGGAAGGTTGTATCGGCGGTGATTACTTGATCGAGCTGTGTGGCAACATTAACTTGGTGGGCGGCCACTTCGAACGCGCCCAGCACATTTACGATTCGTCCGACGTAACCGTGGACAGTCAGTTTTTGCCGGACACTCGCATCCCGATCATCACCCAAGGGACCTTTGCCTCGGCGTCAAACGAATCCCGGTTTACCGTCAAGCTCCAGAACACCCGGTTCCGGAACGTGGAAGACCTCATGGATTGGTCGGGGTTCCATGTGCAGCAAGGGGACTCGGTGTCCTTGATCGTGGATAACACAGTGCAGCAGTGGACCGTGCGTGGTGACTTCCAGCGTGATCAACAGGCGGGTATTCGTATCTGCCAAGCGGACGGTATCACCCCCGTACCGAGCTTCAACAATTACTCCTACCTGACCTCGCGTAAAAGCGTGGTGGACATTCCCAACATCGTCTCCTTGGATCACGGTGTACGGATGGCCGATGCGACGTTCCAAGGCATTGCCTCGGCACGAGTGGAAGCCGTGGGCGTACGCGGCACTGGGGTGAACCAATGGAAAGTGGCGGTGGGCACTTACTACTACAACGTGCAGGTGTTGTACGACGCAGGACGTGCCTTGGGCCGTAACCCGGTCAACGCCGAAACCAGCTTGGTCGCAGAAGCGGACAAGATGAACGTACTCAACGTGGGGTTTGCAACGTCTCCTCGCAACGGGATCATTCGCCTCTACCGTGGCACGGTCGCCGGGACGTACACGCACTACGTGGACATCCATTCGCTGGGCAGCACGTTCATGTTTGACAACGGCAATGCGGTCAATGGTGTGTTGTGGCTAACGCGCGCGGCCGGTCCCATGAACACCATCAACAGCATGGGCAGTTTCATTCGTTTCGTCGGTAGCCGGATCAAGCTGGTGTCGGATGCGCTGCCAGGCAACGCCGGTTCCTTTACCCAAGGGGACTTGGTGGAACGCACGGACGGGGTCCTCGACGCCAACTCCATGCTGCTCACCGGGCACAAGCGGTTAACCACCGGGTCCGGAGGTGTGATCGGCACCGACTGGGCCTACCTGAGACAGAGTCACGTTTCACCCGCCGTGTGATGTTGACCCGCAGTACATTTCACTGAAACCTAGAAGGATAGATTTATGCCCAGCTTAACCAACCCGAACATGTTGTCGGGGTTTTCTCTGTTGCAATCGCTGGCCGGTGACGAATACGTCGAGGTGGTGAAACGCACCGCCGATGGCACGTTCAAGAACTACCGGATTCTTTCCAACAAGCTGCGCACCGGGGCCTCTGCGTACGACTCGGCTGTAGCCACAGGGTTCGTGGGCACGGAAGCAGAATGGGTAGCCACCTTGCCCGGTAAGTCGGCTTTCCAATTGGCCGTGGATTCCGGTCTGTTTATCGGCACCGAAGCCCAATGGACCGAACTGTTCCGCGGGCTGTACGTGGCCGACGTCGCGAACGCAGGCAAGGTCTTCACCGCGGATGTGGAAGGCATCGGTTCCTGGAAAGTCGTGGACCGTTCGGTCGTTCAACTGGACACTGCTGAAAGCGCCACCTACGTCGGCCCGGTCGGAAGTTTCTCCTACGATGAACTGTTGAAACTGGTTTACATTCACGACGGCGTGACTGCCGGCGGTAAACTGGTCAGCGGTCTGGACGAAGCCGCGGTGGACGCTCTGATCGCTGCTCGCAAGGTCACCATTGAAGTGGCAAACTTTGCGGCATTGCCCGTGGTGGGTGACGCATTGGCGGATACGTTCTACTACACCCTGGACACCGAAGGCCTCTACCTGAAAGTGGCTGGAGCGTATGTGCACGTCAACGCGGATTCCACTGTGGTCAAGGGGGTGGATGGCGACATCGACCTCGGCATTGACGACGCCAAGTACGTGACGGCAAAACAACTCCATGATTTCTTAACCGAGAAGCTGGGTGCTGTGCGTGCAGGTAATGGTACATGGACCATCGCCGCGAGCACCATCGCACCGTGATCCACCTAGGCTCTTCCCTTCGGGGAGGGGCCTTTTATGCCGTCCCGCTTGGGTTCTGCCCTTATTTATGAGTCTTATTTCGATGAGACGTAATGTCCCATAGACGAATACTCTCTTCATTAAAGGAACGTAGACATGGCAGATACTGAAAACCCAGGCATGATTTCTAATATGACTCCACTGAACACCATCACTGGTGAGGAGATGCTTGAGGTCATCAAACGCGAGGAAGACGGTTCCTTTAAAAATTATCGTCTGCTCGTTTCTAAGATCCGCAATAACGAGGGTAAGTCCGCGTACGAAGTTGCTGTTGACAACGGCTACGTCGGCACCGTTCAGCAATGGCTGACCAGCTTGGCAGGCAAGGATGCTTACACCCTCGCTAAAGAACTGGGTTTTGTCGGTACTCTGCCAGACTGGTTGGCTTCGTTGGTCGGTGTAAAAGGTGACGATGGCGACAACGGCAAATCGGCGTACGAGTCTGCTCTGTCGAGCGGCTACGTGGGGACCGAAGCGCAGTGGATTGCTTCGCTGATCGGCAAAACCGCCTATGAACTGGCAGTTTCCGAGGGTTATGTAGGGACCATCACCCAATGGTTGGCGTCGTTAAAAGGCCCCACGGGTGATAAGGGTGAAGACGGCGATCAAGGGGACATCGGTCCGATTGGTCTGAGCGCATACGACGACGCTGTGTTAAACGGCTTTGTTGGAACCATTGGAGAATGGTTGCTTACCCTGGTGGGTCCAGACGGCAAATCGGCTTATCAGTCCGCAGTGGACGGTGGCTACGTGGGTACTGAAGCCCAGTGGCTGGGTACCCTGAAAGGTAAAACGGCTTACCAAGTGGCAGTCGATGCCGGTTTCGGCGGTACGGTGCAGCAATGGCTGACGTCGCTCGAAGGCAAAACAGCCTATCAACTGGCCGTGGAGTTGGGGTTCGTGGGCACTGAAGCCCAGTGGATCACTTCCCTCAAAGGCGACACCGGACTCACGGGTGATAATGGCCTCAACGGTGATGACGGTCCTCAAGGCCTGTCGGCGTATGACGTGGCCAAACTCGAGAACCCAGCGTTGCCGAGCGAAGCGGCGTGGTTGGCGACATTGGTGGGCAAGTCGGCTTACCAGATCGCCACGGATTTGGGTTTCGTAGGGGATGAAGCCGCGTGGGTAGCGTCCCTGCAAGGCGAGGACGGCCTGACCGGCGACGATGGTAAGTCTGCGTACGACCTAGCGGTCATCGGCGGTTACGTCGGCACTCAGGCTCAGTGGTTGGCATCCCTGCAAGGCAGTGGCATCACAGTCATCGGCACCGTTTCACAAGAACAGTACGACCAGATTGTTTTGGACGGCGAAGCTGTTAAAGGCGATGCATACATCGTCGGCACCACCCTCAATATTTTCAACGGCACCGATTGGGTGATTTCCAATGACCTGACTGGCCCAGCGGGCCAAGGCCTGAATTATTTGGGCACGTGGCCTAACGGCGTTCCGTTGCCACTGGGGGTCGGTTATGTGGCGGGTGATACCTACGTCTGGAACAATGACCTGTGGACCTTGGTAGAAGCTCCTGAGCGCGAATGGGTGTCCATCGGCGTACCGGGTCCCGTCGGTAAGTCCGCGTACCAGTCGGCTGTCGATTCTGGGTTCGTCGGAACCGAAGCGCAATGGATCGCGTCGCTCCCAGGGAAGTCTGCTTACCAGATCGCGGTCGATGCAGGGTTCGTGGGCAACCAGCAACAATGGTTGGACTCCATTCAGGGGGACCGAGGTGATACCGGCGACACGGGTAAGTCCGCTTACCAGATTGCCATCGACGGCGGTTTCGTAGGCACGGAAGCTCAGTGGATCCTGTCGCTGAAAGGCGCGAAGGGTGATACCGGCGATAAAGGCGATCCTGTACCGGCTTTCGAAATCGTGGGCACTGTGGCCAATGAAGGCGCATTGCCCCGTCCAGGTACGGCTACCGATGCGTACATTGTGGGTCAGAGTGTTTACGTCTGGCTGACCGACACGGCCGATTATTTGAACATCGGCACGTTGAACGGCCCATCGGCGTACCAAGTCGCGGTGACCGAAGGGTTCGTGGGCACTGTGCAACAGTGGTTGGATTCGTTGAACGGTACGGATGGCGTCGACGGGAACTCCGCTTATCAAATCGCGGTAGCGGGTGGTTTTGTCGGCACAGAAGCGGCATGGCTGTTGTCCCTCAATGGCACCGACGGGACCAACGGTACGGATGGCACCAACCTGCAGGTCAAGGGCACCAAACCCACCATCGCCGAAATCCAAGCCCTCCCGGGTGTGGACCAAGACGCTTGGGTGGCATTGGAAAACGGTCATCTCTACATTTACGTGACCGATGCGTGGGTGGATGCAGGTCCGTTCCGTGGCACCGACGGTAAGTCGGCTTATCAAAGTGCGTTGGACGCCGGGTTTGTTGGGACCGAGGCGGCTTGGGTTGCTTCGCTGGACGGTACCAACGGGGCGAACGTTCAGATCAAAGGGGCGGTTGCTAACCTCGCCGCCCTCCCGGTCGGGGCTGCCGAACAGGACGCGTACACCCTGCTGGACACCGGGCACCTGTACATGTGGATCACGGGGGCTTGGGTTGACCTCGGTCAATTCAAAGGCGACACCGGGTTAACGGGTGATGTGGGTGGCATCGGACCAAAAGGCAATGGCATCAACATCAAAGGCACGGTTGACGACCTGGCCGCATTGCCTAACCCAGGGACCTTGGAAACCGGCGACGCGTATTTCACCGCTGACACCAAACTGATGTACGTCCGGACCGAAGCGGGTGTATACGCTCCGGGTGTGGACATCACCGGACCGATGGGTGAAGAAGGGCCGATTGGCTTAACCGGTGCTGCCGGTACTTCGATCACCATTATGGGGTCGTACCTGACCGAAGCGGCGCTCATTGCCGCCCACCCAACCGGGAACGCGGGTGAGGGGTATTTGGTGGGCAGTGACCTGTACCTCTACGGGGTTAACCCGGTAGGCGGCGCCACCGAGTGGTTCAACGCAGGTCCTGTACGGGGTCCGCAAGGTGAACAAGGCATCCGTGGCCTGACTGGTCTCAAAGGTAACACCGGTGAGAAAGGTGAACGTGGGTCGCTGTGGTTGGTGCTGCCGGAAGGCGTGAACGAACCTACGCCACAGTACGGCGTGGATGGCGACTGGGCAGTCAACGAGACCTTCGATACGTTCTACAAAGTCGAAGGTACGGGTTGGGTGCAGGTCGGTCGTTTGGTGGCCGGTGATGTGAACTCGCCGTTGGTGGGTCTGGGCAAGGTTGTCCGTTTGGGTAACGAATGGGTCGCCCTTCCGGTTGATGAAGTGACCGCACCGGTAGCCGACGTGTTCTATGTGCGTCGTCGCAAGGACGGTAGCACCACCGAAACCGAATGGGTGGTGATTGACTTCCCCACTCAGATCGACGAACCCCTCGATGACGGCAAACAGTACGTTCGCGTACGGACCGTGGGGCAAGCGATTGGTACGTGGGTGGAAGCCAGCCCGGGTATTGTGGACATCGCGATCAAGGACAAACTCTATGCACGGAACTGGGTCACCGGCGAAGGTGCACCTAAGTGGACCGAGATTGTCATCCCTGCCGCGGGCGTACCAGAAGCCCCCACCACCGCTGGGAAAACCTTCTTGCGCAGTGGGCAAAATACGACCTGGGTGGAATTCACGGACGTTCCTACCGATGCCAACCTGTACCTGCGTAAAGGCGACCACACCTGGGTGCAGTACGTGGCCCCGGCCGCTGGGATCGTGGATGCTCCGAACGACGGTAAACAATACGTCCGGAAGAACTTGGCGTGGGTGTCGTTCGACAACTATAGCCTGCCGATCCGTGCGGTTTCCGCTACCGTGATCATCGATGCCGCCACGCAACAAGTGGTCACGTTGGACAACAGTGGGTCCGCGGCGAAAGACATCTCCATCATCAACAACCCCGGAGCCACTCGGGCCATGGTGATCACACTGGTGATCAAAGGGACTGTGGGCGTGGTGAGCTACAGCAACGCCGCCGGGAACACTATCCGGTGGAACGCCGGTGCCCCACCGGCCTTGACTGGTGTGAAGACTGTGGTCACCCTCCTGTGGGATGGGGAAATCTGGATTGCGTCGCAAGGCGCGGTAACCACACAGGCCTAAGCCGTATAACGATAGCGTCCACCCGGGCGCTGTCTATTTTGTATAAGGAGGTTTTCTTTAATGTCAACCATCACCCGCACTACCCGCCTTATTGAAACGGCCACGGGCACGTATCCGTTGTTCCTATCGGCGTTGAGCGAACGATTGCCCAACGCCCAATTCCCCACCCGCATGGAAGCGGCGGACCTGTTGGAATGGGGCTACGAAGAAGTCTTGGACACCGACGTGCCGCAGGGCGACGTTGTGGTGGAAGGTGTGCCCGAACTGCGCGACGGTAGCTATTACCGCACGTGGCTCGCCCGACCGTTTACGGAAACCGAATTAGCGGCCAACCTGGTCAGTAAGAAAGCCCAGTTGCTGGTCGACGCAGAGACGTTGCGGGACAACCGTTTTGAACAAGGGTTCCCTTACCAGTTCGGCGAGAACGTTTACCACGTTCAAATCCGGGACAAGGATTGCCAGAACATCAGCACCCTGCGGATGCTGGCCAAGGAAGCCGTGGACGCGGCGGTGGAGTTCCCGGTGGAGTTCCGCGTCTATGAGAACGTCAGCGTTTCCCTGACCGCTGCGGAAATGGTGACCATGGCCACCGCGGCGTTCCAAGCCGTGACTGCCGGTTACCGGGTTATCTGGGTGTTTAAAGATGCCGTGGCTGCAGCCACCACAATCGAAGAACTCCCCGTACCGCCAGCAGAACTGTTTACCTTGTAAACCATGCGCCTCCCCCCGGGGAGGCTTTATGTCCCGTCAATACTATGTTTTGATATTCTACAGCAGGAGTTTCACCATGAACGAATTGCTCCTATCTTCCGGGAATCAGGGACAGATGTACTTCCCTAATTCTGGACCGGGCACGAAAGTTCTGAAAGCGGGGGATGCCACCATCGGGTGGTTTGGCATTGTCACCGGCGCCGAACTGTTCCAGGGTTGGGAAGTGAGCACTGCCTTGAGTCTGTCCGCGGGTACGGTGTTGAACGAAACCAACAACAACTGGTTGAAGTTTGTTTACCAAGGTAAGTATTTGTTCATTGCCGAAAAGGTTTGGCGTTACAACCTGACCTGGAACGATTTATACTTGGCGGGCGGTGTGTACGGCGTGAAAGGCAACGGCACTTACCCCATGCCCAGTAACGCGACCAGCCAATGGAAGGTCATGATCAAACCCGAGGCCGGGTACGATGTGCCTTGGAAAATGAGCATCCGTACCCTCCAAGGCGCCACGGCAGACCCGTTCGCACCAGGTGATCTCAACGCCTTGAAGTTGGCCACCGGGAACGAGTACAACGACCTGCTCTACCGGTTGATCAACTCGGCGGGACTGCCCAACATGGGGGTATTTGAACAATGGGCCATCACGGCCCTCGGGGCGGCACCTGCCCTCAATACCCTGTGCAAAGAATCGTCGTCGGCCAATACCTTACAAACGTTAACCCGAAGCACTAACGGCACCACGGCAGTGGGGGCGAAGGCCACAGTGATCTCCACCGACACCGGGTGGCGCCCCGTGCTGGAATTGCTGGACAGTGACGCTAACGCTTTTAACCCGTACCGTCTCTATTCCGAATACACGGGTAATGCGGGTCCACTGTCCGTGACAGGCTCCTTCGTGGACGTGGTGTATTCGCCAACGCTGTTCCGGGTTACCGACACAGATACCCCGAAGATCAACATTCAATCCGTGGCCATTGTCGATGCGGCACAACCCCCTTCGAACTTAAGGGTGGCCAATCCATTGAATTCCGTTTCCATGACCTTCACACGCACCTAAGAGGCACTCCATGAATTTGAAATTGCTTTGGACCGACATCAACACGGTCGACGTCACCATCAACATTTACCGCAGCGACACGCCGATTGACCCAGCGGCCCTGCCTGCGCCGGTGGCCACCCTGTCGGCCGGTGAAGAAACCTGGACCGACCCGAATGCCGTGCGTGGGGTGTATTACTACTACATGTTTAAAACCACCAGCGCTGTGGACACCGTGACTTCGTCCAACTACCGCATCCAAGCGGTGCCACGTTTGGGCCCAGGTCCGTCCGAGCTGAAGTACGGGGATTACAACTACGGGTACTTCGGTTCTATCCCGTCCAGTGATTTCATTAACACTGCCAACCTGCGCAACGCTGTCAACTTCCAAGCCGGTCCGGGCAACAACGTTTCCCCGACCTGGCACAAGTACGTGCGCAACGGCATCGTGTACTTCGTGCCCAACACCTGTTTGGGGCAGTCGGTGCAGTGGACCGAGATCTACCTCGCCGGCATCATGTTCGGCGTTACCGGACCGGGTCCACACCGCAACGGTGCGGCGGTCACTGACCAACGTAAAACCGTAACGATTGGTCCCGACACGTTTATTGTGCGTTGCATGAAAGGTTACAGCGATGATGTGACCCGGATTGTTCCACTGGCCACCGTCAACGAACCGGCGGAGTACTCTAACGAGTACAATGATTTCATTTACCCGCTGTGTAAATTTGTCCCCGGTGCCCAACGGTTGGTGAACGTTGCCAACCAAGGAGTGCAAGAAACATTACCGGGGCCTTGGAACGGTTACACCGGAGTCGCCATTCAAGAACTCAGTGATTCTGCGGGTAACCCGGTAGTTCGTCGTGGGTTCGCTACTGAGGCTCGTGTCGGGTTGACCACCAGGATTTGCAACACCAACGCTTACCTCAGTTCTTGGTACCCGATCTTGGAACTGGTCGCTCCAGCCATCTAAGAGAGGTTCATCATGGCAATCACCTTAAACTGGCCTTCCTCTAATGCAGGGGTGGCCACCGAGATTCGGATCTACGCAGCCACCACCCCGATCCTCGAGAGCGCGCTGCCGGCCCCCATTGCGACATTACCGGGGACCGATGTCAGTTACGTGTGGGCAGCACCACCCACGGACAACACAGTTTATTATTTCCGCATTGCTTTCGATCGGGGTGCCGATACGTTCCTCGGGGACAACCAAACCTTTGGGTATTTCACCACCACCGGTCCAGGCCCGCAGCAGATCGTCCGTGGGTCGTGGGAGTTGGGTTACTTTGGACGCGTACCTGTGGCTGACATGATTTCCGGTTCAGCCCTCCGTACCGCCGTGGGAGCTGGGGCCATTGGCTCGGCCATCGCGGACAGTAACATCACCTACTACTACAAGTTCGTGCGCAACGGGAAGATCCTGTTCTGTCCAGCCGGGGCCATCTTGACCACCGTGACGTGGGATCAACTGTACAACCTTGGATTGGTGTACGGCACAGATGACAATGGTGCCTACCCTGCCGGGGCGACGGTGACCCCGACCAACCAAAAGAAACTGATCACGGTGGGGGCTTTCAGTTTCCTGGTCCGTCTGCCGAAAGGCTCCACGTCGGCTACCACGGACCTGGTAACCTCGGCCACTGCGGACAAGCAAGGGTCCGAGTGGGACCAGACCATGGGTCGTATTAACCCGAACGCGACACTGGCGTGGAACACGAGCATCCTCCAAGACGACAACACCACGATCCCGGCGACTACCCAAGGTACCTTTACCCAACACCTATCGGTAGCCACGACCACCCCAAAGTCGGCACTCCATCGGGGGGCAGCAACCATCGACTCCATTAACTTGGTCGCGGCTGCGTCCGCTACTTACGGTTACCACCCGTTTCTAGAATTACAATTTTGAGGTTTGAACCATGCCAATTAAACTGGATTGGATCGATCACAACGTCACCGTGGACAGCCGTAAGGTCTACCGGTCGTTGACCAAGATCGATCAAGGTAATCTGGGCACGCCCTTGGCCGTGTTGGCCGGTGACGCCTTAACCTACACTGACAACACCGTCGTTCGGGGCGTTACGTATCACTACGTGGTCACCAGCATCCAAGGAGCGGACGAAGCCCCGTCTGCAGAGTACGTGATTGCGTACATCCCCTACACTGGTCCGGGTCCTCAAGCGTTGATCCGAGGGGATTGGTCATACGGGTACTTCGGGCGAGTGCCCTTGGAAGATTTGTTCTCGGCCACGGAGTTGGTCAAAGGGTGCAACCTCGCGTCCAGTATCACTATCAACACCGCGGCGGGGAACTACTGGCACAAGGTGGTGTACGGTGGAAAGATTCTGTTCTTCCCGAACAACTCCATCGGCACGGGGATCTCCTGGGCCACGCTGTACAACGCGGGGCTGGTCTACGGCAAAACCCCGAGTGCGAACTGGCCAACGGTGTTCAAAACTCAACTGGGCACCATTGCTCAAGGGGTGATGATCAGCTCCGGCACGCATCGCTTCACAGTCCGCCTGCCGACCTCCCGGTCTAACATGCTCAGTACCGCGGTAGGAGCGCTCGACCTGCGTGGCGGGGAAGTCGACGCCATCTTTGCCGGCTTCTACTTAGGGCGGGATTTTAACGACGCTAACCTCGGCCGTTACGACGACGCCACCAGCCTCGTGGGCACAAGCAACTGGTACCCCACCGCGGACTACTACGATGGGGCCAGCGGCAGCGCTAACGCCATCTACCGGCCCACCATTGCGGGTGCCTTAGGGATTGACGGGTTGCCTGCCAAGTTCCTGACCAGTAACGGTTCGGTGCAGTTTAACTGGAAGCCGGTGTTGGAACTGGAGTACTGATAAAGCCAAGGTCTGTGAGCGCTCCTGCTGGACGCCACAGGCTAATCGGTACCAGTTTATACCTTGATGGTTAAAAGGCTGTAGACGGCATAAGAGAGCCCTTAACGGGGCTCTCTTATGCCGTCATCACGCGTCCACTTGAAACAGCGACATGCACCGGGCAGAAATGAACTGAATGTCCAAATGCTCCAGGGAATGGTGCCGTAACTTGGTGTATTCGAATTCCCGTTCCTGGGCCGTCAGCTTGCCGGGGTCCGTTTCAAACAGAATCGGCATGATCGCTTGGAAGCACGACATGTACTGCTGCAGGATTGCTAGGTAATGGTGCTTGAACCAATCGACGAAGTGGTAACTCACGAACATCGCGAAGCACGCGTACATCACCTGGGGGGTCAGTTCATCCAGGGAAATCTCCACCAACTCAATGGGGAGCTCCCGCCCGAACTTGGCGTGCATGATGTCCAGCAGGTCTTCTTCTTGTTGAGCGTCTAGGTCATAAGGCCACGTGTTGATTGCAATCGCGACTTCATTCTCCGAGGCCACCAGTTGGTCACGGGCCAGTACCGAACATTCAATCAACAACCGATCGATCACGGGTTGCATCCCCGTTTCGAACGAGGCTGCCAACGTCAGGTTGGTGTTCTCGCCCCCCCGAGTGGCGTAGGCTTCGGCAAACTGTTCGTTGGTGACCAAACCCTGGGTCAGAAACCCCCAATCGTTAAAGTCCCGGTTGTGGTATTCGGTGTTGGACAGCATCAGCCGCGCGGCGTCTTGGTTCAGTCGGGCAACGGTACCAATGCGTGTGTCCAGTAACGTGTCCAAACAAATCAAGATCTTATTTAACATGCTTGGTCGCCTCGGCTTGCACGTACGCCAACACCCGCAGGTTCTGCGCCGCGTAACTCAGGAAGAACCACCACAGGTTGGTCCGAAAGATCTGGACCAGTTCCGGCTGGGTAGGGGCCTTCTCCAAATCCACCGCCGCCAAGATGCTGCTCTCGGGAGTGAACGGCACCACTGTATTCGCAAACCGAACCACACTGGCGTCCACGTCGGTCAACTCACCCAAGAACACCTGGGTCGTGGCCATGACCGCGTGCATCAGTTTGTTGTTGTTGCGGATCGGCTTCCAGTATTCGGTGTCAATCTTCTTCGGGTGCATCAAGTACTGCCGCTGGACTGCCCGAATGTCCATGACCAGGTCACTGAACTGTTTGAAGACGTCTTGGTGTTCAGCGATGAGCATTTCCCGCACAGCCTCGGCCAAGGCTTCTTTCATTTGATCACTGTGTTCTGACATGACTCATTCCTTCAACATGTTGTTCTCGAGCAGCATGGATGTCAAATAGACGGACAAGGTTTTGTTGGCTTTCACCATGCCTGGGTTATCGGACATAATGGCATCCAACGAACACCGTCCGGTTTCCAAGATCGATTTGTTCATGGCGTTGTAGGACCGTTCATCGCCGGCCCGGAACTTCACCAACTCCACCAACATTTGGGTCAGGCCTTTGGAGGCGTTGACTTGGATCTCAGGTCCGGACATCCGTGCCGACTTAGCGCCACCCGCGGCTTGGCCGGAACGCTCGTCGGCCGTGGACATCGACCCGGGGATCGACCGCTTCTTCTCGAGCATCTGCACTTGGCGGCGCAGCGGCACCAACCCGATCAAGTGTTTGTTCTGCGTCCGGTAGACTTGGCCCGTGTGCTGGTCGGTCAGGATCAAGTGCTGGAACAGCTCAAAGCCCAAGGCATCAGCCACCACGTACGCTTGTGGGATGGTCGGCACCACGTGGTGCAGGTTGGGGGCGTAGATCGCCAGGATCTCATCCCCCGTCGCCAGTTTGTCCATCCACGCCGCGAACGCTTTGTCGTCCATGTCCTTCAACAGGTCGACGTATAGCTGTCGGTTCTCCGAGCCCGGTAGAAACAACTCCACAAAATACAACAGTTCCTTTTCAGCCAAAGCACGGTTAGTCATGCTCGTTACCCCTTAACGGTGAGATCATACGATAGACCGGCGTACGTAGGGGTGGTGTTGGCATTGGTCATGGGCGGCAAACGGTGCTGGATCAAGAACGGCAGCACGCTTGTTTGGAAGAACGCGTTCCAGGTCACGAAGTCGGTGTCCTGGAGGTTAGTCCGCAAGTGGAATGTGTTTTCTTCGTACTGGGCCAGCAACTGGTGCATGAACCCATTCAGTTCACTCACCGACGCCACTTCCGGCATACGGCGGTACAGGTCTTCGGCCAACTCGGTGTCGAGGAACCTTACACGCTGAAAGATCAGCGCTCGAAGCGTTTGACTATTGTCCATGCTAACTACTCCATCTACTCTGTTAGTTCGCCACAGTAGCAGACCTCTGTGATGTGTTTTAAGAATTCGACGATGATGTGTCGATGACAAAAAAGCCCTGCAGCGCAATAACAACCCAGGGCCAGATCTTCGTGGGCAACTAACCACTCAAAAAATTCAGGGTTGTCATGGTAACGGTCGACCAACCCTTGCCAATAAATGGCAGTGTACTGTTCGTGGGTGATTCGTCCGGACTTTACGCCCATGACGATCTCCCAGCTGGGCGCGAGCAACGGCAACCCACTTTTGACCGTGGTGTCGATCCAAGGGATACCCTGAGCGTCCGCTGACTTAAAGGCAGCCAGTTGGAACGTGTAGAGATTCATAGTACCCCCAATGGATTATGCTGCTTTCTTGGTGGCCAGCTCGAGTGGTTTGATCGCCGCTTTCTGTTCTTTGGTGAACCAGAAGGGCACGTACTCAAACTTGCGCATTTTCAACAGGTCGAAGGTGGAGAGGAACGGCTTGACGCCTGGCTCTTTCTCGTCTTCTTCGCACATCCAGTAACCACGGGTGTCCAGCAGCACGTCCCAGTCGTAGCCCATTGCTTTGAGGTCTTCGTACAGGACTTTCGGATCACAGATGTATTCGCTGGTCCACCGTTGGAACTGCACCAGTTGCAGCATTTCCGATTGGAACTCACACGCACGGCGCAGCTTGGCATCGCCGTTGATGATCTGGCGCACTTTGGTCCGCGACAGGTTCACTTCTGGACGCAGTTCGATGAAGTAGTTCAAAGCGTTGCCGCCAATGCCGAACCCGTTTTCTTTGACGTAATCGAAATCGGTCAGACCCACTTGCAAACCTTCAGTCTGCGACACGATCACTTTAAACGGCAGACCGGACATGCCCGCTTTACCACGCAAGTTCATGATGGTCAGTTCACGCAGGTCGGTGTCGCCTTCCATCGCCGTGGCGTTGTCGAGAGGATACTGAGGCATCTTCTCTTTGTTGAGCATGGGTTTGTTCGACTCGATGGAGAAGACGTTGTTAGGCAGGCTGTAGAACCCCCCGGACACGCCTTTCAACACGGTGTCTTTCTTCATGTGCGACAGGTTGCGTTTGTCGGTTGGGTACATCTCCATTTGGATGATGTCGCCGACGTGCGCGGTGAGGATCACGTACGAACCGGTTTTGGCACAGACCTGCGGCAGTTGGTTGAACAGCTGGTTCTTGGCCTTGCCGTTCATCATGGCATCGGTGTTGTTCTTCGAGTCACCGATTTTGTTCTTCTCGTACATCTTGTCGACGTCGGACACGATGAACTTGGAGAAGCTGTCGATGAACCCGGTGGTCGGGTACAGGCACTGCCGCGGCTTGCCTTCCATGTCGAGGAACGGCGTGGTGCGGATATAAGTCTTCTCGTCCTTGGCCTTGGCCCCCAGTACTTCACGGAACTTGCTGAAGAACTCGTCACCGGAGTAACGGGACAAGTCTGTGAACATGAACTGTTCGTCGTGGTCCCAGTCGATGTCGGTCAGTTCGCTGAACTGGTCGCTGATTTGTTTGTAACGCGACGTTGGGTCGAGGGTACCCTCGGTGTCGTAAGTGATGCCGTCAGAGCGCGGCATGGCACGACGCACCATGACCGTAAAGAACACACCGATAGCCGACTTAAAGTTGTTCGGACGGGAAGCGATCCCCGTCAAAGGACCCAAGCCACCGTTCAGCACCTGTTCGCCACGTTTGCCGGTCTCGTACTTACCGGTCGGAATATCAAACATGCAACCCACGTTGATCGATGGACGAAACGCCGGTCGTTGGAACGATTTGTTGAACATGAGCAGTTCCCTTTTAATGTATATGACTATCAATTGATAATGATTAAGCGTAATTTTATGTTAATGAATTCTTAGCCCTTACGAGGACCGCCCCATGAAAGGTTTCAAAAAGTACCAGACCCCTGACACAGCCGCCCTGGAAGCGCACGAGGCTTCGCTCACGCCCGTTGACCGGTTCAACCGTGACATGGCTAACCTGCGCAGCGACGCCACCTCCATCGTCTCTGTGGAAGGTTGGTTCTCGGACCATGGTGCACGCCTGACCATCTCGATCAAGGAAGCGTTCCGTTCGTTGACCACGTACAACTTCCCCGTGTTCGAACCGCTCAACCCGTCGCAGATGAAAACCATCGTGCAAGGCATCAAGTACACCGCGGTGGACGACCAGATGATGCCACAACCGGCTGGCCTCTGTGCCCGGTACAAAGAGTACCTGGAACTGCTGGAGAAGCTCACGCCGATTGCCACCAACTTGATTGCGGACATTATCGAACCGTCGATCAAGCGTTTCGGTCATTACCTGTCAGTCCCGGACGAACGTGGCGACACCCGCGACTTCATGTACGGCGTGGACACCACTGTGGACGCCGAAGCGATCTTCCGTTCGAACATGTCCAAGGTCATGGTGCAGGGGAACCACGAAGCGGCGTCGCAGTTCGGTAACCTGTTCGATTCGATGAATGATTTCGTTGCGTGTGAAACGCTGATGGTGAAACTCGTGGACTCTTACAGCACCGCCAGCCCAGACCGCGTACAACACGCTGTGGGGCGCATGCAACTGACCGCCACAGCATTGATCCAACGACTGGAGCGTGACGACTCAGGCGCCTCTCGTGAGTTCGTGGCGATGGTGGCGGAAGAACTGGAGCGTGTTGCCCGGTACCTGCAACTGTATTCGCTGATCACCACCAAGGTCATCGAAGCCAACAACGTGCTGGCCAGCATCGAACAGAAACTGCGCGACCTGTAACGCCATAAAAGCCCACTCCTTGCGGGGTGGGCTTTATGCTGCATCGATTAACTGGCCTGGCTGCGCTCCGTGGCGCAGTACGTGTAAAGTGCACGGAGTTCTTCCATGTACGCATTCGGGTCGGTATATTTCAGCCAGCATGGCGTCAGCAGTTCGATCCGTCGAAAGAACTTATCCGACGGAGTAACTACATTGGCCTCATTGGGCACCGAGTTCCATACATGAACCCCAAAGAGCGTGGGGAACCGCAGGACGGATGTGTCTTTGCAAAGCTTGAACGTGGAGTTGAAACGATCCAACTCACACAGATCGTCTTCAGAACACAGACGCCATTTGGCATGAAGGACAGCCATGACGCACATCCTTTTGAACTCCGCATCCACTTTCGTCCAGACGTATGTCCAGAGTCGAGAGAAAGGAGCCAATAAAATGGACTTAATCTTCATGGGATACCTGCTTCTTCGGTAGGATGAATTGTGTGTACGGTGAAGCGTAGATGGCAGAACCATCATCCGACGTAAACACAATCGAGTACGAGTATGCGATTGGACCCGTTGCAGTCACCAACAGTGTCACCTTGTTGCCGGCCGTTCCGATGCGTGCCAACTGATTCCGTGTTGGGATGTCGATACTCAGAACCAAACGCAGTTTGAGATCGTGTCCTTTGTGCACGACAGGGATTTCGATGGCCGCGGTGCTGCTGGTGATGGTTTTGAGCAAACGGGAGATTGTTTTCTTACCTTCAGTAACCGTTTCAAAGAAACTGTCGGTAACATCTAAAACATCCACCGACTCTCCGGTTTCCCCACTCATAAACTCATCCAACTGTCGACGCAGTATCCCGAAGGTACTTAACGCCTCGTGGGCAAGCCGTGGTGGGTCGAGAGTCCGACTAACGAGCGTAAAATCTGGAGTTGCCAGCACTTTGATTTCGTCGAAACGCTGCAAAGCGTCCAACCCCATGGTCTCGATCTTCTGTCGCACATTCTTGTTGTACACAGTGGATAAGTTGAGAATCCCCAACTGATCGAGTTCCGAAGCGTACGTGCTGTTGTGTAACGCAATGACGTCTTCCAGATAAGGTTCCGCAGCCAAAGGTTTAAACACACCGAACGTGGCATCCGAGATGCGACGCCCATGCAACAAGTCAGCCTTCATCAACTTGTCGACTTTTGTATCCCGTGGCTTGCTGCCGTAGTTGTGCGACCGGCCGAGGTTGTACATGTGATAGTAACCGTCAAATGTAGGCCCCTGGGTGACCGAGAACATCAACCGACTCTCCAACATCAGTGGGTGCACTGGTGTCTTCTTGAGTTTCTCGACGCTGTCAGCCTCCAACTGCACTTCCTTGGGCACCGCTGTTTTCGTGCCGCCACCCAAGACGGAGTTTTCGTCTGCTTTGTCGTTACCTAAATCGCCGGAGTGGCCTTTGACCCATTGCAGCTCCAGTGGCCGATTGGAATCGGTCCATTGGTTCTTCAGGCCCAGTAACTTTTCCCAATACCCTCTGTTCGCTACAGGGTTACCGTCCGCCTTGATCCAACCGTTCTTGATCCATTTTTGAACGTACCCCGTCAGTCCTTTACGGACATATTCAGAATCCATCAGAAATGTCAAGGCCTTGGCTTCACTCTTCTGAGCGATCTCAAACCCGTTGATCACAGCTGACAGTTCTGCGGTGTTGTTGGTGGGTGAGTCCAGCACCGCGCCGTAAGCGTCGATGTAGTTGATCACCGTGCACGTTTCGTCGGCAGGCACGTCTTTGTACCCACTCGAGGTGGGCTGCTGCTTCTGTGGCAACCGCGTCTTCATGGACACGTCCGTGTAGGTGTAACCGTGGACGCCCCAACCCGCCTTGTTCTGACGGAAGCTACCGTCAGTGTACAGTACGATCCCGTCGGCCATAATTCTCATCCCCAAAAGTTTTTACCCAATACTGACTAGATAATTAGCTAGTGGAGTATAAAGAAACCTGTAGCGTGTTATGTTAAGTGTGTACCGCAGGGTTCACCTCACTCGCCGTGGACGGGTGGGAGCTTCGCCAGCTGCTGGACGGCAACGCATTGGTGGCGGAGAACTACTACTTCGGCCTTGAGGGCCAAATGCTCCGTAAACAACGCAAGGAACAACCACAGCATAACGAGAACCAATCCACCCATGACCGTCAAGTGTTTGTTTTCCCATACGACTTCTCGCACGGTCCGATCACCAAAGATCGCCCGTTTAAGCCAAGGCCAAATTAAGAAGATGGCTTTCATAGTCAAACTGAACATGTTAACCTCGATTCAGTTAGGAAACTATGCCTACCCACTAAACAGCAAGCCTTGTGAGCGTACCAATGTGGCAGACAACAAACCCATGATCGCCTCATAGGAGAGATCACTATACTGTGACTTTATATTAACCACAAGTAGTGTGCTTGATTTTATAGATGGAACACCATCGCGTGCTACTTATGAGGAACGCAACATGTACAATTTGAAAGGCTTTTATAGCTTCCCAACGCTGGTGAACAACGCTCCGGACCAGGTCGCCAAGTTCGGGGAGTTGAGTGACAACTCCAAGACCTATGCAAAAGACAAAACGTACTATTCTGGTCAGTCAACCCCAGACACAATCCTAATCGCGTTCCATAGTGTTAGGGATGAAGTGGCGGTCTCTGTGAAGGGTTTGTACTCGGACTGGTGCCTAAAGGTGGGCCAGTACATTTACGCACAGGCCGTGGCGGGCACCATCACCAACGATCCGGCGGTGTTGCGCCAGATGGTGATGGCCGAGTTCGCCGATGTGCTGACCTCGTTCGACAGCGGTGCGATCCTCGACGACGGCAACCACAAAATGCCGGAGTGGGTCGAGTTGGTGTTCAACAACCCCACCGCGGCCGAACTCAACCGGGTCAACCTGTGGCTGGTGGACGAAAGCTTCGCGGCACAGTACGACGAGTACTTCATCGAGATCGTGCACCCGATCATCCCGTTCAACGACTTCTTCAAAGACCCGCTGGCGGTGCGTGAGTCGCTGCGTGCGTACGACATGGTGGAGAAGCTGGAAGAGGTGCAAGCCAAACGGGCCCAGTACCCGTACACCTTCCAACAGGCCTTCCGTTTCGATTACCACAACCCCCAGGACGCCACGTTCACTGAGCCGGCGTACTGGATCGCGTTGATCTACGGCCAAGCGGGCAACAACCCCGACATCATCAAGGACGAGATCGCCAAAGAACTGATCGCGGGCAGCACCCACGTGCGGGAGGACTGGGAAGTTATCCTCCCCGACCTGTTTCTGACCACGGAGTTTATCTTCACCCCGTTCTGGCACCAGTACTCTGCCCCGCAGCGGGACTTCCGCGCCGGGATCTACAGTCCGATCATGGACCCCCGGTTGTTGTTGCCGTTGGTGAAAGCCGCGGTGAACGGCCCAGGGTATTCCCCGGTGTGGATCGAGGCCAAGTACGAGCTCGCGTCCAACATTTACAAATCGCTGGCGTTCGCGTCGGTGGGCAACCCACAGAACCGGGAAGGGATCACCCAGTTCTCGCAGAAGTTCCCGGACTACATGTTGGTCACCAACGATTCGGATGACTTCAACCGCATGGACCCGGTGACCCGTGAATGGTACGCCCTGTTCTCTCGCCTGATTGTGATCGCAGAAACCATGGACCGTTACAGCTCGGTGCCGGTCGGCATTGCGCGCATGGTCCGCAACGGGGTGATCTACGCCACGGCGTTCTTCAAGAACGTCAACTACATGGTGGTCACCAAACACTCCGTGGAAGCGTTGATTTAAATCCAGTGGGGGTTTTCGAACCCCCATTGTTGAGGGAGGTACCATGTCCAGAACATTTACACTGTTGCTCGCTGAGAACCCCACGGGGGCAAACCCTTTAACCGGACTGTACCTGGCCTTGACGCGAGAACACCCGGCCTTGGGGCTGACCTTGGAGAACTCCCGGATCCTTTCGGTGCAACCGGCCGCCACTGCCCCCCGTCCGTGGCGCACCCGACTATTAATAGAAAAGGACCGTAACCCGGAGCTCCGTTACGAATTCTTTTATGACCGGTTTTCCCTTACCGAGTTGCTGGCCCCGTGGGTGCCGTCACCGGCCGACATCATTGCGATGCAGAACAAAACCACGTCCAAGGACTTGATTGACTGGATCAACGTGAAACGCGGTTTGAACATGACGGCGGCGGACGTGTGGTTGTCGATTAACTCCATCGAGTACGCCGGTGGGACGGTAACCCCCAATTTTTGGATTCGTCGCGTGGACTCGTCGATTTGGTTTGCGTACGGTAAGTTTTTGCCGTTGCATTAAAACGACTATTGTGCCCAATCTCATGAACATTCTAACTTTCCCGTAACGAGTATTCTTTATGGCACTCATGATTCCACCGATTGGGACCAAAGGGAGGTGGCAGCTCAAAGCGCCCTTTACGACCCAGGTAGGTGTGCTGTACACCTGTGGGGCGGCGCGGTTCTTCAATGACCTCGAAAACCAAGGGGTGGACGTTTACGAGCTGTGTTACAAACCGTTCCAGATTCCCGAGTCCGTCTTTTCCGCTGACCGGGCGTCCGGGCAAGTTATCCTCACGCTGATGTCCGACACGCTGGCGCCGCTGTACGTGCCCACCAGTTATGTCCTGTCCCCTCCGGACCTGTCGTCGTACCCGCTCCAGCACGTGATCATCTCGGCATCGTGTGGGCCCTTGTCGACCTTCACCGACTTGACGTTCATGAAGCAACAGGTGGCCACGGTCATTTCTGATGTGTTGGGGGTTATCCCCACGATTAACCTTGGGGTGGTGCCATTGAGCACGACCTTAACCCCCACTGAATACGCCACGATGGAAGCGGCCCGGGAAGCGTTGATTGCCAACCGCACCACCGATCATGCACGGTTATTGGAGATGACCCGGCAACGGGACACTGCGGTTCAGCAGAACATCATCCTGACCAAAATCATCAAAGACCACGGATTGATTCCGTAAATAACCCTATGTGTTTCCTTTAGACCCAATGGAGCTACCCCATGCGCTTTAACTCTACCAAACTGATTGCCGCGTTGGAAAACCTGGGCACCAATGCTGCCCCGACCGGTGACGTTGCTGCCAACCTGAAAAACGAAACCACCGTGGAAGACGAAATCCAAGCCGTGGTCGGCGCTGACGCCGGTGTAACCGCCAGCCCAGCAGGCACCACCACCGAACTCGGTCCAAAGAACAACGGCGAAGGCAACGCAGAACCGGCTCCTCAAGAACCGGCCAAACCGAGCGTCCTGCCGCAAGACGGCGTGGACCAAGGCGACGTGGAAGGTGCCGTGGCCGGCGTGGCTGACACCGTGGTGGTCAAAGACGCCATCGACCCAGCCAAACCGGCGACCGAGAACATCGTCGAGAACGAAGGCGAATCGACCATCCCGTCGCAAACCGTGGAAGCCGACACTGCGCCGGAAGACATCGACGCTGCGGTGGACGCCATCACTGACTCCGGTATTGGTGCTCGCTCCGACGAGTTCCTCGAAGAATCCGACGGCGTGGCCGACGACCTGGAACGTTTCGAATCCGTAGCAGCTGCGCTGGAACGTTACCAAGCGGTCGTGGGCAAGGCCATTGCGGACAAAGGTTTCATCTCGGCAGAAACCGCTGAAACCATCCGCATCGGCCTGGAAGCGTTCTCGATGGACCTGTTCGGTCAGAAACACGCCCCGACCGTGCCGTCCAACGAAGGCTTCACTTCGCCGGTGGACCGCATCGTGGTCTCCAACGAACTGCTGGAAAACCTGCAGAAAGGTGCTGCCCAAGTGGGTGCCGTGGCCAAAGAAGCCTTGGCCAAACTGATCCAGCTGATCCTCGACGCTTGGGCAGCTTTCACCCAAGACGCCGGCAAGCTGAAAGAGCGCCTGGACGCACTGGACGCCAAAGCCGGTACCGTGGGCAAAGCCAACAAAGACAAGATCGCCATCAAAGGCGCAGCGCGTCTGACCATTGGCGGCGAGTTCTCGGCGAAGAACACCCAAGGCCTGAAGAACCTGAAAGAAGTGGCCACCGAACTGTTGGTGACCTGGCCGGGCAGCTTCCAGAAAACGCTGACCGACATCATGGCTGCTGCCAAGGCCGGCGACAACACCAGCTTCCAGACCAAACTGGCCCAAGCGTTGAAAGCCAACGTGTCGGGTACGTTCAAAACAGCCAAACCGATTCCAGACGCCCAAGCCTCCTCGGCCATGAGTGACTACGACCTGGTCTACCGTTCCGCGATCCTGCCGGGTGACTACGCGTTGTTCGTGGGCATCAACGAGAACGCTGAAGCGGGTGACGACACCGTGGCGATGTTGCAACAAGGCGGCAAAGCCTTGAACATCGACTTCAGCCGGATCGACGGTGCGTCGGCTCAGGAACAAGGCGAGTTCGTCGTGGACGTGCCGAACCCAGCTGAAATGAAAGGCATGGTGAAAGCCCTGCGTGAAATCGTGGACGGTGTGATCGAAAACCAGCAAGGCCGCGAGAAGTACAAGGCGCTGGCCAAAGGCATGTCGACCATGGGCACCGGTCTGAAAATCGAAGGCTTCCTGCGCAGCAACGAAGACGTCACCGCCATGGGCAACCTGTATCAGTCGATCGCCAAACACGGCATTGCACAGAACCGTCCGTTCCTGGGCTACCTGTTCAACACCGTGAAAGCACACATCGCCGTGCTGGAAGCGTTCGTCGGTCACCACGAAGCACCTGCCGAGGCGTAACTCATGATGTCCATCAAACAGTTTAACCGAGATGTGGATCGGGACATGGAGCGGTTGGCCAAGTACTCGGCCAGTCTGGAGCAGTACATTCGGTTGCTGGATGGACGCGATGAGATTGGAGGTGACGTGGCAAAAACCATGCTCATCTCCATTGAGAGCATTGACCCTCAGTTTGACGTTGCACAAACTGGGATGATCACACTGAGGGCTTTGAAGGCAGGTTTGAAAGAAGCTGCCCGTATCGCCCGGGAAATGATCCGGTACGTGTACGAAACCCTCAGTTCTCTCTACGTCAAGTTCACTGGCAGCACCGCCCGTGTCCGCAAGACACAAATCGGGCTGACCAAACGGTTTTCCAAACTGAACTCCCGTGCCACTTCGGGGAGCATCACGGTTTCGGGCCTGCAACGCTTGTCGATTAATGGCGAGTTTGTCGGGTCGGAGCTGTCCAACCTGAGTGACATCGCCGCGATCACGGATTACGTGCTGAACGTGTATCCGAAAGCCGTGGTGGGGATTGCCCGGGACAGCAGCCGTCGGATGTTGAACCTGGTGGCCAATAACCCTGGGGACGACGTGGCTGCGAAAGGGGCCCAAGAGTTTGCCACCGCCATGCGCCAGCACTTTGTGCGTCCGAAAGGGGCCGTGGCCATGTCTGGGCGTGAAATGGGCCAAGAAGGGTTGGACCGTTCAACGATCTTGCCGGGGAACTACGCGTTTGTGTACACCCCGCCAGAAGAAGTCGTGGAACGCTGCGAAGCCAACGAGGACTCGCAGAACGCCATCCGCAAAGCCTTGATCATGTCTTTCTCGGAACTGCAGCTGGCCACCATGGACCGCTCGGAACGCGAGATTGCTGTGCCGCCGGTGATGCAACTCGGGAAACTGTTGGACGCCATCGCGGCGATCCTGGCCCTCACTGACAAAGTGAAAGTCGGGGAAACCAGTTTCGTGTCGGTGAAGCACGTGGTGGACGACGCCATCCGTCAGATTGCCGAGAGCAACCAAGCGACCGGTAAGAACGACAACCAACTCATCCACATGCTGGGGGAGATCTCCAAAAAACTGCAGGAGCCGCAAGGTTACTACATGCATTGGTTGGCGGTGACGTTGAACATCTACCTGGCTTTCATCGGTCAGTGCATCACGCACTACGAGAACGAAGGCCTGTAACGACATAGAGCCCCTCCCGTCAGGAAGGGGCCTTTATGCCGCGTTACGCAGAACAGCTCACCGCCGGGTTGCCAGTGGCGACGTGGTTACAGCTTGCTCGGTGCCCCGCCAACACCACTGGGACGCCGTCTACCGTGAGTTTGGCTGAGCCTTGAACCATAGTAGCCCCGACATGAGGACCCGGTCCGTGGGACGCGATGGGTGAGCCCAACGTAGCCGCTGGTTGACCCTTCACGATGAGCTTGGTTTGGATGGGAAGAATCACACCCCCTGCGGTGCTGATGTTCCCTTGTGCAATGCCGGTCATGGGTGGGTTCCTTAGATGATGGCAAACGTACCGCAGACGAAACTGACTTGGGCCGCTTCGACTTTATACGAGGAGGCCGTGACTTGCCGGGTGCTGGTGGTGTGTTTCGAGTTGGTGGAAGTCACCGTGTCGTTGGTGGTCTTCAACGTGTACGCGTCAGGGGTGAGTTTCATCACCGTTCCCCCCACCTTGAGTTGGATGTACTGGGCGGCGTCCATTTCAATGAACTGGCGTTCGATCTTGATGTACGTCCCGTCGGCGTTCTTCAGTTGCAACCGGTTATCCGCGGAAACGATCTCGAACTCGTTGTCGATGTCGTCCTTGAGGGTGAACTCCGATTGCCCGGTGTTGATTTGGAAGGTCCACGCGTGCGGTTCGCCGTTGGCTTTCGACGTGGCGATGGTGACGTGCTTGTCGTGGCCGGACATTTGGAAGATGTAGGCTTTGCTGAAGTCCATACCGTGCCCTTTGATGTCGGGGGTGGCCCCTACCATCCAGATCACCGACTCGAGGCTGCGTAAGCCGTTACGGAGCCCTAGGCACCGCCAAAAGTACTTATCGCCGTCGCTCATCTGCCAGACTTCCACCAGTTCCCCCCGAACCATGTCGGGTGGGGTGACTCGGTTGTCTTCGGACGGCAGCCATTCCATGATCAACCCGGCTTCGGTGGTGGCCTTGACGTTGTACTCTTTGCCTTCTTTGTCCGTGCCCTTGAGAACCTTGGTTTGAGGGTTGTAGGCAGTCTCCCCGTCTAGGGCGGACGAGTCCTCTACTTTGATCACGTTGCATTGGCGCTCACCGCGCGGTTTCATCTCATGGACTAAGCCAATTGACACGAGTTTGAATTCAGAAGTTTCCATGGGTACCGTTCCGGGCTAAATCTACTGGAGTGGTTAAGTCTATAGGGTAAAGGGTACACGTCTAAAAGGGCTTTATTATGTTTATCATGTTGCTGTGTTTGAAGAAGTACAAGCGTTTAATGCTGTCTAACATTCAAACATTCGAATGGACTCCCTCTAAGAACCTGATGATCGTAATAGGGCGTAATGGATCGGGCAAGTCATCGGTCATTGACCAAATGACCCCACTCCCACCAAAGCACTTTGCGTTCAAGGTTGGGGGGTCGAAAACCTTCCATTGCTTGCACAACGAATCCGTTTACCAGCTGCATTCGGTGTACAACCGCGGGACGGGGGAACATTCGTTTATCCGCGATGGGGTGGAGTTGAACCCAGGCGGTACATTTGCGGTGCAGGAAGAGCTCTGCTGGCAAGAGTTCCGCATGAACACCGAAATCAAACAGCTCATGACCGGGCAGCATCGATTCACCAACTTCACCACCGCGAAACGCCGTGAGTGGTTGACCCGGATGTCGCCGGTGGACCTGGGCTACGCGTTCAACGTGTACAACCGCACCAAAACCGCGCACCGCGATAAACTCGGGCAGATCAAAGAGACCACCCGGGAACTCAGCACCAAGAACCACGATTTGCTCGACGACGCACAGATGTCTCAGATGCGCAGTGAGACTGATCGCTTGGTAGGCCGGCTCAACCGGTTGTTCCAAGACCGTCAGAACAACGTGCAGCAACAGTTCCGCACCCCAGAAGCGGCAAAAGCGGAATTAGAAGCCCTCGTGGCCGATGCACACACGCTGCTGCGCCAGTATCCCCGTCTGACAGGCTCTGTACGCGTTTCTGGGCGCGATGAACACCGATCTCTGATCAGTGAGCAGGTAGCGGAGTACACCGGCGTACAGCACGTTGTAGACCGTCTGATAGAAGAGCTGGAAAGCTTACTCAACACCAACACCCAAACCGCCGAGCGGATTACCCCGGCAGAATTACAGGCTTTGAAGGATGAACACACGGAACACCTGCGGCACGCGGAACAGCACGCCGAGTACAGTCAGCGTTATGCTGGGCAATTCCCTCTCATCGCTTTCGATATTAGCGGTGATCCACTTGGTAAGCTGGATGCACTCTTTAGTCGTTGGCACGCCGTAGCGACGTCGATCCCGGACAACGCCGATGGCTGGATGAACTCCGCCGACGCGCAAGTGAACCGGGCGCGGCTGCATGAACTGCGGGACAAACGCAAAACCTTGGACGGGATGCACACCACGGTCTCTCGTCGGATCGCCACGCTGAAAGGCTGTGAACACGTCAAGTGCCCGAATTGCCAGCACACCTTCCGACCAGGGGTGGAACCGGAAGAGCAGTCGGGGTTGGAAACCAAGCAAGCTCGCTTAGCCGATGCCTTGGACCAAACCGACGTGGAACTGAAAGCTTTGGAGGAATACATGGAGGCGTACCAGACCTACTCGGGTCACGTGTACAACTTTGTGCAGATCACCAAGGACTTCTCCCAGTTCCAGGACCTGTGGGATTACTGCGGGGGTGAGTCAATCATGTACCGCAGCCCAAGGCTCCATGTCACAGACATGTTGGATTGGCACGCGGCCATGCGCGAGTACGCTCAGTCGAAACTGCGCTTGGCTCGGGCTAACGTACTGGAGCAGCGCCTGCAGCAGATCGCGGAGATTGACCAAGACGCCGTCGGGTACATGCGGGAACGGGCTCAACGGTTGGAAGCCGAGATCAACACCCGCTCGCTGTTCATCAACGACAAACGCAGGGAGAACCAAGCCTACGCCGATTCTGGGTTGCAGGTGGAGGCGTTCCTCGAAGCGGCGGAACGGTTGTTCGACCGGTACGAACGCTTGCAGGGTAAATTGAAAGCCCACGCGGAATGGCTGTTGGACAAAGCCTACGAGGAAGAGATCAACGTGACCCAGGTGCGGTTGTCGCACACCCAACGGACGCTGCACGAACTGGAGAAACGGGAAACCACGATCCGGGCCATGGAAGAGACCGTGCTGCACGCATCCGAAGCCCACGCGGACTTGACGCTGCTGGTGAAAGCCTTAGCGCCAACCGGGGGGTTGATCGGAACGTACATGATGGGCTTCATGCAAGGGGTCTGTGGGCTGGTGAACGCGATCATCGACAACGTGTGGTCGCACAAACTGGAGGTGTTGCCGTCCAAGCTCACCAAAGACGAACTGGATTACAACTTCCCCCTGTCCGTGAACAACGGTGCCGTGATCACGGATGACATTGCAGACGGTTCCGACTCCCAAGTCGCCATCGTGAACTTTGCCTTCCGGTTGGCCGTGTTGAAGTTCTTGGGTTACAACGACTACCCGCTGTATCTGGACGAGTTCGGGCGTGACTTCGACGAACAACACCGCACCAACGTCGTGCCGTTCATTTCGAGTTTCATCGAGATGGGCACGTACAAACAAATCTTCTACATCTCTCACTTTGAATCCATCCACGGAGCCTTCAATACTGCAGAGTTTGTAGTGCTGGATCCGACCAACTGCGTGGTGCCTGACGTTTACAACAAAAACGTAACGCTCGGGTAAACGAAAGGATTGAGAAATGAAAGAGTTTTGGAAACGCCATGGTAACAAGTTCAAAGTCGCTGGGACTATTGCACTCGGCGTAGTCACACTGGGAGGGGCTGTCGCGTTGGCCCTTCCAGCAATCTTTGCCAACGATCTAGGAGACACCGACGTGAGCTTTCTTCCAGATGATTTGCAAACCCTGCTGAATGCAGCGGACAAAGAAATGCAGGACGACATCGCCCTGTTGATCACTGACCTGAAAGAAGATGGCACGGCGGATTCTTTGATCCTGGATTGCATCCGCCACATGCTGTCCGATGAACCCCCGGTTAGTTAATTGCATTGAAACGATTTAAAAGACTATATCACTTCTGCGCAATTACTATCAATTGTAACTCCTCAAAAGGTATAACTCAATGTTCAAAGCAATCGGTTCTTTCCTGTCCCGCAACCGTATCGCCCTCCTGTCCGGCACTGGCCTGACCCTGGCTACCATCGGTGCGGTGTGCCTGTACAACTCGCAGTCGGCTGAGCCTACCGATCCGGAAGGCATTGCCAACGCTGCGGAACTGGACGATGCCAGCAGCACCGGCCCAATCGTGGTGGATGCCCACGTGGAAACCCTGGGTGACGAAGCCGTCAACTGATCGAACCGCTACGGCCTTCCCTTCGGGGAAGGCTTTATGCCGTGCTTTACAAAAGGAACACTCCAATGTTGTTTGAACTCAAACTCGCTGACATGCCGAACGCCAGTTACCGCTGGCAACAGGTGGCTATCATGTTGTTGCAGGACCGAGCCGAGATCCTGAAGGGTGAACTGCCGGTGGAGGTCGCACCAAAGTTCCCGCCGATGAATGACTTCACGGTCGAGTACGAATGGCAGACCCGCACCTTCACCCTCAAGTGGCCGTTCGTACCTGGCAACTTCCTGGTGGTGCAGGCCACCGAAGACAATGTTAACGCGGTGCCTGGTACCGACGTCAGCAGCCAAAAGAAGTACCACACATACCTGTTGCTGGTACTCCGTCACATCTTCGAACAAGCCCTGTTGCGTGACATGGGGCTTACTTCTTACACCGCGTCCCGACTTTAAGGAATACACATGAACCGTTTTACTAAGTGGTGCGAGAAACACGTAGGTGAGATTGCCATTGCCTCGGTGGCGGTGATCTGGGTTGGTGGGTTGATTGCGATCTCCCGCAACCTCAGCAGTCCCTCTTACGACGCGGCCAGTGCCACCGGTGCACCGGACCTGGAAGACATGGACTGGGCGCCGCACGAACCCACCCGTCCGCAAGACGTCTCGATTAACACTGGAGAGTTTGATTACTCCAACCTCGAGAACAATGATCACATCACCAATTCCCTGAGACTCGTCAATGCCTGTGTGGCAGGTGACCGAGATTCGGAGTGGGCTATGCCAATCGTTCAGGATTGGTTAGCACAGGTGAAGTGATCGACGACATAAGCCCAGCCCCGAAAGGAGCTGGGCACAGTGTTTTCTTTTTTGGGTTATTCGTCATCGTCTTCCGTGGCGAACATCTGGTCCATCCGCGCGTTGAACTCGTCCACGGTTTCTGAGATAACCCCCATCACGGTTTCGCCTTCTGCGTGGGTGATGCCCACGAACAGGTCGGCGGGTGGTTCTTCCATGACCCGGTCTTCGGACAGCAGCGCAGGGTCGCGAATGAACGGGGACTGGTTCATCTGGTTGCGGATCATCAGGGCCATGGCCGATGCAATCTCGGCGTTCGATCCGCCTTGGTTGGAGTCAATCAGGTTCTTCTGTTTCTGCAGGGCGGTCTTGTCCATCTCACCCAAGGTTTTGAGCAACAGCTCCACCCCATCTTTGTCGGTTGGGACGCCCTCGGCGATTTGGCGATGCGCCATCTCCATCCGGATGCGCTGGCCGAAGTTCAGAATGTTTTCGTATTCCAGGTCCTCATCGGAAATGAACATGGGTTCTCTGGAAGGGAGCGGGGGTGGCAATAGTGCGCTCATTGTAATAACCTCAGGCGAAATGTACATGACAGCCAAACCATATGCTACGGCTATCTAACGTAATGGAGACTATATAATGTTTAAGAAACTGCGGGGTTTGTTCAGCAAAGTCACGAGTTTGACGAAGAAAGAAACCTACATGCAACAACTGGAGTTCTTCGACAACGAAGCCCTGAAAGCAGAAGCCCTCCCTACGTTGATCCTGAACTTCATGCGCAGCGTGGACATCACCGCGATCACGGCGTTGACGCCGCGGGACCTGATGGGCATTCGGGTGGAAACCCGGCACGCCACGTTTGGGGCGATTGCCATGTTGCTGGAAGAAGCCAACAACGCCATTGCTAACGGGGCGGACGACACCATCATCCGCCTCTGCAAAGAAGCGTTCCATGACCGCAAGGACATGTACCTCGACGAGTACTTCGTGGTAGACGGGTTGCCGATCGAACCGAAGCGGGCCATTGCGAAACTTCAGGTGCTGTTGTCGGTGCAGGACACGCTGTTGAAAGCCCAAGAAACCACTTACTACGCCCGTCAACTGAATCGGGTGTATTACGACCTGTTGGTGCTGTTGCGCACCTTGGTCGAACACATGGGAGAGCGCCATGACGTAACCACGTAAGGTCTTAGACCACAGTACACCGTATGCAACTTAAACCACCGTAGGTGACCAGTAATATGGATTCTGTAAAAGATCTTCTCAATGACCAACTAAAAGGAACGCAGAGAGCCCAAGGGGTGTTGTGTTATCTGTTTCGACAAGTCCTGCTCTGGGAAAAAATGAACACCAAAAAGTGGCAACGCCGCTTGGACTTGTACTTCGAGAAACCGCACAACAAAGCCAACCCTGACAAAGGCAACCTGAACAAAGCCCTCAAATCCGATGACCTCAATTGGACCAGTTTCAAGAAAGCCATCGACTTCCTGAGTCCCTACTCCGCGGTGCTGGACATCGAACTGACCTGGGGTGATGACCGGGTGTCGAAGTACAGCGTCATTGTCGACCCCACGGAAGATGAAACTAACCTGACGGTCAATAACTTTCCTTACAAACACACCGACGTGTTCAAGGGCATGAAAGCACCCAAGTCGTTGATGACCCATTTGTTTCGGCACATCGTGGCCGAAGAAGGCATCGACAAAGACCGCTTTGCTGCCTTGTTCACCCACTGGGCGGCCAACCCCGCCAACGTGATCGGTTTGAAGCCAGAAGAGATTGCCAGCAACGTCAACACGCTGCGGCGGTCAATCACGGACGATAAGATGTCGTGGAACGTGTTCCGTCGTGGGATCAAAACCTTGGGCCCCAAACGCGAGGTGTACACCTTAACCCTCCATTGGACCAATGATCCCAAGATTGAGCCGCGGGTTGTCCAGGCCATCATCACTGACCCTTACTTCACGGTGTAACGAAATGAACTTGATCGAACTGGGCAACAATGCAGGCTCCACCATCAAAGCACTGTTCCACTTCACGGCACCCTCCGAGAAGTACACGTTGACCAACCAGCTGTTTTACACCTGGTACGGGTTGCGCATGTACTTGATCACCGGGTCGAAACACCCTGAGTACCTGGCCGCCACCTCCCTCGAACAAATCAAAGCGGTACGCTCGGGGGAGTGGTCGTTCTTGGACGACTTGGACGATCAGTTGCTGGAGGCGTTGGAACACAACCTGAAACGCTTCCCGTTCCTGGAGTGTTTCCTGAAGGAAGGTGAAACCACGGTCGTGTGGACCACGGAGGGGGATGAGAAGGTCTACCTCAGTTGGAAATCCACCGTGATGAAGCTCATGTACAAAATCAAAGACAGTTGCACCACCGTTTAAGCCAGTAAGTCGTCGTATGGGCCTCCTCCTCACGGGGGAGGCTCTATGCCGCTAATCCTATAGTCTTATTTTTTTGTTTCCTTAGGGAGTTCGTCATGGCCAGCACCGTTGCCCCCTCGTTTTCTTTTATCGGCTTGCCCGAAGACACCCCCGCAATGGTGGACGTCTACAACGAAGTCTCGCCGGAAGTGCGCAGTTCGTTGAAATCCAACATCACCTCGTTCAGCTCTGGGTTGACCGGGGTGTATGAGAAAGCCATTTCCAGCACCAAAAGCATCAAGGACATGCTGCAGAACAACGGCATGGACCTGGCGTCCGCTAAGAGGCGTCTGGAAGGCGCACTGAAAGGTTCTAAGGCCGACATCCTATCCTTGGGTGGGATGTTCGAGAAGACCATCTTGCAGGACCTCATGGGCATTGAGTCGCCGACGGGCGTGTTGTCCAAAGCCAACGGCGCATACAACTCGGTCAAGATGATCACCGAGAACGGCGAACAGATCTTCAAAGGTGACAACTACGGGAAGATGCAATCCATCGTGGGGTTCATGTCGGACATCTCCGGTAACCCGATGCTGAAGATGCTGGACTTGGGGGCGGAAGCCTCGATCCTAAGGGGGGTGATGGAAGAGGTTTCCCAATGGGGTGTTCCGGAATTGATGGACGAAGTGGTCCGTGGGCAATCCCCCGAAGTCACCCGGATCATCATTCAACGCGCTGCCCCAAGAATCGGCTACACCTCCGACGTCGAATCCATCATTCGGTTGATGGAACTGGCTGGGACCTACGTGCCCCCCACCACCGACCCCGTGGCCCCAGGCTATTACATCCCCAACCCCAAACCGCTGGTGGCCGAGACCCCGAACTTTGCCACCCTGATGCTGGCCAACTACACCTTTGTAGAAGGCACCACCCCAGGGGATTACCCAACCCGCCTGACCCGGTTGGTGTACGCCTTGGACCTGCTGAAGCCGGACTGGTTTGAAACCTACCGGGGTGCTGAGAAAGTCTGGAACTTGGGGGTTATCGGCCAAGCGTCGGAACACGCCCAACTGTGCTTCATGACCTCCGCCCTGTATCGTGGCCCTGTCATCACCGCACCGTTCTACACCACCATGCGGGCCCAGGATTTGTTGAAAGAAATGTACCCGGGCATTGCGATCCTGTAAACAGCGCGAGACAACATATTGCCCTCTCCTTCGGGAGAGGGCTTATGCCGTTTCTTTTTTTACCACTTCATGTAGGCAGGACGCGCCGCTTGCACTTTACGTTCCCAACCCAGTGTCGTGATCAAGTCCGAGACGTCGTGCGCCGACGATTCGAGACCGAGGCGCGTTAACTTCCGGGCTTCCTTCTGCGCTTTCCATAGCGTGGCGGGGGTGATTTCCATTTCAAAGCTTTGTTCGGTTTCCACTGCGCCGAAGGATTCCAGTGCGGGGGAGTTGTACTTGTTGGCGGTGAAGATACCGCCTTCGCCCACGAAGTCCCAGGTGGAGATTTCACGGGTGTACTTGATGCCACGCATCATGTCGTCTTGGGTGATCGAGCGCACCGAACAGTAGGTGTTCTGCGACGGGTTGTCCAAAGAGTCTTGGAAGTGCTTCCCGTACGGGCCGTAAGGTTTGGCTTCGGCGATCACCAGCTTGCACGGCTGGCCGTCTTCGTTCACCCCGTCGACCACCGTCAACGCCCGAATGTGCGCGCAGACCCGGTCATCGTCGATTTGACGAATGCGACCGAGGTACTCCGTGTCATTCATGCGGCGACCGTCTTTCCAGAACGGTTCCGGGTGTTTGAATTCCATGTACAGCACGCCCTTGGCCAACCGGCGCATCAGGGGAGTTCCCGGGTTAAACATCGAACAGCCCGAAGGACCGTCGTAGAACATGCCTGCTGAGTTCTTGGTCCCGTAGGACCCCACCACGAGGATGTAGTAACCATCTGCATCGGGGGTCAGAATGCCTTTCTTGCCCGTGCCGGCCAGCATGGTGCAACCCACGCGGACTTGGTTCGGGGTACTGGCTCCAGGGGCAGTGCTTTCAAATCCTCGCGTCTTGCGATAGGGAGCGTTCATGGCATTACGTCCTTAAAAGTTCTTCGATCAACTCAACGTTTTCGCTGGGGTTCACCACGGCCGAAGTGATGCCGTCGTTGAAGTTAGCGCCGTTGAGCTTCGACACGGTGTCCGCGGTGTTCCAGATAACGGACTTAAAGGGAACCGTGACGGGTGGTTTGGTCCAGATGTCCTCGTGGGAAGACAGGATGTGGCGATACAGCCGCGTGAGGTCCGTCGAGTCACGGGTGATGGTGGAGATGATCAGTTCCAGAATCGAACGAGCCCCCAGCGTCACGCCCGCGTGCTCAAAGGCGGTTTCAAACATGTTGGCCGTATCGTAGTAGTTCATGTACCACGGGATGTTCCCCATGGAGACAAACTCGTTATACAGGTAATAAGTGAGGGTGTCGTTGACCACGATGTCCACTGACTTAAAGAGCACATCGCCCCGTTGGAAACTGAAGGCGTAGTACTCATCTTTACCACCACGAATAACTTTCTCGGTACTGCTTGGGACAATCTGCACCATCCCAATCGTGTTATTAACCCCGTAGTACTCACCGTTGAAGATGATCGGGAAGAAGCCGATGGTAAAGACATCACTCCCGAGCACTGCCAAGTTCCGCTCGGTAAACCGAACAGGGATCTCAATGGTGCAAGGAGCGTCGGTGATGACGCTCCCATCTTCTTGCAAGTGCAGGTGACTAAGAACACGTTTAGCATCACGCTTCAACGTGCCCATTTAGTTACGCTCCGAATGCAGCGGGGTCGGTATCGGCGGCTTGAGCACCTTCGGCGAACTGGGTCGCACGGTCAGTGTCCAGCTTGGACTGCAGGTCGTCGTGGAATGCCGCGGCGCCTTCTGGCGTCATTTCCATTTCGTGAGGTTCTTCCGAACCCGGAACTTCACCTACCACGGCCTGTTGCACCGCGTCCGCGACTTCCGGACCGGTAGGTTCCCCCTCGTCATCGTGGTGCGCCGAAGGCACGACCGCTCCGACCGCAATATCTGCCTGGTAAGGCACGATCACGGTTTGGTCTGCCAGCCACACGGCGATCAGCGTGAACAGCGCTTGGGTAGCCAGTTCACGACCGGTGGCGCCTGGGTGCTGTTTGCTGTAGTCGTCCATGTTGCACAGGAATTCCCAATACACGTTGTCGGTGTAGAAGGTGCGGCAGATCAGATACCCGAAGGATTTGAACGGGTTGCGGATGTCGTCTTGGCGCAGGCTGCGCACGGCGTCTTGCACCAGGTTACCCAGGTCCACCACACCCACGGCCTGCAGCGCTTCGTTGGTGGCCGCCACTTCGAGGAAGGCCTTGACCACTTCGGTCCGCGCAGAGCGGTCCGCGTAATCTTGGGCCGCTTGCTTGATCAGTGGGTACACCGACTGCCAGCGGTTCACGAAGTATTCGCCTTTGCCTTCCACGGTGGCCAGGGTCACGTTAGACGGCGACTCCAGCACGGCACCGATGATCGCCTGCACGTCGTTACCAGCGTCCAGCCATGGACCCGCCACGTCGCCGTTCAGCACGATGCGCACACGGCGCTCTTCGATGGCATTGGTCGCTTCCGAACCCAGCACCACCACACCGTCTTGCTTGTCGTCAGCACGGCGCTGGTGCGCACGGGCCAAGTAGAAGCCAAACATTTCGTGCAGCATCTGAATGGCCACTTCCCATTCCGGCAGACCCACGTCTTCCGCCAGGACTTCTTGTGGGTTGTCCAGGAACGCACCAGCAATGAAGTACGCCAAGGTCAGGGGGTCGATCGAACCCGCAGTGTCCATGCCGCGCACGTAACGCAGTTGACCAGGTGCCAAGGCACGGCTGCCGGAGAACAGATCCGCCCAGACTTGTTCGATGGTGGCCGCTGGGATTTTCAAGGCCCAGGAGGTCACTTCTTCCGTGGACAAATGCGCGTTGTTCTCGGCGACCAGTTGAATGATCTCGGCCGCGGAGCGCTTGGCCAGCAGGAACGTCCGGTATTCAGCCCGAGGACTGACGGCGTCGTAACGGGTCAGGTGGTTGGTGAGTTCCGGTGCCGAGTGGATCGCGTCGTAGTTGTAGGTGGTGATGTCCAGGTCCGGCTGCGTGATCACACGGTACCGTTCGGCGAAGTTGCGGGCCATGTCGTCGATGGCCGGCACGATCACGTTCCGGGCGTTGAACTGGAACACGCTCAAACCTTTGGCGGCTTGGTCGAGCAACGATTCGTTTTCTTCAGCGCGCAGTGGAGTGGGTTCTTGGTTGATCTCTTCGAAGTACTCCTCGGTCGCTGCCAGCATCTCGTCACTGACAGGAGTCCGGGTGGACTCAGTGTCGATGTTGTATGAATCCAAATACCGGGCCAGAGGAGACTCAGGGTTACCTACCGTCAGGACGCGACTGGATTCGGTGAGAATCTGTGCGGATGTGCGCACCGCGTCCATAGTTTCAGCGTTGTACATGGGGAACTCCTTAAATGCCTTTCTGGCTTGCAAACCGGGTAGCGATGGCTTGTTTGATATCTTCGATGGTCAGGAACTCACCATTCAGCGTGGTGGCCGAAGCCTCCGCGTTGAGGGCACGGAGAAACAACTCCGTACCGAATTCCACAGCCCCGGACATGACGGTCAGGTTTTGTCCATGTACCACGTTATTACTGAGCTTTTGCATTGCTAGTTCCTCTGAAGACGCCCGCTACATGTTTACCCGCTTCGAGTTGAAGGATGCTGTAGCAAGCAATAATTTTAGGCGACAAGACCATCCGTTCTTCCACGGAAGTGTTGCCGAAGATCAGGCCGATGTCTCGACCGTCTGCCGTTTTGTTGGTACCGACCATGACACGGGAAGCCACGGTTTTCATCTGGTTGCACACCACCGCTTTGTCGCCCGAAACAAACGGAACGTCGTGGTCGATGTAAACCCGAATAACCATGTTCTCCAGCTCAAGGCCTTCCCCACCAGTGCGGAAGTCTTCGTCCACTTCCCCCGTGTAAACGTCCCCGCCGGTTGCAGTAGCAATGGCTAAGCGTTGTTTGTCCGACTCTTTTGCCAGCTTCGCCAAGGAACCTGACATGTCTTCCAGGTCGCCGTGATAGAACACTTCGATCTTGGAGATTTCACCGACCACACCTGAGGTAGGCGAGAAGGCTGACATCCGCATCAGTGCGGCACGGGTCGAATCGTCAAACAGCGTGTTACCGCCGGCTTCGGGGTCTTCGATAATACATAGAATTGACTCCAGGTCTACTTTATCCCCCACCTTGACCACGTCGTAAACATTCTGGTCGAACCGCACGTGAATGTCTTTGACCTTGGTGGTTTGGGTATTCAGCTGACGCGCCACTTCTTCCGAAACCACGGAACCGTCTTCCAACGTGTCCAGGTTATCGCTGAACGCCACGGTGACCATCACCCCGGCCTTCCACAGGACCTGCTTAGGACTCAGGCGGTCTTTGGCAAAGTACTTCTCGTTGTAAGCAACCGAGTCCCCCTTCTGGAACCGCTCCCCAACCACCATGTCCGTGACCAGCGAGTGCGGGTAGTTAGTACCGGCGGCGGAACCGTGACGGGTGCCGAGCTGCCAACCGCGTTCCGAACCGTCCAAGTACTGCACGATGATCCCGTGTTCGGTGATGGACTTCACGATGCCGTCTTGTTCGGCGGTGCCGGCAAACATGTCGCCCGTCCGCTGAGCAACGATGCCTTCCCCACCCGTCCGCAACGGCGTTACCGAATAACCATCCGCGTACACGCCTTGCTGTTGTTGGATGCTGATAAAGGCAATCCGCTTCGAGTCGTCGTTCGTCGACGCTACTGCAAGTTGGGAACAGGTGGATAGCAGCTTACCTGGGCTTTCACTCGCATGATCAAACGGACGACTGTTGTACCGCATGTCGGTGAAGTTAGGGTCTTGGGTCAAGTAAGCGATCACGCCCACGTCACCCGAGTCCACGGTGGACTCCGACACCACACCCAAGTCCGCTTTGTTGTAGATACGGGTACGGGCCACCATCGATTGGGAACCCCGACCACCCGCACCGCGGTACGTCATGGCTTCCTGTTCCCGGATCTGGGCAATCGGGTTGGCGTCTTCAATCGTGGCCACGGTAGGGTCGGCCACAATCCGGCGCCAGATCTCGTGCGGGTCCATCTGAATCTGCACGTCGGTGTTGCGCGCCCGGAAGCGTTTGATCGAGGCGGTCAGTTCGTTGTAGATCGTCCCTGCCATGCGTTCGTAGCCACGGTAACGCATGTAAGCACCATCGACCTCAGACGGACTCCAATCCGTCATCAGCAGCTCCACAGAGCGGTACAGCAACGCTTCGAAGTCCGTCGGTTCGTCCATGGACAACAGGATGCCTTCGGTGATCGGGTCCATCCAGCTTTTATACAGGGACTCGATTTCCCGCAGGTACCGGGTGTTCATGCCCTTGTCTTCCATCAACCGGTAGTACACGTCCTTGCGATCAAAGTCGTAGATGGAGTAGTTCACCAACGACTTGCGGAACTGCAGGAACCCGGCCAGTACCAACGTGGCTTTGTAGTCATTGCGGGAAAACACCAGCTTCTCGTCCATGAAGGTCAAGACGTAGTTGTCCGGACTCAAGGTCAAACGTTCAGCCCGCGCATGACGGGTGTAAGTCACCCCCAAGGTCTCCAGCAGCTTGGTCAACCCGGATTGGTACGCAATCACAAACCCAACCGGCAGGTCTTTGTTGGACACCGACATTACTACCGCTTCAATCGACGCTGTGGTTTGGTCGATCCCGATCAGGTCACAGACGTCCCCCAACGGTTCCAGGTCCCCACCCTTCAACAGGTAGAACTGGGATTTGAAGTCCAGCAAGATAGGGTCTTTGCCAACCGCCCCGACCACCACCATGTCCGGCGTTTCAAACGACGCCACATTAATACCGTAGGTTTTCTCGAAGTGTTCCACCCGGTCCTTGTAACGGAAGTACAAGTTGTACTGGTTACTGCCCAAGGCGCGGAACGCGGAACCCAGCAGGGTGTAGATGCGTGGCAGGTGGTACTCGGACTGGATCAACTCGGCAAACTGCACGTCATGCACGGACAGGTCTTTCTCGTCCATGTTTCGGCTGCGGATTTCCCGGCAGAGCCATTCGTCAAAGTTGTTCGCCGCCAGCTTGGAACGGAACACGAAGGTCTTGTTGTAGTACGAGGTCAGGGCCACCGAGGTCGGGCTGACTTTACGGATCGGCTTGTCCCCGCGTTGCAGGCGTTGACGGTAAGTCACGCCGTTGTAACGGAAGCGGCCGTCGTCGTCGATCACTGGGATCTTGAACATCAACGGCGAGGCTTTACCCCGCACCGGTTTCATGACGATCTTGTGGATTTGATAGTGGTTCATCAAATCCTTGACTTCCGTGACCTTGTAGTCCAGCAACGCCGCACCTTGTTTCTGGGCGGCGACCACGCAGTTCAAGATGTCCTTCGGCAACAGGGTCTTGATGTACTTGCGTTGCATCGGTTGCAGTTTGGACGAAAGCATGGACTTGTCGAACACGGTCTTGCTGTCACGGAACGCAGTGTCTGCCGGAATCTGGTAATCCGACTCTTGGTACTGCATCGCTTCTTCGATCGTGCCTTCCCCAAACGGGTTGGGAATCCGCTGGTACGACTGGGCGTCTTCAATGGCGCGTTCGAACGTGCCGGCCGAGATCAACCCGACCCGGTACATGTCGTGAGCGTCCTTGACCACCGCTTTCAACAGCGGAGGGGCATCACGCACCACCTCAGGCTCTTCCGTCACCCGGAGGACCCGGACTGGGGCCGTGGGTTCGATCGTCCCGTCAGCGCCCTTAGCGGCCGCCAGTTCGTCGGTCTCCACCACCAGTTGGGTTTTGAACAGCTCAGGGTCCGGTGGGGTGTAGGTGGTTTCTTTGAAGTCGAGGTCCATCAGTTCGAGTTCTTCGAACAACGGTGCCACCGCAGTGGGCAGTTCCGCAGACTCCTCTTCTTCTTCATCGTCCCCCGGGGCTTTGGCGTCCGGGAGTTCCGAATGGTCCACCAGTTCTTGTTGGTGTTGGGCAGCGTCCACCGGGTCCAGTTCCAACAGCGTGGAGTTCCCCGCTTTGAACTCGATCATCGCCGCGATCAGCGACAAGAACCGACGTTGCAGCATTTCCCCGTCCAGTCCTTTGGTCTGCGCCGCGATCTCCAGCTTCTCGGCTTCGGTCAACGGGCTCAACTTCAGGTCACGGGGTTTGCCATCGGCCCCCAGCAACACCTCGGCGGTGGCTTCGGGGTTCTTCCGCCATTCATCCAGCTGCCCGAGGTTGATCACGAAGAAACTGCCCTGCACCCGGAACAGCAGGTTGAGCTTCTCGTACGCCTCTGGTGGCACCACCGACATCAACGACGTTTCCCGGCGGTTACCCAGCCAGTTGTAGAGGTCGAGGAGGTTCAGTTGAGAGTCTTGCCCAAAGGCTTGCATAAGCTCCATGGTGAACGCTTCCAGTCCGGCTGCGTCGTTCATCAAGGCTTCCATGGCCACGGCCGGTTGTCCTGACGCCATGCGACGGAACTCGGACAGCGACGGCATGTTCTCCGGCAGGTGCACTTCCACGAACTGGTTCCAGCCGAACCGACGGTGCATGGCAGCCACGTGGGTCCAGAAGGTCCGGTGTTCGTTCGACCAACGGAACCAATGGGCTTTGAACGTGTCCTGGTAACGATACAGGGCTGGCAGCAGGTTGTAGTTGACGATCAATGTGTTCTGCTGGTTCAACGGCAACGCTTGGTCCCGCATCAACGGTTTGAAGAACCGGTTGGTCCGACGGAACTCATTGATCAACAGCGGGGCTTTCAACGCAGTCTGACGAGGGTTGCCTTCGAACGACACCAGCTCCGTCACGTGCTCCAAGTACGTCTTGCCCTGCAGGCGGTTGAACAGGGGGTCGGTTTGCGTAGGGCCACGGGCCGCTTTGTTGTCCACGAAGAAATGGAAGATGGACTCGAGCGGCAGTTCCAGCTTAGCGATGGGAATCAAACGCGGGTTCTGCAGGTTGGCCGCTTGACGCAAGCCGAACGCTTTCAGAAACGGTACTATTTTTAAACGCATGGTTAAACCCTACTTTTAGGTTCGCCGGTCATGTAACGGAGCGTGAGGTTGAGCGTGTGGATGTTCGCACTGAAGGCCAAACCACCACCGGCCTTTATATAAGCAATGCGTGAGTCGAAGAAGGCTTTCGCTTCGGCCACGGCTTCGTCGGAGTACACCAGCAGGATGGACACGGTGTCCCCGTCGAAATCCGCGCCGAGGCTGGACAAATACGCGGGCGAGACCGCCACCGAGTCGTGCCAAGATGCGGGCTTGCCCAGTTCGAACACCGGGAACTCCACGGCCACCGGCAGGGACTCGTCCCGTTCCCAGTTGTCATTGAGCGGGTAGCGCACTTCGCCTTTGACCGTGGTCTTGACGTAAAGCATGATCGGGATCGAGGAGTTGTAGTTCTCCACTGGGTAACGGGTCACGAACCCGGCCGTTTCCCGCCACACGTCCAAGCAACACAGGTAGATCATTTCCCCGTAGGTGATCGGGCGCACGAAGCGACGTTCTTTGTCAGCCGGCAGTTCCGAGATGTCCCGGAGGATGCGGTAGTTGCCAGCATCATCGGCATAAATCAAATACAGGTAATGACCCCCCACAATCACCGGACGGGTACGCTTCTCGGCCACCTCAATCTCGTTGATGGTTTTGTCCACCCCTTTGACCGTGGTCCAGCGGTCGACTTCCTCAGAGTTCAGTTCCACCCATTCCCGCAGCAGGGTTTTCTGGTTGACCAGTTCCACCCGGTTCGACAACCCCCCGAAGATTTCACGCACCGGGGTGTTCTGTTGGATGCCGTGGATAACCTTGGGCAAGATCCCCCGTGCCGACTGGTACAAACCCACCGTGGCGTCGTTGAACCGCACGCGGTGCGCCGAGTCCAGGTCCGCCGAGTTGGTGTCCATCGAGGTCAACACGTTTCGTGTGCCGTTGAAGATCCGACGGGAAGCCCACTTGGCCTGGATGTACCCACCCTTGCCCGACAGCAACCGTTCGTAGTGTTCGTAGATCTCGTTGCAGGTGAACTGCATGGCCACGCGTTTGCGGTCATAGATCGACACGTCGTCATTTGGACCGAAGTGTTCCGGGATGCCTTTGGACTGGTTCAACAAGTACCGATACTTGTCGTTGATTTCGTCCATCGCCGTGCGACCGTCTGCCCCGATCTCTACGTCCCGGAACGCCGCAGGGGACACCAGCATGTCGGTGAGCAAAGCGCGGTGCTTGTACTTTTCAATCAGGTCCAGGCGAATCTTTCGGGCTGAACTTTCAGAGGTCTTGAAGTTGATCTTCTGCCAGTGCTGCAGAAAGAACGTCATGCCCGTTTGGCCTTCGAGTTCTCCCGCGGGGACAAAGTCCTTGGCCGCGTCGTCCCACTTGGCGTAGGCGTGGCCTTGAATCAGCTGTTCGTAAAAACGCTTGAGCTTGATCAGGGTTCGGTAGACCAGGGGGTGCAATACTGAAAGCCCCAAGTGTATGTAACCGAAGTTGGATTCTCGAGCGTTGCTGCCTACCCGTCCAAAGATGCTCACCGAGAACAATCCCTGTTCATGGAAATTCCCACCGAGTCCTTCAAAAATCTCGTGACTGGTGACCTGGCCGAGTAAGGACAACTGGGCCTTGGTGGGGATTAACAAACTAATGTTAAAAGGAGTTAACACCTTTTTCATTGTAGGTACCTCTTAGAGGGTTACGATATGATTATTTAACAGTCGATGGAGTTTCCCATGGCGACCAAAAAGACTAAGTTATTACAGAAAAACTCGGGCATCACGCAACAGATGGCCGTGTTGGACTTGGGGAATATCGACGATATCTTTGGCCCTGATCCCACTGAGAAAAAGAAAGGCCCGTTGCGCCAGTTTGCTGTCGGCATGAAAGGGTCGTTGGTTGATAAGAATAAAGGGAAGACGGTACTGACGTCGTTCTTGCGCAGCATGACCCCGGACGGTATTAACCGGACCTTTGGGGTGATGGACGCCAGCAAGCAGATGTTGACGGACGTAGTGGACGAGATTGAACGGAAGCATCCGGGGGATTTGTCCACCATTGCTAAAGAAGCGCAGTTGGCTATGCCAGCTCTTCAAAGCAAAATTCCCCAGTCTTTGTACGACCGTCTGGATCAAGCTACAATAAGTAAACTTGACCAGTATAAGTACCAACAGGAATCTAGTCGCGACCAACTCAAGATCCGTCAACGGGCTCAGCAACAGGCTGACGAAGACGAAATCCGTGGGGCGATGGACCAGAACACGTTGGTCACCCAGCGCACCCACCAGGAATCGGAACGCAACGCGGACCGTCGCTTTACCCTGGCCCAAGCCGAACGTGGTATCCGCGATCGGGTCTCGGGCAAGCGTTATGACTTCATGTCCCGTGGCATGTCGATGGCCGTCGACGGCATCACCCGGATGGCCAACTACAACGAACAGATCGGTTACAACATCCAGCGCAAACAACTGGAGCTGCAATTCCGTACCTACCAAGCCACCCGGGATTTGCTGCGGGTGTCGGAAGCACAGGTGCAGTTGCACCAGATGGGTTATAAAGCTTTAGTGCGCAACACCGGTACGCCGGAGCACATGAAGTCGTCCATGAAAGAACTGGTCAGCATGGAAATGGCTCAGGGTGCCGCGTCGCGCATCTCGGGGGCGATTGCCAAAGGCCTGCCTGCGTTCTTAGGGACGTACGGCGATCAGATTCGGGGCAACCTCTCGGAGAAAGCCGGCAGCGCCATCAGCGCGTTGTCCATGGCCATGCAAAGCAGCTCGGGCATGAAAAAACAAGCCTGGGACAACCGTTACGAAATGGCCGGGTCATTAGCCGGTGACGGCGTCATGGGGTTCCTCAAGAACTCGGTGGCGCCACGGATAGGGCGTAAGCTCCGTCCGGGTGTGGATAAGTTCTTAGATGCTCGAGGCGGTGGTCAACACCGTGCTTCGTACGCCATCGACAACGCCCCTGCCTTGCTCCAAGAGTGGATGAATAATTCACAGAACCAAACCGGCGCGAAGGGGTTGTTGCAGAAGGCGATGTCGTCCTTTTTGCCCCAATTCCGCTTAGACGATCAGCTCAAGTCCAGCAAGTATCAAACCATTGAGAAACAAGCGACCTGGAACCAACTGGGCCAGCGCACTTTGGTGGACATTATTCCTGGGCTGTTGGCGCGTCAACTGCGGGAACTGACGAACATCCGGACCGGTCGCAGCGATGCCGCCTTGGTGAAGTTTGACATCACCAACGGGAAGTTTTCGGAAGAGGGGGCTGCACTCAAGAACCTGTCGGCTTCGGTGATCGGGCGTCAATCCGCCCGGAACGTGTCCAGCACCATTGACGACACGCTGAACACCTACGACAAAGAAGGCAAGCTATCAGCAGAGGCACGGAAGGTGCTGGGGGCTCGGTTGCTGCGGGACTCGGCCACCAATAAGCGGTTCGACCCTGCGAAGTACAGCCAAGCCAGTGGGTATAAGGACACCCAAGACCGGGGCGTGCAGGAAGAGCTCGCAGGGTTCTTCAAGTCCCAGTTCACTTCGGGGGCCGACGGTAAGATGGAAAACACCGGCGGCAACAACAAGAAGCTGAGTGAGTTCTCCAAAGCGTTCTTGAACGTTCGCGACGTGGCAGCCGATCCGTTTAACGAAATCTCGCGGTTGGTGGAATCGGGGGGCACGGAGTCCTTGCGGATTCTGGGTATCGTCGTCACCGAGAATGGCAACGACCGGATTAACTACGAACGCCTGTGGGAACTCATGCGGGCGGACATTTCTTCGGACAATCCATTTGCCACCAACGAGTCCACGCCAACCGGTGCGGGGTTTGTCGGTCCAATGCCTCAGGGTATGGGCGGGCGCTTCGGGCAGCTGGCGGACAAACTGAAGAACAAGGCCAAGGTGGCCGGGCAGAAAGCTTGGGACGGCTCGGCCGAGTTCCGGGCGGCGTCAGCGGCGCACGCACAAGGCGCTGGGGCTCAGGCTGGGGGTTGGAGTGATCAGTTACGGGCTCACGGGTCTAAAGCCGGGGGTGCCATTGCCGAAGCTTACCGTAAAATCAAGGCCCAGGTCAAAGGTCCCGCCATGGACGCCTACGAACAGGCGCGAGCCACCGTAGGAGAAGCTGCAGCGCACGCTAAAGCGATGGCAGGGGATTTCGGCGACCAGGTTAAAGGTTACGCTCAGGAAGCCCACCAGAAAGCTCAGGTGGCCGCTGGCGGTGCCATGGCCTCTGAAGCGTTCTCCAAGGCAGCGGACGTGTTGCAGGGAGCCAAAGCCAAAGTGTCCGAGTTCGTCATGGACTTGTCTTTGCCCGACACGAACCAGCTGGTGATCCGGGCGACGGATATCCTCAACGGCAACTTGATGGACGTCAAAACCAAAAAGATCATCACCTCGATCAAGGACATCACCGGGGCAGTGATCAACCGTGAAGGCAACTTAGTGTTGTCGGAAATGGAAGCCACTCGTGGGTTGTCCAACTCCGCTGGTCAATTGGTGGTGCGTACCCAACAGGCCGTGGAAGGGGAGTTCATGGAACGGGCTCAAAAGGCCATGGACAATTGGGACCCTACTGCACAGATGTTCGGTCAGACCATCGAAGGGGAATTCTCCCGGACCGATTGGGTCATTCCAGGGCGACGGGAACCGTTGTTGTTAGGACGGGACATCAAAGCCGGCGAGTACTTGGACCAAGCCACGGGCGTAGTCATCCAGAAACTGGATGACATCACCGGGACCATCGTGGATCGTTCCGGGCGCATTGTGGCCACGGCCCAGGACTTGAAAGACGGACTGGTGGACAGTGCCACGGGGAAACTCACCGCGGTCAAAGGGGCAGCGAAAGCGGCCAAGGATTACCTCTTTGGTCCAGGGACTCAGTCACAGAAGCTGACCCGCATGTTGCTGAAAGGTGGGGCCAATGCCGGCGCCATGGCGTGGGGTGGGGTGAAACTCATCACGGATCGTTTGGTCGGTAACCAAGATGGTTACTTGCCCGGCACAGTGGACCCAGCAGTCTCGGCGTATGAACTCCGTCGGGGCCAGTACGCCAACTCGGACGGGGAAGTCCTGATCGACTTCGACAACCTGAAAGGACCGTTGTTCGATCTAAAAGGCAACGTCGTACTCACCGCAGCGCAGATGCCGTTGCTGTTGAACGCCGACGGCAAACCCCATGCCTTGGCCAAGAAATCCAGCATGCTGAAGAAGATGCTGAAAGCCCCGGTCAAAGCTTACTGGAAGATGACCAAGAAGTACTACGGTTGGTTGGGCGGTAAGGCGGGGGCGGCAGGGAAGAAGATGGGGGGTGTGCTGGGCGGATTGGGCGGTAAGCTCATTGACTACGGCAAGTTGGAAACCCCAACCGATCAACTGCTGGGCGGGATCCTCGAAACCTTGGTCAACCGCTTGAACCCACCGGGTCCTCGCAAAGGCAGCTGGCAGGAGAAGATGTCCCGGGCAGCAGAGGCCGAGAAGAACCCTGACGGGACCAAACAAACCAAAGCGGATAAAGCGGACGGGGGGTTTGGGAACCTGATGAAAGGGGGCTTGGGCAAACTCATGGCGAAACTCGGGGGCAAGGATAAAACCGAGGAAGAAGAGGACGATGGCTTTGGGTTGTCTGACGCTGCGGACTTGGCTGATATCAAGGACGGGATCACTGGCGGTCGTCGCCGTAAAGGGAAGCTGCGTAAACCGGTCATGCCGAAGGTTCCGAAAGCTGGCCTGATGGCCCGTGGTGCGGGAGCGGCTTGGTCGGTCGCCAAAGGTACCGCCGCGGTGGCGGGTACGGTCGGGATGTCTGGGATGGCCATGGTCGGTACGGCGCTGGCTTCGGTGGCGTCTGGGTTGTTGGCGGCGCTGACGTCACCGGTCGTGTTGGTAGCAGCCGGTGTGGCGGCAGTAGGTTACGGTGCTTATAAAGGTGCCCAGTACCTGCAAACCCGTGGGGAATTGCGTCAGCTGCGGTTGCTACAGTACGGTGCCGACGCCATGGGCGATCAGAAGAAAGTCCTGGAGCTGGAAGCGTTCCTCGAAGGCACGGTGGACCGGGCCAATGGTTTTGCGATCAAGATCAACAAGGAGTCGTTGCCGAAGGTTGCGGACATCCTCGGGGTTGACATGGACGCGGGCGATCAGGTGCTGCGCATGGCGCGGTGGTTGGACCTGCGCTTCAAACCCGTGTTCACCGCTTGGTTGCAGGGGTTGACGAACATCGGTCAATCGTCGGTGTTGTTGAATGACATCGATGGGAAAATCGATGACGCGTTGAAATACAGCCTGCTGGATTCGGTGTCGTCCTTGGACGGTAGCAATTCCCCGTACCAGTACCGGATGAACCCGTTCGGTGATGAAGACGACCTGGAAGACCTGACCCCTAAGATCAAGGAGATGCTCGCCGCGTTGAAAGCGCAGTACAAACTCAAAGCCAAAGACCCCTCTGGGGCGGCCTCGGGCGTGGTGACCACCACCGCCATGGCGGGCGCTGGTGCCAAAGCTGCGGCTGCTGCTCTTCCGGCCAAGAAACCGTCTGCTGCTAAAGAACTCACCGCGGACGACATCATGGGTGGCCCTGAGGTTAAACCGTCCGCCGTGGCGGTTGGGGTTACTGCAGGGTTGACCAAGGACATGCGGGCCAAGATGACGGCGTCCATTGCTCCGGCGATGGCCACGGTGCGGGCTCCGACCACTAAGCTGACCGGTTTGCAATCGTTGCGCTTCCGGGCGTACGGGTTGGAATCGGCGGACGTGGCGTCGGTCAGTTCGATTCTGTCGTTCGAAGCCCGGTTCATGTTGGGGTTGAAAATCCAACAAGACGGGACCGCGGACTACACGGCGGACCTGGGGAGTTTGGTGGAAGACGCGGCGCCGATGTTTGGGTTGTCGTTGTCGGATGGGGCGAAACGCGATCGCTTTGTGCATTGGATCGTGAACCGCTTTGGGCCGGTGTTCCGAGCGTACATCGGGTCGATCAAGGTCATCACGGGTAACACCGACTTGGCGCGGGTGGAAGCTTCCCTAAAGGCAGCGGACAAAGTCACGGTCGGTAACGCGATCATCGGGGCCAAATCCGACGGGCCGGAAGGCAGCATCTGGAAAGTCCAACCGCCTTTCGAGGTGACGGGGGATCTGGACGCGCTGCAGACCTTGGCGGCGACGGAACTGGAGTACCTGAAGAAAGTTGCTTCCGGGGACATCATCGAAACCCCCACCATGACCGCTGGCCAACAGGTCGACGGGAAAGTGGACGCGCAATCGGGCAAAGGCTTCTCGGCCCGGTTGTTCTCGGCGGTGAAGGACACTGTCTCCAACGCGTGGGAATCGGTCACGGAGTTCGGGGGCAAGGTAGCCGACTCGGGGAAAGACGTCTACGACACCCTGAAGTACAACACCGGGGTCACCGATAAGATTGCTGTGTCGGGGACTTCGTTCGGTGGGTTGACCAAAGGGAACGGCGGCACCTGGGAACAGATTCCAATGCCGGCTTCGAACAGATCCAAAGCTGCGGCTCAGCCCACGCTGAAAGCGGTAGCGGACATGATCGGGTTGCCGTTGGAGTTGCTGAACATCTTCGTCTCGTTGGAATCTAACTTTGACTACTTGGCGAAAGCCGGGACGTCTTCAGCCACAGGTTGGTTCCAGTTCATTAACGGGACGTGGGACGGTTACATCAAGAAGTACGGTGCGAAGTATGGCCTGCCTCCTGACACCAACCGCCAGCAGCGACTGGACCCTCGGATCAACGCCCTGATGGGTGGTTTGTTCATGCTCGACAACTACCGCTTCCTGGCGGGTAAGTTGAACCGTGAACCGACGGACGTGGACATGTACTGTGCCCACTTCTTTGGTCCTGAAACAGCACGTCGATTCTTGATGGCCGATCAAGGGGCCGTTGCTGCGCAGTTGTTCCCGGCGCAAGCCCAGGCCAACAAGTCGATCTTCTACTTCAGAGCCGGCCAAGCCCGCACCATCGGGGAAGTCTACGCGTTGTTCGATGCGAAGATCAAACCTCACCGGACGGGCGCCAACAGTTCGGTCAACAAAGCCCAGGAAGGCAAAGAGACCACGCCAGAGGAAGCACAAGCGGCCAAGGCGAAGGCAATGGAAGGCCAGATGAAGGACGTGGTGGCCGAAGCCAAAGCTCCCGAGACGGACGCTGGGCAGAAAGCCTTGGACGAAGCCAAAGCCTACAACGTGTCCAAAGCCGCCGCATCGACCACGGGTCCGTCGGGTTCCACCCCGACCAACACCAGTGGCGGAGCACCACAGGCCCAAGCCCCGACCGGTCCGGTTGGGATGCTGAAAGCCCCGGACGCTCCTGCTCCAATGGACGCTGCTCCGGCAGCCCCAGCGGGGTTGAGCCCGGCGTACCAAGCGGCCAAAGCGAGAGACCAACTACGGACCAAGGACGTGGGTGAGCAAATCAACATCCAGCAGCAAATGCTGGACAACGGCGCCCTGCAGTTAGCAGCCCAACAACGGATGGTTGTCTTGTTAGAGACCCTGACCCAGCAGCGGGACAATAGTATGTCCTCTACTAGTCCGGCTCCGACAGGCAGATCTGCACAGCAGACCGCACCACCTGTATCTTTGAGCTGACCTTGAATGAGGCCTTCCCTTCGGGGGAGGTCTCTTATTTCGCATTTTCCAGACAGGAGCATTGCTATGGCGACGATTCCAACGCCCATCAACATGCGCCAAGCTTTCCTCGTGCCCACCAGCTTTGAGAAAGGGTCTTTCGGTTCCGAGACCGGACGACGCAACGCTACGTCCGCGGCCTTTAAGTTCACCAACACGACCTTAGGCGGCAACTACACCATCAACAACCTGCCGCAGTACACCCGTTACTGTGACATCCGGTTACCCGGGCGCGGTCGGGAAGACAAAGACGCCATCATGGGCATGGGACGTTACTATTCCGAAGCGCACGATGACACACGGCAACAGATTCACATTTCCGTGGGGGACCCTCGGTTCTCCAGCTGGTCGGGGTTCTTCGTGAACTTCTACGACCGTTCCGCGGCAGCCTTTGCCAACAGCGGGCAAGTGTCGAGCCTCTGGTACAACCTGGGGAACGTGGGGGGCTTCATTGTTACGTTGCCCTTGCAACCGTTTATCATCGGCCTGACCGGGGCGAGCCGGGTGATGTCGTTCCTGCAGAAAACCAACCCCTCGAAGTGGTTTTACTTCAAACCGAACATGCACGCGTACTGGTCTGCCGTGAACCTACTGGCCAATGAATTCGCGATTGGTCTGGGCATCACTCCCCGCATCATGGGGGACGCCAACACGCCCGCACCAATGGAAGACCCAGGACAGCAGGTGACCCATGAAGACGTCAAAGAACTCCACCGCATCTTCCCCGGTTTCTTTCGCGAGGAAGGTGGTGTCGATGTTATGGCTCTTGCTGGTCGTACTCAACGTAAATCAGACGCGGCTCAAAAAGCCATGCGATCCCTCCAAGAGAAAGCCACCACGATCGCGGAACTGAAGGCCGGGGTGTTGGCACTGCAGAAGACCAGTCAAGAAGACCCGAACCCGGGGGTTTCAGCGAGGCAGTATGCCCTGGACTATTTGGCCAAAACCAACAAGTCCGGCGACAGCGGGATCATCGACACGGAGTCTTTCTCGAGCTGGTCGGACTTGTCCCAGTCGTACGATTTCATTATCGGTGCACAACGGGACGGTTCGCAGTTCGTGACTTTCCGGGTGGACTACACGGGGGAAGTGTCGGAATCGTTCAGCAACTCCACCACCGAAGTGGGGGTGGCTTCACAACTGGACACTAAGGTCAAGGAAGGGCGCGCTGCGTCGTTCAACTTCATGGGCGGTAACGTCACGGAAGGCGTGGGGCAAGCCATTGCGATGGTGAAAGGCGTGATCGGGGGTGCTGCCGACTCGGTGAACATGTCGGGCTTGGCCACACTGACCGGTTCGGCGTTTGTGGACGTGCCGGAATACTGGGAATCGGCCACAGCGCAACTGCCGACGGCGAGTTACACCATTCCCTTGGTGTCGCCGTACGGGAACAAGATCTCCCGGTTCATGAACCTGTACATCCCCTTGGCGATGATCCTGCCTTTGGGCCTCCCAAAGGCCGCTGGACGGTCGGCGTACACCGCCCCGTTCATTGTACAGATCTACCACCAAGGGCGCGTACAACGGCAGCTGGGGATTGTGGACAACATCACCGTACGCCGTGGTACCGGTAACATCGGTTGGAACGCGGACCACGACATGCTGGGCCTGGAAGTCAGCATCAGCTTCAAAGACCTGTCAAAGTTGATGTACATGCCGTTGAAAGGCGGCTTTGCCTCGAACAGCTGGTTGGGCACGGCGGCTCGGGCAGGCACTGCGTTGGCGTCGGAACAAATAGGTGGGGCCTTGGGCAACGCTGAAGCAGGTTTGGCCACGGGCATCGCGTTGTCGGAAGGGGCCGTGTGGGATGAACAGTCGTTGTTCCAGGATTACGTGGGCACCTTGACGTCACAAACCTGGGCGGACTTCTATTACGCTGGGAAACGGTTGAACCTCAACCTGACCCGAGCCGTGCAGAACTTCCGCAGCTGGCGTTCGCCCACCAACCTGATGTCGTGGGGCTTGGACGGGGACATCGCCCGTACCCTGTCGGCGTTCGCCCAAACCACCGACCGTTTCTAAATCTACTCGAGTGGGTACTGTATGTATTAGTACCCACTTAATTCACGAGGAAAGGCAGATGCTCAAGTTGAACTGGTTACAGCGGCTGGGTTATCGCTTGTTGAACATTGATGGACGACAAGCGATGTTTAACGAGTACCTACAGAACGGTGCCCCGTCACTGGTCTCCGGGTTACTTTCTAACGACATGCGTTTGCAGGTGGGTCATGACATGTCCCCTGCGATGTTGGCCAACGTGATCCATTACCACGGCGTGCACGAAACGGTGTTCCCTCTGTTAAAGGACCCGCTCTACATTGGTTTGGTGGAGAGTCTCATGTTCCACCACCACACCACGTGGTCCGGGATGTTCGCCATCTTGGAAGCGGCGGAAACCAGCAAGGTGGAAAAGAACCTGCTCAAGCGCAACGCGGCGATCCTCAGTGTCGTGAAAACCGAAGCGGCTGATTTGCCGGCCCCTATTCAACGCCTGCTGGTTCAGCTGGCCATGAACCACGTGGATTAAGACTATGTCCGAGACACCGTTAGCTGTGATCACCCCCAAAGATTTGCCCGAGACTACCGCCGGTGACGACGGGGTGGTGAAGGATGAAGCCGGCACCCACGAAGAAGTCACGGCCGCGGACATTACGGTGGCTTTGGAGACCGTGGCAACGATCCGGGCCCTGGATAGCACCGCAGACCTCCCCAAGCACCCCAAGGAGGACGAAGCGTTCCAAGTCCGTAACGTCACCTGGGTTTGGGTTAAAGGCCAGTGGGTGAGCCGTCAGGGCATCTACGGGTTTGAAGAGTTTGACGCCGTCCAAGGCAATGACTCCACCCGCGCCAAGACGTTCGACGCTATGTACCCCGATGCCGCCTCGGGTTCGCCGAAGCGCATTGTGATCTCGGGGTTTGACGCCACCGACAACCCGGCCCGGGAAGAACAGGATGCGGACAGTATCGCCACGCAATTGGTGATTGTCCTGCAGAACGGGGCGGTGCCGGAGGTAGGGTTGAACGGGGTCACGTTGGAAGACCTGGCCAAAGTGCAAGAGATTGTGTTGGAAGGTTTTCAGGAAGGGCGTTTTGCCTGTGCCGAAAACGAGAAGATGCTGTTTCATGTACGGGCAATCCTGGCCCTGTCGAAAGCGCGAACCGCGCGCCGTCAAGCAGAAGGAACGGAAGGTACCCATCAAGGGAATTGACACCATAATAGCTTCTCCTCCGGGAGAAGCGTTATGTCGTTATATTCCAAAATAACTCAAGACTATATTACTGAGGTGTATTTTAAAGTGAAGCTACTTACTTAGAGGATAACGCCATGTAACTTTACGCGTTTTTATTTTGGTAGATAGAGGTAACTAAAAATGAACGACGATTATCTGAACGAGGCTGATCCCCTCGAACGTATCCTGCGTGGTATGACCAATGCTGACGATCTGAAAGAACTCACCCTGCACATGTCCACCCAAGCCATCGACTGTTACGCTCGGGTCTGCTCCGGCCTCACCTCAGAAGAGTTGCAGGCCGGGATCACCAACGGCACCATCGCGACGAAAGTCAAGCAACTGGTCGACGACGAGTTCGAAGTGACCATGCGACGGTGGTTGGCTGCACATGGTTACTTGTAACCCCCGATACAGGAACTGTTATGACGGAACCCTTGGCTACACAGAGTCGTATCCATTCCCAAATGCTCAACGGTCGAACCGGCCAGTGGCAGATGTTCGACGTTCCCAGTTTGAACCTGACCTTCTTCAATTCGTTGGAGGGCGATCCGGTGCAACCTGAGGACATCTTCGCTCAGTATGTCCTAGGCGAAACTGTCTTGGCTGAAACCGACAGCGGTTGGGTAATGGCCAACGACCTGCACGAATGCGGCGATCCCACGTTCCGCTACGTGATGACTCACATCGAGTTCAAACAAGGTAATGAGTGGATCACCCTCAACTACCCATCGTTCGAATCGGACATTGTTGTCTACTTCGATGGCATGTATAAGCGGCGTCAAGTCGTGGGGGTTCATCATGACCGTAGAGTGGTAGACCTCGGTGACTTCGAGGATTACCGCGGTGTGATAAACCCGAATTCGTGGTTGCTCATTTTTACCATCAACTGCGACACTGGCGTGGTGCTGGGCGACGACACCGGGCTCATTACGCGCCTGAAGTCACGCTCTGACATCGCCCCCTCTTTTACCGTGGGGATCGTGCCGCAATGTGACACGCAAGACTTATGGGGTGTTTACAACTGCCGTTCCATCCTGCCAGCGCTTTACGACACTCCTAAATAAATGAACCTGCCCACAGCCGTGCGGTTAGGTTAAACCCGTTAATCAAAAGGAAATACCATCATGTCCAAAGAACTCAAATCCAGTCAATTCGCTGATCAGTTCGCCCTGCGCGAGAAACTGTTGATCGACGACGCCGGGGCTTTCCCAGCGTTGGATGACCTCTACAAAACCGTCGTGCTCGACGAAGTCGGCATCACCCCTGAGCAGCACAAAAAGATGCAGCGTCAGGAAAGCAACCTGTTCACCGCCGTGGCGTTGGTGGGTTCCGAACAAGTGGCCAAACTCTGGGCCAAGAAACCGGAAATCGCTGAAGTGGGCCTGTCCTACGGCATCGGCGGTTCGTCCACCGCGTCGTTCCTGTTCAACCGCACCGAAGAAGGCAAGGGTTCGATCATGGGCCAGGTCAACTACAAGCACGACACTGCGGAATACAGCCGTGTCGTGAAACACGCCCAGGTGTTGTTCGACGAGGTCAACAACTGATGGAGTGTACATCTCGTTTGGTCCGAAGCCCTGCCCGTGGCATGTGTCGTGAAGTCATCGCCACTTTGCCGAACACCGACTGGCTGACCAGTTTTGAAGTGACAGCAGCTTATTTAAACGAAGGCGAGTTCCTCGAGGGTGTCAAGATCCAACAGGTGCACGCCAACAACCAGGCCATCACGTCCCTTTACAATGGTAATGGACAGTTGCTCTGTTCGATCGTGTGTGATTTCAACACAGGGCGCTATGTGATCTCCAATCCGCTGTGCGCCGAAGAACTGACGTTGTTGGTGCGTTACGGGTTCGATGAACCCCAGGCCCTCGAAGTCCAAGATGAACCGTCGGTGTTCCAGTTGGCCCAACGCCAAGGGTTCACGGGCACTGAAGCCCAATGGGACATCTTGGTCGAAGCTGAGCTCGCCTAAGATCTACTCAGGCACCCCATCTAATAGCAGTTCTACCGCAACATCCATAAAACACACAAGGAATCACCCATGTCTGCTCAAGCTAGCCTCGTTACCAAACTCGAAACCGCTGTTGCCGCTCTGGAAACCCCAGCTGAAGCAACTTACCACGATGGCGTGAAAGCCGGCGTCAAGCTGACCGTGGAAACCCTGGAAGCAGGCGACTACGGCGTGCAGGTTGTGCACATCGACGAAGCCGGGAAAGACGACCTGGTTGCGGTCATCGGCGCTGGTGTGCCACTGCTGTCCGAGCAACTGTGGGCCGTGGTCAATAGCTGATCCAGTAACACCTCGGGGGTAGGCCAACTGCCCCCTACTTATTTTGTCCCGTCTTCTTTTCTGTTTAAGGTGCTCTACACATGTCTCAAGCCAAACTCGTGTCGCTGCTGGAAACCGCTGTTGTTGAGAAAGCTGGTGCTCTGGATGCCGAAGGCTACGAAGCCAACCTGGCTTACCTCAAGGCTGGCGCCAAAGTCGCCGTCGAGACCCTGGAAAGCAATGGCTACATCGTGCATGAACCGGCTGCCGAAGAAGGCACCGTGGTCGTGGTGATCGGCGCCGCCGAAAGTCCACTGGTGTCTACTCAGCTCTGGGCTGAAGTGAACAACTGATTCTGCTGTAACTGGGGTGGCCACAGGCTGCTCCAGCACCACTTTTCTTTATTCGTTATTAAGGTAACCTACATGTTCGCACTGCCAGATAATATCCCAGCCAACCCACAAGGTGTGATGGCCGTCTTCGAAGGCAATGAAGGTACTGGTAAATCCACCGTGGCAAAGGCCGTGGCAGCGCACTACGCGGCCCAAGGCGTGGCCCACGTGCACCAACGTGAACCCGGTGGCATCAAGGATAGTGGTTCGATGGCCGAAGAACTGCGCGCGGTGCTGTTGAAGAAAGACCGTCCGGAAGCCGTCTCCCCGGTCACCGACATTTTGATCCACATGGCGTACCGTCGCCAGAACGTCATGAACACCATCACCCCGGCGCTGCTGCGCGGTGAAGTGGTACTGTCGGAACGTTTCATGCTGTCCACCTACGCCCTGAACGTGGTCCCCCACGGCAACGGCATGGCGTCCGACCCACTGGCCAACCTGTTCATGGGTTTGATCCCTCCGGTGCTGGAAGGCGTCGTGTTCGAACCGGTGGTGTTCATGCTGCACCTGCCGGAAGACGTGCGCAAACAGCGTCTGGAAGGCCGTGTGCTGGACCGTTACGAAGACCAGTCCCCGGAGTACCTGGAGTCGGTCCGCAAGACCTACGAGCAGTACACCAACGCGCCCAACACCATCGTGCTGGACGCTCTCCGTCCGGTGGAAGAGCTGGTGGCCATCGTGGTTGAATCGATCGACGCGCAGCGCGTTAAGCAGATCGAACAAGCCCGCCAAATGAACGAGCAGAAGGCCGAAGCGGAAGCTGAGTTGGCCCAAGCCGAAGGCAATGCTACGTCCGATAACCCACCGACCGACGCCGATCCGGTAACAGCCGCGCCAGAACCGATCGTGGAACTGACCACCGAGCAAAAACTCGACGCACTGCTGGACACCATCGCGGTCAAAGAAATCACCGGCAACGAAGCAGACATCCCGACCATCCGTGAGTTTGCCCTGCGCATGGCCCAGCGCACGATGGAACTGATCGGTGAACATGCATTCTTCTTCCCGCCAGCGCAGCAAGATTTCGTGGGCAAGATCCAATCGATGTTTTACTACAAGAACCTGTTGGACCAAGCCGAGCTGAACCTGGCCAAGCCGATCGATCAGGTGCGTCGTGAAGCGGAAGAAGCCGGTCGTCCATTCCCTAACTTGGACGGTGAAGAACTGTCCGCGCCAGAAGGCGAACTCCTGCCAGAACTTGCTGAAACTCAAACCATCCAAACAGCCGAATAAGGTATTCGTGAATGACCGCCGTAGCTGAAGTGACTCAAAAGACCAAAAAGAAATCGTTTGAAGATCTGGTAAAAGCCAGTACGTTAAACCTGGCAGACTATGAGGGCCGTGCCTTCATGTCGCAAAAGAACCACAAGACCACGTATGTGAAGCTAGACTCGTTGACTCGTCGCGATGTCCAGTTGAGCTACACTGGCGACCGGGTTGACAAATTCTCGTTGAGTCGGGCTAAGTTCGGTGAGCTCTACCGTTTGGTGGATTAAGCAAGACCAAATATCGGGGAGCCTTCGGGCTCCTCGGTATGTCTTTTTATTTTGCATTTAAACGGGGTATGAGACTATATCACGGTGTTGGTAATTAACGCAGTCAATAGGAACGATGCAATGACTAAGATTACAGCACGGGCCGCTATCCAAAACCTAGGGGAACATTTCCTGGCGTTCATGGCGGTCAACAACCTGTCGGGTTTTCTGCACAACGAAGACGCCGTCATTGATGACACTACGGTGGGGGGTACCTTACTGTTGATTGCCATGGAACCGCAGCACACGGGTGCCCAACTGAAAGAACGGGCGGCGCACCTGATGGCCTTGTCGCAAGGGGTGATCACCCAAACACGGGCTCGGGTGCTGGTACAAATGGCCATCGGGGTAAGGTTCTCTCGGTGCCGTAACCGGTTCCCTAACACCGAGGTGTTTGTTACCGACTGGGAACGGGGGCTCAAGAATACCCAAGTCTATCGGGCCAAGCACGACGGGGAAGGCATTCGTTCCCAAACCCGAGCGGCGGCAGTGGGCTTGTGTTTGTTGCGGAAGCTGTCCTTGGCCGAGAAACAGGCGATCAAGTTGGTGGCGTTTCCTGACTCCACCAGCATCGATGAATTGTTGTTGTGTGTACACGCAGAGCGCTATTTGCACCAAGACACCTTAAAACGGGTGGTCCACCAAATGCGGGTGGTGGAAGGCAAGCAGTTAAAAGTACATGAGTGCTACCGGCAGATTGCCAACACCTTGGGCTATCCGGAATACCCTCACATGCGCATGTTGATGCACCACGACGTGATTGCCAACCTCAATCATCCCGACAACATCCAATCGTTGATCACCGAAATGGTTGACGAAGAAGAATAGGAACCTACAATGCCCACTCAAATACTGCAAGAGCGAAAACTGGAAGTCGGTCTCCGGATGATCAACGCCTCCATAACGGAACTGGTCAACCTTCAAGTAATGCATCCGTACAGCAACGGGAAGTACCAAGAAGGCCAAGACGTTGTGCTGGTCGATTGGGAAGCTGATAACATTCGCCTGTCGTTTTTGATCGATGAGGTGAAAACCACGTTGCACTTCATGCCTGATGTTCACGGCAAGATTTATATCGATGCCCTGAACCTGATGTACACTGGCGAACAATGGCGCGATGTCGGTCGTTTGCTGTCGTTCTGGCATGACGCCACTGAATTCTTCATTGACCAACACTACGAAAAGGCACTGGCATGACATTCCGTTACGAAGTGACAGAACATACCCACGGTTACTTCGGGGACACCGAGACCGAAGTCAAGCTGTGGTCCTACGTGGACGGTTACGGTATTGCCAAAACCGTCTGGTGCAGAATGACCGCACCCGTCCAAGGCCTTACCACCGATAACTTCGATCACTACTTGTTTCGCAAGGGTGATATCCCCGACCATCGGTTCTATGCCACTGAAGATGAACGTCACACGTTAATGGCCCACGCCATTGCTGAACAGAACGGTGCACTGGGGTGTTTGGCGCTGCTCGGTGGTGGTATGGCGGGTGACTACATCTTTTCCAGTACCCGCGGTGGGGAACAGCGGGAAGGTGCCGCTGACTTCTATCTGGACCTTTGGTACAACCTGCTGGAGTTTACTTCCTGTGGTCTACCGGGTGAAACGCTGGAACTGGTGGGGGAAGTGTTGGAGGCATTCCAACCTGGCCCAGGCCGTGACAAGTTCACCGCGTTAGAAACAAAAATCACCGACGCTGCAGCGTACTTCATCTACCTGTGGTTGATTCAAAAGGAGTATGCCGATTACGGTTCTGCTCCCCCGGGTAACTTAACCCAAAAAGGTTTTGCGTTCCGTGAATTGACACGGGCCGCTGTCGCCGAATAATTCGCTACGGTCATACTTCATTTTAATCAAAAGGAAAACGTATCATGATGGTAACTCGCCCTGCACAACTGGACGCTGGTTTCTCGATTCAACCGGTTAACTTCCGTGACCCGGAAACCGCGGCACTGATCAAACAGTCGATGGACGAAGGCGCCTTGGCGGGGGTCAACCCGAAACGTGACCTGAAGTTCTTCTACGGTCTTCACTGGGACGGCGAGATGGCCGGTTATGCTTGCCCGCGTAAAGACGCCGATGGCCGCTGGCACTGCAGCAACGTGTACCTGAAGGAATCCTTCCGGGATACGGATTTGGCCGGTGAGTTCTTCCGCAATTTCTTCGCAGGCAAGAAAGGCCGTGCGTTGGTGAAAGAAGGTGACGAGCGTGCAATGCAAGCGTTCCTGTCCATCGGCTTTTACCTCACTCCGTACAAACTGACCACCAAAGACAGCGTCTTCCAAACCCTGTTCCTGGACCTGCCAAAAGCCACCAAGGCGGCTTCCGCTTACCAACAAACCATGGCTGCCGCCAAAGCCGGCGAAAAACTGTTCGTGGAAGAACACACACCCATGCAAGAAGCCGAGCTGCAGCTGGATGAAATCACTTCGTCCGCGTTGTCGGACAAACACACCGAGCGCCAACGCGAGTTGCAACCAGTGGCGGCGGAACAAACGTGTTTGGCGTACCACCCCACCAAACATAACTCGGAACTACGGGCTGTTTCCAAAGACGAGTTTCTAGCAGGCACTGATGGGGCGTACAAACTCACCCCGACCGAAGACAACGTTGATCCGTTGTTCGACAAAGGTGATGAAACGCCAGATCACCCTTTCGGTGATTTGGTCACTCCTACCGCAGGTGGCGTTCATGAAGTCATGGAACTGTCGCGTGAGGAGCACACCGAAGAACTGAGGTCGCCGGTATGACACCAGACCACCAGCGCATCATCACGTCGGAACATGTCCATAAGGCCGGGTCGATCATCCTGGTCTGGGGACAAAACCATCACACGGAAGAAGGGCGCACGCTGAAAGGCACTTACCGGGTGCTGCAGGACTTTCCGGTGGCGGAGCATCAACTGCAAAGCGGAAGCGACTGTAGCCACGCTTTGGCGGTGTTGTTAGCCGAGGGGCTGTTGCTGGAAGAACCCCTGGGTCACATCGAGATCATGGATTGGTTTGGGGGTGATAAAATCGATGCGGAGACTCACCCTTGCCACATCGGAACGCATCAAGCAAACCAACGCCGGATCTACAACGAACGGAAAGCCTTGGAACAGCGTCCTGCCGCACCGGAGGGTGTTCCACCGAGGGACACCTTTACAGAAGAAGACGCCCGCACCAAGTTCATGCCGATCCTATCGCCTGAAAATAAAGACTGTTTCGTAACGGACATTCCTGCAAAGGAGTTTTTTGATTTCTTTTGGAACCGTCACTACACTGCGCCGTTGCGCATGGGTGTTGCGATTGACTTAGCGGGCATTAGTTTGTTCCCTAAACTGGTGGCCAATAAGATGCTGGACCCGCGCGCCACAATAGACCCGTCATGGTGGGTGGAAAACCTCTACTTCCAAGTGGGGACGCAGGTGGTGAAACTTGCAGTCGGGCACCGTCCTTATTCGAGGGGGTCACGTTCCCCGGAGAACCGCTGTAATTCCACGTTGCAGTTGAAGCATACATTCACCATCAATCACTTGACCCGGACTGTTGACGGGAGCCCATTGGACCTGTTGGCTGATCTGGGGGACATGGACTGTAGTGACCTGGCTTTGACGTTCGAATACACCACCAGTGGTTTGATTTACCTAGAGCATTATTCGGGGAAGCTGACCACGACCCCACTGAAGCTGGTGTCCATCCAGAATCAATTGGGTGACCAGGTGAAGATGGACGTGGGCACTGGCCTTTGGTTATCCGACCGATTCACAGATGAAGTAACTGCCGTGGGGTATGACCTGAACATGCGTTTTCGCGGTTAACCCCATAAACATCCCCTCTCTTGGTTCACGCCAGGGGAGGGTTTATGACATAAAAGGAATATCTAATGACTCGTATTGTTTCGATTGGTTACACCGATGACCTCGGCACTTCCCGACGTTATTCGGGTAAGGTCAATGCCTTCATTCCGTTTGCCGAAGGTAGTTTCTACGACTTCGTTTTGACCAAACTGGACCTACAGACGGCGCGTGAGTTGTTGGCGGCCTTACCTGGGGTGGTGGTCAAGTACTACGTGATCACGATGGACGAAGCCGGGGTAAGGCATTACCGGTTGGCTAAGCCTGATCAACTGGCAACATTGCCCGTTACACCTAACGTCCTGAAACGTGCCGTGGGGTACTTGGAGAACGGCGACTACTACGTGTACAACCGCCTCACCGCGGAGTTCGAACTCTACACCCAGACCCAGGCCACGGAGCAGTTCATCGTGGACCCCATGAAGTTGTTGACGTTGTTGATGGAAAGCCTTAAACACCCTGATCGACGTCCTGCATCGTACGTCATTTTGGACCACTGCACCCTCGGGTTGGTGGACAGCAACATCGTTCAATAGGTCACCTACCCATCGCCTCCGCCTTCGGGTGGAGGCTTTGTGTCTTCTTTTTTTGACCTCGTTGCCTTATGTTGTGAAGGTCGGGGTGCTTGGCCGTCAGTAGAATAAAACCTCATGGAGAGGGAAAACATAATGGTTATTACGTTTAGCACTGCACGTGAGATAGATGAACAAGTAACCAAAGGGTTGCCCATTGGCAGCTACGGCAAGGAAACTGACGTGAGAGAAATCCCACGGAACATCGCCGACTGGAACATCCGTCCTATTGAAGAACGGAAGTGCCCAGGCACCGGTTACATCATTGCCGTGCCATCAAATACGCGTACGCGGATCATCTACACCCGAGGCCGTCGGTCTTGGTTGGCTGGTATTGGGTATTCGTATGAGTTGGCTGATCTTTATATCCGCGCAAGTAATACCGTAAAACAGCGCTGGGATCACAGCGTGGCCAGCTTTGTGTTTGACAACCGACAGATTGACGAATATGTGCTGAATCGCATTCTGTCCAGTAAGCAACCACGTCGCACCGCAGATGACTATGGTGTCAGTTTACATACCACCCGAGCAAACCTCGTGGCGGGATGCCAGATCGTTCGCAACCTCCTAGACCTCGCGAAACGTAAAGCGATGGATTAGAAGGATTCGGTATGGGTGAAGGGACGCCTTCGCCTGTACTCTTTTATTTTTTATATCGTCACAGCCCTTTATCTTTATGATTAACTTTTAACGAAGGATTCCTCCCCTTATGAACGTGTTTATTGATGCTGAGTTCGAGGAGAAAAGCAACACCTTGATTTCGCTGGCCATTGTGACGGAAGATGGCGAGAAGGAATTTTACGAGGTGTTGGACTATTCTCAAGTCACCGACGAATGGGTCTTGGCCAACGTCATCCCCATTCTGCAAAAGAAACCAATCTCCCACGAAGAGTTTCAAGAGCGGTTGGCTAAGTTCACCCAGCAGTTTGCTGGCATGCACGTGATTTGCAACCACCCGAACGACGTGTTCTTTTATTGCTTGGCCTTGCGTCAAGTGATGGGCAAGTGGATCATGGTGCAACCGCTGACGTTTGAAATCGATGACGACCTCTCGGGTAAGGGATCTGAGTTACTCCATAATGCGCTAGCGGACACGCGGGCTACACGTGAGTCTTGGCTGAAGAAGCACGGACTCGTTTAACCTCACCATGGTGGTTTACCATGACCCAAGCCTACTGTCCTACGGCGGGCCGACCGAGTCGCAAGTCCCGCCCGGAGATCCTATTACGCCTTCTCATATCCAGTAGTTATCCCCAGACCGCCCTCGGGGATTTGGCCACCGCTTTTAGTATTCATTCGGGAACGTACAATGCAGAACAACGCGCTGCATTAGAGGCCGCCATTATCGGGACCGAGCGCCACTTCGATATGTTTGACTTCGTGCGTTGCATTGACATCAAACGTAAAGACGGCAGCATCACGATCACGATAAAGCGGTTGGACTTCGAACCGGATGCACGGGATATAAACGATCGACCCGATAAACAAGAATTCATGGCGTCCATTACGATCCACCTGGACCCCACCGACAAGTCCCTGAAAGACGTGCGGGTATTGAGCGAGTACGTGCTGGGAGTGTATTACTACTGCCAGATCAAACCGACCGAGACCAAGCGAGACATCCGTAAGACGACCTGGACGGTGCGTGAGCGAAAGGGGCCCATGGGTAAGACTGCGAAGCTGTCGAATCGCCTAGCCCCCGCAGAGGACTCCCTGATGGACTTTCAGAACGCAGTGGAGTACGTTGCCCACAGTTTGTCCAAAGCTTCTTTCCGAATGCTCTTGACCCAGAACACGATTTTGCTTCTAGATCAGCAACGTCGGATGTGGGGCAGTGCCATTTGAGACGACATAAAGGCCTCTCCCGTCAAGGAGAGGTCTTATGCCGCATTACGGGGCCAGCACGGTGTTGGTGGAGTTAATCACCCAAGGCAATCCATCCCTCAGGTTGTAAGCCGTTCGTCCGACTTGGAACACCGCTGCAGCGTTGTCAGAAGCGCCTGCATTAGGGTACCACGCCACCAGTCCGTTGTTGTCTCGGTCCCACCACGTGTACAGGCTGTTGTCGTTGGCCACGATGCAGGTCTGTCCATTGAATGGGTTGGCGGGTTTGGTGGTCGCCCATTGAGCTGCGTTGGTGACAATCCAAACGTCAATGGAGGACAACACCCCCGAGAGCGTGCGCAGCATCCGTGGCAAGATTCGAGGCCAATAACCCCAAGCGTTGCCCAAGGTGTACGGTTTATTGCGGAAATGCTTGTTGGCAAACTCCCAATGCATCTTTAACCCGTCCATGCGGGACATGCCGTTGTAATCAAACGTCTTGATCAATTCACCGCTGAATTGCGCAGGGCTTTTCCAGCCAGCCACCAAAGTGGACATGTTGGCCGTGGTGATGGTAATGTTGACGTTGTAGATAAAAGGTAACAGGATCTCGAAGGTCACGATGTCCGTGTTGTTCAACGCAAATGTTGAGTTGTTACCGGTTCGAGGCACGTAAGTCATTACGCCAGCACTGATGCTGAACGTGCCTTGAAACACCCCATTGCTACGCACGTTGCCCGTCAGGGTGGGCGGTGACGCAATGGGGTAGGCCAAGGACAGGTCAAACGCTCGCTTCGATGTGGTGATCCCAGCGTTCAAGTTCCGGACGCGAGAATCCCGGATCTTGATGTCGGACACGTTGATCAAATCAAACCGCATCGGCCTGGAAATGATGGTGCCGTCATTCAGCTGTACCATGGCGTTGATACGATTCACCCCGGGGGTGGTGAGGTTGTACGTGATGGGTGCGAGGGGCGAGACTTCATCCGCTGCATGATCGTCGACGTACACGATCGACTCCGACACCATACCAATGAGCTCTTCGTTGTCCCCAATGTTGGCGAACAACGGATGGTCCCCATTCTCTGCCCGAATGTCCCCCACGCGCACGTTGGTGCGGTCGTAGTTCCCCGAGAAGTACGTCCCATACTGGGCGGCGATGTAAATCGCATCGGCCGCAAACACACTCCGTCGAGCAAACGCATCGGCCGCGGATGTGTAGACGTCCCCACAATGGTCGGTGATCAAAAAGATCCCGTTCCCTGATGCCCGGTAGGTTGCCAGTTCCGTTGGGGTGCTGGCCGTCAACCGGGTGGTCCCTTGGGCCAAGTTCACCGAGGCCAAGAACACCACCATGCAGTATTGGTCAAGCATCGCGAACGTGAGATCCACGATACCGCCCGGGAAATCCGAAGCGTCTTTCTGGGTGACCACAAACCCCGCGATCTGCGCGGCGGGTAACCAAGCGTCTGCCATACCGTGTGCTTGCAGCGCAGACGGTCCGATGTTGTTGACCACGCTGAACTTGTGGTTGAACGACTCCGTGGCCAAGGTGTTCCCGACAATAAGGACTTTGTTATTGCCTTGGGCTACCTTGATCGGGTTGGCACAGAACTTCAAGGCGTTGTGAAAGAACTTACAGGACCCACTCAGTTGGGCAAAGGTGGTTGGGGTGCCCACTACGTTATCGTTGTAGTACTTGGGAAATCCTCCGTCGTAGACCACGTTGCCCCGGCCGTCTTGCGTCACGGCCAAAAATGGACGCGGTGCTTGGGTGGTCGGGTCTTTGTCGTATGCGATGATTTCAGACAGTACAGGTGCAACTTCACCCCGGGTTACCAATGCTTTCCGTACGTTGCCAGGAAAAGTCACGGTTACGTCGAGGGTGCCCCCGTACCATCCCGGTACTTTGTCCGAGATGATATCGACCATGGGATTTCCTTACTGCTTGACTGGGGTCTGGATCCGCCCGTGGTAAACCACTGGCGAGGTGTGACGGTTGGTGAGGGTGACCTTGCCGTCGGCTGCAATGGAATAGTCCAGTGCAAAGTACGAAGCAATGACTGGTTTAGGGTTGGCTGCCGAATCCGGGTCATCCACCTTAAAATCCAGGTAGGTCGTGTAGACGTGGTAATTCGCCGCCACAAAACCCAACAAAACAGGAACGTCCAGTACCACGCTCGCGCCTGCGGCCAAGGTGTTGGTCACGTAGATCGCCTTGGGAGTAGCGCCGATTAATTTGTTCAGAAACCGATTGATCTCGGTGATCATGAAAGTTTTAGTAGCCGAGGGCATGGGTATACTCCAGTGTTACCAGCTCATGTACGCTGGTTTGTTTGCAATGGGGGTAGGCATCAGGAATTGCTCAAGGGCAATGTCAATACCCAGTGGTTCGTACGCTTTGGACAGTTGATAGTGCAAGGCACGGTCTTCATCGAACTGGCAGTGCTCAAAGGCCTCTAAAGCCTCGCCTACGATGAATGGAGATTTGGTCCCCATCATCTGTTCAACCATGTCACTGCTCCACTGTAGGATGTCCGCAGAGCGGGTGGAGATGTTCGGTTTGTCTCCGGTGTCGAGCGAGACCTGGTACACGTAGGTTTGCGAGTCCTGGCCCATCCGGTAGATACGGGACACGGCCTGTTCCATGATGTATTGCCGGAACGGGGAGTTCAGCATGATCATGGTGTCGGCCATCGTCAAGCGAACCGCTGTCGACAACGTGGCAAAAGTAGCAATAAGGGGGTTGAGTTGAGCATCAGTATCAAAACGATCCACGCTAGTGGCCAAGTCATTGGAAGTCTTCCCATAGACAACGATCGGTTTAAACCCTAACTTCTGCGTGTGGCTCTCGGCTGCCTCAAGCGCTTCGACAAACGAAGTAAACATAATTGTTTTCTTTTCCGTAGACTCCACAATGCCAACCCAGTCCACGAACGGGACCATTGCCACGTGAGCTTCAATTCTCTTACCGCCGAGGATACGTCCAAGACACTCTCCCTGTATCTTCAAATTGGTGTACTTGATCACGGACTTCACGTCCCGGAACTGTTTTACCCACGTCGCTGGCAAACACTTCTCAAAGACTTCTTTCTCGTACTTGGTGCAGGCTTTCAGTTCGTCCGGGATTTCCCAGACCATGCCGGCGTTGACCACCACCTTTAAGTTCCGGAGGTAGGTCTTGAGTTCGGCTTCTTTGGTGCCGCCTTTCTGGGTGTTGTGCAACATGTCCATGCACCTGGCCCAGAACGCTTCATCGGCCTTCCGGCGTTTGTCGTAATAGACCCAGCGTTCTTTGATGAACTTGTGGGCATCGACCTTGATCGCGTCCAACGTGAACATGTCCCCATTAGGGATCTTGATCGGGTGAGCACGCATGATCGGTGGGGCCAACGCCAGTTCGGCTTTCTCGATCTTGTACGAGGAGATGGACAAGCGGTGTTGAATGATGTCCAACCCTTTCTTGGCTTCTTTGCCGTAGATCTTCTTGAACCGGAATTCCACCTTGTCCGTGAACAGAGGGTCGATCAACCGGTACATCGGAATCAGTTCCGCCCCCATGGCCTTCAACGCCGTGCCTGACCCTTCTAAGATGTTCCGACACTTGGTAGCCTTACACAACTGGGCAAAGAGTTGCGTGCGCAGGGTGTCCGGGGTGTTGAGGTGGTGGGACTCGTCCAGGTAGATAAACACCCCAGTGGTCCCCAACGAATCGGCGATCTCCAACAAACGATCCAATGATTCGTAGTGGACCAACAACACACGCTCTCCTTTATAAGGACCGCTGTCGATGCTGTTCCACGTACTGGGGGTTTTGTGGTACATGTCCGGGATCGACGGAATCCATACGGTTTCTATGGCAACCTTCGGGGCTACTACGACGTAGTATTTCGCGTCCAGCATTTCCGCAATGGCGGTGGCCATGAAAGTTTTACCCGTACCCGCGGCAGCAGCCATCAAGTCCCCGTTCAACCCGTACTGGTCTAACCGGTGAGCGTAGTCCTTGAAGTAATCCATCTGGTACGGCTCGGGCGTGAACTTCAATCGTTTGAGGTTATCGAAGTTCAACCGGCCTGCTTTGTTCAACGTGTTCTCGGGCAACGTGGACTTCAGCCATGTGTCCTTGAGCAACGCTTCCTTAATAGCGTTCATGGTGCGGACCGAGGTGTAACGGTTGCGGTAGTTCTTGATTTCGGCAACCATGTACAGCACTTCCACGGCCCAGAACTTGTAGAAGCTGACCCCCGTGCGTTCGATCTTGTTGAACATGTAGCTGGTGATCTTGGTGGTTTTCCAGTGTTTGTTGATGTCCCGGATGAGGGCGTGGCCATCGATGCCCGACAAGAAGATTTCGGTATCGTTTTCCTTGGCCTGTACTACGTCCGTCTTTTTCCGATAGAAATCGAACATTGCGGGCAATCCTGTTTAAAGGGGGATGGGGAAAGGTCATAAGATTGTCCATTTCGTAAATAACTACCCGCTGTATCATGTTATATAGAGCGAGGCAGTTTGCGTTAAGCGCTGCACTTTAAGGGGGTGATCCAGTCCATAACCTAGCGAACGCCTTAAGGCCTTGTCGTGAGATATCGCTGGTGTTCAACGGCGCCTTGTTCTATAGCCTCTGCAAAGAGGTCTTGGCAAAAAGCATATCTGCCTCCCGGCTGGGAGGCGGTATGTCGCATTTTAGAAAAAGTCAAGACTATATTACCTTTATGCTAGCCCCATCGATTTTACGAGGACCTTTCCTATGCCGAATAAGCAGGCCCCCATCCCTCGTCTCGACGATGAGATGTTGTACGCTCATTGGTTGCTCGACATCGAGATGCAACGCTCCTCGCGACTGGTGTTCCGGTCAGAAGCGTTGGTCCCTAACTCCACCGCTCAGCGAAAACCTGGGAACCGCCGTGAACTGCGTTGACGTAGAGTTCTGGCGCAAGAAAGCGGACCGTCATCCTGGCCGCGCGCATGTTTCGGTGGAAGCCATGGAAACGGGTGATTTCTACGACACTGCCCGGGAAGACCAGATGGGTTGGGCTAACTCGGATTTTCGTCGGGCACACCGAACATATACGCATTCTTTGGACACGGGACAAAGTCGTCTTATCACCCGCAGGTAAGGTTATGGATGGAAAGAAGGGCAGTCCACCGATGTCCCATGAACTCACCCGTAAGAAACAATTGCACCGTAATCCTGGGTTGGGGATGTGTGGTGAACGCATGTCGAGATCGGCTAATTGGTCCGATTGGCATTCGATAGATTTGTCCGGACCAGAAGACCCTGACATCGAATTTGATTGTTTGGATACCGTTACCATGCATCCCGATAACAACGACGGACACATGCCCAGAGTAAAAGGTGGGGTATAGGTTTTGATTATAGACGTCTACCGGAAGAAAGGTTTTCCCCGACGGTCCTTTAGGCAAGATGGACAACGTACCTTGCACGCCGATCCCGTCCATGTAACTGACTACAACAGCCACTTGGCTGAAAACCAAGAAGAGTGGGTCGTCCTCGAGGACAAAGAAACCAAGTTACGCCGGGACGACCGTCACTGCCAGACTACCTTTCTTCCGGAGACCTAGTCGATGCTGGATACCATGCGTAAGAAACATCCCCGGAAATACAGTCGGTGGAAGGACAGCCGTACGCGCTCGTGCGATTACGGCACCCGCACGGCCCGTGAATTCGACGACAATGATAATCCGGACGAATATGGGTGTCTTCGAGAAACTCCCACGGGGTACCCTGACAACAATGCCGTGTTTAGGCTGGAGAAGGATTATCGACCATGAACGTCTGCCGTAAAAAGAATCGGTGCTTCGGGGGGTTCTGGGTGCATAAAGGGTTGCGCAGTTTTCGTGAAGGTAAACCCATGGAGGAGAAGCAGGTCGGTTGTGATCCGGAGCAGTGGGCACACCAACGACTTGAACCTTACCTCTACCGATACCCGAACGACCATCAAACCTTCCTAGGCCCACACCATGAACTACAACCGAAAGAAGGGGTTCATCTGGCGTAGTTCGGACGACCCCAACAAGGACCTGTGCACGGAACACGATTACAACCTCGGTGGTGATCCTTGTCGAAAGCCACAAAACCCAGAGAAGCACGGGGTCGCTCCTGCTGCTCCCCGGTGGTGCCCTTACCCCGTGGATTATACAACGTTCTTGCAGGAGGTCCCATGCACGCGATTGACCGCAAGAAATGGTTGAACTGGTACCGTCAAATCACCTACCAACGGCAAGACATGTTTCCCACGTCGAAAGGGGATGAGCGGTACATCCACCAATCGGTGGTTGAACACGGACCTGTGCTGGAACGTTACCGACCCGATTATCTGGTGCCAGGCGATCGGGAATCGATGGCCATCCGTAGGTACGGGGAAACATGGTGATCCACGATATTGGCCGTAAAAAGGATTACTACCCCACCGACAACAGAGATACACGCTCACTGGGCCCAGCGCTTGTGTTTGCTTCAGTTGAATCCAACCTTCGCACCACCGTCGATTGGTTCTTCCGCTTTCGCAACCTGTACATACCTGATTTAAAACGCCCAGATGAATACGAACACACTACCTTTACCCACACAAATGGAACGAACACTATGAATTTTCTGCCTGAAGCCGCAACTCCTGCACTGTTGGAAGAAATCAATAAATGGAACCAGTGCCTGGCGCTGCTGCGCGGCGATAACATTTATGACGTGTCGCGGATCTACTTTTCATCGAAAGGGTTTGACCAAGCCATGGTGGGGCTGAAGTCCGACGTGCCCCATGCCGCCAAACCGGAAGACCACGATAAGGCACTGATCGCGCAGATCGACAGTGCGCTGTTGAAACCGATCGGCCTGCGTTATATCCGTACGCTGATGGGTCGACTGATCGTGAACGAAACCCAGATCCTGGGGGCGCTGGTGATTCCGGATTCGAGCGCCACCAAGTCAAGCATGGACCTGATCGCCGTGCCGGCCCTGGCCGAGTACATTGAGAAAGGTTTCAACGAACTGGCCAACTCCAAACCGACTGCGTTCCTGACCCGCCTGCGATTGACCGCGCAAGGCGAACTGACCCAGGTGGTGGAAACCATTCCGCCGGTCAAAGAGTACAGCGACATCACCCGGTTCTACCCGTACATGAACAAATCCCCGGCGCAGGTCTGGGCCGAGTTCGCGGCATCTAACGCCAATGTGATGTTGTTGATTGGCCCTCCGGGTACGGGTAAATCCAACTTCATCCTGCAGATGATGGAAGCCCGTGGCTGGGACGAGAAGATTCACTTGGCGGACCGTGAAGACGTGCTGTTGCATCAGGGCCTGTCGGACTACATCCGCGATTGCCAAGCGGGTTCGGTAATGATCACCGAAGACTCCGACAAACTCGTGATGAAACGTACCGAAGGCAACAGTGCCATGTCGGCGTTGCTGAACACCACCGCCGGGATTGTGTCGCGTGACGTGAAGATCATCATCTCCACCAACCTGCCTACCATCGCCTCGGTGGATGAAGCCTTGGTGCGTCCGGGTCGTTGCTTCGACATTCTGAAGTTCGGCACCATGACGTACGAGCAGGGCAACGACGTGCGTGCCATGATGGGCCTGGAGCTGGCTGAATTCGCGACCAACGACGTGACCTTGGCCGAAGTGATCAACTTCCGTCCGGAACCAATCCAGAACAAGAAAGCCGCTTTTGGTTTCGCTAGCTAAGGACCGGTATGGTTCAATAGGGGGATGGTATGGGGCTCTACCTAACAGCCATTGGCCAGCGGCGAGTGGTCGATGAAGAACACCCGGACGGGATTTGGGTGACCTTGGATATTCCGATTCAGGGAACACGACACGATAATGGCCCGTACTATTATCAAAACTCTTACGGGGTCACGGAGCCGCGCCAACACAAACGGGGACGCATGGGGCGCTGGGCGTTTGATTTCCTGCGGTACAAGGAGATCGGCCCATCCAATTGCCGCGGCTTACCGGACGACTTGGTGGTCCCCGCGCCGGTTCCAGGTAAGCACGGGTATTGTCTGGACGAAGACAACAACGAAAACAGTTGGCTGTTGCTCTCGGAAATCCTGGACTACGATTTCGATCGAGTGTACCGGGATTGCAAAGAGCAGATCACCATCCGGGATTACGTCGGCAACCCATTCATCGAATACATGCAAGAGCTGAAAGACCAAGGCGTGGAACGCATCGTCTTCGGCTTCTAAGCAACCAGAGGTTAACAATGCAAAAGCACATTCCGCTAAAGGAAGAGCGCTACATCAAACACCACAGCGATCGACGTATTTTTCTGTCAGCTATTGACCTGGAAATGAACCTGCCGATGGTCAAGCTCAGTTACTTGGACTTGAAGGGTAACAAGTTCTACGTCCTGCGCAACGTGTTGGTGGGCTCGACCTACAACGTCCTGCAACCGATGGACCGTTACGAGTTAAACACGTTCATCGCTAAGCTGTTGCCCCAGGCCCAAGTGGAGGGTTACGTCTCGGCCGAGTCCGTGTCGTTGGAGTTCGCCAACGCGAAAGAAAACGGTAACCCTTGGTCCAACATGTCCATCTACGGACATCGGTACCGTCCGATGCGTTCGACGGTGGACCGTCAGGTGTACTGGATTCCCATGGAGACTCGTTAATGGAAACGTTGATCCCGTTCAGTGCGATGCCCGTGGAACCCATCGTGATCAACCAACTCGACACGTGGGTACGGTTCTTTAACACTGCCATGTCCAACGTCGAGTACCGGCAGTCGCTGGTGAAGGTGACGCGCAACAACGCTCACCAACTGGAGGTCTGGTCATTCGAGATGTTGATGCCGCGTAAACTGACCATGGAACAAACCATCCAGTTTAAGAAGCTGATGCGTCAAGAAGGCTGGGGCGATATCCAACTCCAGCTGGACAGCAAAGGCAATACCAAAATGTACGTGGAGGCTACTCGCCCATGGCAACCGAACTCATCGAACCAGACAGCCCGTTCCTCGGCTACGTCGCCGGGGTTGGTTCCCGAAAAGTCCCCGAGCACATCCTTGAATACATGATCCGGTTGGGTCGGACCAAAACCGACCTGGGGTATGCGTGGTCATCGGGCGACGCGTACGGGTCTGACCGTGCTTTTTGGTACGGGGCGAAACAATCGGAACGCTACAACGAAATCGGAGCACGCATTTACCTAGCGGAAGACGGCAACAACCGTCGTCGGGTTAAGGACATGCCGTTCTTCTACGATGCCCTGGCTTTCGAAGACACCTACAGCACTGCACGCGCGTTGGCCAGCCTTGCGCGGGGCGGTTGGGGTGGCTTAGGGGAGTGGGGTATTCGGCAACACACACGAAATGCCTTTCAGATACACGGTCACACGCTCCAGGAGCTCGTTAAAGAGCTTTGGTATTACGCTGAACCCATCGGTAAGCGTGAGAACGAACGCGTCCACGGCGGCACTAACACCGCCGTCAGGCTGGCAGTCGACGCAGGGGTGCCCGTAAGGGTAAACCTGTACTTTGAGGACTCCATTCGTTTACTCGACGATTGGTTAAAAGCCAACGAATCCGATGAACCTTACGAGGAGATTGACTGGCGACAGATTCATGACCCCCGTGACCCTCGACTCACTGAATTTTAAGGATGTTGAAATGACTGCGTCAGCTTGTGCATCACCGTTTCCGCCGATTGAGCAACGCCCCATCACGTCGTTGATCGTGGCTTGTCCCGGGACCTACGTCAAAGAAAGCGATCCGCGGATTCACTTTGTGGATTACGTGGAAGGGGTGACTGACATTTTGGCAGAAGCCGATAAGGTACACGATACCCACGTGGTGTTCCCTTGTACCCAAGCGGTGGTGGATGCACTGCGACTGTCCCCTATGCACGGACGGTGTTTCTTTATCATGGGTACCGTGGAACAACTGACCGACCCCGCTGGCATCCCTGCCAATTCGGGCCTGAGCAGTCGTCACCTGTTGGTTGCCAATGGCCACGATGCGGTCAACCGATCCCTGGACGTGATCTTTCTTGCGACAGGCCAATAAGCCACGTAATTCTACGGAAGTCCCTATTCTGTTAGAGTCCTTTCCTTTATAAGCAGGTTTGAAATGAGCGTATTGTCCGACAAAACCATTCGTGACTTGTGCACGGGTGAAAACCCCATGATTTCGCCCTTTGTTGGGCAATCCGTTAAAGTCGACCCTACCGGTAAGAAGATTGCGTCCTACGGCCTGTCGTCCGGTGGGTACGACATCCGGGCGGCGGGTGAGTTTAAATTATTCATCCCTCCGACCAAGCTGACCTTCTGGCAGCGACTGCAGTGGTTGTTCACCGGGCATGAACCGGAACAGTCGATCATCGATTACAAAAACATTCCCGCGGAGATGTTCTCGGATCACTTCGGGGATTACATCGACGTCCCTCCGGGTGGCTTTCTGCTGACCCGCAGCGTGGAACGCATTGCCATGCCCCGTGACGTGTTGGCGGTGTGCATCGGTAAGTCGACCATCGCACGGGCGGGCTGGAATTGCTTGTGCACCCCACTGGAATGCGGCTGGCCAGGTTACGTAACCCTGGAGTTCCAGAACACCACCTGCCGCACCAACCGGTTCTACGCCAATGAAGGGTGTTTGCAACTGGTCTTCCATCGGTTGGATCAAGAATGCGAAACCTCTTACGCCGACCGGGGCGGCAAGTATTTGAACCAAGGGGCGGAGATCATCACGCCGCGGGTATAACCGCAACCGGCCAGGTACGTCCTCCACTGAAGAAGGTGAACTGATGAACATTGATCTCCAAGTGTTACTCAAAAGTTTACAGTACGCGGCCACTGAAGCGTACGTGGCAAAAAACTCTGCGGCGAGCGAATCGGAAGAAAATGCCTATGACGCAGGTGTCGCCACAGGCGTGCAACTGGCTTTTCACGCATTGGCTTCCTTGGAAGTTCACGTGGTGGACAAAGACTGCGTGAATGAGTTGGTGCTGCCTACCGACGGATCACTAAAGTTTTCCTTGCGGCTGTTCAACACAGTCAACAACTAATAGGTGTTTTGATGGACTGCGTCTCGCGGTTATATCAAATTCAAAGCCGATGAAGCGGCACCTTACACGAGGCCCACGTTATGGTAACTCTAAACCCGGTGCAACACCGCATTTTGGTGTCAGCTACCGAAGAACTGCATTGGGTGGATCCAGCAGTAGCGCGATTCTTTCTACACTTCACCCCCATTAAACCCAGTGACTATACTTGGTTGGTGGCAGGTAATGCGTTCGATGTGTTAAGCATCACCATTGTGGGAAGCGATTCAATCACCGCCAACCCAGAAGCCCAAGGCCTGTTGCGAGAAATGGTGGGGCAAGTCAGTGACGGTAACCTGTCGAAGTTGGTGGGGTTGGTGGACGCCTTGGACGGTTGGATTTGTTTACGCCTGCCCCATGGGGTGTGGAGCAACCGCCACGGGTTCAGTAACTACTGGGTGTTCTGGGACACGTTGGATCTGCCCACCCTGTCCGCTTGTGCGCTCATTCGCCAAGAGCTGAAGCGTCGTGAAGATCTGTTGCGGGACGATGCCCTCAAAACCACGGATAACGACACGCTGCTCGGTCCCCCGGAAACCACCAAACTCTTTGACCGAGTACGGGGCTTCGAATTCTAATCCCTAGCTTCCCTTCGGGGAAGCTTTATGAGGCATGGGTATGATTTCTTTTTTGTTAAAAACCGAGGATGGGTTCTTATTGTGTGAAGACCTCAACGCCCCCGTCAAGTTCATGTTGATCAAGACGACGTTGATGGACTTTGTGCTCCCGCACCCGAACAAACAGCGCGATTGGAGTTTTGACATCGATTGGGTGGTATTACGGGGTGGTCCAGCCCTCCTGAGCAGCGTAGGAGGCGCGATCGGGGAAATGATCCACTACCGGAACCCTAAAGTGTTAACGCGTCTCCACGACCTCCAGGCAGAGTGTCCCAACTTCGAGTTCCATTTCATCTCGAAGAGCGGTTCGGTGATTCACATCACCAACAGTGGGTTGACCTGGGACATCCGGGGAACGACAGAAGGTTCGGTGGTGATTTCCACTGAACGCGCGAACCACGTACCCAGTCATCGCTTCTTCAAGGCCACCCCTTACGGACTGACCGACACACAACGGGCGTTGTTGAAATGTGCTCAAGCGTCGGTCACCGAGGACATTCGGGTGACTCAGTTTGGACCGGACCTGCGGGAAAACCTTTCCATGGACATCCTCCGCAAGGCATTTAACATCGAGTGTGCCGAGGTGAAAGCCAGTGCACTCCCGTCTTCGGAGTTTAGTGGTGTCATTTAACCCCCGGAGTCAAGCATGAACGATTTGCCCAACATCATCGAGTACTACAGCGCGGCTGTGTGGAACAGGTTGACGCATCGGAACAAAATGATCATGGCGAAACGGTGGTACTCCCGTGAGCGGTGCCTGTTGGAAGACCAGCACCTCTCGGTGGGAATCTACCACACACCCCAATCTGATAGTACCTTGGATTATATCTGTAAGGTTCATCCGAATTGGAATGAACCCATCCCTGAAGAAACTTTTAAACGAAGCTATGAAGAGTTGATGGACTTGTTTGCTCGCAGAGAGCTGACCCTCAAGGCTATCGTGGCTTAACTGGACACACTACAATGGCCAAGCCAAAAACCAAAGGGCCTGCTGACATTGCCCTGGAACACACCCAACTCTGCCAGAAAATCCGGCAGCTGGACTTCGAGTACTACATCCTCAACAAGGCGTCCCAACCGGACTCCGTTTATGACAGTTTGCGTCGGTTGTTGTTGGACATGGAGAAGCGTTACCCGGAACTGGTGACCGGCGAATCGCCTTCGCAGCTTGTAGGGTACCCGGGGGCGAACCAGTTCAAACGCGTGAAACACGCCATGCCGATGTTGTCGTTGGACAACACGTTCTCCGGTTCGGAAGTACTGGACTGGATCGCATCGTTGCCGCCATTGCAAATCGGCGAACTGGTGGCCGAGCTCAAGCTGGATGGGTTGTCGTTGAGCCTGAAGTACGTCGGCGGGATTCTGGTGCAAGCCCTGACCCGGGGTGATGGCGATGTGGGTGAAGACGTCACGATCAACGCGCTGCACATTAAAGGGGTGCGTCCGCAGATCAAGTCCATGGACCCGCATGAAGTCATCATCATTCGTGGAGAAGTGGTGGTTCGCACCGAGTACTACGAAGCCACCAACGCGGCGCTGATCAAAGCCGGCAAAGAACCTTACGCAAACAAACGCAACTACGCCTCGGGCGCGGTTCGGCAGAAAGACCCGCACGTCACCCGGGACCGTAAGCTGGACTTCATTGCGTATTCGTACGACTCCAGTGTGGAACAGCTGCCCACGTGGGCCTTGGGTCGGAAGATCCTGCAGCAACAAGGGTTCAACGTGGTGTTCCAAGTAGAGCAACCTAATCCTCAGTGGTCCCAAGCGGAATGGGACGCGTACTTGGTTCGGTTGGTGCAATACCGCACGGACAACGCCATCGACTACGACATCGACGGGATCGTGTTCAAAATCGACTCCCTGCACCTCCGGGAAGAACTGGGCTTTCGATCTCGCTCTCCCCGCTGGGCCACCTCGTACAAGTTCCCGGCGTCGTCGGAAACCACCGAGTTGCTGGACATCACGTTCCAGGTCGGTCGCACTGGGGCCATCACTCCGGTGGCGGAACTGAAACCGGTCTTTGTGCACGGGACCATGATCTCACGGGTGACTCTGTACGGCATGAGCATGTTCCGGAGTTACAACCTGCACAAAGGCGATCGGGTGGTGATCTCCCGGGCCGGTGACGTGATTCCTGAGTTGACCCAAGTGGTGGTGGACTTACGGAAACCCGGAGCAGAACCGTTTAAACTCCCAGACCGTTGCCCAAGCTGTGGCGGTGAGCTGGAAGAGATCGGGGCTGAACTGGTGTGCACCAACTACATGGACTGCGAAGACCAAGTGGTGAACTCACTGGCGTATGTGGTCAGTCGTCAGGTGTTGAACATCCGTGACCTCGGGGTGGCGATCATTCGCAACCTGTACATCAATTGCGGTGTGCGCACGGCAGTGGACCTGTACGAACTGACGCCGGAAACCATGCTGCACGCGGGGTTGTCGGAGAAAGTCACGACCAAGTTGTTTAACCACATCCAGTTGTCTCGGGTGCAACCGCTTGAGCGGGCCATCATGGCACTGGTGATCCCCGAGGTAGGCAAAGGGACGTCGAAGCGCTTGGCAAACCACTACGGCACCTATGAGGCCTTCCTGGAGGCGAAGTACGCTGACCTGGAAAGCATCGCTGACATTGGACCGGAAACTGCTACGTCCATCACCCGGTATTTGATGGAAAACCTGGACTACGCAGCGAAGTTGTTTGGGGCATTGCAGATCGTGAACCCACCTCCGCGACCGATGGGTGTGTTGTCGGGCTTTAAAGTGGTGGTGTCTGGTTCTAGCTTTGCGGGCATGTCCCGTAAGGACAAAGAAGCCGAGTACACCAACCAAGGGGCCACGCTGTCGGACACCGTCACCAGCAAGGTGCTGTTGTGTGTGTTTGGCTTCGGTCACAGTACCGGCAAATACGATTTGGCCAAAGCCCGAAAAATCCCGTACTTGATGTACGACAAAGACCAACTGATCGAATCCCAAGGGGTTGATGATAATGAACAGCTTCAGACGCCTCATCCGGGATTGGCTCCGGCGACGGAAAGCGCGAGCTGACCTGAAACGGTTTGTCATGATGATCGGTTGGAAAGGTTACACGGTGTCGAAGGGCACCGTTTACCCACAGCATCCGTTGTGGCAGAAATGGCACGACAACATCGTCCAACGCGGGGTGGGTGGCGATGCCTGATTTCCAAGTGAAAGACACGGTCTACGCCATTCGCCTAGTCGCGGAAGGACCCAATGACCACTCACCGGGCGGGGTGTTTTGTTGGTTCGGCGACAAGTTGATCATCAAGGAAGCACGTAAAACCCGCACTGTCGGAGGGCACATGGAGTACGTGGTGACACACGAGGACCGACAGGCCGAATGTGGGTTCTACGTACGCTCCCACGAGATCTCGCACATGCGCCATTTCCCTCACAACGTACCGACCAGCTGGTTGCCGTATCGCGACCGCCCGAAAGACGACAGGAGTTTCTACTTATGACCGATGTCGGCAAGTCGGCTTATGAAGCCGCAGTGCAATGTAAGTTCAAAGGGACGGAAGAGGAATGGCGCCAAGCACTACATACGCGCATAGACCCCAACCCGAACAACGAACCCACAGTGGCGGACGTGGCGTATCTGTTGAGCAAGAAGGGTGTTTACGATGACGCGGACAAAGTCCTGTTGAGCCGCATCAACACCGCCACTGAAACCCGGCGCCTCAAAGCCCTGGGTTGGAGCGATCGACACATCCAGCTACACCTGGACAACCCCATCGAGGTGACACATCCATGACCCCGGCAAGTGACGAAACCCGTCAAGCCCTTATCGATGACATTCGAGAATGGCGTAAGCAACGAATGGAATTTCAAGCCGGTGTGGCGGAACAATTTGGTTGGTCCGCACGGGAACTGTCGTTCTACGAACAAGGCATGACAATGGGGCTCAACATCATGCTGTCGCTAACCGACTCACGGGACGGGGCCGATGCCAAGTTTCGTTTAACCGATGGCGCAGGGAACTTCATTCCGTTCTACCCTGGCAACCACCCCAATGGCTTGGAACATGACGCTGACGGCAAAGCGGTCTATCTGGTCAGCCTGTGTTCTGAACTTTACGCCCAAGTTAACACTTAGGAGTTAATCATGCCCGATACCGAACTGGCCGGGTTGATCCCGGAAAAGATCCTGGTGTCCGATGCTGCATTTGATCGGATCACTGAAATCGTGGAAGCCGAACCCACGCCGGAACAAACGGCCAAACTGAAAGCCTTTTTGGACCGTCCAACACGCTGGTCCAGTGATGGATAAGTACGGCGAGCTCCCGGAGTGGGTTCATCCGAATTGGCTAGACGGGGGCCGGGTACACAACTGGCGCAACTACATCAACGATCCGTTGAAAACCATGTGGCTGTCCTTCACCTTGGAACAACGTAAAGCTCTGCGTGATAACGCGCAAGAGATTGCTGACCGAGAAGAATGGGAGTAAGTATGCCCGTATATCACCAAGTTTGGCTGCGATTATCACAGACAACCCAAAGGGGTAATTCGCATGGCACGTTCGATTCGCGGTGGAAAGGCAGGTGGGTTCGAGTACTGGGGTAAGCGCGGGATCTCCTGCGCCAGTCCTGGACGGATCACCAAGAAGCTGACTCATGGGGTGGAACGCACCCAAGCACGCCAGCTCATCCACCAAGAGCTGCAACAGCTGTAACGGCATAATGGCCTCTCCTTCGGGGGAGGCTTATGTTGCATTTATTTTTGGGAATATATTACGTTACCGAAGCAAAAAACCTTTTTAATGGAGCGGTGTTCTAGTGGCCAAGAAACTTACCCAGGGGAAACGCCGGCACCTAATCGACCTCGTGTCTGTTATGGCGACTCACCAGCAAACGCATCGGTGCGCCATTGTTCAAGCCAAGGCGATCATGGCCAGTGGTCTTTATCAACGTTACAGGAATGTCTAATGTTTGAGTTGCCTACTGTAAAGAGCATTCCTTTGGAAACCCGTTTGCAAATCATTGCCGAAGCGGCAGCTGCATCTCGGGCGCTATACATGGAACGGTGTTGGATCGAAACCGACGAAGACGGGTTCACTGGTTGGCGATGGGACAAGTTCAACGTGACGTTAGTAATCGTCTGTGCGGCCAACCGTTACAAAGATTTTATTATCACGGGTACCCGTCATTACAGCGTACCGATGTGGTCGATGATCAACCTCGTGGGTATTGATGCCTTGAATGCGTATGCCAATGCCGATGATGACCCAGAAGAAAACAACGAGTCCGGTTATCAACAGGGGTTCATCGATCAGTACGGTGGGTTCTGGGGACGGCAGGAAGCCATGGACTTGTGTAAGTGGCAAGGGCGTCCTTTATTAGAAGAGGGTCGCAGCACCAAAGAACTCTTTTCGGAACACCTCTATTAAGGACAAGCAATGAAGCGCGGAGTATTGCGGTTGTACCAAGGAATTCATAAGACCGCCCGGAAACGGGCTGGGCGCGCGACGGGCTTGCAGTCAGTAGACCACACCAAAGAAATCCCTGACTGGTGGAAATGCACCACCCTTCAACCACTGGAAGAACCACAGATTATTCTCAATACACTGGGTTAATTCATGGACACTTCAAACAAAACTAAACCGTTGTTGGAGATTCCACCCAATCGAGTTCCGACGGTGGATGAAAACACGCTGAAACTCGCGGAATTTACGAGGCAATGCATCGCTGCCCATATGGAGAGCTGGAAAGGGTGGGTACCCACGGGGGATCAAAATGAAATCCACTAAGCACACGACGATTCCTCGGGATCGTCCGGAAACTTCGGAAGAGTTCGACCTGCGATATCAGCGGTGGCTTAAAGACCGCTTGGCCATTGCCGCTGAGAAACGTCGCCGACGGGAGAATCCTAATGAAATCTAATTGCGAGATTCCTTCGGACAACCTCAGTGTCGAGGAACTGACAGACCGTTACCAACAACTGGTCCAAGAAGAAATGTCCGCGCGGCTGAAATCTAAAACGCTCTCTGACTGTTCTGGGGTGGACTACTTCCAACGGTGGACTAGGCCAATGAAACTACTTTCGTATAACCTTAAAGGGTTGGAACAGAATGAAATCGGATAACGAAATTCCTTCAGTCCAACCGCCTCCCCCCAAGACATTTTCCGAGGTTATGCAGGATGCCGTGGAACGGGAACGTTTGTGGGCGGATGCGGTCTTTCAGCCACCCTACTTCATGACCACGCCATCACGCAGTGTCATGTTTCCGCCTCGCCCGGTGACTGAAAATGAAATCTGACAACGAGATTGGTGACCCTCCGCCACCGCATCTGGATAACCTATTTGCGCTGCAGGTACGTCTGGATGATCAATTGAAGGACATCTATTATAAAGACCTCTTAAGTAACCTGCTAACTCAGGGTTTGGGTTTGAAGACGAAGTATTACCAAAATACGTTAGGGAAGCCCACGAATGAAATCGGATCGTGAAATAGGTGACTCCCAAAGCGAACCAGAGTGGCAACCCAGTTGGACCCGGCCCCGTAATGTCAGTCCGGCTATTGTCAAGTTATTTGCTTTGTTAGAGCTGAACTCCAACCACAAACCCGTGAAGCGGAAAGAGGACCCCCATGAAATCTAATACTGAAATCGGTAGCGCATCTGATGGCATGTCCGAACTGATTGCTTTGGTCAGCTCGCCATCACCGGACCTTAATGCCCGCATGCCGGCTGGGGCGAGTTTTCTGAACCGCGCCTTGTCGGGTGGACTCCGCCGCGGTGAGCTCGGTATGGTTTTTGCTCACACTCACCGACCGAACCACCCCATGGACGCGTTGCTGGTGGACTCCAATGAAATCCAGTAAGGGCCAACCCCGGGAAATTGGTACGCCTGAAAACCCGGCACCTTCATGGCAGCCTGGGTTTTTGATGTTTGACGAAAATGGCGTTGTCCTGTCACGCGGCGGTGTGGGGCGGTATTATTCCGAATCTGTCCTAGTCGCCACGACCAAGGAGAAACAAGATGGTAATGAAATCTGACCAGGAAATCGGTGGGTCCCCCGTTGGGAACTGTGCACCGCGTGTGCGCTTTAACGGCATTTCCGACATATCCAGTAAGGATTGCGAAACCTTCCACAACAACCCCAGTGGGTTGGATTTTGTTTTGTGTTCGCCTAAACTGGAACTGCATAGCGCGGACTGGATGCGTCGGTTAGTCAAGGGGACAGACAATGAAATCTAATGGTGAGATCGGGGATCACCCTTCGGATGAATTTGATGTCCTGTCGTTTGGGTCCATGTCCTATACGCCTGACGACGTAAGCAACCTCCAAATAGTGGGGCGCACTTCACGTAAGTCATTGGCCACCGAAATCGGCGTTAACGGGACCCTGCCCAACCTATGCGCCGCCTACGGGGTGGGCGGCATGGCGCTTGACTTTGATGGCGACATCGACGCCGAAGGTAATTTCTGGATATACGGCGCTATGGTGAAACCTCGCAATGAAATCTGACCAAGAGATCGTCCCCGCTGACCGGGAGAATTTTAGTTCCAGTACCGAACCCATGTCCATCTCTTTTGGCATAATGGATTTAAGCGCCCATCTGCATAAACCCAGCCTCAAATGGAGGCCGGAAGAATTCACCATATTTCCTACCGGGAAAGAACAGCATGAAATTGGCAGCTGAGATTGGTGAGACGGTTGTGCGTGAACCCGTGCCGGACTTGGTGATCACTTATCAAGTCAAAGTCAGTAAAGCCGAAACCGAGTTTATGGAACGCTGGATGCAATACCTCACCAGGTCCGGTCCGGAGACCAATGAAATTCCCGCTTGCGTTCCATCTGAATAAACAACTATATCACCGCATCATTACCAAGAGGACCTTCCAATGAGTCATGAGATAGTACCGGATTCCAACAACATCGATTCCGCCCACGGGGCGATTCCTTTCCGGAGAGAACAAAGCCTGATGTCCGGTAAACACGCCGGGTTCAGCATGCAACCGCCCGGGAGCAGGGAGATACCCGACGCCGTACCTAATTCCGGTGGGTTACGTCAGTTCGTGGACCTTTTTGCCGTCGCTCAAGGACGGCTCACATTGAAGCCGGAGATCGGTGACCCTGAGGGTTCTACCCAAACGTTTAGGCAATACGGCTCCGCTCCGCACCTGAATGAAATAGGGGGCATCGATGAGCCATGAAATCGTGGCTAATTCTGACGAATACATGCAGCGCGCCGGTACAGTGATGGCCAAAGGGCTAGCAGACTACGCGCGGCAATTGTTGCAGGATCGCCAAGCCTTCAAAGCCGCCCGGGTACCGGGGACAACGATTGACCCTTCGGTCGTTCATACACAACCCACGTACGTTGGACGTATGGCATCCAGGGTCCTCATTAACCGCAAAGCGCAGCATGAAATAGGAAGTGACTAATGTCCCCCACTAAACTGTGGTCACCCCCCGATTCAGCGTTTTGGTACGATTTGGAAAACTTTGAGTTCGGGATGGACTCTACGTGCATGGGCTACGCGAAGATCCGACATAAGAACGGGTTTTACGAACCTCATTATGTCCGCTTCGGGATGTTGCACCAAACCTTGGAGTTTTGTGACCATATGGACGAAGAGGTCATCCGCACCGAACTTGCTGATATCGGCGAGGTGGTCGGTTTCCACTACGCGCCACTCAAAGGCACCCCCACCAACTGTTCCTACCTGGACTGTAACGAGATTCAGTGGCGCTGGGTAAAGAAGGACGGGGAGAAAGACTTCTGCATCCCCATGCCGCCTAGCCCTTTGTGTCAAGGCTCTAACATTCTACATGAACCCATGTCTAAACGCAATTGGATCAAACTAATGTCTGAAGAAAGTCAAGCACGCCAGGAACACGACGTACAAATCCCTACGCAACTGGTGGGGGAGAGCCCAGGAATGTGGGTGGATTTACCCGCGGGTCGTGAATGGCTCAGTGGCTCCACTATGGATGACCTACGTGATGCTAAGGGCGATTCTTTATCGTTGTTGCTGGATTCCACCGACGACGCCGATGCCTTGGTCAAGATGTTCAAGGACGCGTTAACGCCTGAGCAGATCGACCGTGCGGTGTTTGGCTTCAGTTCTGAATTGGGTATCCTCCCGGAAGGGGCTGTTGCCCAACCTAACCTGTTGTTCGGCGAAACGCTGCACGACCACATCACGAACATGGACGTGTTGGGTAGCTACCCTCAGGCATTCCAACCCATTGACCCTAACCGTGTGCCGGAGCTCGAACACCAGCTGGTGGGGTTGTCGCTGACTGCCACACGGGCGGACCGCAAGCGACAGCAGTTGAACCAAGACCAGTCCGACATGCTGGAGTGGATGATGGCGTTTGCCATTGAACTGCGGGATGTGACCGACCCGGCGGAACGCAAGGCCATTATCGCGGCGTACAAAACGGTCGGGCGTAAATTGAAGCTGTTCAAAGTCACCCGCATGAGTGAGTACATCAACTACAGCTGGGCCATGGAAGAGTCAGCCGAAGAACTTCCGTACGGCATGTTCATTGCGATGCGTGGCATCAATCAACAGCACCTGTTCTGCCAAGCCCTGAAGGACTACGAAGGGTGGAAGTGGCGCTACATCTCAGTGCACCCGTTCCACCTCGGTTAACCATAACCCCTCTCCTTCGGGGGAGGGCTTATGCCTTTTCTTTTTGCATTTAACCCAGATAAAGAACTATATTACGTTAATGATCATTACCTGAACTTACCCTAAGGATACGTGCATGTTCTTTTCCAATTGGTTTAACCCGTTTCGTCATGTTACTCGCGGCGCGATCGTCCGGACTCTACGTAAGAATCCTGGGGCTTATTACCGTTATTCCGGAGTGAACCCCGGTTACTTGATGTTGGAACACGGCGAGTTGGTGCGGTACGGGGTGGACGTTTTCGCTGGTCCGCGCACCGATAAAATGAAAAGTTGGTTTGACAAAAACCTATTACACCTGTACAGCGGGGCAGCCCTGCGCATCGAAAACGCAACCATCGATCGGTTACTGAAAGAGTTAGCCGTAGAAGCCCGCCGCATGCCGTCGGACGTGTGGGTGCCGGTGATCAATAACCATTTCCACCTCTGGGGCGTCAAGGCCTATGATGTCGGTGATTATAACGGAAGGATGCGCTGGAATCAGTTGGATGCTAATGGTCAACCGATTGGCGAGGACCGGTTCATTCCCCGGGAACTACTCACGCCGGCGTTTTACGACAACATGTGTTATTTGCGTGGCTGTGTGACGCGGGCCAAGGACTTTTCCAAATGGGATCACGTGACCAAAGGCGCTTTGCCCCTGGACCTCCCTGAGTGGATTCGTGTGCAGGCGACCAGCGAATCGGACGCTGCTTTGCAGTGTAACGCTCTTCCCACTAACGGCGGCCCTCTCGCTGAAGGTGTAAGCATCCGCGCTAAGTTCGATGTCATGCTGGACCCCAGTTTCCTGGACACCGTCAGGTGGTTAGAAATCGACCTGCACTCCACCCTGGAAACGGTGATGGAAAAGCTCACTGACTACTACCCGGCGTATGTGTTTGGTTCAGCCGATTTTAATTTGTCGGCCGTGTTGTGTGTGTCTAAAGACTGGATGTGTGAGTTCGACACGCTTGCCGCCACCGAGTACGACAAACGTATCCAGTGCCAGTCCGTCCCCGGCAGTAGCATTAACTGCATTTAATTAATAGGAACGCTCCAATGACTGTCGATATCGCAATCAACCCAAAAGCAGCCCGTCATTCCGTTCGCCTGGAAAAGAAACTGATTGATTACCACGCCCATGAAAAGGAAGTGATCGGGATCATGTACCAGGCGCAGTTGGCCTTGGCTGACGCCGAAAACCCAGCCGAGGTTCAACAAGTTCGGAACTGGGTCAAACGCACCTTGCGTTACAACCCCGTGTACCGCCACAACAAAATACACGGGTACCTCAAAAGCGATTGGTCTAACGTGGTCAAAGCCGACTAAGGGGTTTTTATGAACATTGGAAAACGCATCCTGGTCTTCGGGGGTGGAAGCATGGGGTACGGTCTAGGGGCCATGATGGGGCGAGCCCTCAGTCTGGACGTTGAGATTCCACGGGAAGATGTATTGTTAGCGTTTTCGAAACGCAATGCTGTCTATCCGGAGATCGTCCCCGAGGAAGTGGAACAACTCGAGGACTTCAAGTATCGCTCCCCGCAACAAGACGGACGGTGGCTTTGGTTCTTGCAAGAACAGGACCTTCACTTGGCCATTTACAGTTACCAGCAGAACTTGCGGGTGGACCCCAGTCCTCAAGGCCGTACAAGGGCCAAGGCGGCGTTTAAACGGGCTACCCGCGGTAACCGGTACCGTAAAGCTACACGGCTGCATGAGTACGCGGTGATGGACTTGTCTGAATGGGATGACGAGATCCGTGAAACTGCTGAAATGCATTACTTCTGCGCTAACCATGGACTGTCCACATGAACCCCGTTACCTTTTTGACCGGGGCGCTGTTGGTGCTCTGGATCGGCTGGCTGGTGCAGGACACGCTGCGGTACTTGTATCCCACGGTCCACGATTGGTGCGTGCGACAAAACACCCAGCGCCGCATTCGTGCGGTGTTGCGGGACTACCACCATGAATGCCGGGACCACAGTCAACTTGCCCGCGTGATGTGTAACCCGAAATGGCAACTGAACGCTTGGCGCCGAACTAAGGTGGAAGCGCACGAGGTGTTGTTTCAGGGCTGTAATCGCTCCAAAGACTTACCCAAGGCTTATCGCGTGATGGGCCACTACTTAGATGAACAACTCAAAAGGTACCAATATGTGGACTCCAATTAAGCAACTCTTCGGTAAATCGAAACCTGCAACCACCCCCGTTAAACAACCCTGGATCACCTTGGCCAGCATCACGGCTCAGTTGACCCACGTGGTGGAAGTAGAGCGGGCCGAGTTTGTGCTGTTGCGGTGTATCGGTGGTGGGGTCGTGCTGTTTCACTGGGATGGCAGTAACGTGGTGGGCAATTACTTGACGTTCGAGGACCTGGTCGCTCACGGGGCCCGTGGCCTTACCCAACCATTGGACACCGCTCTCTATCAAGACCTGTCGTGGGCTACTGAAGTCAAGTACGTCTACCCGGGGACCCGTTCGGTGTGGAACAAACTGATGGACGAGGCGAAAGCGATCCGTTTCGCTTACGGCGTTCCCGCCGAAACACTCACCACCCTAGGGCACGCCGGAGAGAAGAAGATCGTCATGGTGGGGACTACCCAGTGGACGCGTGAGGGGGCCATGTACCTCGGTGATACCTTGGCCGAACTGGAGTACCTGAACGTGGACGTGCGGTTATTGGACTGGGTGCCGGGTTTGGTTGCGCTCGACCTCCCGTTTACACCCGCTCCTCCGATGGCCGTGAATCAATTCTAAGGTAGAGGAGGACACCATGAAAACCCAAACCGCACACGATGCCGCCCATGGGCGGTTGGCGCGTAAGCTTAAAGGCAGGGGGCATTCAGGTACGCGGTTTCGGGTACAGATCACCTTCGACCAGTATCGGTTGTCCCTCTGCTTGGTAAATGAACAAGGCGAGATCCTGCGTGATCAGCAAGCCCTCACTCAGTGCGAGTTGCTCCTGCAGGATTTTGAACCTCATTTAGGCGACGCCACGTGGCCACTTGCTCAACTCGCGGGTGCCTTGACCCATAAAGCGGATGACCGGTTCCAAGGGGATCAGACCTACCTAGGGTGCGATGTGTTCAACACCGTGAACCACAAACGGGTGAAGCTGTGACTTTACCTACCATCAACGGCTCCCTTGGCTACATGCAAGGGGAGCGTAATCCTGAGGATTTACCATGAGTGCGCAATTGACCCCCACCGGTGACATGGAAACCCGCATCCCTCTGGTTCGCGGTTACGGTGTCTTCGGTAACTGGGTAGGACCTACTAAGGACCATACACCGAAACAGGTGGTGATCGGTTCCACGGGGCTTCCCTCCACCGGTTACAATCTGGTGCGAGGCATGGACCCTACTCGACCTGAGACGATCCTGTTTTACCTGCAGTACGACTACGATGGCGTCCACCGCATCGATGGTCGACTGTACCTCAACCCCACCAATGGGAATTACGAGGTCTACCTCGACACTCCGCAAACTGACGAAGACTTGGTGGGAATCGTCCAGTACAACCTGGGGTCGTGATCTGGTTAAGGGGCTATCCTCTTCGGGGGATAGCTTTCTATTTGTTTTTTACATTAATCTACTCCGCTTACCCAATCTAATGTGGACTAAGAACAAGGAGGGGGTTTTATTTTGTAAGGTATTGCGATCAGCAATACATCCTACGCTCTTGATTGTGATCTGCTTTTGATCTACCCCCGCAGGGAGACGCACTGTGATTACCAAACACCGCTTCGTGTTAGACGGCCTGCACACCGGCCGATGGTTTGATTTAGCTCCCTTTGGGCTCGAGCGCCACCCGTGGCAAACCCTGGACGTGATCAACGTCGTTCACCACTCGTTGTACGTCGGGGAAGAGATTGGGTTTTACAAAGAAGGGTCCGTCGGGGAACCGGCCGAGTGGACTTACACCTTCTACTTGAAAGAACTCAATGTGGCTTTGACCCAGTTGGTGGTGCGCTTGGATACGTTGCGCGGTCGCTGGACCCGGGGCATTGGCATGCGTTACCCGCTAAACTCCGCGGACGGCCCGAGCAACCTGCGTGTTGGTACGGCGAAGAACATGATTCGCTTTGAGATCGAGTTTGAGGTCACCCAAGATACTATGCTACAGAAATGGGTGCCGAGTTCTCAGGTTTAGGGGTGGGTTATGAAATTCTTTATTCCGTTGTACGCCGGTTGTACGGGGAACTTATTTGAAACGGTGCGCACCACGGGCGAACGCATCACGGAATTGAACCCGGTGTGGATCACGCCCGGGGCGGTGTCGGAAGCCGATGGCATTAACGTGTTTGCCTTACGGATTTCCCCAACGGTGCACCGGTACGAGGGGCAGTTTGCTTTCGAGATCTGGGACAAGCTGTACCAGTCCCCCAAGAAGTGGGTGGCCACGCTGCACATTGATGCTAATACAGCGGAATACCGGGTCGAGCTCTCCGAGCGCTACATGCGGCGTCGACTGGTGTTCTGGTTGGAAGCCCACCTGCCGAATCGCATTCCCGACCCCAGTTGGGCTTACTACAACAACACCCCGGATGGAGATTGGAATTACCGTGACCTTTAAGCAGTTATGGAACAACTTGCTGGACAAACGCTTGGCCGGGTTGTCGGCCTCCCTTCCTTTCTGTCAACTCTCTATCCCGAGGAAAAAGAGGATGCCCAAGAAAAAGAAACTCGAAGACCTCTCTTCGGTGGTGTTGGACCACGGCACCCGCATTGTGGAACTGGAAGACCAGCTCGAGACGGCGTTGAACCAGAACAAAGAAATCCTGGACGCCCTACAAGCGTGCAGGCGGGAGTTGAGCGAGTATAAAGCCTCAATGACCCACGGACAATAACGAAACTCCACACGAGCCCTCTCAGGGGCTCTTATACCGCAAATAGGAAATACAAATGGCTTTGTATGTAACGAAGGAACAACTGGCAACGGCTTTCCCTGGGTTGGTGTCAGGGGAGTACGAGGAATACACGTTGAGCACGGCCCAGACGGCGGAACTGATCGTGCTGGCTACTCGGTACGGACGCTACCAACTGCCGGGGGAACAGATCCCAGGGCGAATGTTACTGGAACAGGCCGTCACGTACGTGCGCAAAGAGGACCGCAGTGAACTCAGTAGTGTCAACGATTGGTACGTGCAGAGCAACCACTCCCGGTTGATCAACACCCGCCGGGATCTCCACCGACACAATGCATTTGTGCAAGCCGTGGTGCACGAAGCCCGTTCTCGCCGGGACCACCGCATTGACAACCACATTAACCTGGCCTTGGTGGACCTGCGTGGCCAAGTGGGCAAGATCACCCTTCAAACGTTTATCAAGGCAGAACTCTATGACCGATAGTGACGCGTATATACTGGTCGTCCCTGTGGCTAAGTTGGACGACCATCTGCAAACCGTGGGTGCGCTGCAATTGCACGACGTGGCCGGGGCTGTGACGTGGCTGAACGCGAATGCTCACCCCAGTCACCATTCCAAAGCCACCCTGCAAACGGAACTGGACCGTCGTCAAGAAATTCCCGTGGTGATTCAGATCACCTTTGAACCCGAAAGCCTAGGGTGGGGGAAAAGCGTGCGCAGTTGCTTGGTGCATGTTGATGAAGTAAACGGTCTGGATTTCTTCCAACAGGGTGTACGGCACACGGTTCAGTTTCTCTGCGATAAAGCGGAACGAGGCGACATACCTCACGTCGACATCACGACCGACAAAGTCACCTCGTTGGCCGAACGAGGCATTGGGGCGAAAGTGGTCGATAACTACGGTTCGTTACTGGACCAACGGGTGATCGTGATTGACATGGTGATCTTTTGCCCTAAATACACAGTGGACTGCATTGGAGTTTGGCCATAAACACCTGGCCCCTTGCCTGCAGTACGTTGTTAAACCCTGTACCCAATAGGACAACTGATAATGCGACTGACCCATGAAGACGTAGAGGATTTCTCTTCGGAACACCCTAACCTGAACCACCGGGGCTTGTCATTGAAGAAACAGTACCTGGTGATCAAAAAGAAAGCGTTCTTGGACGTGGGCCTAGACCCCCACGCCTTGGACGGCTTGGTCATCTCCGGTGTCTCAGATCAGTACGGCTTGCTCCAACGCACTGTGGTGAAACACGCGTTCGGCATTCCCACCACCGTCGAGGATATTCTGGCGTCGTGCCAACGCCATGAACTGATCCTGATCGAAGCCGGCGTTTCCTACACCCTCTCTCCGGGCGATACGAGTTTCACTCTCCCGGACAAACCCACCGAAGTAGGGGTAGTTACCCGATGGGCGGCCATGTCGGCGTGGGACGGTATTGAATCCTTTGCCCGTAAGCTGGTGCAGAAACGCATGGAAAAGTACGAGATCACGATCCGCCAACGACAAGGCCAACAGTACCGGTTTTACCAATCGGGTAACAACGCATACATGGAAGTCCACTTCCCTATTGTGGTGGAAACCATGTCCTTGAAACTGGGTGCTCGTCGCTGATGCGGCGGGTAGCCTGGAAACCTGGGGTGTGAATAAGGATACTGGAGTTGCTTAATATTCTGACCCATTAACCCAGGTATACCGCATGCAATGTATTACACCCGTAATGCGGCTTGTGATCGCCTTGGTGTTACTTCTAGTAGCGCCGGCGGTTTCAGCCACAGTAGTTCAAGTCGATGACAATTATTGTCACGGCCTGGCCTTAATGAACAAAGCGACCACCGAAGCGCACATGCGCCGAGAACCGCTGGAAGCATGGAAAGCCGACCTACTCTCTCAACGAGATCAACTGGTGAAGGACAAAACTGGGGTACTGTACATCGTGCTGCCAGAGGTGATTCGCGACGCGGATAAAGTCTACAAGGATTCTAGTCCTCCCGTAGACCAATACATCAACTCGTACAACCACTGCATGAAATATGACTTTGGCGGCATTGTGGCCGTTAATGAATAATCGTTCGCCTTCCCTTCGGGGAAGGCTTATGACTTTTTCTTTTAAAGGAATTCAAATGGAACTTCTAAGAGACGTGATCATGATACTCCTCGCAGTCGGTATCATGCGGTGGGTGGAACGCCGTCAGCGCCACTATGTCGACAGTTGGCCGTTAAACTGGACATTGAATATATTCTGTGTGGCGATCATTATGATCTTCGCCAGCCTGTTCGTCAACGATTTGTTGAGCTACAAACTCTAAGATTTTAAAATAAGTCAGAACTATATTACGTCTAAGCTAACAGGAGTCCTTATGAGCATCGGAATTGAAATCATCATGTTCTTGGTGGGCCTGGGTCTTACCTACTACGGTGCGTGGTGCTGCAATAAAACCCCGCAACCGTTTGTGGTGTTGTACAGTGTCTTCATTGCCATCGGCATTTGCAGCATGTTGTTCTTCGGTATCCGTTTAGTGAGCTCCCTTCTTTACTTGGCCAAAGACAGTATCAACTCCCTTACCTAAGGTGTACCCATGACCTCGCTACAGTTCCACCTGTTCGACGCCCTGATGCAATGGGTCATCGAAAACGACCTCAAAGAACTCAACATTCGGTTCAAGGCCGAGGAGTTAAAGAAGTGGCCCGAGCTGTACAAGCGGGCGACGCACGGACACGTTACCTTGAACCTGCACCCCAGCGCAGTGATGCAGCTGACGTACTTGCCCACCGGTAAGTTGCACTTCACCATGACGTTCATGGGACGGGTGCACCAGATCGTGGTGCCGTTCAACGCCATTGCCAACGTCTACGTCCCCACCATGCCTAACGGTTCGTACATGATGGACTGGCCACAGCAGGACAACCTGACCGACGATGACCTGCCGACCGAAGAGTACGGGGTAACCCTGGAAAACAGCAAGATCACCGGGGCCAAGACTTCACCCATCGGGGTGCCCAATGCCTCAAAGCCGTTGCTGAATTTCGGCCACTACCCCGGCAAGACTTCCGAACCCACCCCACCCGCGGCAGTCAAGTTCCCTGCCGTTAAGAAACGCAAACCGGGTGAACTGGTATGCCTAGCCACCTTCCGTAAACAGAAAAAAGAGGAGATTCCAACATGAACCACCCGTACCTGATGGTCCCCCGTCCAAAACTCGAATGGGTTGACCCGGCCGTGTTTAACCCGTTGTCGTTTGCTCAGGTGGAAGAACTGCTGCGCAACAACATCAGCATCGTCCGCCAGTCGATTGCCGAACAGTTGCCAGACCAAGTGGCCCTGCGGTTTGCGGTCACGGCGTACCAACGGGAAATCCACCAGATCACCAGGGAACGTACTTTCCATTTGCTGGCGTTGGGTGAAGCGTACACCAACCTGTTCCTGGCCAACACCGGCACGTTGTTCCTGGACGACCTGCACGACCCGCTGGAAACGATCCTTAAAGAAGTCGAAGCCGAATTCAGTACCAACAACCTGCGAGTGAACGTCAACCTTGGAGTAAAAGGGGAAGGCAACATCTTGCCTTTGGAACGCATTCGCAGTCCAGGCGATGGGCAGGTGTTGGGTGTGACCTTGGACCAAGACGCCACCGTGACATGGTTGACGGTGCACGTCGGGTTCCATGTGTCAGCCTACGTGCGCCCGGAGTTTTTGGTGGATTGGTATGGCACCAGCACCTTCACCGAGTTGCACGGGTTGGCCGATACCATCGAACTGAACGGTTTAGAAGTGCTGGATGAACCAGGGGTTAGGATTGAAAGTAACACTAAGTTTATCAAGCACTTACGTGAAAATGGCTTGTTCCGATTGTTGAAATTAAGTCACTAGGTTTGTGTAATTATATGAGTGTTCTACGTTAGCGCAAGCCGACGTCCACTTGGGGGTTCCGCAAGGGACTCCCGTTATGCCGTTCTGCGCAAAAAGGAATCTGTCATGTTTACCCAATGGACCAAGCGCTATAAAGCTTGGCGAGCCAAACGTGAATGGTCACGGTTACCGAAGTCCTTGGGCGTACCGGCCAGTGTGATCGATATTGCTTGGCAAGTGACAAATCACCCGGATTACCCTTCAAAGTTCTGGTGGCTGAAACCATGGCACGGTCAATACGAATGGTACTACCTGTGCCAGATCATCCCGGCGATGACCGAGCACCTGACTAACAGCGAAATCTACTGGGCGATGAAAGGCATTATCACACAGCCCACACAGATGGATCGCATGGTGTGCATCAACCAGATGATCGAGCAGTACAACAACCCAAGCTTCCAATATGCAACTACTGTCACGGCCTGGCCTTAATGAACGACCTGAGTAAAATTACTCCCCCGTCTAACTATTTGTACTCCCTAAAAGGTTCTGCTCAATGAAACAATATCTTGCAGCGTTGCAATACATTCTGGACAACGGTTCCGTCAAAGGTGACCGTACCGGTACCGGCACGATCTCGACGTTCGGGATGCAAACCCGGTATAACCTGAAACGCAACAACCTCCCGGCGGTGACCACGCGGTACATTCCGTTGTTGCATGCGGTCCGTGAAGGCCTGTGGTACCTGACCGGCGACACGCACCTGAAAGGGTTGATTGACCGCGGTGTGACCTTCTGGAACAAGTGGGTCAAGAAAGGCACCGAAGTCTACCGCACTTATTCATGGGACGAGCGCGTTCAGTTTGTACAGAAAGACGCCATGGAACACCTGGACGAATGGAACAAACATTTCGCCCACCGTTTGCACAAGACTTACCAAGACGCCACCACCGTGCAATACGGTAAGCTCTGGTGCAAACCCAAAGACGTCCAAGCCATTATCGACTGGATGGACATTCGGGGCGTGCGCACTGAAGTCTTGATGGACGGTGAACTTGGTGCCGTGTATGGTCACCAGTACCGTTACTGGGACACCTTCAAGATTGTGGCCCGGGATTCTGCGGACTGCCAGAAGTGGTTGGGTAAAGGGTTTGCTATTGTCGGCGAAGCCAACACCCCGGGTGAAGTGGTGCTGTACCGCAACACCGATCAGCTGTCCGAGCTGGTGAACTCGCTGCGCACCAACCCTGACAGCCGTCGCCACATCATCACGGCCTGGAACCCAGGCATGCTGGATGACATGGCATTGCCGCCGTGCCATGCATTCTTCCAGTTCGACATCACCGACAAATCGGTCAAAGACTTGGTAGAGGCCCTGAAATTCGGTAAGGGCGGACACTGGAACCTGTTCAGCGAATGGATGGACCGTGACTTCGACACCACCGGGGCTTTCCCTGGTATGTTAACCCCATGGCGCGAAATGCTGGCGAATCCACACTGTCATCCTTCTACCAAAGCGGCCCAGATGCTACACGACTACGCCACCAACCATGGCATTCCAACCCGTTGGATTTCGTGTATGCTCACGCAGCGTTCAGCAGACTACCCAGTCGGCGTGCCGTATAACATCGCCTGGTATTCGACGCTCACCATGATGCTGGCCCAAGTGGTGGGCAACCTGGAACCGAAAGAGTTCATCCACTGCACCGGCGATAGCCACATCTACCTCGACCAAGTGGATAAAGTGAAAGAACAACTGGCACGTGAACCGTTGGAGGAAACCACCGTGCTGTACCTCAACCCGTCGGTCACCGAGATCACCGATTTCAAACTCGAAGATTTCGACATTCGCGACTACGGGTCCCTCCCCCACATCGATTACCCAATCGCGGTGTAACGCCATGATCACAATCGCTCCGTTTGATGGAAGTTTCGACGTGTACTTGGAAGGCATCCGTTTCCTGCCTTTCACTACACTTGGCGATGTACAGTTCGAGTTCACGGAAAACGTGAAACCGCTGCTGGCAAAAGTTCAAATGAACCCCGTCCATGGACAGTTCGTGTCGGTGAAACTCCCGGATCGATGGCAAGCGTGTTATCCGGGCGATGTGCTGTTGTTTGACTTTGACGGGAACCCCACCGTATTGCAAGGGTGGGCCGTGGACAAATTTCTTACCTTTGAAACCTTAGACGAGGTGTAACAATGCTGGTTATTCAAGACGTTGGTTGTAACTTCTGTTTGGAAGGGTTTGTGATCACCCCCATCGTGACGGACGATCGAGTGTTTTCGGCAGACGCGTTCGAGTGCACCAAGCACGCCAAAGAACTGATGGACCACCTGGCCGCCGAAGACCGGATCAAGGGCTTGGAAACCACCGATGCTGAATTCGCCCAGTGGGTCATCTATCTGGGCGACGCTCGTGAACCGGTGCGTGTGGGACCTGGGGATTACGTGATCTTTGTCGGACCGAAGAACGACCAACCGACTGTGGTGTTGGCCGCCGCGGCCAAAGTGCTGCTGAAAGTACAACGTCGCGGCTAACGGCATAAAAGCCTCCCTTGGTTCACGCCAGGGGAGGTTTTATATCCCAGTGGATTAAGTGACTATATCACTTTTGTATTAACCAAGGATTTTTCATGCTGCTCAAAGCACTGTTTGTCGTCGCGTTCAGTCACGGCGCCGGTAACGATTCCACTGGATCGCGTTCTGTCACCGTGGTCAATTCCATGGAAACCTGTTATGCGGCCCGTGACGCTTTTGTCCGCACCCTCAGGGAACCGGTCTTCTCCACCAAGACCGAAAAACGCTGGGTGCTGGAAGATGAGATTATCGGTTTCAATGATAACTACGTGTTGTCGTGCGAAGCACTGACACCCCTGTAAACACAAATACCGAAAGAGGAAACTAGCCGTGAACGATAAAGAAATTGTTATCTTGATTAATGGTGCGGTGGGTTGTGGTAAAACCGACGTGGGGATTACTCTACGGGATGGACTGGACCTGCGTGGCTATAACAACTTCAATTCCCCCGGACTGGAGAAAGAAATCCGGCTGGGGTTGAAAGGCATGGCCACTTCGATTTACAGTTTCCACGAGACCAAGTTCCTGTTATCCGAACACCGCCTGGACCGGTACATTAATCTGGACCCAGCCATCCCAAATGTGGCGCCGTTGTACAATGTGCGTCCTAAACCACCCGTGGTGGAAGACATGATTACGATCTCGGTGATCGGTCCAATCTATTCCGGGAAATCCACCCTCATGGCTGACCTGCAGAACATTCTGGACGAAGCCATGCAGTTGACGGAGAACAACCTGTTGGACGTTCAGGTGGTGCTGACCAAACCCTTGGAACACCAAAACCGTTTGGTAGGGGCTGACCTCGATCACTTGCACAACACCAAGATCACCTTTCTGGAAGCCAACGTGAACCGCGCCGCGGTATTGCCTTGGAACCAGTGATGGAACTGGACATCGGAGACCAAGTTATCTTGGCCCAAGATTACCAGCAGTTAAAAGAAACCGGGGTGGATGCGCCGTATGAAATGGCCATCTCCTACCGGGAGGCGGCACAAATCAACGGGACGAAGATCGCTGACCAAGGCATGCAAACCTTCAGCGATTTCAAAGGTGTCGCCACGGTGATTGCAGTACCTCGGGTAGACGGCGCAGGGGAACAGTTCACTTACATCCTGGACGGTGACCGCAACAACCGCTGTGAGGTGTTGTTTGACCGATTCGGTAACGTGGAATCGGCGGTGCTCATGGGCACCATGACTGCGGATCACGCAGTGGACATTTCCGGACAAATAAAAAACCAACTCTAAATAGGGATTTACAATGAGCTCACTCCAAGACGAAATTCACGCTGACGTAGACAACGCCGCCCGTTATTCAGAACAAGGGGAATCGGAAGTACTTCACCGTCCCCAAGTGGTGGACTGGATGGCCGCTTACAACGAAGCCGCCGATCAAGGTTTCATGGGCACGTTCCAAGAATGGTTGGCCGCACCGAAGCCCATTCCGGCAGAATGGCGCTCAGCGAGTTTTACCAAATACCTACAACGGCTTAACGCGGGTCAGACCAAAGCCAAGTACTGGCAGTGGCTCGAAGAAGAAGACAAAGGCGCCGTGGCCGCTCAATACCTGCGCACGCGGTCGGCCGGGGTGAAGTTCCGTAGCTTTGTGGTGAAAGCGTTTGCCGGGTTCATGTTGTTGCTGCTCCTGCTCGTCGCCATCGGTGGGTACACGGCGTACGCCAACAAAAAGACCGGGTACGTCACCGACACCCGCAGCTGCTTGCTCGAGGGCAAGAAACGCACCATCGAAGGCAAACGCGAGTACTCATACCCGTTCACTGAAATCCTGGGGTTCCGTTTCCACCAGCAAAAAGACGTTGAGAAGAAAACGTTCTTGAAAGTCACGGGTGATCCGGTCGTGGTGGTGGGGTTGAACCTGGACGGCACAAACTGGAGTCGAACCGTATCTACCGGGGCGGTGGGCATGGAGCCGTTGGGCGATGCGGACTTCATCACGTTTGTCTACCCCAACGAAGTCCAAACCCTCAAGATGGATGCTTTCTGCAAATGACCAACCAACAACTCACGCACCTAGCGATGATGCACGAACTCCATAACTCCCCTGAACCGGGCCGCAATTGGGTAATGGGCCCCACGTTGACCTACGTGGCAATGGGGGTGGTGGATTACCCCGTTGTGTTGGCTTACGACGGGGAGAACCCCATCGGGGCAGCCTTGGTGAAGGAAGACCGGTTGTTGATGTTCTACGTCAAACCCAGTCACCGACGCCAAGGCATAGGTGCCCAGCTCTACCGCGACCTCGAAGCCAAGGTTGGACCTAACGGCACGGACATGTGGTGGGCCATGCCCCCCGATGACGGTGCCGCCGCGTTCTACAACAAGATGGGAGCTAGCATGTAATGGCCCAGTTCACAGCAGTGCTCTACGGAGGGTGGCAGTGTGGCCCTTCTGGGCTCTCGCTGTTGGTGGATCCAGTGGTGGAAGTGGGGTATTTGGCGGGTGGTCCGTACAGTCGGTTCTTGCTGCACCAACGGGTGTCCTTGACCAGCTGGATTCCACCCGTTTCCCCCACCACACCACCGCAGGCACAGACCAAGACCTTCTGTAACCTCGGTCAGTACACGTTGTGGGACTCCCCCATCCAAACGTACTGTTTACTGGACAGCGTCGTTCTGGCAGACACACAGCGTGTCGAGCTCTCTCGCCGTGGGTATTATTTACTGGATGATATATCAGATGAGTTCCAGAAAGGTTTTACTCAAGAGATCCTGAGAACGCTTCGCAGGATGGAACGCAAAGGGGCGCGGTGCGAATGAAGAGCTTATTTTACATCCTAGTGGCCTGCATCGCCGGTGGCATGGTTTGGTTTTACAGCACTTACATGTGGGAGCCCATTCTGTTGACCATGGGCTAACCAACAAAACCCAAAAGGAGTAATAGATGACCGTTTATTTTGAAGGGGATGGTAATCCGCGCGCTGCAACGTATGATGAAGTACGGGATCTGTTGATGGACACTCTCCGCAACCGTCGGGAAGAAATTCTGCAGAACCCGGTGTTCATTGACATGGACTCTGGCCCGGACCGCGACCGGGCGTTGGTGAATGCCACGATCCATTCGGTGTTGGTTGTGTTGGACGGGGATCACCCCGACTGCCCTTCATTCCGCCTCATCCCGGAAACCACTCAAGAAGAACTCGACGAAGCTATCATGGCCAAGGGCAATTGGGTGCCCCCCGCCGATGACCTCAAGCAAGCCATCGACGTCAGCGGCAACCTGGCAGAGTACTTCACCTTGGTCAATAACTGATCTAAGGGCATAACCATGCAAACCCGTACCAATCCGATCATGCGTCAGCCCATCTCATTTCGAGGTGGGCGCGTCCGATCGGAGTTGCACCATGTCACTGTCAGAACGGCGTCACCACGACCAGCGGATCATTGCTAAGTACCTAAAACTGCACCTGGACATTTACCACCAGCCGATCTTTGGGTCGCCGGGGAAACTGCGCAAGCAGAATCCTTTGAACTGTGGTCGTCCTCGTTGCATGTTATGTGGTAATCCGCGCCGTCGTTGGGGCAGCTTAACGTTGGCTGAACTGAAAGCGAATGAGGCTTTAAAGATGAACGATGTGAATTGGGGTACTGGCGCAGGTAGTGGTGTCGGCGAAGGCATCGGTTGCGAGGAAATCGGGGTGGACATGGGTGGGGTTACCCGTGAAGAAGACTGGATCTGAACCCCGGTTGTGGAAACGCTTCAAAGCACAGTAAGGTGGGTGCCCTTCGGGGTGCCTGCTTATATCGTCTTTTACCAATAGGAATTACGAGGTTCCAGGTCAAGTCGATCTGGAACCTTCCCCACCTTTAGTCCAAGTCGGGTTAAAGGTTCATTCAATGCTCAAGCCGAGCAGGAGTTTCACATGACACGTTTTCACCAACCATTCAATGCAGAACAACTGAACGCCATCGTAAAAATCTACAACCAACTCTTTACCTGCCTCGTGATCGGACAAAAACGGGTTAGCCTGTCTGAAGGGAAGGTCGGGTACTCGCTGGAATGGATCCGTGACGTCCTGCACGCCATTTGGGAAGGGGAGGAATCCATCCTAAAACAACTTTCGGGGATTCCCGAATTAAAGCGCTACACCCAAAACGAACTGATGGTGGCGTGTATTGCGGATAACGAATACCCCGACGTGAAACCACAACGGTTGAAGGCGCTGTTGTCAGCGGATGCCATTGTGTTGGCGAAGCAGTCGTTACTGGCCAAGTTGGTCGAAACCTATGCTCCTCGGGGCATGGAGACGCCACCCTATTTCATGCGCCATAAGACCTGTCAACTCCTCGCCTATCTGATGCCGTTTGCAACCGCCGGGAAGTTCACCACGTTCGAAGCGTGCCAACAGGCCACTAACCTCGAAGCCAAACATTTATTGGAAGTGCTGGACGCCATGGTCCGTCTCGAGAACAGTTTCATCAGCGTGGTGCTGGGGTGCATTCGCAAAGACCCGTCTGTGGTACCGCAGTGGTACGTCCGTAATTCCAATGTGGACGTCGCTGCCTTAACCCGGGCAGTAGACAGTGAACTGAAGAGTTGGTTTGTGGACCCGATCGACAAGGTGGTCGAGATACATGAAAACATCATGTCCCCTCGAAAACGTCAGAAAGAAGTCATCACCCCCACGCATGTCGAGTACTTCAACAACCTGCTCAAGCGCTGGTTGTTGGAATGGGATTTCCCAGACGCCATCATTAACCAGATCCCGGCGAACAGTAACATCAAGATGAATGAAGACGCCACACTGGCCCGCATCGAGTGGTTGGTGACGAAGTCGATTCACGTGCACATGGATCACCTGCCACAGTATCCGACGGTGATTGTGAACCAAGGCAAAATCAGTGATACCGTCCGGTTCTTCGTTAATAACGGGTACACCCTGGTGCAGCAAGTAGAAGACGCCAAAATAAACCAGTTCGTGCGGGAATGGCCATTCTTGCACCAGCTCACCGTGAAAGAAGCCTAAACCGGCATAACGGCTCCTCCTTCGGGAGGGGCCTATGGGGACGGTAAGGGTAGTCGAAGTAAAACTTACTGTTAAAATATAATGAGGTATAAACCGTTGTCCCCATAATTAAAAGATCTTAAGGGTGCTGGAATGACGCAAGCAGAAACGTTTGACCGCCGGGGAACCGAGCGTGCTGATCCCATGTACAAAGAGTTTGTATACCGCACGATCAACGTCGGCGGTCAGACCATGCGTACCTGCGTTCGAAAGGGTGAATCTCACCTAACCCCCTTGTTAATTTTTAATGGCATTGGGGCCAACCTGGAACTCCTGTTCCCGTTCGTAAAAGAACTGGATCCAGCGCAGGAAGTCATTACCTTTGACGTTCCTGGTATTGGGGGTTCTTCAACCCCACTGATTCCGTACCGTTTTGGGAGCTTGGCCAAGTTGGTCGCACGCTTGCTCACCAAAATGGGTTATGACAAAGTAAACGTGGCAGGGATTTCGTGGGGTGGGTTCTTAGCCCAGCAGTTTGCTCGCGATCACCCGACACGTTGCAACAAGTTGATCTTGGCCGCCACCTCGGCCGGGTTACTGAGCATTCCACCGTCCCCTTGGGTGCTGTTGATGATGGCCAGTCCTCGACGCTACACGGACAAAGCCTACGGCGAGAAAATTGCACCCTCGATCTACGGGGGCATGTTCCGCACCAACCCGACATTGGCCAAAGAGCATTTCAATAAAATGAAATCCTCCAATGGGGTCGAGATTGGGTATTACCACCAGATGATGGCAGTGTACTGGTGGACCAGTTGGCATTGGTTGCCGGCGATTAAACAACCCACTCTGGTATTGGCCGGGGATGACGATCCACTCATCCCTCTGACCAACATGCGGGTGCTGGCAAACCGAATTCCGAATGCTCAGTTGCACATCATCAACGATGGGCATTTGTTTCTACTCACCCAAGCCGACGTGATCGTGCCTTTGGTGACAACGTTCCTGACCGAACCATGACCACACTGGATTAATAACGGCTCCTCCTTCGGGAGGAGCTTATGGGGATTCGCATGGCAAAGGCACAGGTACAACGGCAGTACAACCGCGTCGAGTTCGATTGGCGGGGTAACGGGTTTGATCTTGTGGTGCAGGTCACCTTGGACAAACACGACGAAGAAGTGCACACCATCGTGCGGGTTGCGCACCTGCCTCCGATTGCCAAACCGATCCAACGGTTGTTGGTGCACATGGGCATGAAGGTCAAACGGTTGATCCGACAACAGCGCAAACTCACGGTCAAGGAATTTGCTCAGGAAGCGGGGTTGGAACCCAGCCAGCAGTTCTTCCTGGAGAACCTCCATTACCGCCCAGCGTTGAGCGGCGTGCACGCAATGTACAAACTGGTACTCACCGATCTGCATTGAACGAAAAAACAGAGCTATATTACGTCAGTGCATAATGGAGATTAGCTATGTACAGCGAAGCCAGTTACCGGGTCATTGCTATCCCCAGTGACGACCACTATAAAAGGTATTACGTGAAAGCCAGTGTGGATGCGTTCACCCTGACTGAAGACGCCCATTGGACCCACCCATTCAAAGAGTACAGTTCAGCCGGGGCGGCAATGGAAGCGATGACTAACGTGTCCGAAACGGTGATGCGCGACATGATTCTCTGCGGCAACCACCCACCGGAACGATTGATTTTTATACTTCAAGCCACCTCTAACGGTGTGCATTGGAGCAATCGCTGGACCACGCACTACAATTTCACCGATGGGGTGGATCGACCGAAACCCCAAGGGGAAATCTAAAATCCCGTAACCCCCTGTTCTGCTCAGGTGAGTCGAACACATCTTTACCCAACCAATAGGAATACTTCTAGATGACCACCGCACTGTTTAACATCGACGGCAACATCGCAATCCGCTCCGTGAACGATGCAGCACGTATCGACCACATCCCGCCGGCCGTGTACAAAATCGCCATCACCGAGGCTGGGTTGAATCTGATCAAAGACCGTGCCAAGTATGACCTGCCTGAGAAAGTCTTCGGCAAGTCCGAGATGTACCGTGATCTGGTGGTGAAAGATTTCACCGAACGCAAAACCCAATCCACCGGGGTGATCCTCGAAGGGTTGAAAGGTTCGGGCAAAACGTTGCTGGCTGAAATGCTGGCGAACAAAGTCCTGGAACGCGACATCCCCGTGTTCATCGTCGACTCGCCCCTGTCTGGCGAACTGTTGACCGCGATTGCTCGGTTGTGTGCTCCTTGCATGTTCCTGTTCGACGAGTTCGGCAAGGTGTACACCGCCACCGAAGACAAAAACCGCCGTGAAGGGCTGTTGACGTTCTTCTCCGACAGTTCGTTGGGCAACGTGTTGAACGTGGTCACGGCCAACACCGTGAGCGAAATCGACACGAACATGATCGACCGCCCAGGTCGTTTCAAATACCGTCTGGCTTACGGCGGCCTGACCGACGCGGACATCCATACCATCCTCGACGACTACGAACTGCCTTCGGACATTCGTGCGTACCTGGAGATCTACTGTGCGATCAACACCCTGTCCTACGACATGGTGATCACGATGGCCCGCTACGCCATGAACTGCCCGACCAAACGTGACCTGTACGACATGTTCCACGTCCTCAACGTTCCATCGCCGTGGACCTGGGCAATGGTGCCATTGTCGGTGCACATCAACAACGAACTGTTCGTGGGTGATCAAGTCTGGGAACAGAACGGTTCGCAGGGCACGATCAAACTGTTTGCTCCGGACGGGGAACACGTGCGGGACATCCACTTCGACATCGAGAAAGACCGTCGTGTGGACCAAGGCAAAGTCGGCACCGCCAGCGGCGAATCGGCGTGCAAGACCAGCATTTACCTGCGAGGCGAACACATCCCGTATAACCGTCCTGCGGCGTTGCCCGAAGGTTTCACTGCGTCGGATGCGGCACCGGTGGTGGAAACCCCTACGGAAGACCAGATTCGTCTGTCCCTTCGTATCCGTTACGTCACCACGGTGGACGGTGAAAAGCGCGGTAGCATCAAACTGTCCGTCGATGGCGATGGCGATTTGGTAACACCCAAAAAGGCGTAACCCCCAGCAACACCCCGGCCCTAGCATGTGTTAGGGCCATCCCCATCAAAGGAAATACCCATGCGTTATGAATTACGTGCAACGATTGTGTCAGAAGGTTCTCTCGCCGAACACCGTGACAGCTGTGGCGTCACTGATGCGGGTGAAGGCGGCGCTGTGCCAGAATACGTGCCCCCGGTTTACGACACCTACGTGGAATTGCCTTCTAGCCTGATGGGTCACCCCAGCTTGGCGCGGGCGAACAATCACCTGTGGACGTGGTTCAGTAACCAAACCGGCTACGGCCCGCGCATGTACATCACGCTGGTCAACCTGTTCAAACGGGTAGACTTCTGTGGGGTGGATTTTTACGTGTACGATTTGGTGGACGACCAGATGGTTCCCGGCACCGAATACACGGCGTACTTCACGGAACAGGGCACGCTCGACACATGGCAGTACCCACCACGCGGAGTCAACCCGGACTTGGGGTTCATCCAAGTGGACATCAACTCTAACCTAGTCAACGTCGGCAAAACGGCGTTGACTTTAATCTTCGCCGAGGCCCTACGGAATTACGGGATCACCGACATTGATGTCCGGTGCATGGAAGGGGACTACCTCGACAAAGCGACCAAGTGGCCGCGGGAAGCGATTGACCTGGCCCTTCCAAAGCTGCGCAACACCACGCTGTTGATCAACGACGTGAACGCAGCCCCGAAAGAACCGAAAATCAACAGATAGGAAACCTCCATCATGCCTAAAGAAGCTACGCTCGATCTTGGCGATAGTTTTCTCGACCTTACCGCTAAATCGTTGCAAGAAATCCGTGACGGGGCCATTACAGAACTCTTCGGTGATGAACCGGAGAACCTGGAACAGCTCCAACAACTCGGCGACCAAATCATCGGGGGCACCCTAGCCCTGGTGGAAGAAGAGGAAGTACTCACGTACGTCACCGAAAATCCCGGTTGCGTGTCGGCTGCGTACATGGACCTGGTCAACACCTAAGCCTTATAGGACCCTGCTTCGGTGGGGTCCTTTTCACTTTTTTCTTTTTACTCCGGATTGATGGATATGATATGACCTTTGGGTCTAATTGATCAATTGAAGGAGTTGCACCAATGGATGTTCTGACTAAAGCCCAGGCCGCTGCCGTACTGGTCGACGCTGAACTGCGTTCCACCCTGATCGGTATCAACGAGTACCTGGCGTCCCCGCAGATCGTGGACTACTGTGCCGAAACCGAGATCGACTACCACCTGATCCACTACCGTCGCCCGGGCAAAGTCCCGCCACTGTCGGCCGCGGCCACGGCGGCGCTGATTGCCGCTATCCAAGCCAAGGGTTGGGTAGAAGCTGTCGTCACGTACGACGCCGCTGCTCAGCGTCTGGACGTCAAGTTCTCGGTCGAACCGAAGCCAGTAACGCCATAACAGCACCGCGTGTGTTTTTGAGCCTCACCTTCGGGTGGGGCTTTATGCCATTTCTTTTTGTATTCAAACCGTTTAAACGACTATATTACGTCTGTGCTAATTACCTAAGAGGCGACTCCAAATGTCAGTAGCTGTTAATTACTACTCCGCTAAACTGCAAGATGCCTGTGCGCTGATTGCCCGGCTCTTTACCGACGTTCCGTTTGTGGAACACACGCTGGATAACATTGGCATGATGCTCGACCCGGCCACCGGCCGGATTGTGTACTCGACCCTGGTGGACGAAAAACAGTACGTCCGATCGTACCCCTCGGACAACCCGGATATGTTGTACCAGTACCATCTGTGGGCCAACATGTTGTTTGGTTCCCCGGACATCAACTCGGGTTACTTTGGGGCACAGCAGGGCAAACGGTATTCCCTGATGGAGAAACCTTTGGCCAGCCGTCCCATGATGTTGTACTACGCCGCGCGGTTGTTGGAGGAAGGTAACTTACTGAAAGAGCAGCTCGGCATCCTGTACGAACGGGCAGCCTTGTTTGATGGGTCTGTGACGATAATCCACCCCGATTGGTCCGCCCCAATGGCCCGGGCTGCCAACGCAACCCCGACGGAGTTCCTGCAAGCATGCATCCGCACCGGGGAAGGCGACGTCATCTACATCGAGATGCTGGACGTGCCGTACTTCCAAGACTTGTGCACAGTGATGAACCAATGAACCTCGCGGAGGCGATGTCGGTACTGCAGGAACACGCCGTGCAAAGTGAAGCGGGAATGCACCAATTGTTCGGCGTGACCACCTACTCTCAAGTCAACTCGATGTATTGTTGTACACACTCGAACTTGATTTACGTAGACCCGGAAGAAGCCAAACGACGCTACGCGCTGTGCACCACACATTACTACCAGATCACCGTAGAATGCTATGAGCTGGTTGAGTTTGCACCGTACTCATGGCGACCCACTGACTTGGGTTACAAGCTCATTAAACGGGCTTTAACTTACGTCAGTAATTGCTATGAGGATCTGCACATTCGTGTGGCGGAATATTTCTTGACCCACACCAGCGGTAAGAGACTCAGCGAGGTTACGGTGGCGGAGCACGTGCTGAAAGTGCACGCGCCACAGGCTGATCTCTACCTACTTACTCTTAATGAGAAAAATAACGATGAAGTTTAACGCTTATAAGCTGGTTCCTTCTCCAGCGGGGATTTTGTACAACGTGGTGTCCAACCTGGAACCTAAGTACGAATGGCGTAATATACCAGATCTGATGGTAACTTCTCCGGTAGCAGTCGGCCGTAAAGGTCATCTGTGCTCTAAAGAGATCTTCGACCGTACAGGTCCGTACTTGGCTAATCTGGTGGACGAAGAATTGGTGTGGGCGAAAGCCTTCCTGGTTCAAGTACAAGAGAAGGGTCGCGTCACTGACATTGACGCTTACGACGAAGCGGTCCACGTGCATTTCAAACTGGACCACCAAAACTATTCCATGGTGTTAGCACCGCTGCCTTTATACGGCAGCTTGCTGGAGGCGAGTGCAGATGAAAGCAGTCATTCGGTTGGAGCAGGGTACGTGGGTCACGGAATGGATGGGGCACCTGCATCAGTTCCGCTTTGAAATTGAAGACCTGGTGTGGACCTCTCTGGGGGTCCATCCCGACGGCGCAGTGGAAATCCACGCCACGCCCCAGGGTGTGGTGGAAAAGATCTACATGCGCTCCACTGGGGATGCTCTGACGCAATTGGAGATCCCTAAGAACCACAGCCTGTTTCGGAGCCTGACGGTCACCAAACCGTTCACCGTGGCTGCTTAAACCACTGCGGGGACTCCGGCGTTTTGCTGGGGTCCCTTTCTTGCACGGGGAGGTGCGTAATGTCACTCGCTGAATCCATCGTTACCGCTGGGTTGATTTGCTTTTTGCTCTTGATTGGGTACAAGCTGTTCATTGGGGAGGTTGTGAAACTCACCTTGGTACAGCACATCCACAGAGGGCCTAACGGCAATTATGCCGCTGCCAACGTCATGCCCATGGACAACGTACCGGAAGTCTCGGTCATCGTGGGGCAGTTCCACAAACACATTTACGTCCACACCCACGCCAACCGTTCCAAGTTCATGTACGAGCCGCCCGAGCAGATCGACGACGGCAGGGACGAATGGCTGCACCAAGTCGTGCTCACCAAGTACGGCCGGGGGGTGCGGATGTTGAACGTCTTGCAATTGGCCGGTCCTCGACAAATGGACCTGCGCATTCACGAGTACGTAAAAGAAGCAGGTTAAACCACGGGAGGAGCGTTCTAGTTCCCACCTGTGCCATGGAATAACAATAAGGACATGCCATGTACTACACAGGTGCGCCGATCGCGGAACTCATTGCCACTGCCCTTCTGTGCCTCATCGTGGCGGGGCTGGCGATCTGGATTCACATTGGACAACGCTTCAAACGAACGGACCGGGTGTCGGTGGAACTGTGCTCCTTTTCGTTTACGAACTGGTTGAACACCCACCCCACCCGTTCCAATCTGTTATGGGTTCCGTGCCATGACACCCCATTTTATGTTTACGCGTTCGAAAACTTCGCCGTGTTGGATACCCGAGAACGAGCAGATCTAGTCACTGATCGAAATCTGGTGTTTGCGGTGAAAACGAATTTAGAGGGAAACACGTGGCGCTTGGACGACAACGCCCCGATCCTTCCTCAACTGGCTTACACGTATCAGGAGCCTCTTAAATGAGCGAACCGATTCATAAGGGGACCATCCCCATCATCGCGGCTGACACCACCCATCAATTTGCGGCCCACTGGCGCGTGCGCCCAGAACGGGTAATGCTGTCGGACGGCAGTTTCGTCAACACCGGGTTTGTGGCCGTGGACAAGGGCAAGTTCAATCTGTACGACCTCTGCCAAGCCACCACCCCACCGAAACAGATCGTGCTGGTGGAAATGTTGTACGCCGATGCGGGCGACATGGCCCAGGTCCACCCCATGACCAAACTGGTGCCGATCGACAACGACCGTTCCACCACCACGCGGCATTTCACCACCAAGCTGGAAGGTTTGAAGTGGGGGATCCAGTTCGACATCGACCTGAAAACGGGTTGGTCAACCCTGCGCACGGACATCGAATCTCCGATCTTGGGGGTTAGGTTCAAACTGCAATAAGCCCAGCGCCTTCCTGGCTCACACCGGGAGGGCACTATGCCGTCTGCACTCGAGCGTAACTCAAAACTATATTACTGACTTGCAATAAGACTGTTGCAATTTATAAGAAAGGTGTTGTATGTGGGAAATCTTTAGAACCATCCCTTTGTTGGGACTCATGGAGCTGGCCAGTGAACTCTTTGCTGGGGTTCATCCACGGATGGTTCAACCGGGTCGTACCTTCCTCGCGGCCCGAGACATTCACATCACGCGGTATGACCGTGACCGAGGGTTTATTGAAACCAAGTTTGCACAAGAAGGCGATGAACTGAGCGTCCTCGAACTGGACAGTGCTTCCTTTGGAGCATTGCACCGGGTAAAGAACACCGACAACCATGACCAAATCGACAGCGTCTCGGCCCATGACCTAGACGATGCCTATGGCGAATATTCCAACTGAGGGTTTAACCATGTTTTCTACTAACTGTACTGTACAAGCCATTGCCCGTGTGGAGCTGTGGATGACTGGCGCAACGGACCCGATGATCTTGGCCGAGCCCGGCGACGAGCTGGTTGTCCAGGATTACGATTCTGGCGCTGACACTTACACCGTGGTCAAGGTTGGCGAACGCACGCCGTTCTCCGTGACCTCAGGGCAGATTCGATAAGCGGGGCTGGGGCAAATCTACCTAGGCACCTAATCGAATAGGTATGGATTTGTAATAGGTTCGATCATGACATTTGAAGCAGAAGCACAATGTAACACATGGTCGTGCACGATCCACGGTCGAGGCAAACGCGCTCATTTGGTGGGCAGCGGCGTGTACGTGGTGGAACATTTGCCTACCGGGAAATGCATCACGGGGATCTCTAAAACGGTGTCGGCGGACGTGGATAAACACATCCAGAAGTTATTGGACGGCACCCACCCCAACAAGAAATTTGTCAAACTGGTGAGTATGGATCGTGACTTACGGTTGCTCGAGTATCCCAGTACTGGCATGTCGGCGAAACAAATCCTCGCCCGCATCCGGTCAACGTGTTACCCGAAGTACTTGCTACTCAATTAACAGGAGGACTTCAAGTGTACGCCAAAGGGGACTATTACCGCACGGTCAAACAGGCCAACGCACAAATTCGCCAAGACACGCGGTATGCCGAATACACGCTGATTGCGACCACCAGCGACGGGGAACCGGGGATACAGAACATCCCACAGGCTATCTACACGCACGGGCTGGAACGCTTCGGCATGCCCAACCTTGCGGTCTGTGCCACCATTCCCCAGATCCAACAACGGACCTTGATTGCCGGGGTGTTGTGGTTGATGCGGGTGCGGGGTGAACCGCCGTTGGGTGACGTGACTTCACGGCTGCGCAAGATCAACGGGATAGACCTTCACGGCTTGACCGCCCGGGTGCATGTCCGGCCGGTGGACGTGGAAGAGTTCTACTGGGGCTACGGCCACAACAACCGCGAGATGTTCGACTACCGCAACTCCGAAATGCTGCAAATTGACGTGGCCGGTGTGGCCATGCAAACTTACGTCACCACCAAAAAGGAACTCTCTAATGTCCAAGGCTAATCCAGCAAGCACCTACGACCCCACTCACCCGGCCAAACCGTCGTTGACCGATGGACTGATCCCAGCGGAGGGTGAACGCCGTGTGGTGCAAGCGGACAACATTAACTCACGCATGAACAACCGCAAGCACGACACTGGCCATTGGGCGCGGCTTTCGCGGGAAGTGCAGATCACCAAGCAAGGCATCGTGGGTAAAGTGCAGTACGGTGTTCGCGGTGACCGGGTGCAGGTCATGCAGTTCGACCCCAGCAAAAGCCTGTGCTACGGCGTGCGCAAGGAAGGGGAAAACTTCTGGACCGTATCGGTCGGTGAAGACGACTTGCTGTGCGAATACTCCATCGCATCGACGCATGGCTTTATGGTTGTGCCTGAAGATCCGAAACAGGGTCCACGCCCAGGCACCAAAGCCGAATTCCGCGAATGGCTGAAAGCCGTGGGTGTGGAAGGCTTCGACGCCAAGTACCCCATCTCGGCCGAAGAACCCACCTTGTAAAACGTCATAACGGCCTCTCCTTCGGGAGAGGCAGTATAGCCTGTGGAGGCATTATGAAATTTCTGTACCGTGCTACCCCGCATAATGTGGAGGTTTGGAAAGAGCGGGGAGACACGTCGTTTAAAGCGCTGTTGAACCATCAGGGCTATAACTTCTTTTTCACCCGAGGCGGGCTCCGCATTCCCTTCCGGGCCATCTTGGTGTTGTCGCCGATCGGGGACGATGTCACGGTGTTGGCCCAGGCCGTGGCGGAGCAGACCCAGACAATGATGCACGACTACCTGCTGCGGAAACTCACGGCACGGTACCCCACAGCGTTGGTTGTGGTGGTGAGCACCAAGCACGTGATCACCTACCGGGGGACGGAGTACATCGAAGAACACACGGACAACCGTGCGGCCATCGGGGTGGGCGTGGAATTGCCCGACGAACACTTCCAAGCCATCAAGGGGTTGGACCGGTTAGCCGCCGACCCCATGCTGAACCACTGTATGTCGGACACCGAGTACCACGTCTTACCGTACGACATCATAGAGGACAGCCATTATGTGGGAAACCGCGCGAGTTCAGCCGGACTTTAATCAGCCGGGCAAATACGTGTTCCATTTTGTTAACGATAAATCCGAGATTGTGGGGTCCTTGTGCCGCATCAAAGGGTCCCAGGATTTCGCTGTGGCAGTAGACGTTAAACCCGATGACTTGTTTCGCACCGCTAAAGCTACCCAGATCAATGGCTTCTTTCAGAAGTTGGTACAGTGCTTTGCAGCCGGGGAATTCCCTGAACGCAATATCCCTTTGGGAGCTACGCACATTGTCGCTGCTAAGTTTACTAATAAGCTGAACGACTGTGGCGAGATCCTCTTAGGGTTTCAGTTGTCGTTGAGTGAACCGCGCCGCGAGTACCTAGAGCCGGTGGTGGGACCAACCATCAACTCACCCCCGATCTGGAACAACCCGATGGACATCCGCTTTCACAATGGTGCTTCCGAATGAGCCAATTTGTAGTGTTGTTTCACCGCAATCTGATTAAATGGCATGCGTTTGAAGCGGCGATCATGGACGACGCTGAACTCCGTGACTACTTCACCGGACTGGACACAACCCAATACCACGAGGGTTGGAAAACTGCCGCGTGTTTGTTGTTGCCTCGCCACCACCCTAAATTGGTGGAAATGGCGTACCGGTTGGCCCGCGACAGCCAAGGCATTCGCTTAGGGCTGCAGTTAGTGGAAGTCAAGTGGCCGGAATGGTACATCGATTACCAAGCCTCTCCCGATGTGGAAACGGTGATGCCAACCATCGCCCACCGTTCCGACCAAGTCCGTACCCCGGCTGAGATGCGACTCCTGATGGATGAAGCACTGCGGTCCGAGTGGACGGAAGATGCAATAGAAGCGGAATGGAACAGGTAAATTCATGAAAAAGGTCAATTTCTTTTCACAAAGGGTCGCTGAAGACATTCGTGTGCCGGTGAACATGGTGTCCATCGGTGAACGGGGGGATGACCCTGCGTTTCGGGTGGACCACTTGCGGCTGTGCCGGCTGGAGTTTGACGACATCGAAGGGTGGGTCGGGCACGAATACCGCAACTTCGATTATTCCTTGGCCGTGAAGTTCTTCAAGTTCATTGAAGAATGCGGGGATGAAGACATTGTGGTGCACTGTCACGCAGGAATTTCCCGCTCGGCCGCGATTGCTCGGTTCTTGCAAAACGAAATGGGTTACACTGTGGTGTTCACCCCGTTAACCAACAAAGACCTGCTGAGCTACAACCGGGAAGTTTATGACGTACTGCGGTTTGCGCACATGGACCGACTAATGGCTAACGAAAACCAAGAGGAACAATCTGAGGGAGTTGAACCAACATGAAAGAATTTGGCGTAGTACCGGACACCCGTGACCTGGTTTCCGGCCCGGTGGTCGTGGTTTGTAATGGGGACGTGTTGTACGATCCGTTCATTGACTGGGTGCGTAACTACTTGCAGCACAACGTCATCTTGGCGGCGTACGTAGATGCCCGGACCTTGAGTTCCGTGCGGTGGCTCAACCTGCGCTTGGACGTATTACACGCGGTTCCACGGCACCATCCGGAACTGGTGACCTTCGCACGTAAGGCCAACGAGAAATACCTGGAACTGGTCCAACCTGACGATGCCGACAACGTGCCGTTTCGGTTGGTGTTGTTGGAAGGTGAGCTCTATCGCGTCGAATATGATGAACGTAGTGACGAAGAGGAGGTGATCGAAGAAAAGGACATGGTCTCAGCCTATACGTGGTTGACCCCCGATGAACAGCGCCAATACAACAGGGACAACACATGACTTGGGAAGTGGTGGTGTTCATAGAGCATCGTCTAGGCTCCAAGATGGAACGGCTTCTCAAACGCATGATCGGGGACAATCCGGCGTTAAACGCCTTGCGGGAAAACCCGGACACTACCGACAATTTGTTGTGGTTCATCCAGGGCATTCCCCGCCATCACCCTGAACTGCTCCGTGTGGTCCGCGACGCATCGCGGGTGGCCGATGCAACGTTCAATGGGTACAAAATCGTCACCATCACTCACCCTCGGTATGTAGTGAGTTCCGATGGCCAGATGGAGTGGGTGATCACTAACGATATGATGTCCAACGCAGAGCAGATACCATGGCCAACCCCACACACTTCTACCACGGCTCCCTGTACAACCAAACCGAGTTAATGCCGGGCTATAAACGTTCCGGCAAACTCACGATGTGGGACGGCATTGAATCCAATCAATTCCTCTACGTCACCACCGACAAGTCCGCTGCTTGTGACTTGGCCGTGGGCAGTGCGGTGGAGAAGGTTTTCAACACCGACCGTTTTAACATCGAAGGTAAGATCGTCACGATCTACTGCAAGAACGAAATCCCCTTGGACAAGTTCTTGGCGATGCAGCTCTACGTTTACACCATTCCGTTTCGGGCCGCCGATGGGTTTGTGAAGAATAAAAACCCTCACAACAACATCGACACCGAGTGGCTGACCAAGAACACCATTGAGAACGTCTCAGTGGAGCCTGTGGACGTGAAACACTGGATGGAGGGGAAAGTGGTTATCTTTACTCGCCAACTGCCTGACACGCCAACTGAGCACGTTTGGGCCAGCCAACATAAAACGGTAGTACACAACCAATCCGGTATGGCCTTCCCTTAGGGGGAGGTTTATGCCGCCAGTTATCCAAAGGAATCAACATGTCGGAAACACAAACCACCCTTTCCGAAGGGCAATTGGAATACTTACAAGTCAGCTTCCCTTTTTGGATGGCCAACTTTCCCGGGGGCCTCGAATTCGACCGTTACGCGTCGATGGCCGACACGGCACAGTTGGTCTTGTCCCTCACCGAAAACCTGTTGAAAGATGCCAACGAACAGGGACTGGCATTCACCGGGGCGTTGCGATCACCCGATCACCCCAACAGCATCACCCACCCCGCTTGGTACAAGTTGCAGTCCAACTGCAGCGGCACTGAATTACGCCACACCCGCGGCCGGTGGAAACTCACCTGTAAGAAACTGGGGTTGCCCCACGGCAACGAAATGTGGCGCAAAATCCCACAGGTAGTGGACCATCAGTACCGCGAGGACTGGACTCGGTTCACCGATGCCGTGCTCGCCCTGATCCATGCCCGTCACGGTTAAGGAGCAAGCATGTTAACTAACACAGGACCACCCATCGCGGAAACCGTGTTGGATCTCTGCACGGTCAACGACCTCTCCAGTGTTACGTTTCTAATGGGACTTGGGTGGGTGTTGTTGGTGGGCTCTGCCCTTGGTGTACTTTATGGGGTACGTGTCGCTGGTCTAAAAGACCGATTTGTCCGGTATCACCTCGGTTTAACCTTCATTGGTTTGGTGGGATTGATAATCCTGTCCACGGCCCTCTAACAGGAACGCTGCATGTCAATCTCGTACTCCATCGAAATCTTCTGTTCTAAAACCCAAGTCAGCTGGTCCGTGATCACGGGGCCTCACCTGGAATACAAACTCCAGCGCTTTACGGCGGATGTCCACACCGTCGAGACACCACCCACCCGAGAAGAACTGGGTGCGCATTACGGTTTCTTGGTGCACGAGATGTACAAAAACAACCCGGACCTCCACGGGGATATTTTTGCGATCCGTTCCATTGAGTGCGACCTATCCAAAAGCTTGGTGGAACGCTACCGCATCGCCGCTGCGTGGATCATTCGTTTTGATGGGATGGTGCTGGTTGGTAACTGTTGGACCAAACCCACGGTGTGATTTCTATATAAACGTTTATAAGGATATTTGCATGGCCAAGTCAAAGGAACAAAAACGTAAGGAAGCACATGACCGGAACTTGGTCGGCTATCGACGGGACTACATGCGGTACGCGTTCCCGGGATGGTTGGCTTCGTGGCGTCATGCGGGGGATGGCTTGCACGAGGCCGTGTACTTGGCCACCAGAGCTCGTGAGCTGCACGCCAAGGCGTTAGAAGCGCAAGTGAGTATGTCGGGGCAACCTCTGGACGACAGCGCCTGGGAACTCGCTAGGTTGCGGAAACCCGAAAGCTTCATCCGCCACGTCATGTGCGCCAGCAACCGTCAAATCCTGGTGAACTCGTATCACTTGGAATGTTACAAACAAGGCATCATCAACCTTCAGCAATATCAATCCGTTGTTCAAGAGGAAAATCCAAATGGCCAAGACCAAACTGCAAAAACAACAGGAAGCGTTGCAGCGTAAACGCCTGTTCTACATGACCTGCCATTTTCCGTGCTGGGTGGAAAACAGCCCGGAAGGCGATCGGTTCTACGGCCAACCCCATTTCGAACAGGCGACACTCAACCTGATTCGTCGGGCTAAAGAAGCGCAACTGACCATTGAAGGGTCGAAAGACAACACCTGTTGCAACTCCGAGACAATGTTTCAGGTACCCGAGGTCGGGGTGAGTTTCTTTAGTTTGAAGTGCAACCGAGAACTTACCATCAGCGAGTTCGAAAAAGAACTCAAGAAACAGGGGTTTCGTTAATGTACGTCCGGCCATCGCACCACGTTATTTTCATTGACGCCCACCAAGCGGTGGTGTTCACCTCGGCCACCACGCCTCAATCCACCAGCCTCGTGGATTTCGACCCCCAAGTCACCAACCTGGACTTGTCCACGATGTTTGCTGACGTTCGCCCATTGCGGGAAGTGGAAGCGATCATCTTTCGGGGACCTCGGGGGGAGGTAGAGAACTTCACCCATTGGTTGCGGATGAAGCACCGGCAACGTTCACCGTTCTTTCGGCTACCCCAGCTCATGCAGTGTGTGCGGGATTACAAACTGCTGGATGTGTACGTGGTGACCCCAGACGAAGTGATCCTCATCAAGCAACGTGCCGACGGTCATGTGGACTGGACGTTGCACGCCCGGGAAATCGAGTTCTGGCAAGGGAGCACAACAGCGCTGGCCAAAGTACAACAGGTGCACAAAGCCTGTCCGGAAAAGATCCATCGGGCGTCGCCTTTTGGCGGCTCCACCCGGGTGTTAACCCACCAACCCATCGCACCGCCGGTTGCAGAACCCCCGGTACCCACGGACCGTTATGCCACACCGTTGGGATTAGATTACCAAGCGGACATCCTGCGACTGCACCTGTTGTGTAATTGCATGAACGCCACTTATGTGGTCGGGGCAACGGCAAGTCACTGCACTACCCGTACCGAGGTGACACTGCAACTGGAGGGTACCACCTTGCTGTACTTGGAAGACTGTTGGCTGAGCACGGGCTTGCGGGAAGCTTACGCTTTATTGGCGGAACGCAGCACCCCAGAAATCTTGGCCCAGGTAGAACGGTCTGTGTCGAAGTGCATGATGGCCATGCGCACCAACCCGACGTAGCCAACGACTTGTAATAGAGTCTAACAAAGAACTATATCACGACAGTACAACCAAGAGGACCTTCCAATGGATGATAAAGAGTACCGAGCCGGTTTGAACCCGGTCAACATTCCAGTGTCCGTTGATGACGAGCTTGAGTTGTGTCGCCAAATGCGAGTTTATGCCCCGCCCGAAGGCGTGGTGTTCATCACGGCCAAAGCACCACTGAACGTCTACGGGGATGAAACCAACTACAGACCCTTCCCGGACGCTGCCGTCAATCCACCCGAGGTTAAAATCAAATCCCCGGAGGAAATTCAAGCAGACTTGGCCGAGTGTGGTGAGTTCCTTAATCGACTACCTCCGCTCAACCACCCCCAACAAGGGCTGGACGAAGAAGTACATTTTGTGACCATTGCTAAACACGACGCCACGGAACCCATTTTGTTTATTCGTGGCAACCAACGGTTCCGAACTCAGGCGTGCGATGGGGAATGTTACAAAGGCCTGTACTCCCACCCCCTCGCAATGCTCGATTACAGTTTGGCCTATGAACTTCCTAAGGAATCCGAATGAGTCAGGACCTAGAGTCACACAGCGTGACCAAACGATCGTGCAACAACGCCACTTACATGACCAGCATCTGGGACCTGTTCCTAAAGAAGTTGTGCAAGGAATCCCCTCGCTTGTTCGTGGCTTATGAGGGTCTGTTGCAAGCCCACGGCGACAAGGTCGAACAGTACCGGGAGTACTGGGAAAGTTTACAACTGAACTTCAACCGTTGTTCGGTGATTTACCTGTTGACGTACACCAACCGCTTGGGGACCATCCCCAAGCACCTGAGCAAGGAATGGGTGGTGATGAACTACTACCTGTACGTCGACTGCCTTCGTCGTTGCGAACTCGAGGTAAAGGATGGTCAAGTCCTTGGTTGAAACCCCCAACACCCCCCAAGTCTATTGCCGCCAACTCTGGGCAATGTTCTTGGTGAGTGTGTTTTCAGAAAAAGAGCACCTGCGCCAATATGAATTGTTTTGTACATTACGGATGGATCATCTAGATGCTATCGATTGGTCTTTGGTCCATCCTGAATGCGACGCTAATAAAGGTCGCCTGTTATACCTGCTGGCGGGTACTCACCTCCGACATGAACCCGAAACTCGAATGACCTGGGTTCGCCGGAAGTTTACACAGTACCTGCCGCAAATCCTGGAACTGGAGAAACAATTTCAATGAAGCTTCAATGTTATCGTGGACAGCACGGGGGAGAAGACGGGTTGTCCAAACGCCACGCGTCCTGGTCCTTTACGGCATCACTCCCCGTGGCCGTGCAGTACGCCAAGGAACCAAACGATTCCAGAGAACTGCCGGTACGCCCCGTGGTGTTCCTCTGTGAACTCACGATGAACAAGCTGTTGATGAACAACGATGGCGATTGTTACATCTACGTTCAAGAGTTGCTGGACCTAGGGTTCCCGCAAACCCTGTTGGACCGTTGGGGGCCTGATTACCGCTGTTCGGTGGGGGACTCGATTCAAGTCTGGCGCTTGCTGGATGACGAAGAGTTCATCACCGTGGCCACTGCGCTGGGCTTTGATGGGGCGGTCTATCAAGGTAGCGGGTGTGGTAACAGCACTGCGGAAATTCGTTGCTGGGGCATGGCTGACATCAAACTGCTGACCATAGCTTACGTTTAAACAGGAGATTCTAATGTACGCCGAGCCCGCTTACGTTTTAACTGTAGAAGTTGTTCAAGTGCAAATCAACACCGTGGGGCAACCCAAGGAAGAGATCAAAACCACCCGGGTAATCAAGGAAGGCATTGATCGGTGCATGGCACTGGCCGATCAACTGGAATTGGAGAATTCCAAAAACCGCACTACTCTGGTAAGGACGGCCAACGGCAGCGTCACCACGTTCGTCGAAACCGACCTCAAAACCACCATCACCTACAGTTGCACACCAAAAGCACGTTAACCTTACCCTGCACCCAATAGGAACATTATAATGTCACAGACTACTTCGTGGGAACTGATCACAGGCAACGCACCCGAAACCGACATCCGTTACGCACATTACTTGTTGGAAGTGGGCGGGATCGAAATCCCCACCGACCCATCGTTGTGGGGGGCGGTGTCGTTGTGGGTTCGTCAAGTAGACGAACAAAGTAATTTGGTCATTGCAGGCGTCGGTGCGGAAGCCATGTGCTTGAGCATGCCGAATAACCTGAGTCGCGACCAAGCCACCCGCTACGCCAAGGACATGTTCAACTTTGCCGCGATCTTCAACCTGTCTTCGCTGATCCCACGGATTGGTGATCTGAACTGGCACTTGAATAAAGCCAACCTCGCTATCACTGAAACCTTCGGCACCGTGGAGTTCATCTGCACGGGGATTCATCTGTCGTTGAGTGAAAGCTGTCCGAAAGCCCCGCCGTTCGTGGACACCGTGATTCCGTTGGACGCGTTCGACCAGCAGAACCACCGGGCGATGCTGAAGGAACTCAACCAACATTTCAACGACCGTCACCCGATCATGAGCTGGGTTCGTCATGACAAATCGGCGTGGGACCGTTCGCTGAAAGCGGAGTACGTCTACGAAGGCAACAACGGTTTGTTCGCTAAGGTCACCGTGCACCATTCGGAGCCGACCCTGTGCACGCAAGATGTGATCGCTTTCGGTAACCGCATCCACAAAAAGGTGTAATCATGGACTCGGAGCAGAACGACCTCTACGCTGACCTATTGACGAACTGCATGGGCAATCGGTACACGTTCATTTATGCCCTGAACGAATACCAAGCGGCGTTCCTGATCAAGACCTACCGGCAAACGTTGCAGCACGCTCGGGTGATTGACACCGGAGAGTTTAAACAACACGGAACGATTCGCCGTGCTCTCCAGCTTCGGTTGAGCGGCACGACGATGACCATTCGGCATACCCGGACCCGGCACTTGATCCACCATGTCTTCGTCAGTTTTGATGAATACGTCCCTGACTTCCATTACAACAACACGCTGTTTTGGTTGCCCCGTAAAGCACTGTTGTTGGGGGCTCGTTATACGTTCCACCCAGACAAGATCACCACGTACCGCCACTACTTCCACCCGGAACGGCCTTACGTGATGGCCCCTGATCTTACCCCCGTCGTTCCACTCCTTTCCTTCAGTGAGCGGCTTCGCGCATGGCTAACCCACACCTTCCGTTGATCGGGCATGGAACAATTGAATATGATGGTATCTGAAAAAGAGCTGTACACCTTGAGTGTGTGGGTACGGGGGTTTGTGTATTACCTGGCCAGTTGGTCAAATTGGAGGGTCCCCGGTGACGTTCGATTGCATTCGGCCCCGGAATACTGCAAGCGCTTTAATTCTCTGGAGGACTTGGAACCGTACTACTCCCTCGTGGCGGAGGAGGCTTTTAACCGGTTCGCTGGGGAACCCACACAGGTGCACATCGAAACGTGGGTTGGTCGTGGCACTGCGAACGCCACCTTGTTGGCAAAGACCATTAAAACACAGTAACCAATAGGAACACTTACAATGACCACAATCGTACTTGACAAACGGTTCATGGTGGCGGATCGGTTAGTGAACCATGACCTCAGCTGCACCCTCGACGACCCGGACGCGGTCCGCGACCGCATACACCGAAGTGGCGCAGCGACCAAACTCGTGATCCCAGCGCCCGAAGAGAAATGGACCTTGGATTCCAAGAGTCCGGTTATGGCCGCCGCATTCTGTGGTAACCTGGACAGCATTGAAAAGTTCAAAGCTTGCGCCAAAGCGTTGCACTTCGTCACGTGGGCCGCCGCGGTGAACGTACTGCAACACAACATGGGTTCATTGGGCATCATCGGTTTTATGGGTCCCAACGAACCCTTCTGGATCAACGACGACACGAAACAAACGTTCGCAGTCTACACCCCGACGGATGAACGTTTTGTTTACGTCGACGGCTCAGGGGACTTTTATGCCCGGCAGTTGCAGTCACTGCACCCCGGGATCTTCGGGAACGCCTTGGAAGCCTTTGTGTTTGCCGCCAGCCGGGACAAAAGCAGCTCGATCAATTTCGATTACTACGACTCGGTGACCCACAAGATCCACAAAAACAACTGCTTGACCCAACGTCAAATCGACAAGATCCACGACAAGCTGTACCGTCGGTTGGATTTGACTGCAAAACCGAAAGCCAGCGCAGGGTAATATTTAACCAGATCTCGGAACTATATTACTCCAGTGTCCAACCCTGTAGTCCATCAAACCGGTGGCTACCAACCCAGTTAGCGAACCGCTAACGTAGCAACACAACGTCCGAACCGGACTCAAGGAAGCTCTACATGAACCCGAAACAATTTGCCAAAATGTTCACCGTGCTGTTGGACCACGTGAAAAACGGGAAAACCTGTTCGCTGGTCGAACTCAGTCACGAGATGCGTCACGTCTGCCCGAATGCGTTGACTGTCGGGATCGGCTTAAACAGCGTGTACCACAACCACACGCCGGAAGCGGAACTGACCATGGCGATGGCCATGTTGCACATGTCCCGTGCTGACCTGCGGGCACTGACTTTGGTCTGCTGTGAACCGAAAGCCCTGCAACCAAGCTGGGTCCGTAACGAATCCCCGAACGTCAACTCCATGATCATGAAAGACCTGGGGAATAAACTGGCGATGATTCGCTTGGTGTTTGCCCCGAAACCCGTGCGTCCAGAACCCAAAGTCGCGGCCCCGGTAACGCCGCTGTCCGAAGGGCACCAGCTCAAGCCACCGGCCGATCAGTTGGTCTTTATCCCCACCGCTATCGACAACGCTAAACCGCAAGGCGATGCGAAGTCCTTGGGTGATATGGTCCGGGAAGGCTTGGCCCGCACGAACGCCGCCAGACCGGAACCGGCCTACTGCGCGGAAGCTGGGCAGCTTACGATCAGCGAAATAAACAGCGCTTTTGCAGACGTGTTGTTGGACAACGTGGAGACCCCACAGGGCGACTGCATCGGCACTAACGTGAACAACACCGCCATCAAGATTGGGCGCCTTACCCTGACCCCCAAAGACTTTGGTCCTACGGCGGACCGTACGGACCCACCGGTTCGACAAATGCCAGACCGGAGCCAAGGGGAATCGGAAGTAAATTCCAAACAGACCATGTCCATTAAGGATATTGCGTTGATGGAGTCGTACAATCGAGCTGTTGAGGCGGATGCCGTGGGGATGGCCGAGTCGGGCAAGTTTCAGGCTTACATGCGGAACCTGGCCAAGATCCTGACCGGGCTGATGCTGGACAACTCGGACATTACCTTTGATGAACTCTGTGATCGACTGGGGGCGTCCAAGTCAGAACTGAACTGCATGCTGAAAGCGATCTGCGTGGCCACCGTCAACGGTAATTCCGGCGAACAACGCTTGTTCTCGTTGTTGATTTACATCACCTCGCCGAAAGGGGAGTTGCCGTACTGGTACTCGCAGTTCACGGGGGACAAACACACGGCCAACGAGATTCAACTGTTGAAACTGCGTGCGCAGGAGGATATGTTCGGCACGTTGGGGGATCTGGGTGCTCGGGCGGCAACGCTGAAACACCAGCAGGTTCAAGACGAAGCGGTGCACCTGGACGTGTTGTTGGATTCGGCCCGTGCCGTGATTCAGCATTTTCTGGTAACGTCCCAAGCTCCGGCGTACGCAATCAAGCAGTTGAAAGAGCAGAAAGGTGACTGGACCCAGGACTACCAGTATTGTTCATTGGGAAAATTGAACGAGAAACGGTTCGCGGTGGAACGCAAGACGCTTAACCTGGAAGGCTATGCCACGGCGACCGATCAGTTCTGGGGCCAGTACGGGTACACCGACGTTACCCAACTCACAATAGCACGGCAGGCTAACACCGATGCCCGTGTGTACTACCGCACCTTCCCTGAGCCTCACGTCATCTCCGTCATGTAAACTGCCACAGCCCTCCCGGTATTCGCCGGGAGGGTATAACTAGAAAAGTAAGTCAATAGGGGTATTACAATGTCCGCACTCTACAAACAAATCCGCTCGCTGATCGTCCGTAACCTGGCCGACTACAGCACCACCCAAACACCACCGAAATCCAACAAAGGGTATTTTGCCTATTTGCTGGACAACGGTAAAGTGTGGTTGGGTGAGTCCAAAGCGTTGGCCAATTTGCACAAGCAGTACCATCACCAGAATGCGAGCGCCGTTTCGCACACCGTGGCGGAGTATGTGGCCAAAGGGCATAAGCTGTCGATGTTCATCTCCACCAAGATGACTGAAGAACAGTACGATTATTTGCGCGCAGAGTTGGACAGCCTGGATGTACTGCTGACCCGTAAAGAAAAGAACAAAGAATGGACCGGGCAACTGTTCCGTTTTACCCACGACACCACCGGTTATTACTTCTTGACCTCCTCACGGGTCGAAGGCGATCACCAGTTCCGTGGTTTGTCGCGGTTCATGTACCTGCTGAACAATTACAAATCCTCCAGCGGCACCTCGGCCAACATCAAGCTGGATGAGTTCGTGTCTCGCTACGCCGGGGACGTGTTGCGCCAGCAAGGGTTCACTGCTACGGTGGTGGGCACCTTCGACAGCAAAGAAGACCTGGACTTCAAATTTCGTGAGCACATCGACCTTCATGGGGCAATGTTCTGTTTGAACCGTTCGGCTTAAAGTTACTGGGGTGGGTTATCTATTACACCCACTACCCCACAACAGTATGTTCATCAATTTTAAAAATAGGAATATCCCATGTCTACTCAGATCGTACAATTTCCCTTTGCCTCCTTCGTGATCAAAAGAATCACGGACTACACCGTCAACACCCAGGCCGGTCGGGACAACGTGCCGCACCTCTGCGTCAAAGCCCAGCACAACAACGGCTTTGCTTGGTTCGGTGTGAGCCTGATCACCTTCCAGTCCCGTCCGTGGACCCCGGATGAAACCAAACAGGTGCGTGACCGCCTGATCGAAGCCATGCACCGCATGTGCGACATCCTGGAATTCACCACCGACCTGTCGCGCTTGATGGATTCGATCCGCGACATCGTCGTGGGCCGTAAGCGTCCCACGATCTTCGGCGGCGGCGTGAACGAGTTCATGCA